GTAAGAAAATCTATTTTTTTCTCTAATTCCTTAATTTTTTTATCATCCATTTATTTATTTCTCCTAAGATGTTTAATTGTTGCTGATATTTTTTGGGCTTGATCAAAAATAGTATCTATATCCATAAAAGACCAAGATCCACTTCTACCAGCAAAAATTACACCTGGGTTATCTTTAACAACTTTATTATAAATATGCTCATTTGTCTTATTTGGGATGGGAAATAGAGGAATATCTCCATCATCTATAAATGTTTTAACAATGATATTTTTTTCAAATTTTTCATTGTATTTATCATGAATAAAAAATCTTCCATATTGAGTCATATAAGTAAATGGAGTATAATTAGGATAAATTAAAGTATCTGGTGCATTTTCTTTATATATTGTTGAATCAATATCAAATGACCCATATGAATAAATCTTTTTTACATTAAAAAAATCACCAACATCGCCAGTAAAAATTACTATTCCATCTTTTGGTAATTCTGTAATTTTACAACCAAGTTTTATGTTTATTCCATCTGTCAAACCAGAAAATAAATTATTCCACCCAGCATCAATAGGAAACATTACATATTTATTAATGTAATAATTAAAATCTTCATGAACATTTCTAAGCCATGGCTTATACCAATCTACTATGTTAATTTTGTCAGTATGAAAAATTTTCTCAAGATAATTCTTATAAAAAATATCATAAATAGTTTGACCATAAAAATTTACGATAACTTGTTCTAATGTTTCTGCATTTTCTCCATTCGAATGCTCTAAATCTAATAATATGGCTTCTTTCCAATGCCAAGGCATAGTATCAATAGTAGATTTATTGAATGGATATAAATAATATCTAAAATCAAATAGAGGATCCATAGCAACTTTATATTCAACTGGTTTTAGTGGAATAAATTTCTGTATAAGATCAACTATCCAATCTTGATCTGTATGCAAGATTGATGGAACTTGTTGCCATGGAATATTTTCAAGATTGTATCTTGTTCTAATAAGACCACCTAATTCTGGTGATTTTTCATAAAGAGTAATATCAAAATCTTTTTTTAAAAAATAAGCGAAGGCACAACCTGCTATGCCTCCGCCTATAATATATAATTTATCTTTCATTTAGAAACAAAATTATCCTTTGGAACAAAAAATTTACAGGTTATACATCTTCTAAATTTGAAATTTAAGAGATGAAATCTTGCATCAGGATGATATTTACAATCTGGCTTTCTACAATGTGTATTTTCTTTAATCATCTTTTCCATTTTCTTTTGCATTCTCCATAAAAACATTTGTCATATTTGATTTATTAAATCTGCGAAATGCTTTTTCTACAAAAGGCTTTAATGCATTTTCATATTTTTCTTGAATTTCAAGAACTGTGATAATTTCTTCTGCTGTTAGTTTATCTAAATCAAGACCATCAACATATTCTTTATGATTATTTAAAACCATAATTTTTCTATGGCTTTGTTCACCGGTTTTTTTGGTATAATCAAATTCTTCAATTTTCATTTTATTTATCCTTTATTATAACCAAGATGTTTCAATTAATTTTTCTTGCCAAACTTGTGCTTCTTTCATTTTACGAAATTGTTCCAACATATTGTCAACGCCTTCATCTTCTTCTTGTTCATCATTTTTTAATAAAAATTTTGCTAAATAAGCCATCAGTTCATCAAGTTGATCTAATTTAAATGTTTTTTCTTCTGAATCATTTTTTATTACTATTCCATCTGGTGTAAGGTAAATTTTGCCAACATATTTTTTATTTTTTATTTCATACTGCTTACTACAAGTATATATTCTATTATTGGTTGTCATATGCATTTTAACCTTCTTTCTTAGAAATTATTCCAAGAACGCATTGGCGAAGTAATGTAGATTCAATTTTATTAATGAATGCTTCTTTTGCTTCTTTAGAAGAAAGTTTATTGACCTTGCGTGCAAGGGTTTTACCTTCTCTTACAAGAGCAATAAGATCATCACGATTATATTGTTGACCTGCAAACATTACTTGATTGGAATCTTCTTCTCCAAGAGAGACAGGATCTGCAAGATGATATCCTTCTTCATAAGCATGTCCTGATGCCATGTTGGCAAGTTCATCATAAGAACACATTGATGGCATTTTATCTCTTTTTCTACCATCACGACGAAGGGAATAGCGGAATGAATTTGATATCACTTTATAAAAGTAAGAATAGGTTGTTGATTTATCAAGATTAACATTACTTAGGGCTCTTTGGGCTTGATCAAGAGATTCTGAAATATAGTCCTCTCGATAGTATGAATTGATGCCGAATTTTCTGGCAAAATACTCTGCCATTTGATTGAAATAACCCATGAGTTCAAACATGGCTTTTGGATCTTTATTCCTGTTTTTCCAGGCTTCATCCATCTTTTTCTTATCAATATTCAATGTATCCTCCAATGTTTTGTAGAGACGTATGGTTGTCCAATGTAATTATAATATATGTTATTATTCTTCTAAAATGTAGAATGATTCTCCTTGTCATATTCATTAAGTATGCCAAAATTCTGGTCTTTGTATGACTCTAATAGAGAATTTACATCTTTTCCCTCCAAAAGTTCATTTAATGAAACGCCAACTTTTGCAGCAATCTCCTTGAGTTTGTTAATTTGTTCCTGAGTAAGATTAGTTAAATCCATTATACCTCCTATTTATTATTATCTAAATTATCTATTTCTTCTCTCTGTTTTTCCATCCCATGGTTTTTGAAAATATTTCTCTTCATCAAAATCATCAAATCTATTAAATGGGTATTCTTTTACACCATCTAAATAAATGTTTATTGGGATTAGAATTGCCCTTTTATCATCATGTGCTTCAATATGTCTAAATGATATTTTATCAATAACTAAAATTTCTCCTTTAAAATAAATTCTTTGTCCTCTTCCAATATCGCTCATTCTTGCACGATAATAGTTTACTAAATCTTGAATAAAATTTTTCAATGTTATCAAAATAAATCCAGTTATTACAAATCCTACAAATGTAAGCCAAATTTGTTGTCCATAATCTCTAAAAATAGCAGCAATCAATTCTTCTGGTGTCATATAATCCTCCTAAAAGATTATCTTTAACCAAAAGATAATTTATTCTATTTCCCACGCCATTTTTCTACTTGCCTTTGTGCTATTATAATATGCTTGTAATTTACCTTTTAAATATAAATGAACAAAAACTGAAATAGTATGATCTGATTCTCTTGTCCACTTATCTACTTGATCTAATGACCACATAGTATCTACATATTTTAATGCTTCTTTTGGTTCTGTAATTTTATATATTTGTTCAGTATCTCGTTTTGTATAATATTTAGAATTATGATGTTTTTTCCAGGTTTTAATAATTTGCCTAGTTAATTTATTATAATCTTCCTGTTTTTCGCCCTCTATAGTAGTATTATTTTTATCTACTATATTTGTACGTTCATCTGGTGAACTCTGTGTGTTTACATTATAAACTGGCCGTTCATATGGTAAACTTCTTTCTGGTTCTCTAAATTTTCTTCTTGGAAATGAAGATCCAGATATAACTTCAATAATAAATGGATTATTAGGCCCATTATTGGTAATTCTAATTAATCCATTTTGAACTAATAATTTATTACATTTAGATATTCCACCCTTACTAATCCCAGTATTTGCTTCAATAAATCTATAACCTGTTCTTATCTCTTCAAAACCAGAAATAGACCTATAAAAAGAATAAAGAACAAATGCTGTATGAGTAAGCTTTTTTTCTGCAACCAATTGTAAAACATAATTTTGAACTTGTAAAAAATCCCCATCTGCATTATGCACATGAACCTGTTTCATTTTTAACTCCTATAGTAATATTAAATCATGTGCTTTTATTTTTCTAAATATTGTGGGTAATTTGCTTTTATAAATGTTTCTACTGCATTGTCCTCAAAATGATACATTTTTAGGCCCTTATCTTTACAAATGTTTTTAATTACATCTTTCCATTTTTTTGATATTGATATTTTTGTATAGTTTTCATTAATATCATCCATTATTTTCTCCTTCCCCCTCCTCATCCCAGTCATATAGTGGTTTAAATTTATCATGAAACCAATATTTGTCTTTCTTTTGTTCAGATGTTAAATGTTTATATGCATATGAATATATACAATCTTTACAAACATCTGCAAAATGATCTAATGCCATAGATTGCATTTCATTGTTTTTATATTTATAATTCCCCCAATGATATTTACAAAATTCACATGCTCTATCAGAACTATTTAACATCAAATGTTTGAGAAATTCTATTTTTGTATATTTTTTCTCAATTTTGTTCATATAAATACTTTTTTATACATTTATGTCCTGTTATGTATTTTAATTATCTTTATTCATCACCACTATTTTGTGTATTTCCAGATGAATTATTTCCTAATAGAGCTTCTTTTATTTGCATGTTGCTATAATTTATATTAAACTGTGCATAAACATTGGATTCACCGTTTCTGTTTTTTGCAGCATATAAGTTAATTTGTCCATTATCTTTTTCAGATTTTGTTTGTGTAATAGTAAATAAAACGTCAATAATTCTGTTCTTCTCCATTGAGTCGGCAGTGTTTTGCATACCAATTATTTCTTTAGTAGCCCCGTCATTGCTCAAAGAATCTCTATTTGCTTGTGTTGCTGTAATAAGAACAGCATCTTTTTTTACCGCTAATCCCCTTAATTCTCTAAATACCCAACCTTGTTCCTCATAAAGATTTGCAGCTTTATGAGACGATCGCATAATATCTCCATAGTCAACAATAATGACATCTGGAATAAAATCTTCATGTAATTTTAAATTCTCAAGATGTGATTCTAAATCTAATACAGATGCCATGCCAGTTGGAAATTCTTTTATCTTTAATTTTGATTTAGTGATTTTTTTAATTGTATCATATTTTCTTTTAATCTCGTCTGGGTGAGCATCCAACTCTTTCATAACCATACCAGTTGCAATAGCATCATAACGCATACCCAATCTTTCTTCAGACATTTCTAATGTGTAGTGAACTACGTTTAACCCATTCAATAATGCTTTAATTCCAAAGTTTGGTAGAAAAATAGATTTACCAAAACCAGGAGGACCCATCACACAATATAGTTCTCGTTTTGCCCACCCACCACCTAACACTTTATCAATTTGAGCATAACCTGTTGCAATTTTATTTGCTAAACTTTCTGCAATTTTTTGATAACGCGCATCAACATCATACAAATCAAAACCAAGATTAATATCAAGATTAAAAATCAAAGCGTCTTTCATTATTGAAACAATTTTATCAAATTCATCTTTTTCTATTAAATCAATTGATTGATTAATTGCTTCTACCATTCTTGCTCTTTTTGCAAATTTTATAACTTCATCAACAACATAATCTTTTTCGGCTACATCAATGTCTATTTGATCTTTTGGTAAAAATATTTGATCAAAATAAGGATCAGTTTTTTTCTTGTCAATTCCTAATTGACTTATAATACTTTCTACAATATCTCTGTTTGGAAGTTTATTGTGCTTTTTGAAAAATTGTTCATATATTTTAAAAACTTTTCCTAAAATTGCAGAATCAAAATAACTATCTTTAAGATGATCCACCATTAGTATGGCAAAAGATCTATCAAGATGCATCATTTTAAAGATATCTATTTCTAAATCTCCAAGTTCAAGTTTATCGTTCATTTATCCTCCAGTGCTGACTTCAAATTCAAGAACTCCATATTCATCTTCACTATTAAGTGCTATTGAATAGCAATTTTTTGATGTTGGATTAATGTCAAAAGATCCAGTATATTCTGGAAATATTTTATTAATGTCTTTTAATATTTCTCCAATTTCCCATACTACTTGATATTTATTATATGTTTTTCCAGTAAATATATTATCTAATCTTTCTTGTACATATTGACGTATGAGTTCTGCTCTTGAATCATTTAATAATAAATGTTTTGCTACTTTATCTATGCTTAGTTGGCTCATATTTAATTAGATCTTCTTCTATTATATTTAGATTAAAATCATTAATATCTTTTTTATTCTCTGAATTATATTTTTTATACCATTCATACACTCCTATTGATAATCCACCTGGTGAATGAAATTTGATTCTATCAATATTTTTTCTTAATGATTTAAAAATATTATTCCTTGTTTCAGGATCTTTGTCATAATCTGGAACAAAAATAATTTCTTTTGGTTCTAATTTTAATATTTTTTGTGCCTGTGGATCTGACAATCTATTACCCATTACACAAGTTGCAGAATAATTCATTAATGTCATAGCATCAAAAGGACCTTCAGTAATAAAAATTCTATCATTTTTTTTTAAATGATCATAAAAATAAACAACTTGATTTCTTGGAATTGGTGGATTACGATATCTAAATGTAGAACTCATGTCTGTATTGCGTGCTTGAAAATAGACAAATTTTCCATTTTCATAAGATGGTATAATCATAAAATTATAATATGGATTTTTGCCAGAAGATCTATCACAAGTTGGACAATCTTCTCCATCAACTTGACCACTTCCATGACAATTCCAACAATCAACTTCATCAACATACATAAGATTATATTTTTTTACGTGTTCTAAATTTAAATTTTTTGATGATATTAATTTTATTGCTGCTCTACCTATTTTATTTCTTAATACTTTTGGATCATTTATTTTCTTCATGTTTGGCAAATTAGCAATTTCTGGTAATTCTATTGGTGGCATTATTTTTGGTTTATCAACAAAAGTAATTTTTACGCCATCTTTTTTTTGTTTCATAAATATACGTAATAAAAGTGCTTGAGCATCGGCCTCACTCTTAATCGTATCATCATATTGCTTAATAAATCCAGGTATAGTCCACCCTTGGCCTAATTTAAAATCAAAAACTTTATTTTCTTCATAGTTAAAACCAAGACGGTGTTTATTATCCTTTGAGAAAACAGAATTAATGTTTATCCAAGGGTCATATCTATCATCAACATCATCTGTTATATATCTATTTATATATTCTATTATAACTTCCTTGGGAAATCTTACAGGCATTTTTATGTCCTTATTTGTACTTTTTAAAACCAGATCATAATGATTATGATCTGGTTTATGTTAGACATCTAATATTTTGTCTTCTCTGTTTTCTAATTTTTTGGTAGTTTTTGTGTTGATTTTTTCGTTATATTGTGTAGCAGAATTGGTTGCTTTAACTTTTAATTTATCAAAAACACGATCAACTGATATACCCGAAGCAAGAGTAATATATTGTGGGAATTTTTTATCTTCTACTCGAATCACACCATATAGAGTTCTTGCTCCTTTGCTTGATGCTGCTATTTTCATAGCAACTTCAACCAATTTATCACCTTCAATTTGAGTCGTTTCATTATTATGTTTCGTGCTGATTGTTTTTGTAATCAATACGTTGGCTGACTCATTTAATTTGCCATAAGAAAATTTTGGTGTTTTTGGCTTGCCAGTTAACACCATATCTTCTTCAAGATTATCATATGAGATATTAATGAATCCACCAGAATATGCTACAGATGCATGATCACCTTCATCAATTGCTGATGGTGTGTAAAATTTATCATCGTGTAAATTAGGAAGATCAGTAATATGTCTTATTTTTTCTACAATTTTTTGATTTATTTTTTCAAAAGAAGTTGATCCAATTTCTTTTCCAATTTCATCATTACTGGCAACAAAAACACTCATATTATTGGAAAATTCATTTACTCTTGATAAAAGACGAGTTGCATTAGAAGTTGCTGGTATAGATTCTTTTAAGAATGGTGTTGATACTACTAACAAAATACGATTATTTTGTTTCATTAAAATATTTAAAAAAGTAATTACAGATGATGACCCGGAACCACCGCCACCTGCAACAAAATAAATTACATCTTGATTTTCCACCGGTTCAAGATATTTTTCTAATTTTTCTCTATTTTCTGCCCAGATTTTTAATCCTTTTGAATAGTTTTGACCAGCCCCACCATTTACAACTAAGTGATCATTCCCCAACCTAATTCCACCAGAATCACGATGATCTGTGTTAAATGTTAAAAGAATGTCATTTTTGTTTGCATATAATGATGCAAGTCGTGATCCTACTTGACCTACACCAATTACTGTTTTGTATTTAGCCATGTGTTCTCCTTTTTTTAATGTTAAAAATCAATATTTCTAAATTTATGATAAGGATCTTCTTTAGATGCCTCTTGTTCTTTTCTTTCTTTAAAATCTGTTTGGGCTTTTAATGTTGCTGATTCTTCAGGAGTCATAGTGTGATCAGATTTGTGTTTTTTCCCACCATATCTTTTACTCCATTCTTTATTTCTTGTTCCACCTTTCATAATATAGCCAGTTCCACCAGATACTACTCTCTTCATTTTATTGCCTTGAGAATCTAATACTTCTGGTTCTTCTGACATAGAGTGGAAAACTTCTTTAACTTCTCCAGTTATTTCTGAATAATAATCATATCGTGGCATTATAATTCCTCTTATTTAAATATGCTTTTTTTATGAGTTTATGTTATATTTTTTCTTGATAGCATTAATATATGGAGTAATATCTAATATCGTGCACAAAACAGATGGGCTTCCTTCGTAATTAATAGTTTTAGCATCTACTTCTATATATTTAATTATGCCTGCTTTGGATCTAACTCTTAAAGACCCGCTTACTTTACCTGTTTTATTTAAAACATCAAACATTGTTGTAAATTTTTCTAAATCTTTATCATATATAATTTTTGGGAAAAAATCATTGTTTAACACAACTTCATCTTTATGGTATCCAACTATTTCCATAACTTTATTATTCATATATAAAGCATTTTCACCACGCATAATAAAAACACCCAATATAGATCTTTCAGTCAAAACTTTAAATGTTTCTTCTGAAATAGACAATTTATCTTTTATTGTATTTATAGAGGATAAATCTTGAATAACACTAATTATTCCACTATCATATTTATTTTCTTCATTTATAAATTTTGCTTGAGAGACAAATGCTTCAACATTATTATGATGAATGTAAAAATCTTGTTGTGTATCTCTTGTTCTCATAAAATCTGCTGTTTTTTTATATAATAATCTTGCTATTGTATGTGGAAATATATCAAAAACTGTTTTATTTCTAATTTCATCTTCATGTTTTTTTTGACAAAATGCTATAAAAGCATTATTAAAGTTGACAATTTCACCTTTTATGTTTTGAAAAAATATAGCAACAGGAACAGTATCTACTAATAAACTTAACATATTATAACTTTTTTTATAATCTTGTTTTAATTTATTTACTTCAGTTACATCCATTATTATACCACGTGTTCCAACAACATTGCCAGTTACATCAACTTTTGGTATAGCGTGGAGAACAACTGACTTTGTTTCTCCTGTTTTAGTCAATATATCATATTCATTTAACCCATTACTTGGAATATTGTCTATTCTCTTAGCAAATTCTCTTTTTGCTTTTTCTATACTTGATACGGCAGCAAAACTAAGAATATTCTTTCCAATGATTTCTTCAGATTTCAATCCAACAAGATTAGAAAGATTGTCTGTTACAAAAGTAATTGTTCCTGTTGTATCAGTTTCATATAATCCTTCTGGTAATAAATTAGCAAAATCTTCAAATCTATGGACAATTTTATCTGTATTAAGAGACATTGCTTCTATTACTTGTTGTTGTTTTTTATTAATTTCTCTATTCTTGATAAAAAAATATACGAAACTTGCAGTTAAACAAGCAAAAAATAAAGATACAAAAAACTTCATAACAGACATTTCACTTAAAATATTTTCAAATGGGACTTGGACATATTCTAAAAGATGAAAGTATTTAGATATACTGAAAACAGTATGAAAAAAGAAAGTTAATACTGATGTAATAATAAGCATTATAATGCTATGGGATATTTTTTTCATAATTCTAATATTTTTTTATCTTCTTTGATAGAAGTTTTCCTTAAAATAAAATTTATAACACATAATAGATTAACAACATCATCTTTATAAAAAAATATTTCGTTCTCTTGACAAAAGAATTTTCTATTTTTAAATAGAAAATTTCTTGTATATCTTTTTATTTCTTTTTTTGTAATGTCTGAATCAAAAGCCCAGGAAAATTTAAATTCTGCTGGATTTTTATATAATGTTTCTACAGAAAAAACAAACCCTTCTTGAGATTTAAACAATATATATAATATATCCTCTGGATATTCTAAATCATATTTTTCAAATGAATGTTGTGGTTCCCATTCTTCTATTTTTTTAATATCTTCACTTACTATTATTTCATTTTCTAAAGCATCATTATATAATGTTAAGTAAAATTCACTAACTTGATCATAATTTAATGCTATACCATTATATGTTTGACGTTCGCCATTTATAAAATTTTTCCAATATTTTCTATATATATAAAGTGTTCTTAATCTTGTAGAAAAAGACCATTTATAGTTATCAATAAATTTAACATAATAAGCACATTTATCTTTATTAGATAAAAATGATTTGTCTCGATGAAATTCTACATAATCATCTCCACCAAGACAATCACAATTTATTCTAACTATTGGCTCATAATAAGCATCTATAATTTTCATTTTTTACCTCTATTCTAAATATGCTATTTTATATACCCAGTAAACAACCTATTAAAAAGCTGCCCATAAGTCCTCATAGAAATTGTTTCATTTAACATATATTTTTTTGTTTTGATTTTATTGAAAGTATTCAATTGAAAATCTAATACCTGAACTTCTATGATAATTAAATTAGATCCTTCTACAAACTTCGTTGATTTTACTATATAGATAGTTCTTCCATTACCAAGAGTAGAATATATATCACCTTCTTTCAAATGTCTGGCTTCTTGGTAATTAACTTTCATATACTCTCCTAATCATTCATCAACTCACTACTAATAAGAAAGTCTGCTGTTTTTCTATTAAGAGCAAGTGGTATGTTTGCTAATACACAGTTTCTAATCAAAGTCTGGATGTCATTTTCATGTCCATGTGGAGTTTTTACATCAATAAAAAATATTAATTTATCTATATTACCTTGTAAAAGTTCATAAGCAATGTATACATCACCTCCATCAGGACCATGACCTAAAGATTTTATTTTTAATCCAGTTACATTTTCTATTGCTTTAGCAGTTCCTGCAGTTCCTACTAAATTAAATTTAGATAATTTTTCTTTATTATAATTAGCCCATTCTACAATATCTTGTTTTTTATTATCATGGGCTACAAGCGCAATTGTACTCATTTATTCTCCTAATAATTCAAATATGGATCTAATGACCCGACTATTTTTTCTAATTCATCGGCACCATTAACTTTTACCATAGAAATTTTCCATTTTTTAAAAAGATATAAAATATCTTCAAACAAAGATTTTTTATTAAAACCATAATCATAAAAAAACATATATTTGCTTTTATATTTTCTTAAGCAATATAATTTACCATTATCTGCAGCATCAAAAAGATTTTCTCTTGTATTAGTATCACTTAATAGTTTACTTCTCGTAACATCATCAAAATAAACATCAAAAATAAAAACTTTATCATTTGGAAAAGTATCAGTAATAATTTTATGCAAATCTTCTAATTCCAAATCATCATATTTTAATTGAGAATAATATTCTACATCATCAGACTCAAAGAGAAATTTTATTACACTATTTTTTCCAATACTAATTTTTGATGGTATCATATATAATCAATACCTTTTCTGCCTTCTAACATGATACTATCAAGACAAGATTCTTTTATCTCATCTACTCTCTCTACTATATTACAAAATTGTTCCCAATTAGGAACACGAGTATCACCAGTACAATGCCATATTGCAAATACAATCTTTATTGTGTTTAAATACATTCTAAACTTTTCAGAATATTTTTTTATCCACTCCAAAATTTCTTGATTCTTATTTTCAAAGTTATTATTCTCTAAATGTTTTTTTAGTTCTTCTGCTTGTACTTGGGCATCGAGTTCAAAAAAATCTTTATCTTGATGGTGCATATACCAAATGATATATTTTTTTACATATTCATAAGTTTTTCCATCTTTTTCCAACTTACAAAAAGTCATCATATCCCTCCTAATGGAATAAAAATGCCTGGATATATTATCTTATATCCAGGCAAGATTAAATAATCTATTTTACAAAATTATACACACTTGGAAAAACCACATGATAGGCAAGTAACACATCCATCTTTATATACCAAAGTGTTTTCACATTCTGGGCAAACATCTCCTGTCATAACTTTTTCTCCATCTTTAATATATTTTTTTAATACACGTGACACGGCTCTTTCAAAACCCATAAAGTGTTTTGATTTAGACATTTGATCAACAATAAATTGTAGTGGTGTTCCATGTCTTAAAGCCATTGAAACCATTCTTGCCATTACTCCATAAGTTGCATCCATTGTTTCTGCCAAGTTTTCTACAATAACCTTTTCTTCGCCATTTTTAATAACCAATGAATATTTACTATGTCCAACTTTTTTAATAGTTCCACTTGTATGATGGTGTACATCGATTTGTTGTTTTGTGTTCTCATCTACGAAAATTTCATACAACGATCCAGATAATTTACCAACTAAAATTATCCATTTATTACCTTGAACAGTTATTTCATGAATATCGCATGGTAACTCATCAGGCCTTTTAGGAGCAAATTTTCTTTCAATATAATCAACTTTTTCTTCTTTACTCTTAGGTTCATTATACTCTAATATACCTTTTAGATTTCCACTTGGATTAAAAGATGTAAAACCTTTTAATCCTTTATCATAAGCATATAAAAATAAATCTTTATACTCCTCATATGACATATTAAGTGGTAGATTAGCAGTTTTACTTATTGATGCATCTATATATTGTTGCCAGGCTGCTTGTACATCAATTGATTGTTTAACATTAACACTCAAAGTTGTAACAAAAAAATCAGGAACAGGCATATTAACTTCTTGACCGAGCAAGGCCGCTTTTGCTTGATCAGCAGTAGCAGCAAAAGATAAATATTCTAACCAACTTTGATCATATACTTCTTGTTTTGCAGTCTCTTCTCCATTTCCAGTTCTATAATTTCTATTATAAGAAAGAGAAAAAATAGGTTCTATCCCAGATGAGCAGTTTTGACCTACACTAAGAGATGTAGTTCCAGTTGGTGCTACTGTCATTGTGCAAATATTTCTAATACCATGCTGTAAAATGTCTTGCCTAATTTCCTTGGGAAGACGAAGACAAAAACCAGATTGAATAAATTTCTCTCTATCTAAAGAGGGAAATTCACCTTTTTCTTTTGCTAATTCAACTGATTCTTTATATGCTTCATTTCTAAAAAATGCTCCAAGTTTATGAATTAAATCAATAGACTCTTGGGATCCATATTTAATTTTTAATTTAGCAAGCATATTAGCAAACCCAGTAAAACCTAACCCGATTCTTCTCTCATTGATAGAACGAATTTTGATTTTTTCTAATGGATATTCTGTTACTGATAAAACATTGTCTAAAAATCTAATTCCTACATGGATGGTTTCTGCTAACTCATCCCACATTATTTCTGCTTGATCAGTAAATGAATTTTTTACAAATTTTGTAAAATTAACAGCACCAAGATCACATACACCATATGGTGGTAAAGGTTGTTCTCCGCAAGGATTTACTTGTTCTATATCATAAAGATACCAAGAGTTGCTTTCTTTGTTTACATGATCTAAATTAAAAATTCCTGGTTCATTGTTCATAAAAGCATTTTTCACCATCTTATCATATAGTTCTCTTGCTTTTACTGTTTTATAAACTTTATCTTTAAATTTTAATTCCCAGTCCAAATCTTTTTTTACAGCATCGATAAATGCATCTGTTATACCTACACTTATATTAAATTGAGTAAGTGCTTTATTTTTATCACCTTGTTTAATTGTAATAAATTCTTCTATGTCTGGGTGATCAACATTCATAATGGCGATATGTGCACCTCTTCTACCACCACCGGTATGGATTGTTTTTGCAGACGCATCAAAAATTGATGTAAATGAAAGAGGTCCAGAAGATTCTCCTCCTTTTGAAATTGGTGAATCTTTTGGTCTCAGATGTGATATGTTAAAACCAACACCACCACCCATTTTTCCAATTAAAGCATCTTCTTTTAATGCTTCGTAAATTCCTTCCATGGAATCATCAATTGTAATAGTAAAACAATTATTATAATTTTTCATTTTACTATTGGGTCTTGCATTGGCTAAAATTCTGCCAGCAGGTATAAATCTACCAGAGACAAGTTGTTCATAAAATTGTTTTTTTATTTGTTCTTTTTTATCACTTTTTTCACAGGAAGAAATTTCCTCTGCTATATCTGTAAAAATTTCTTCAACTGAACTTTGATGATGAATATTATATTTCATTTCAAAAATTTCTTTAGAGATAGGTTGTTCCCAAGACCATTTATTTTGATCCATACAGCATTACTCCTTTGTTGTTGATGAGAAAATTGATTTTTGATGATTTTAATCTTAGATTTGACAATCTATATTTTCTCCTGCATTGATTATTGGATTATCTTGAAGTCATTTTTAAGAAAAGTCAAATGAATGTTTTTTAATTTTTTTGTTCAATCAAATACCTTTAAGTACAATAAATTCATTGTTTTTTAACATAAGGATACATCCTGATGTAATAAAATGAGATAATTTTGTTGGGATATTATGAACGAGTAGATCCTCATCTTCAGTCAATTGTACTTCTATATATGCTTCTTGTATAAGTTGTTTAATTAGATTTTCAGACATCAAAATCTCTTTTATTTCATCTTTATTTTTTTCTATTAATTTATCAAATTTTTTTACATTTTTAGCCAATTTATTCATGATTGATTAAATATGCTATTATGATGTTATTTTTTCTCAAGATAATAATATAGGAGTAAAAATGATTGATACAAATATATGGTATAAGGCAGAAGATCAATATGATAGAGATGTTTATTTTTATAACTATTTTGTTAAATTAGAATATGATGGGGTTATTTATTATTCTGTGGGTGTAAGACATCCTACTTATAAAACCTTTATAGATTTAGTAGAACAGGATTATGAAGAAATGGATGAGTTATTAGATAATTATGATTTTTCTATTGTAAGTGAAAAGGATATAATCAAGGATTTGTTTTCATGAAATATATAGCAAGAGAACAAATTAAAAAATTATTTAATAATTCTCAAGAAACAATGCTTATAGGTTTGTGGTTTAGTGGATATAAGTGGGATGGTGAATATAAAGAATGGTGGGATAATGGAAAATTACATGTTCATTTATTGTTTAAAAATGGTAAAGTAATCAAGGGTTTGTTTTCATGAAATATATAGCAAGACAACAAATTATTAACTTATTTAATAATCCTCAAGAAACAATGGCCAATGGTTTATGGTTTAGTGGTTATGAAGGTGAAGGTGAACGTAAAGATTGGCACTATGATGGAAAATTATGGGTGCGGTGTTTTTATAAAGATGGTAAATTAAATGGTGAATTTAAATCATGGTGGGGTAATGGGAAACTAAGTTCTCATCAATTATATAAAAATGATGAAGTGGTCAAGGATTATTTAGAATGAGAAGTATAGCCAGAGAACAAATTAAACGATTATTTACCAATCCTATAGAAACAATGATTTATGGTTTATATTTTAGTGGATATGAAGGTGAAGGTGAATATAAATTATGGTATGAAAATGGAAAATTATGGATACGTTGTTTTTTTAAAAATGATAAATATGAAGGTGAATTTAAGGCATGGCAAAAAAATGGACAATTATATAAACATTGTTTTTTTAAAAATGGAGAAGTAGTCAAAGATTATTTGGAGGAAAAATGAACTTAGATAAATTAATAAATCAATTATTAGAAGGTGGAAATGCTATGCAGGGGGCACGCATTTCTGTAGAGAACATAAAATCTACTTTTGATAGATATAGAATAAATGTAATTAAGAAGATAGACCCCAATGCTCAATATAAAACCGTTGGTTCATTAGGTAAAAAATCTTCTTCTGGTGATATTGATGTTGCCATCTCAACTGAATTAGATTTACAAACCATAAGTGATAAACTGACAGAATTAGGAGTTAATCATAAAGTAAATAAAGGATTAAAACAAATTTATACAGAGTATCCAATTTATAACAAAGATGGGCAAGATACTGGAGAAAAAGTTCAAATTGATTTAATGTTTGGAGATGTAGAATTATTATCATCAACTTATTGGGCTGCAGGTGAATCACAATCAAAATATAAAGGTCAAGATTTAACAATGTTTTTTGCTGGTATGACTCGTTATACTCCTGTAAAGAAAATAAAAAATCAAGAGAATAAAGATGAATTAGAAAAATTAAAACAACTACATCCTGACCTAACATTAGCATATGTATATGATATTAATAAAGGCATATATTTAAAGGTTAGATGGCAAGAAGAAGCAAAAGCAGGAAAAAATAAAGGGCAGATGAAAGAAGTGTCTGCTCGTCTTCCAGTGCCTGAATTTACTAAAGTTGAACAAATGTTAGATTTGTGGAACACTGATTCTAAGATAGAATGGACAAAGAAGGATTATAACCTCCCATTAGAAAAAGTATGGAGAAAAGCAAAACAAGCGTTTTCTCCAGACAAGGTACAAAATATTAAAGATTATGTAAATAAAGGTTTAGAAGATAGGCCACAATTAGAATCTAAAATGTTTGGAAATATACTCAAGGAGATGATGGATGCAATTGATTAAGCAATTATTCTCTGAAGTTTTAACAGAAGATACTTGGAAACAAAGAAAAGAACTATTTACTCCAGAACAACTTCAAGAAGTAAAATTAATTAAACAAGATTTAGTAGATTATTTTAATGAATTAGGGATAGAACAAAAAAACAAAACACGCGGTGAAGATTTTCGTCTTGATGCTAAAAATGATTTAATAACACCAGAAGCAATAGATTTGGCATTAAAAAATTTAGGATATGATATAACTACAACAACAATAAGAAAAGGTGAAGAAGGTGCTAAATCCGGCAAATTTCCAACTGTGAAAATTACAACATCTTCTGGAGCAGATATATATGTTGTTTTAGCAGGACATGGTAAACAAACATCTGATAAACAATTTTCTCCATCAAAATTTAACATTGATGGTAAAGATTTCAAATATAAAGAGTTATACAAACATTTGGTAAAACAAATAAAATCTAAATCTTTATCAGATGAAATAAAAGATTATTTATTATATTTATTGGAAGCAATAACATTTAATAAAATTACGAGAATTGCGAATATAATTACAATAGATAAAGATTATGATGAATCTTTTATTAAAGATTATGATAGAAAAAATATTGAAAAAGATTTTGGTGAAGTATTAAGTGCAATTGCAATAGCACGCCAAGAAAAAGATTTAATTATTTTCCCCAAAGAATCCAATGCTCGTTTAATAGATTTTGAAGTAGGAAATATACGTTATTCTGTCAAATCACAAACTGGTGCTCCTGCAACCTTATCTACAATATCAAAAGACCAATATGATTTCGTTAAAGATGATTTAGATATACCAGAAGAAGAAAGAAAAATATTATTAAAAATGTTTGATGCAATAAATAAAAAATATGGTGTTGAACAAACGTTTTTAATGATTGCTAAAATTCTTGATAAAAAAATATGGTTAGCATTATTAAATCTACTTGGTGTAAAAGAATTAAAAATAGATAAGTCAAAAGAAGCATTAAGTTTAATTAAACAAAAATTAGATTATTATTATGACAAGGGTGTTTTAGAAGACAAATTAACAGATTTTTATACCCTAATTGGAACTACACCTAACACACCAATATCTCGATATTCTCCAAGAGAGAAATGGCGCCATGGATTTGTTATTGGACCAATATCATATTCAATAGCCAAAGAATTAAATGCAAATAAATATAATATTCTTATACACATGAAAGAAATTGTGAACAATATTCAAAATGCAAAACAAGTAAATTTTTATAATAGAGAAAATGTATTTGAATTTAAGATAACAAATTTTGATAAAAATGTAAATATAAAATTTTTTGGTGGCGGGTCAGTAAATCAACCAGGAAAACAAAACTTAAGATTCAAAATTCTTAATTAGTTTATCAATATCAACTATCTCACTATTTGTTTCATGAACAAATTTATGAAAACCTTCAAATTTGATGGCATAAATATTACCATTTTCTATAAACACCAACCCATCGAATTTTCTTAATCTCTCTTGGTTGTATAATGGAGCAATATCAAACACTTCAATCATTTTGTTTTTATAATTAATTAGTCCATCTAATAAATTTGAATGACGGGTGTTAAGTGTTTTAGGCCCAATTTTATTTATTAATGTTGGTTCTATTATATAATCACAATATAAATCTATTGCTAATTCTTTACCCCCAATTCTGAATTCTAAATATTTCATAATAAATCCTCAACTTGTTTTTTATCATGTTCAATTATTTTTTTATATCCATAATCATAATATATTTTCATTCTATCTTTTGAATGTTTTTCTAATATACGATGTGTCTTATCATTGAAATCATGTATATCAACAGTGTCTTTTATTATTTCACCATCTTTATCTCTTACAATTCTTGTTCCTCTTCCAACTCTTTGGAGTGTTTTTGTAAAAGAAGCACCGCCGCCGGCAAGTATTACATGATTAACAGATTTTATATCTATGCCCTCATCAAATATTGTTGATGCAATTAAAATAAATCCACCATCTTTTTCAAAACTATCTGTTATCCTCTCTCGTGTTTTATCATCTACATTGCCGAATAAAAATTCAGAGCCTGGCAATAATTTTTTCAATTCTTCACCTTGTTCTATCCTCTTACATAAAATAAGTATCTTTCCTTGTAATGATAATGCTAACTTTGATATAAATTTATTTCTATATGAATTAGTCACTATACCACTATCCTCTGCATATTGCCACGAGAATTCATCATCTAATATTGGTTTATTAATTTCCCACATGTGTATAGTTGGTCTTGCTATTTGTTGATTGTCTAACAACTCTTCAGGTTTTACAACATGAATAATTCCACCTAACCACATTTTAACTTGGGCATTATCCCATTTAGCCATTGGTTTAGGAGAAAGAGGTGTAGCAGAAAAACCAAAACGATATCTAAATATATTTCCTCTTAAAACTTCTTGATATTGTTCTGCTTTAGCCCTATGAGTTTCATCTACGATTACCATCTGATAATCATTTCTTTTTAATTTGTGAGCAGATTGAACAGTTGCCATTATTATTTGATGCTTCTCATCTAAATTTTTACCTTGAACAATACCGGCATCTAATCCTGCTGCTTTTGCTCTTTTTAATGTTTGTTGAGCAAGACCAATTCGAGCGAATAAAATTAATGTTGGGATATTAGTTAATTTACAAAGAGAAAGTATAATTTCGCTTTTACCCGAACCTGTAGGAGATTTTATAATTCCTTGGCCTTCATTCAAACATGCTTTAACCGCTTCAACTTGATAAGGAAAAAGAGTTAGATAACCTAATGATTCTGCTATTTCTGCATCAGACAGGACCTCCTCTTTATTAGAAGAGGAATGCCATTCTTGAAATAAACCCTGGTGTTTTCTCGTATCATAAAATTTATATTTTGCTTTGTTTCTTAAAAGCCAAAATTCTAAATCTTGTTTGAATCCAATAGGTAGGAGTCCAACTGTGGGATATTTTTTCTTTCTTATTAAGTTTTTTCTAACACGTATTTTTTCTTTTCTAAATTTACCATAAACAAAACAATCTGAAAAATCTTGATATGTAAAAAATTCATCAACTCTATCTAAATCTTCAGGTGCTGCCTCTAATTGCATAAATCGATTGTTGTCTATAGTGATTTTCATTACAATCATGTGTTACCCTCATGATGTCATTCCTCAAGTTGTTTTAATAATTCTGCTCTTGCTTTATTAAATTCTTTTACACCATCTATTGCACCGGAAATGACTTTCGCTCTTACTGTTTTTTGTAATTTTTCATATTGCTCTAACATTTCTTGTTCATCTTTTACTTCTAATTCAACTTCAATTCCGTCATTCTGCTCAATAGGATTATATTGAGTTGCTTGAACTTTGGTAGCAAAATGTGTTTTAATAATTACTCTCATGTGTTTCTCCTTATCTTGTCTTTTAATTCAGATATTTCATATTCTATTTTGTCTAACATAAACAATGCCTCTTTTTTAAAATTGTTTTTTCGAGTCAAGAAAAAAATCAATAAAAATATATTTAATGCAATTGATACTATTAAAAAATAAATCATAATTAAAAAATGTTCGATATAAGTTGCAATTCTGCTGTCTGCTGAACTGACTTGTTGATTTTCTCTTCTAATAATTTTTTATAATCAACCACCATATTTGCATATAAATCTTGCATGTCTGGTAGATAAGTAGAATCAAAATTTATATGTGTTATTATATTTTTAAAAGAAACAGTACTAGTATATAATTTTACTATTTGAATATATTTTTCTAGAATTTTGAATTTCTTTTTTATAAAGGTTTTTTTATAAATCTCAACATCAAAAGCATCCCTAGTAATATAATAATCTTTATAAGAATATACAACAGGTATATAATTATTATTAATATTCATACTTGAACCAGGTTTATGCATCCAATAATTATAAATTAAATCATAAAATGGTTGCCACTCTTGACATAGACGTGCTATTTCTTGATTTAATTTGTGATTGTTTATGTTTAAGTCATTTTGCATTCTTATTAAATCATTATCAACTTCAAACATCATTTCCCCCTAGACAAATTTTGGTTGAAACATTTTTTCTTTTTCTATTTTTAAAGTTGTATCATTTAGACTTTCTAATAAAAGTTGATTATAATATTGTTTCATGCTTGTATAAAAATTTTCTATTTGAGAAATATATTCTTCATCAAATTTTATTTTTCTAATAGCATCAGAATAATCTCTTGTTATTGTTAATATAACTTCATATTTAGTGATAATAAATTTTTGTTTTGACATATAAAGATTTATTTCTCGTTCTTTAACATAGTCTGATGTCGCTAAAATAAAATTATCATCCTCATAAATCAAATTATGTTCTTCATGATTGATTGTTATTTCTAGAGGTTTATTTTCTTGGCGTAATAATTTTCTAAGCTTAAGAGCTAAATCAAGAAATGGTTTCCAAACTTTTTCTGATTTTTCTAACAAAACAGCATATTGTTTTTCTAAATCTTTTTTTTCTTTTTCTTTTTGTTGAATTTCATCTTGTTCTTCAGCAGTCAATTCAAACATCATCCCTCCTAATCAAATCCCAATTATCTGGCCTCTTAGACATATATGCTATAATTTCATCTTCTGACCATGGTTTATAATCATGAAATTCAACATTTACATTAAGAGTTTTTCCTCTTGATAGACTCTCAAGCATCTTTGTCCCATTACTATTTGCATGGTGATGACCGTAGAGGAGAAAGGAATTATAATGACTTTTATTCCAGGTGAGCATAGGATAATGACAGAGAACGACTGGCTGTTTATCACCAATATAAACATCTTTCATTTCTGACATTGACCTACATTGATTTTTATAAACAGTAGCCCCATGTTTATAATCATGATTTCCAAGAATCCAATGAAAATTAATTCTTGCCTTTCTTATCCTATCAAAGAATATCTTAAGAACTTGCATGTCCCATGATAGGTCTCCAAGGAAGTAAAGGTCTGAACCAGCAGACAGTGATTCCATATTGTGGATTATTGTTTCATTATTCTCTTCTATAGAGGAAAATGGTCTATTAGACCATGGGACAACATGTTTGTGTCCGAGGTGGAAATCTGATGTAAAAAACTTTGCCATAAGATTATATATGCAAAAAAAGAGGAAGTTGGGCAATTAGGGTAATTACAACTAAAGTAAATTTTATAACTTTAGAATTTTAGTAAAGTAATTGGATTTCTTACTTGATGGTACGTAGTGAATCCTAAGTTTTATCTATCCAATCTACTCTAGCCTGTTTATAGTATTGGTTTTCAAGACCAATTGTTGTAATTAAGAACTAATGCTTACCTTCCTCTATTATATTATACTAAAACTTCTACTTCCCAGTTAGATTTCTGAAGCCTCCTATCTAATTCTCTTTTTTCTGTTTCAAATTTTTCTAATTCTTTTGTAATTTCATATAGGTCAAAATTCTTTTGCATCTGTATTACTGTATCACCATATCCGAGAGTTTGTTTCCTCTTCCACGCAAGAAGAGTATTACGAATTGTTGTGTAATGAGCAATCATTGCATCAACATATCTTTGTCTATGAAGCGTTGGAGTGTTTATTTGATTAGCATAATCAATTGCAATGTTTAGTTTTTCAAGTTGAGTTTGTAATGTATTAATTTCATCAAGTTTCTTTTGTGGGTCAAATTGTGGTGTATCTTCTTCTTCGGTGATGATGACTGTATTTAATTCAGAGAGTGCTCTTGTGATTTTCTTTTTGAGGTCGTTTCTTTCCATGAATGCTTCTTGTAATTTCATATTATTTCTCCTTTACGAATCGTGGTCCAGTATAATTTTCTGTCTCTACCGTATTAAAAAACTCATGAACTGGTCTTACCCAGAGGGTTTTATCTTTTAAAGAACGATATAACACCATTGGTTCAGCATTTTCTGAATTATAGACAACATCAATTGTTTCATATAATTCACCTTTAAAATGCCTCCAAATTCCTTGATTGATTTTTACTTCATACTTTTTGTCTTCCATATTTCCACCCCTCTGTTTCTTGAATTTCAATCATCAAGTTTTTAATATCCTTCCAGGAATGTGCTTCTAAAACTGGAATTTTATCATTATATGGATACCACATCTTTATTGTTTTCTTACATCTATTATGAATTAAATAATCTGGATTGTCATCAATCATTATATCGCCAATCAATAATGATTTATGCTTTGTAAAAATTATATTATTGATATCAAAAAATGGTAAATTGTTTTTTACCCATTTTACCTTTTCTAAATAACAATTTTCATTTTCAACCCAAGGCGCCGTCACGATAAACACATCATGATAAGAACATAAAAAACTCATTACGTTTTTAGCATCAGGATATATTGGGACATTTTCCCAAAATCCTGGGATACTGAATATCTTGTGTGTTCTATCTGCTGCTTCTAAATATGCTTCTTTTGTGATATCATGGAAAAAATATGATTTTAATTTTCCTCTTGTTAGTTTTAAATCTTTATTATATAATTGCAAATAAGACTCATTATAAGATTTATATAATAAATTTAATGTATGGTCTAAATCAACAAATATAGTCATTTTATTTCCTTTCTACTATATTATCTGTCATTTGCCACATCTTCCATATTTTTAATAACAATAATATCTTCACCTGTATATTTTAAATCTGACACAAGCGTTATTTTATCCCAAAAAGTATAGTATGAATTACCAACTTTTAATGTGGACATTGTTCCAAGTTCTATAGCAACAATATCGTGTATTTTCAAAAATTTATCATGATAAATAAAACATCTTTCATTACACTCTTCTTTTAAAGATGAAGAATAAAAGCCCCAATAAGTTTTTTCTTGTGGTATAAAGTGTTTATTTCGAAATTCACAATTTTTTAATGTGTGGTAAAATTTTAGTTTATTAGGTGAAGGTATTAGTTGCATTTCTGCCTCTGATACATCACCAGCAGTGATGAACTCGATATTGTCATCTCTAAGAATATATGAGTTTAATAGTAATGCCTTTGCTAACATTGAGTCGTTCATGATATGAAATAATATATGCTTTAAAAACAACTTTTCTGAAATATTATAAAGATAAATATGGAGGCAAAAATGAACTGGTTTATAGTTTTATTAATAATAGGTTTAATTTCAACTGGAATAACAATTTATCAAATAATTAAATCAAAAAAGAAGAAAGAGAAAAGAGTTGTAATAGTTGAACAATCATATCCTAATGTTATACTTAAAGATAGTGATAGAAGATTATATGAACAATTTATGAAAGAGTATGATTCTGGTGATTTTAAGTTTAATGATGTTGGATATAGAAAAGGTGCAGTAAACACATGCTCATTTGGAATATCTGAAGGGTTTAAATATATCAATAATAAAATGATTTGGGGCTATGTTCGTCTACATACAGGTGTAGATAGAGCAAGAGGTGGGGAAATAAAAGGTGTAAAGGATGTTGTCCAAATTCCATTCAATTTTGATAGGTCTGCTATTATAGAATATAAGGATAATAAAGGAAGTTTTTATGGGTATGGGTCATTGATTGTTCTTGATAATTTAAAATATGGTTTTCAAATGAGAATTGCTCATATGCATCCTACAAAAGATATTATACCATGGTCTTATGATAGATTAAAAAAAGGGTTAGGTTTTGAGAGAGGATGGTTATTAGGTTCAGCAGGAACAGCAGGTGATTCAAGTGGTGCCCATACTCACACAGAATTTTTATCATTAGATGATTCTTGTGAGGTGTTTGATATTTTATTAGAAGAGCAATATAAAGACAAACCTTTAATAGAATATACTAAAGCAGAGGTAGTAAAAGAATATAAAAAATATGAGCAATTTAAAAATGCAACAGATACCGTTATATTAAAAGATTGGGCTGCAGTAAAAGCAGATAGAGGTGCATCTTTTGCTAATAAATATAAATATAAATTCAAAGCAGCAGACGGAAAATGGTATACTCGCTATTCAAGCGAGTTACTATTTAATGGATTATGAAATATATAGAAGGTAAAATATATTGGGCATTTGATTATATTCGAGATAGGTTTAATTGGGATATATTTCAATGTATATGTAAAGATGCATTAGATAATTATTTTGAAGTCATATATCATAGTAAAATAGGTGTTACTGATATGCATTTTGATAATTTAAAAGCAGCCAATAAATTTGTATTTAAGACAGAGATAAAATGCAAAAGAGGATTTATTAAATATGTTTTTCAAGAATGGTAAATTTATTGTCAATAGAGTGAATAATGTTTTTAGAAGTTGATCAAATAAAATTATACCATATCTACTCAACACACTATCCGGATTCTTATGGGGAGACGATTGACGAAGTTTTTATACCATTAGAAATTACACCAGATTATGTTTCTGGGTTAGTAAATCAATTTTATAATGATTTTGATGTAAATTATGAGTCTAAATATTCATATGGTATTAAATTACAAGATAAAGGTAAGATATATTATATGGAACAAGATGTAGAACATCCAGAACAATATATAAAATTTATATTTGAGAAATTATATGAGAGCAGATAAATTACAGTTATATCGCACTTATAAAGTATATACTATGAATGGTATAAGTCTTGATAAAGTTTTTATGCCCACAAAACTTGAACAAGACAAAATTAAGGGTATCACAGATGACGAATGGTTTAGTGAAAGCATGGATTACATGTTTAATGACTACTTCTTTTCAAGAGAAGCAGAAAAATATCTAAGTAAAAAAGAACATATGGAATATGAAGAGTATGAACCACAGTTTCCAGAAAAATATGTGAAATATATATTTACAAGATTTTTGGTAATATAAAAAGCCACTCTTAATGAGTGGCTTTGTTTTATCTTGTTTCTTTTTCTGCTAACAGTTTAGCATCTTGTTTGGCCTTAAGTTTATACTTTCTGGCTGCTTCTTTTCTTTTCTCTCTTCGAATATATGAAGGTTTACGATAGCACTGCTTATCTCTATAAGCCTGCATTATACCTTCATCTTCTACTTTCTTTTTAAATCTTTTAATTGCTCTTTCTAAACTTTCTTTTTCTCCAACTTTAATGAATGCCATTATTTATTCCTTTATTAATTTATTTTTTATCAAGAATTTTTTCAATTCTTGATATATTTGGTCTTGAGATAGATTACTTGCTATACCTATTTCTTCTGTAGTATTTAAATTTATATTTGTCATTTGAGCATTGATAAACAACATCCCATCTTGATTTGCACCAAAAATATAATCAGGAAATTCTTTATCAAGCATATCAATTAATAAAAATATATTATTTTGCATAAATAGTTTCCCCATTTAAGTGGTCAATTTCATGTTGGTGTTCAAATGCCTCAACTCCACGAAATTTCTTTTTCATAGGAACAAGTTTATCATTTACAATCATATCATAATGAACAACAACCTCTTTCCACCTTTTAGTCATTGTGTGGTCTAACAATGGATAAGTTAAACATCCTTCAAGATGACTATTTCTTGAAGCATTACCTCTAAAAAATTTAGCATTGCAGAATAATTCATATTGCCCATCTACAAAAGCAATATAAAATTTTTTTGCAATGCCAACTTGTGGTGCAGCAAGTCCTAGCCCGGAATGGGCCTTTACTATTTTCTCCATTTCTTTTATTTGTTCTTTAATTTCAGGTATGTCAGCCTCAACCACATCTAAACACTCTACACCTTCTACAAATTCAGGAGGAGCAAGTTTTAACTTAACATCTTTTAGTTCTTCATTAATTGCACCAAGTCTTTCTTGCCTTAATTGTTCGACTGTTTTATTCAAATTTCTACCCTTTCTTTAATGAGAGCAAATGAAAGATCATCTTATAGATATTACATGACAGACTGATTCCATTCCCAGTCTCTAAAAATACGATGGGACTTTCTCCATCTGCTCTCATATATAATTATGCTTTTTTCTTTGATTTTTTTGGTTCTTCTATAGTTTGTGTTTCTACTTCTTGTTCTGGAATTTTTTCTTCTTCAGGAATAAAATATACTGTTGTCAAACAATCTTGAATATCATGCAAAAGCCATTCATTCTCTCTACACAATTCTCCTAATTGTTTTTCTCTCCATTTGCCTGAAGATGTTAATCCTTTCTCTATCATTTTATCATATAATGTCTTTAATTTATCATTTTTCCATGGGACAAATGCCCACCACCCAGTTGATGATTTGCCCATTTCTTTATTGGCAATTTGTTCATCCCAATCTTTTTTCACTGGTGTAATCATTTCATAATCTTTTAGAATATCGAATATGCCAGCATGAGGGTCCATTCCTCTTTCCATATCTAAATCAAATTTTACCCTTTTACCAAGAGTTCCAAAACGAGATTTTACAATTTCTGCTCTAATTTTAATAACAGATGCTCCAAGTGCTGATTTTTCAATTTCACTTTCTGCATTTACTCTTGCAAATCTTACTTCTGCTGATGGAGCATATTGTAAAATAGTTCCACCTGCTACTTCTTTTGATGGTCCATAACCACCAATTGTTGAAGTTAGATGACCTGTCATGACACAAGCAATGTTTAACTTTTGCATTTTACGAATATATGACCTAAAAAATTCTCTTGTTTGTTTTGCTTTATTTCCCATATCCATACCACCGTTTGCATCCAATTCTCTTTCAGTAGTAAGCATTGATATAGAATCTATTACCATCAAAACATTTTTCTTGGACTTATTTTTTTCAATAATATCAATAACAAGACCCATCTTTGCTTTTAATTCTTCAATGGTGTTCATTTGTTGATAAAGAATTTTTGAAGCATCAATTCCTAAAAATTTAGCAAATTCTTCTGAAATACCACCACCTTCACTGTCAAAATATACAATTAAATCAATTGATGGTTCTCGCATCATTGATAAGGCAATCATTGATTTGCCTGAACCAGCATCTCCTGTTAAAAGTGTAACTCTACCAAGAGGAAGACCTTTGAACATATCTTTTGATATAATCCAGTTTAATGCATAATTGCCAGTTGTAATCCACCCTGGAATATGAGCCAAATCACTTTCACTCATTATTTCAAGTGGTGAATCTTTAAATTGGGAATTAAATTGTTTAATTAAATCATCTCTTAAAGTGTCATTTTCTGCCATGTATTACTCCTTGTCTTTTATTATTTTTAATTCAATGTCTTTTTTGCCATTTCTCATACCAAAAACAATTATCTTGTTTTGTGGAAAATAGGCTTGAAGAAAATCTCTTACTTGAGTCATATAAATATTTGCTTCTCTTGGTGGGACTTGACCAATTTCACAATCTAAAGCAATTATGTCATCTGAAGAAAGATTTTTTGTTTTAATTGTAGATAGAGATATTTCTTGTTGTTGTCCATTATTAGTTTCGAAAATTAGTTTTGCCATTTTTAACTCCTTGATAATAAATATGCTATTTAATTAATAATTTTTCTTTCCATTCTTTCCATGGGAAGTTTATAAATGCAGAAAAACTATCATTGTTATATTCTTTTGTATCTAATAATTCCAATTCTTTTTTCATTTCATTAAATGCAATTGAATTAATCCCTAATGCTAAAATTTGTTCTTCCACTTCAATATCAAAATCACCATAATTTTCTGCTTTATCAACATACTCTTCTAATAAAGTATCTAATTTTTGTTCATCTATTTCAATTCGAGCAGATGTTGTCATTTGATTTTTAACTTGAACAATTATTTCACCTATGGCAGGATTTTCTTGATAGTGCCCATTAGTTCTTTTATTAATAGAAATTTCCATTTTTACTCCATAAAAAACGGGGAGGAATTAACCTCCCCTAAATTTAGGCTTTTTGATTTTCCTTTATGGCTTTAAACCTATCTAAATCATAACTTACGCTTCCTCTATCTCTAATTAGTTTTTCATAAACTGGAGATAGCATCTCTAAAATAAAACCTTGACCACTTACACTTAATGCTGGTGGCTCTTGTCCCTCTGGCATTTGAGTGTTGTCAATAATTTTAATTGTTCCTGATTGTAAAAGTCTTTTTGTGATAAAAATTGAAGAGTCGAGTCTTTTTAATTCTTCAGTTCTATCAGCGATTAATTCATCAAGGGTTGGTTCTTTCTTTTCCTCTGTGTCTGACATTTTTACTCCTTTAAACTACTGTATTATTTGCTTGAGCAAGTTCTTGTTGCTTTTTTGCTAATTCTGCTGCTTGTTCTTGTTTTACTTTATTGATTGTTTGTCTTAAAGCATTTATTTGTCTTGTTAATTCTATTTTCTGTTTTGGGTCAGCATTTTTTAATTGTGCTTGTAAATCTTTTATCTGTGCTAAATATGCATTTAAAGTTGGATTTTCTATCATTTCTAAGACATTATCAAATTTCATATTATTCTCCTAATAAGGATAATCCTCTTCACTATATGGATAAGAATCATCTGGTGTTGGTTCAACTGGTTTTACAACTGGCTCAATTGGTTTAACAGGTTCTACAATTGGCTCAACTGGCTTTGTAGGCTCTACTACTGGTTTTATAGGCTCAATTGGCTTTGTAGGTTCTACAACTGGTTCAATTGGCTTTATATTATCTTGTTTAGGAGGAGATGTTTGATTTAAATCAGTAGAGGTATTTTTCCAGTCTTGGATTGTTCTTGGAATAGGTTCAAATTTATCGCTTATATTTTCTGTAAAAAGATTTAGTTTCATCATCATATTTATTCCATCACACTCGACAATAGCATTGCCATTACTAATAGCCATTAATCTTATTATATTATTATTAAGTTTATAAATATCTATTAATAAGTCATTCGCTTTAAATCTCTTTCCAATTTTTATTTCCATTATGATACCTTAATATGAGAAAACTCATTATTGTCTAAATATACTCTAATTGGTTTAAATGATGGATATTCTTTGAAAGAATCTTTGTGTTCAATTATAAATGCTGTTTCTCCATTTTCTTTCATATCTTCTAATAATTCCAAAACAGTAGATACTCCTTTATCATCAAGATAATTTGATAAAATTTCATCCAAGAACATTATACTTATCTTTGTAGAAATATTGGCTTTAACTAAAGAATTTAAAGCAAATAATATACTTAAATTAAGTCTTCTTTTTTGGCCAGCAGAAAATTGGCCATATGTTCTGTTTTTATCTTTTCTGATGATGGTTTCATTTAGTTCTGTATCCATTTGAATTTGAATTTGACCATCAAAAAATCTATCCATATAAAATTTAATACGAGCATTAAAATATCCTATTATATTATTTATACACCAACTTTTCATACTTTTCTTTTTAGATGATAAAGATTGCTCCCACCATTCCATAATTAAATATTTTTTTTGTTTTTCTTTTAATTGTTTTTTATTATTTTTAAATTCATTTTCAACATTTCTTGCTTGTCCTTCCAATGATTCTAAATATTGTAAATCAACAAATTGTTTGTTTTGTAATTCTTGTATTTTTAATTCTAATTCTAATTTTTTATTACCTAATTCTTTTAATTCTTGTTCATCTTTTGTTTTTGGAATTTCAGTGCTCTCTATTTCTTGTTTTAATTGTTTTGCTTGCTTTTCTTCTTGGTCTATCTTAGATTGTATATTTTTTAATGTAATATCAACTTCTTGTATTTTCTCTTGCCATTCTTGAATTTTAGATAATAAAGATTGATGTTGTTTTTCTTTTTCATTTATACTTTCTTGTAAAGTAATTAATTCTTCTTGTTTTTCATTAACCCAAATTTTATGGTCATGTTCATTTATTTCATTTTTACATAATGGACATCTTTCTGGATTTGCCTTTACCTCTTCAATTTGTAAGGAGAGAAGTTCATAGTTTTTCTGTGTCTTTTTTATTTCATCATTGTTTTTATTTATTAGATTTTGATTGGTTTCTATAAATGAGTTATATTCAATTTTGTTTGATTCAACACTTTCATATTCTCTTTTAATGATTTTTATTTTGTCTCTTATTGATTGTTCTAAAATTTGTTTTTGCTCAATTTCTTTTGCTAATTTATGGGCTAATTCTATTTTTTCCAATTCTTGGTCTATATTTGTATTTTCTATCTCTTTTAATTGTTGAGTGAATTTTTCTATTTTTTCTAATGATTCTGTTTTTTGTCTTTTACAGGACTTAACATATTCAACCATTGATTGTTTAAGACTATTAACATTGTTTTCCATTTGGCCGGTTTCTCTGTCCAACAATTCAATGTCTTTACCAAGCTGTTGTCTTTTTCTTTGAGCTATCCAATGATATTTGGTCATTATATTAATTTGTAAAATATTCTCTATTATTTCTTTTTTCTTAGCCGGGTCAGAATCAATAAAACTCGACACTGACTCCTGGCTCATCATTACAGCATTGACAAAACTTTTATAATTGAATTTAATTATATTTTCAATCAATTCTTGGGTGTCTGTTTTGTTAGCTTTAGAAATAAGATGTTCTTTATCTTTGCCATTTTTATAAAAATAAGCATTATCATAATGTTTCTTATGTTTACGATATCTTTCAATATAATAAACATCTTTTCCTAATTGGAATTCAAGAGTAACTTTACAGTCTTGACCAATTTTTTCATTTACTATTTCTGGAAGAGTTACTTTTTTAGTAACTTGGCCAAACAAAGCAAAAGTAATAGCATCAAAAACTGCTGATTTGCCTTCACCATTTAAACCATTAATTAAATATAATCCAGGTTTACTTAAATCTAATTCTTCTGCATTAGGTCCAAAACTAAAAAAGTTTTGGATTGTGACTTTTTTGAATATCAATTTTATGCCTCAACTTATTCTTCAGGAACCCAACCAGATAGGTGAGCCTCTTTTAATTCTTGGAAAACATCCATAAAATCTTTTTTGTTTATTTTATTATTATCAATTAATTCAGTTAAAATTTTACCAAACATGTTTGATTCTTGTGCATTATTCCACCATTTGTCTGCCAAATCAACTATATCACCCATAGTTAAATCTTCAATCATATTCAGTTCTTGTTCTTCGTCATCGTTTTCAAAAATAAAATCTACTGATTCAGCACCTAAAGCAAGAAGTCTATTTTTAATTTCATCTAATTGGTCATTACCTTTATGGGTTTTAATTCTTAAAAAATTGCCCTTTACTTCTTGTTCATCAACAGAATCAACATCAATTTCTTTGAATTTAGGTGCATGAGAATTAATTATAAACTCCCAATTCATAGAATCAGTATCTAATATAATAAAACCTTTTTCATCAAATCTCTCAGAATAACGAGTCTGATATGGAGAGCCAATATAAGTTATATTATTTCTTATTTGATGTTTATGAAAATGTCCAGTAAAGACAGCATCAAATTGGCTAAAATCATTAATTGAAAATCCCTCTTTGCATTCAATTCCACTATCCATAACAAAGTTTTGAACATCCAAATGTCCAAATAAAATATTTTTTTTATCTTGAGAATATTCAAATCTTGGTAGCTCATTTGTATATGATAAAAAATGACATCTTACATCTTCAATATCTTGCCATTCATATAATGGAATTACTTTACCATAAGGTTCAAATGCATATACTACAGAAAAATCTGTAGAATTTTGCTGTGGAGCATCATGATTTCCAATTAAAAAAGTTAGTTCTATTCCTTCTTGAACAAAATATTTTAATGTTTCTATTGATTTAATAAATGGAGGAACATATAATTTGTTTTTAATATGGAAAAAATCACCAAGAAAAAATACTTTTTTTATATCTCTTGTTTTACATTCCTTTAATAATAAATGTAAAAAATTAATTGCTATGTCTTCAAATTGTGTCTTATTCAAATGGGCAAATATATGTAAATCCGAAAATAGTGCACATTTCATCTATCAATCCTTTTTGTTATTAAATATGCTAAAATCCCCTACTTTTAATAGGGGATTTTATCTTTTATATGACGCTCTTGGTTTATGTGAATTTATTTTCTTTAATTCTTGGTCTGCAGCTTTTTGTTCACCATCTAATTGCTCTTTCAACAATTCATATAGATAATTTCTTTCTGATACTTCCAAAGTACTTGCAAATGTGGCATCTATTTTACCATGATAAGATAATTGGAAGATTTGTTGGGCAAGAGCTCTTCGAGCTGCCTTCATGTCATCTTCATCTTGTGGAACGAAAAAAGTTTTCCGTAATTGGAATTGGTGAATCAAATTCATATCCACATGATGGACATGCAATATCCTTTATGTCTTCAATTCCAGCATCAACTTTTTCTAATTCTTGTCTAAAAGCAGAAGCATCACCACCAATCATTGATTCAACAAAAGCACCAATTTGATGGGTTGGAATCTCTTGACCATCTTTTTCTACTTTTAATATAAGAGAATGAAGACGTTTAACAATTGAATCATCAGTTTGATTTACTTTCTTAGCAGCATTACCCATTTTAATAAGTTCAATTTCATCAACTCCTCTTGGAAGACGATAAGTAAGAGTATAGTTAGCAAATGGAAGAGTAAAGGTAAATGGCTCACGAGGAGGATTTGTAGTATCCATTTCTTTAACTGGGTGGTTAGATAAGTCCACTGCTTGTTCAAATCTTTGTTGACATGATGGGCATTGAATATTAAACTTATATTCATTTCCATAAGAGATTGACCTTAACCACAACATGATGAAAACACGGTCGGATGATAGCAATTGACTTGCATCTAACGGAGCTCCATTTTTACCTTTACTTTGGATGACGTTTTGAAAAATCATGTCTAATGCTTGGCCTGATTTAACAAGACGTGTTGTTGATAAAATCTTTTCTTCGTTTACTGTCATCGGGCGGATTCTGATGCCACCCTTTTCTAAGATATCAGGGTCATCAGTGATATTGTGATATAATAGTCCGTGAGATGGTAATTCAATAAATTCTGCTGGTGGTAAAAACATTGTTGATGGTTGACTTGGTTGCAGATTCTCATAAAATGTATCACCTGGCCTAGCATTTTTTACAGGTGGAATGTTCAAATCATTCATATTATCTCCTTGTGTATATTATCTACTTCTTGTTGATTTGGATTATTCCAATGTAGATTGTTAATAAATATGCTTTAAAGCTTCAATAATTTTATATCGTTTATCTTCATCTTCAAATAATTTTTTTATTATTGGGACAAAGACTTTCTGCCCAAATTCATCAAAAGAATCATATCTTGGTTTTAAATCAAGCATTGATTCTAAATTTTCAAGTCCACTTTGTATATCTTTTTCTGCTTCTGTTTTTTGAAAAGCTATAGATATTGCTGAATTTGACATTGAATGTATTGATGAATATAGTGGTTGGAATGCCCATTTTTCACTTGCCATTCTCTTGGCAAAATATCTTGCATATTTTTTAAATTTTGTAATAGTTTCTAAAAAAGAAAAATTTACAAATGAATTATCAGAATAAGCAGCTAAAAATTTAATCGTTTGTTCATCTAAAAGTTCTCTAAATTCATTGCTAAAAACTATAAGTTTATTATCTTTTGTCCATTCTGCTTTAAATCCGTTTTGTTTTAATAATTTAGTTAAAGCTTGAGGAAGACCACCAGCACCAGATGTATTTTCTTCTGATGGTTCTTGTTTCTTGATTGATTCATATTTTTCTATTAATTTTTGAATGAAATCTTTTACAGATATATTTGTTCCAATTTTATATTTTTTATATCCTTCATAATCATAATGCATAATAACAATATGAGCATAACCAGAATCAATATATATTTTTATACTACCCTTATCCCATTCATCATTAGCATCATCTTTTATAGAAAAACCCACACCACCATTGGAATTAGAGCTCATCCAATTTTTTAAAGCATAAGATCCATCTTTTCCATACTTCGAAGATAAAGGATTATTCCATGCTTTATCATATTTAATTAAATATCCAGCTTTTTTTAAACCATTTATTATTAAACGTGCTAATAAAACACTATCATAAGATAAAACACTATTTACTGAGAGATTATAAAATTTATCATTTGTTTCATAAAGCTGCATAATATATCTTATAAAAAAAGCCGCTTAATTGCGGCTTTTATTTAATTATGCTCCAGGGATTCCACCTGATCCATTGTCAACTTGCATTACTGCATAATCATAACGGATGGATGTATCTACTTGTTGACCATCTGATCCTTCATAAGAAAGATCTTGCCAATTTACTGATTCTGGCCATGCACCAAATAAATCCCAAACTTCGATTATTGTTCCATCTGGTCCAAGCATTACTAATGTAGCATTTGTTTTATATGTTACTGCATAACCTTGACCACCAGTAAGTGGATTGTAAACTGAAGTTGCCCAAGCATAAAGAATTTGAGCTGCTGAATTCTTTCCCTTATCATAATCGTAGAAAACACAATTTATTGGTTCCCAAGTTGGTCTACCAGCAAAGTGGAATTGTTCGTTTAATCTACTTACAGTATATGGTTCAAAAGAAAGAGATGGACGAGATGCTTGAACAATATCAATGGCTAAAGCTTCTGATGCATTTGCATCAGCAAGTGGAACATTGTCGAATTTCAATATCCAACGATTTTTTCTCTTTGGCTCTCTAAAGCTATGTTCTGCGCTAGATAATACAATAGGCATATTTTCCTCCAAATAAACACTTTTCGTCTCTTAGAGACACATATATATCTTTATATAAAAAAGCGATAAAATTATGTTTTTTATTCAATGAATAAAAATTATTTGAAATAATGTATCTGTTGTAGATGTTTTTTTGCTTCTGTTTGACTTTTGTGAGAAGATATAATTTTATGAGTTTTATGATATTTTATTACCCATGGGGCATCTTCACCTTGAGAATTTTTATGCCCTGGTATGTGAACTATAAATTCTAACAATATATCTTCAAACTTCATAAGATTATCTTATTTATTTTTTTGAAAAGATATATTTTATATTAGAGGAATTAATTTATTATTTGTTCAACGGCTTCGCATAATTCTTGTAAAGAATAATAAATTGTTATATCAGGCCTTGCTAATGCTGTCTGTATAACAACATCTTGAATTCTTGTATATTCTGGATCACACCCAATAAAAATAGTTCTATCAGAAGAATTTCCCCACATCCCCAACTCATATAAAACAATTGGATTTAAAGAACCTTGAGAAAACCAATATAAAATAATATCTGCATTCTTAAGATGATTAAATTCCCAAACTATTTGTTGTTCTGACGCATTAGGATCATTTATAGGAAAATTTTCTCTTCTTGGGTTATATATTGTTAGATTTAGTTTGCTTAAGTAAGAAATTGCTTCTTGTTGCCAGTTTGGACAATTAGTAATTCCTCCTGCTAAAAAAATAGATGGATTATTATTTGTTTCTATAGAATAATCTTCATCGATAGCAGTAATTATTTTCATATTGCCTCCTTATTTTAATTCAATTTTTCCAGGTTCTAATACCACAATATTTAAATTTGGTAAAATTTCTGTGCTAAATCGAATATCAAATTCTCTTTCAAATTGTTTTATTTCTATAACATGTATAAATGTTATATAAGGAATTTGTTTTGCTTTAATAGAATAATATCCTGCATTATATGCTGCTAATGCTAACTCATCTTGCTTATATGTTGATAAAAGCCATTGCATTTGACCTGTTGCTTCATGAGTATTTTTATCTATATTAAAAAAATCTGCTTTGGGCCATTTAGTTCTTGATTTAGAATTTAATTGAAAAAGTCCTCTATCCCATGATTTATCAGCATTTCTTCTTTCTGCTTTTGGATTAAATCCACTCTCTCTTCGAGCAAGAGCAAACATTAAATTTACAGGTAAATTTTTTTCTAAACTATTTTTTATAATTGTCTCTGTTATTTTTCTATTCTTAGTATATGTATCATAAAATTCTAATATAGTTTCATAATCATCTAATGAATGATATTGATAAAACTTTAGTATTTTATTAATATTTAGTTTATCGACATGAAAATTTATAAATTCAAATTCTTTTTTATCTACATAGATAATTTTTTCTATTTCTATTATTTTTTCTACTTCAACTATTTTAGGTTTTTTAATATATAAAGAAAATAGTATAACAGACAGAATTATAAAAAGAGATAATAATATATATAAATGTTTCATTGACCTAACATCTTGGTGATAATTTCTTGAGCAATTTCTCTTGCTTCTGCCCTTTTCCACAAATCAATGTTTTTAGTTATGTCTAATAACTCTTCTAAAAACATCCAAGCATATTCTGGTATTAATATATTTGTCATTATATTTAATTCTGTGTTTAATGCTAATTCCATTTCTTCTTCTGGTAAATCTAATTGATTAAAAGTATTAATTAAACTATGTATCATTATCCTTATTGAAGACCTTGCTATTTTAACATCCATTTTAATCCCACAGGTTTGGAAAATACTTGCCAAACAATTCAAATCCTTTTCTTGCACGTTCTCCTATAGTTTTAGTAAGTTCAAAATCAATATAAGTTCTATATTTCCCGACAAGAACATAATCTTCATAACCCTCTTTAGAATTTAAATTAGGCTCAGAAGTAGAGCACATAGTTCCATCTTTCCCCTTATATCGATAATCCCAAGTTAAATTATCATCAGTTTTTCTATAGGGGTCAGCGTAGCCATATTTTTTGAAAAATGCTTTTTGTGTTTTATCAAAAGCGTCTGCATACAAGAAATACTCAAAAGCAAAAATCATTTCGTCAAGAGTTTTTAACCATGCATCATGACCACCACCGACATATTTGCCTTCTTTTTTTGCTTGGTCATATTCTTCTTTAGTTTCGCCAAGGCCACCATATTCGCCATATTCTGCTTCCCAATCACAAAAATCCATTGGGTGTCCATTTAGATTTTGTTTTCGAAATGCTATTAATTTTGGCAATATGATTTTTGCCAAATGAGAATGTAAGTTCCACAAATCTATATCAGCACACCCATGTTTTCTAAATAGGCGTTGAAATGCCCATTTTATTCCTCTTAACAAATCAGGGATACGATGTTTAAATAAAGAATAAATAAGAGGAAAATGTTTCCACACCCAATCATCAAAATTCTCTATTTCATCTTCTTCACCATCATCAAACATATTTTTCATTTCAGGTATATCTGCCATATCCTCTCCTATATATTAAAAACTTCTGAAAAAATTCTTTTAAAGGTTTGCTTTGGAAGAGCACCTTGAGCCATTTGTGGCTCTCCATTTAATGGAATAAAAAGCATAGAGGGAACAGATTGTATTCCAAAAGCCATGGCTAATTCTTGTTCTTGGTCAACATCAATTTTATAGATATCGATTTTATCTTCATATTCTTGAGATAAATCTTCAAGAATTGGAGCAACTATCTTACAAGGATTGCACCATGATGCATACCAGTCAATTATTGCAGGTTTATTTCCTTTGAATTTAAATTCTTCACTCAAAAAAGATATTTTTTCTTCAAATAAATTTTTTGTTAAACTAATAACCATAATTTTTCTCCTTTATTAAAACGATAAAGTTTTTATATTTCATTTCTCTTAATAAAATTATTAAATTAATCCAATCACCTCTTTTTTTATTTTTATTATATTGTTTTATGTATTTTTCTATACCTAATCTTCCAAATGATTCAATTTCTTCATTTGTATTTAAATTTTTTATTTTATAGTGTTTTAGATATTTATATGGTATTCTATTTTCAACATATTTTTTAATTCTTACATCACTTTTTGTTAAACCCTTATTCCATGGTATAGAATTTTTATGTGCTTCAGAACATTTTTTTATTCTTTCTTTAGAAAATTTTTTACCCAACAATGCTTTTCTTCTTTTTTCTTTTTCTTCATTGGCTCTATCTCCATATAATTCTTCATAAGTTTTACCTTTATGGGTACTTTTATTTTCTATTTGTGTTTTTTTAATTTTTTCAAAAATATTTTTCTTATTTGGATGATTAGATATTGTATCTGATCCAATTCCACCTAAATCCATATTAGATAATGGTCCAAGATTATCAATTCTTCTACCTATAATATTTATCAAATTAATTTCATTATGAAAAGCCTCATCTTCACTAATATTTTCATGTAATATGACTATATATTGTTTTAAATCAAATCCACTATTAATAATTTTATTTATTATGTTTGTTTTTAGTGGATTTCTTTTATCATATTTAAGATGATCCAAATATCTTTTAGATTTGCCTTTTCCAACATAAAAAGGTTCATATTCAAATTTATATAAACCATAAATATATAATCCTGGTTTTCTTGGATCTAAATATATATAATTATAAAACTTATTCATAGAAATATATATGGGTTGACAATTCTTTTGTCATTTCCATATTACTCTCCTTTATACCAGTTTTTTATCTGGTATGATTATACCTGATTTTTTTAAATTTAATTTGGAGATTATTTCAGGTATTTCACTATCTTTTAATTCTGTAATCATACTTATATTCTTTGTATTAAAAGTTAAGATACAGTTTTTAAGACCATTTTCTTCTGCTGATACTGGTGTTTGTCCTGGACCTTGAGATGTCATAACAGATACCAAAAAATATACATCTTTGGCTTCTGCTTGGATGTATTCTTTATCAAATGAAATTTTGTTTTCAGACCTTATAACAATAGGTTCATCACCTAATGGTTTGAGATAATAAAACATGTTTACTCCTTTTTTAAGAATAAATATGCTTATTTTGTAAAAATTTCATGAATAATGAATTGTGGGAATTTTTTTAAATTTTCTTCTGTGATAGGAATTGAAATTAGATTTATATCTTGATAATAAAATCTAGCCGGTGCAAAAGCAACATCATCATCTTTACCATATTTAATGAATACATTATAATCTTTTATAATATATAACAATATATCATAATTATCGTCTTGTCTATGAATTTTATAAAGTCCAGTTTTAGCATGTCCAATATTCATTTTAAATAATTCTTGATTGCTTCATCATTTTTATATAACAAATGATTAATTAAATTACCACTACTATCCCATGCCTTAAATTCACCTTCATATTTATCATTTTTAAAAAAACAACGTATCCATAGTTGCCCATTAGTATGCCAATCTTTACGTTCACCTTCACCTTCATAGCCACTAAAATATAAACCATTGGCCATTGTTTCTTGAGGATTATTAAATAAGTTAATAATTTGTTGTCTTGCTATATACTTCATTCTAAATAATCCTTGATTACTTCATCATTTTTATATAATTGATGAGAACTTAGTTTCCCATTTTCATACCATGATTTAAATTCACCGTTTAATTTACCATTTTTATAAAAACACTGCACCCACAGTTGTCCATTTTCGTACCAATCTTTACGTTCACCTTCACCTTCATATCCACTAAAATATAAACCTGTAAACATTGCTCTTTGAGGATTGGTAAATAATCTTTTAATTTGTTCTCTGGCTATATACTTCATTCTAAATAATCCTTGATTACTTCATCATTTTTATAGAAATAATGAGCATATAACAGACCATTTTTTCTCCACTGTTTAAATTCACCATCATATTTATCATTTTTAAAAAAACAATGTGTCTGTAATTTTCCATTATCATACCATACTTTATACTCACCATCTATTTTACCATCTTTATAAAAACAATGTTGGAATAATCGCCCATTACTCCACCATCTTTTATATTCACCCTCTTCTTTATAACCACTAAACCATAAACCATTAGCCATTATTTTTTGAGGATTATTAAATAACTGTTTTATCTGTTGTCTTGCTATATTCCTCATTTTAAATAATCCTTGACTACTTCGCCATCATATATACCATTTTTATAAAAACAATGTTTATATAATTTTCCATTTTCATGCCATGCTTTATATTCACCTTCACGTTTACCATCTTTATAGAAACAATGCATTCGTAATTGTCCATTTTCATGCCACCTTTTATATTCACCTTCACGTTCACCATTTTTATAAAAACAATGTATCCATAGTTGTCCATTATTATGCCATTGTTTATATTCACCATCTCCTTGACCATTTTTATAGAAGCAGTGTTTAAACTGTTGTCCATTTTCATGCCATTCTTTATATTCACCATTATATTCACCATCTTTATAAAAGCAGTGTTGGTATAATTGTCCATTATCCCACCATATTTTATACCCACCTTCTCCATCATAGCCACTAAACCAAAGGCCATCACCCATTGTTTTTTTAGGATTATTAAATAACTGTTTTATCTGTTTATGCATTATATTCATATATAAATTTTACAACCTTATGTGGATCAGTTTCAACACCATCTATATCAATGATGGCCCATTCATCAGTTATTATGTCTCTTACAACATAAGTTGAAACAGAATCACCACCTATTTTAATTGTATCGTAAATTTCACAAACAGTGCCATTTTTAAGAAACCAATATTTTCTTGGTTTTTTAAAATAATCGAGTGCCTGAGGATTTATATCCTTGTGTAGTTTAAAAAAATCTTTATTCCGAGGATATGAATCATATGTCTTGCCGTCTTTTATTATGATTCCAAACATGAATTACCCAATTGGATAAATTGATGGTGGCATATTTTCTGTTCTAAGAGAATTTCTTCTATATTCAGAAATTGAACTTATTGCCGCAACTTGAAATTCTCCTAATGTGCCAACTAATTTAGATTTATCAGGTCTTCCATCATTATTATTGTATGAGGCGATATAATCTGTTAAATCTTGTTCTGTTGACACACCATGACTTATTCTCTTAATCCAAGCAAAACCAGTATTTACACCAGTAAGAGTTGAATTTATGACAGCCCATTTTCCAGGTACATATTGAGTTGCTTCTGAATTTAACATTACATATTGTATTACCATTTATTACTCCTTTAGTTTATCTTTTGTTTTATTTATATCTTGAGATTATTTTAATAAAATTATTTTAAATAATCCTTGACTAATTTACCATTTTTATATAATTGATGAACATACAATTGACCGTATTTTTTCCACATTTTATATTCACCATCTAATTCATCATTTTTATAAAAACAATGTCTATATAATTTTCCATTTTCATACCATGATTTATATTCACCTTCTCTTCTATAGCCACTAAACCATAAACCATTAACCATTCTATTTTGAGGATTATTAAATAATTGTTTAATTTGTTCTCTGGCTATATAATTCATTTTAAATAATCCTTGATTACTTTATCATTTTTATATAATAAATGATATTTCAATTCACCAGTTCTATCCCATAATTTATATTCACCATCTTTTTGACCATTTTTCCGAAAACACTGTACACACAATTGTCCATTTTCATACCATTGTTTAAGTTCACCTTCATCTCTATAACCACTAAACCAAAGACCATGAGTCATTGTTGTTTGAGTATTAGTAAACAAGTCTTTTATCTGTTTATGCATTATATTCATTTTTTATTTCCATCTTTAATGTCTTTAATGTATCAAGCATTTTCCCCTTTATATCCTTGGCTACATCTGGATAATAATCATCAAATTTATTTATTCTATCATTTAAATAATCTAATGCTTCTTGTTTTGTAATTCCATTCTTTCTTAAGTTTCTCATCATGCCATCAGCATCATGTGCTGGCTTCCAATCTCTTTCATGTATAGAAGTAAAAACATTTTTATCAATTATCTTGGTCATCTCACCATCTTTCTTGAGAACAATCCCTTCATGAGAATAACCTTGAGATGGGATATATTCACCTTCTCTTACTTGTCTTACAAATTGTTTTAATAATTGCTCTTTTATATTTAACTTCAAAGATTGTGCTTTATCTCTTACTTGTTTAACCATTTCACTTTTTTTGCCAAGTGCTTTCATACCCAAGATGTCCATATTTCTAAAGCCATCTGTTTCTGCTTCTAAAAATGCCTCTAATTCTTTTAACTCCTGTTCTATATTTATATTATATTTTTTAGGGTCAACAACTTGTGTTTTACCAAAAGCCCATGTTTGTTTTACTGTCTGCTCTTTTAATTCATCAACATCTATAACCAAGTTATTTACTGTAATATGAACTACTTGTTTATTTAAAGAATCAGCAACTTGTTTATTATTAAGAATGACAAGATGATTCACACCACCAAAATCATATTTTATACAATTTGGCTTATCACCAAACATTACTTCTGCCATCACTTCTTCACCTGGATTTAATACCTTTAAATCTATTGCCTCTAAAGCAGCATGAACAGAGGCATGAGCATTATAATAAATCTTGCCTTGTTTTAACCACTCATCAGAGGAGTAAAACCTTTTACTTGCATCAGTTTTTTCATCTTTATGAAAAGCATTTTTTCCTAAAGCAGTATATAACCTACCATCTTCAGATAAACCAAATGCTATGTTTGTTGTTCCATCTAATTTAATTGATGCTTCTGCTTTATATATATCCTTGACAAATGATATAAAGTCAGATACTTTTAAATCTTCAATATGTGTCATTTCTAAAAGCATCCTTCTGAAGAAAGAGCGTTGACTTTCTGTCATCAAGTATTTTTTTAATTTATCAAAATAATTTTCTATACCAGCAGGTACAAGTTTTAAAAATTCTTCTTTATCTCCATTTCTTATTGCTTGTCTTACTTTTGTAGCAGATATATTATCTGCTGAATCTAAATCACGTGAAATAAATTCTATTTCCATATTTATATCATCAGCCACATATTTTTTTTCTTTTGCCACTTTAATCATTTCTTTATATGGTTGTCTTTCACTTCCACTAATTATAACAAAATCTTTAAATCCAGTTAAATCATTTATTTGATTTACAATTTTATCTATACTGGCAATAGGTGCCTGAATAATTCTACTTCTATGTAATTTACCACCAAAAGCATCATATATCATTTTGGCCCTTAATGCACCTGAAAATGGATTTTTTTCTATTTCTTTTTTCATAGAAGAAGGTGTTGTATCTTTAATATGACCTCTTTCTTTTACTTTTTTGAAAAATTTAGCATCATCTTGTTGGGGTAAGTCATGGTCTGTTGCTCTTAATCTTCTTCTTGTATTTGCTACAATAGAAGGTTTAGAGTTGATAATTACCACAAAGGTTTGTGGATATTTTTTTATAGCATTATCTATAATTTCATAATGTGCTTTTGTAATTGGCTGAAATCTACCTATTATAATTGCTGTTTTCATTTATCTGCCCTCAAATAATCCTTGACTACTTTGCTATTTTTATATAAACGATGAATAACCAATACTCCATCTTCATTCCATCCTTTATATTCACCTTCTTCTTTACCATTTTTATAAAAACAATGTATCTGTAATTGTTCATTATCCCACCATGATTTATATTCACCATCATATTTACCATTTTTATAGAAGCAGTGTTTAAACTGTTGTCCAGTATCCCACCATTCTCTATATTCACCTTCACCTCCATAACCACTAAACCACAAACCATTATACATTGCTTTTTGAGGATTATCAAATAAATTTATTATTTGCTCTCTTGTTATATTCCTCATTCTAAATAATCCTTGACTACTTTATCATCTTTATATAAACAATGTTTTATCAATTTACCTTTTTTATCCCAATTTTTACATTCACCATCTTCTTTTCCATTTTTTATAAAAGAGTGAACAGATAATTGTCCATTTTCATGCCATTGTTTCCACTCACCATCATATTCATCATTTTTATAAAAACTATGTTCCCATAACTGTCCATTATCATACCATCTTTTATATTCACCATCATATTTACCATCTTTATAAAAAGCACTAATTGCCAATTGCCCATTATAATACCATTGTTTATATTCACCATCATATTCATCATTTTTATAAAAACAATGCATCCGCAATTGACTATCATCATGCCATCTTTTAAATTCACCTTCTCCTTCATAACCACTAAACCACAAACCATTATACACTGTCAGTTGAGAATTATCAAATAAATCCTTAATTTGCTGTCTGGCTATATAATTCATTTTCTTTTAAATTCCCACCTTGTTTTATCTACAAATTCATTATACATTGTTTTATAGAAATCATTTTTATTTTTCATTCTCTCTAACATATGCCCAAACTTATGACAACTATCACACAAAATCATTACATCCTTTCTCTCTTCTTTAAACATTGTATCATAATGTTTATGATGGATATGTATATGATTTTCTGCTTTGGGCTTTCTCATGCCTTTTTTCTTTCCTATTTTATAAAATCCATATCTTTTACATTTACAAATCTCACATTCAGTATCATCTGTATAAACCCATTTTTTATGTAAATCAATCCAATGCTGTGTTTTATAATACTTTCTCAATGTCATTTATTTATACCATCTTCAAAAACTGATTTTATAAATAATTTAGCACATCCTTCAAAATCATTTATAAAATCATAATATTTTTTTTCTTCCATACCCATAGTTCTTATTTTATTAACTACTTTTTTTGGTTTTGATAACTCTAAAGGTTTAATTTCTCCATGTACAAATACAACTAAATCATTTGGCATAGAAAAAATATCATCTTCATCATAATTCCCTTCTTCTTTTAATCCAAAATATATTGACTTACTTTCTTGATAATTTAATCTAAAAAATTTATTTACATATTTTTTAGCCGATTCTGGTATATTCATTTTTAAAAAATCCTTTTAATTATTTCTTCAAATGGTATATCATACTCAACAAGTTGCTCTATAAAATCATCTGCTGTTATTTCTGTATATGATTTAAATGGTAAAACCACGTCATCAAACCATAAAACCATGTGGTCATAATATAAAATCCATTCTCTACCATTTATGACTAATTTAACAATAAAAGCATTAACTCCTTCTGGTGGTATTAACTCATAAATTTTCATATTATTGCCTTAATTACATCTCTATATTCAACTCCAAAATATTTTAATTCTTTTAATAAATCATATACTTCATAAAATAACTCTGCGTTAACTATTTTTTCTTCTGGTTCAAAACTAACACCACCATATATAGTTGCTACAATTCCAAATGAGTTATTATCAACTACAAAAATTAATAAAAGTTTTAAATTATCATTAATATATCGTGGTTTTAATGCATAAATCTTCATATTATTATCTTGTTTTTTACCAAGATAATAGTATGATAGTATTTGTAAATTTACAGCATTCAAGTTATGCAATATATTCTAAAGATAAAAATGGTGAAAGGCTCATTGCAAAAACACCAGGACTTTATTATACACCAGATAAAATACCTGGCTACTCTTCTTTAACATATGTAAAAGATAATATACCAGAAATAAATAAAAGATTATTAATTATGAAATTTTTTCAAGCAGCGGAGACAAGATAAATATTATGGATTATAAATCACTTTCATCATATAAATTATTACTCGCATTAGGTTGTACAGACACAACTGGTCCACAAATGCTAAAAAAAGGAATAGTAAAATTTACTATCCCTGGTGATAGATATTTTGAAGCAGTATATCATTTTGACCCTGCTTATAAACTTGGAGATTCTAAAATAGTAGCAAAAGCCGTTCGTCGTGCTGGTGCATCAGCAACCGATTTTTTTATTAAAAAACCAGGACCAAATGATTATGACCTTGCCTTTAAAGCATTTATTCTCAACATGCTTGGTATAAGAAATATAAAAAAATTGGATATGAATAAATTTCCAGAAATAGTAGAATCAAATAGAAAAGTTATATTTGATAAAATATTTAATCAATCATAAATCATTTCTTCATTTTCAAATATAACTTGCATGAAAAATAGTGGCTCTAAATCCTTATTTGCCCAATCTTCATATATTATATCATCTTTTTTTTCATCATATCCAACATCTACTAATAATTGTTTTGGATTAATTATAATCCCAGAAATAGTCGGATGATTTAATAAAATAGTTATCTGCCCGTTTTTAACAAGTGTACATAGATTCTTTCCTAACATTTATTACTCCGTAAATACTATATGTATAAGTTTATAAGCATTATTTAACACAATTTGATTTAATCTATTTAATTGATCTTTGTCGGTAACCAAATTATAATCTTTAAGATCTGTGAAATTATGGTCATTTCTTGGTTTTACATTATATTTAATATTTTTAATTTCTTCATCTGAAATAACTTCCAAACCTAAAAAATTATTAGCAATTTTAAAATTTGTGAGATATATAAAATTAGCGTATTGGATCTTAGTTTCTGGTGTATAATACCAGGTATAATAATTATATTGCATTTAATTTATTTAAAATGACTTGATTGATAATAAAAAATACGGTTTATTCTAAAAATTTCTTTTTCAGAGAATCCTAACATATTTTTCATATCCCAAGGCCATCCTTGTTTTATTACTTCTACAACAAGTCCAACTGATGATTTACTTCGAGTTATTTTTTCCATAAAAGCATTTTCAAAAATATATTTAATTATAAATCTTCTAAGTCCTGAAGCATCAATTCCAATTTCTTGTAAAGAAATTTTTCTAATAAAAAATTTTGCAGCATTATTTTCATCAATATGTTCATATGATATTCCATATTGATTATGTACAACATACTCTATGTCAAATTTGCCTAAGAATCTAACTTGATCTTCTTCATTTTTTTTTATATTAAACAAATAAACCAGTTTATAATTTGTTAAATCATCAGCTTTTTTGTTTTTTTTGATAAATGGACACTCGCTGGCTACACATTTTGGATTAACATACTCTTCATTATCTTGTACTAAATAATATCCTTTTTGTAATTCCATTTTTTACCTCAACACTATGATAATTATCATGCATTTTATCTTATTCCATCAATTTTATATAACTCAAATAAAGCTTTAATTACTGATTTATAATCTTTTGGTTTTGTATATATCCATTGGCCAATTTCATAATGTTGAAATGCTCCATGAACAATCACCTTTTCAACTCTATATCTTATACCATTTGAGATATTTTTGTCTGGTTTGTCTGATAATTGGAGTATGTGACCACCAATAGGATGTATATCATAATCATAATTCATGAGATTATCTTGCAATTATTTACTTTAATAATAAATATTTTGCAACTTCTATATTATCCATCTCTTCATAAGAATTTTTCTTTAACCAAAAAAATAATGCTTTGCCACTTAATCCTATAATTGTGTCTCTACATTTATCATAACAATATTTATCTCTCCAATCAGAAATATAATATTCACCTTTTTTAATTGAAGAAATAAAAGTATTGGGAGATAGAGTTAAATAAATGCCGCGCTCTCTATTAATGTAATATTTATCCATAATAATTATTTTTCACGATAGCGCTCACACAATGTGTTTTTCTTAAAGTCCTTCTTTCTTAAGATACAAACATATATTATGCTATTACATTCTATAGCTTTTATTCTAGTAAAATAATAACATTTTACACAGTCTTGTCCTAATAAGAGTTTTTTAGCATGTTGAATTAATTTATTTTTTGTCATTTGTAACGTTTATTTAAATAAAGAGTAATTAAAAATAATATAAATACTAATTGCCAACTATTTATCATGATAAATGTTTATTAATATTTCTTTTTTATTATTAAAAATTTACGTAGCGGATCAGTTTGGACACACGATACAATTTCCCAATTATTTTTAATTAAAATAGAAAATATTTCATCATGTGGTAAGTTTTTTTCATATTTTTTTAAAGCAATTTGTGATTTAGCTTTAAAAGGGTGTGGAATACTAAAATTTTTATAAAAATTAATCATTCTTTCAAAACCGCTACAATTACTTTCATCTAATTCGTTTATATATAAATAAGGAATGTTATTAATTTTGCAAACAACGTGGTCTTCAGAATTAATTTTTTCTATTAGAACAATTCCACCACCAGATTTTATTTTTCCTCTTCCAATACGATATGCCATAAAAACAAAAATCATGCCAGGAACCCATACGTTTATTAACTCATATAAACTAATTTGCCACAAAATAATATCAAATATTATCACAATTCACTCTCCCATATTGTTTTTATCTCATAACCTCTTTTAATAGCATACATCTTTTTTAAATTATCAGCATGCCATATCTCTGAAGCAGTTTTAACCTTCCACCCTGGGATACCTAATTTAATTATATCCTCTGCTTTATATTTTTCTGGATCAGCATGTGTACCTGTCCCATTTACTTCAACCAATAAATTTTCTGATGGTATATAAAAATCATATCTATATCTCTTACCACCATCTGGAATAATATACTCTCGAATATATTCTATCCCTTGACTATCTAAATATGCTGCATACTTGTTTTCTATACCAGTACAATTAAAAGTTCCATTTTTTCTTTTAGTATCATATTGCTTCATTAACTGGTCTTTAACTTGTTCAGGTGTTCTATTTAGCATTTGCTTTCTTTTACTTTCCTTCCATTTATTTTTTTCTTCTTCAGTCATATTTTTTTGACCATCTATTAATTTCTCAACTCTATGGTTTTTATATTCTTCATTTTCATATAATTTTTTTTGTGCTTTAATTTGTTTCTCTTTTATGCCTTCCATATTATTAGGATTTTTATCCGGATTATGTTTAAAATATAAAGATTTACTTTCACCTGTTGAACGCAATTTAACACCCATATCTAAAAGACGCTGACGTATCATTTTTTTATATGTTCCCATTCTATCAGCTATATCAAGAGTAGACATCCTTTCCTCTATATAAAGACGCTTAATCTCTTCATTGTCTAAATTAATTTTATATTCACCTTTACTCCTCATGCTTTTTATCTTACATTTACGAGAACAAAATTTGGGTGATTTAGATGGTCTATGAGAAAATTCTTTTCCACATACTTGACAGATTGATTTGCATCCTTGATTCTTTTTTTGTGATAAGAGGACCCTAGTGCAATCTTTTGAACAAGTTTGCTTTATTCTTGATGGAGACGATTTAACATCCTCTCCACATATTATACACTTAGTTATTACTGGCATACTTATCTCCTTATATATAAGTATGCTTTTTTTGTATGATTTTATGTAAGTTCCATTAAAGTTAAAATTGAGCAATAAAAAAAGAGCCACTCCGAAGAGTGGCTCAAATAATTACTTATTCAGCAAATAATTATGCTGGCAATCCCTTGACTTTAATCATGGAATAAAGGAGCTGTCCATGAGGAACTTGAGTAAGTCCATAACGAGCAAGGAAGCCTCTTCTTGGGTTGAAGTCTTCTTGACCAACGATAACTGGAGTAAGGTTAGTTACGTATGGTGAGTAGACAAGACCTGAACCAAATGGAGTTTGAGCTGACTTATGACCCATGAGGATAAGATCAGTTGGGAACATTGGGTCCTTGTAAATGTCATATGCGCCATTGTAGTTACCAGCCTTAACGACTGACATGCCCATAGAAGCAGTTACTGGGTTAGGGATGAATCCTTTAATGTTTTCAATGTAGGAAGCGACGTTTGTACCAACGATCATCCAGTTGGCTGGACCGATCTTACTCTTTCTGAAGACTTCGTTAGAAGCTCTGGTTACAGTTTGCATAAGAGCAAGGTGGCTGTCAAGGTAGTTACCAGAAGTGTAGGTAACGTCTGACCAATCGTGTGTGAATCTTGAAGAAGCAGGAGCAATGCTCATAGCCTTTTGAATAATTTCACGATCGATTTCACTGATCATTTCGTTAGAAACAAGAGCAGTGAGTTCTGCATCAGCAGAGAGACCATGGTATGCTCTTAAATCTTGTTCAGATTCTTGGCTCCACATAGCCTTGAGTTTTCTTGTCTTGATCATTACAGGGACTGAACCAATTGTGATTCTCATCTCTGGAATGTTCTTGGAGAATTCCATATCAGTCTTGTAGAAAGCCTTTACTTTGAATTTGCTTGTTGTTGGAACATCAGCATGTGGAGTAACAGTAACTACACCAGTTGTAGCATTAGCAGCTACTGTATATCTGGTTGTTGTTGCACTGAGTTTATCTACTCCCTTTACCTTGAATGCTCCACCTTCATAATAGAAGCTGAAAGATTCTGCAGCAGCGCCATCAGCATCATATTCTTCGATTGTTCCGAAGAAAGAAGCAACGCCAGCGGCTACTGGCCATTTTGCGATATAAGCAGAAGCATCTGCTGTAGAAGCAGCTGTATCGCCATCAGCAGAAAGTTTTTCGAATGGTCCGATTTCGTCTGAGGAATAGTAAGGATTGTAGCCTTCTACTAATCCAGGATTTTCTTCGTACATGCTATACTCTGGGAAATTAGCATTACCAGCACCGCCAGTTTGGCCATTGATACCAGAGGTTGTTCCTGCAGAACCAGCATAGCTGTATCCGTCTGGGTTTCCTGGTCTGTCAGTACCATATTGATACTTGAGATAGAAAATAATTCCAGATGGAGCTGAGAGTGGTTGTACAGAAACGATGTTGTTAGCGATTAAGTTGGGGAACACACGTCTAACAATTGGAAGCATGATCTTTTGAAGACCTTGAATGTCTCCAGTACTTGTAGCACTGAATTCAGGGGCTTCAGCAAGATAACGAGCTTCGTTCTCGAGAAGCATAGCAGTTGATTCTGCTGTGTAATCATCAGAGATACCCTCAAGGAATGGTTCCCATTTCTTGAGAAGCTTTTCTCTTTCTTCTTTCATAATTCTTTGATAATCCATTTAAAAACCTCCCTAATTTGTCGTCCTGAGATCAACGATCTTTAACGGTACGACTTAGTAGTTTATTTATTTGGCCTTTCTGAGGCCAGCTAAAGCAAGTTGTTCATGAAGAGTGACTTCAAAAGCTTTTCTCTTAGCACTCTTATCTTCATTAAGAGCTGGTCTTGGAGCTTCTTCTTCCTCTTCTTCTTCGATCTTGGATCTTATTTCAACATCTTCTTCTTCATCATCTTCTTCATCTTCATAATTCTCTTCTAAAGCAGGGGCTGTTTCTTTTTCAGCTTCTTCTTTAAGAGCTTTCTTTATGACTGTGAATTTTTCTACCATTTCTTCGACAGAGCCTTCGCCCATCATCTTAGAAACTACTGCTCTTGTTCCTTCAGAAAGAGATTCAAGAAGTTGTGCTTTCTTGAGTTGTCCTTTAAGAAGTTCATGGCTTTCGATTAATTCATTATACATTTGAGCGAGTTTAGCAAATTCGTCTTTGTGACGTTTTGCAGTTGATTCATTAATGAGAGGATAAACAATGGCCTTGACTTCTTCAAGAGCTTTTGCTTCTGGTCCTTTCATTGATTCAACCATAACTTCGGCTTTAATTTCTTTATACATTTCTTTGAGAGCTTTTGAGAATCTCTTTGTATAAACCTTTTGAAGATTTTCTTTTACTTCACTAATAAGGTTTTCAGATTCTTCTTTAAGTTCTGCTTCCATCTGCTCATATCTTTCTGTAAGCTCTTCTTCGATCTTTTTCTTTTCAGCAGCTTTCCATGCATCGAGCTTATCTTTTAATTCAGCTTGTTGAGCATCAGTAAGTTTAATATCCTTAAGGGTCATTGTTATTCCTCCTTATTCCAATTTAAAGTATCTGGATTGTAGCCAAGTTCTTGGATCTTATTAACTATACGATCATGAACTTTTTTACCATAAACATCTTCTATAAGTTGAAGATTGGTTCCATTAATTCCAACTCTTTCTTCAAAGTCCTCATTCTTGACAAGAATGTGATAATCATGGGAGATGTGGAAATTAAGGTTTCCATAAGAATCTTTTTCACCTTCTACCATATAGAATCTGTTGCCATCAACATCTTTTGTAAGCAATTGTTTTGCTTCTTCTTTTGTTTCAAGTTCTTCACTTAATACGTCTTCGAGAAGAGTATCAAATGTTGAAGTATAATTTTCATCTATTTGAACATCTTTATTTTCATTATTTTCATAAACTGCTTGTGGATAAGCATTTGGTGTAGAGGGATCAGAGACAATATCAAATGTTACAAGTTTATAGTCGTTTTGCACTTCTTCTAAACCTTTACCATTTTTCTTTGTACTTCCGAATCCTCTTGAAGAGATACCGAGTTTTACCCCGGAACGAAGAAGTTGTTCGAGAATTTTACCACTAGCTGTTGGAAGAACTTCAGCTTCACCATACATTTGACCATCTTCATTTAACTTGAGAGCAGTGACCACATGTGATACTTTTTCCAAATGGATTTTTGCATCATTTGGGTGATCAAGTTCTCCAAGCATTCTTCTTTCTTGAACAGCTTGTGCTGTTTTTTGGATGGAAGACTCAAGAACAGGGCGAGGATAAACACGACCATTTCCATTAGGAAGGTCGGCGTGTTGGAATCTGCCCTTTAATTTGAATTTCTTTGGCATTCCATCTTCATTGAGTTCATCAATTGTATAATCTAACTCATTAAAATCTCGAAGTAATTGTGCCATTAAAGTTCTACTCCTTCTTCGTCTTCTACTTCTTTTTCTTCTTCATCTTCTTCTTTTGGGGCTTCCACAGAGCTTAAGAAATCAATAACTTCTTTCATCTTTGAGTCTTCAATATCAAGACCCTCAAGTGATGAGATTAATCCGCCAACATATTCAGCTTCAGGAGAATCATCCTCAAGTTGCTTTTTAATCTTACCAAGGATATCAACAATTTTCTTTACATCTTCAGATGCTACAGATGCTGTTGCTTCTTTAGATGGTTCATCTTCTACTGGTTCTTCAAGATCAGCATCCATTTCATCACCTTGTTCTAGGAGAGTGTTAATCTCAAGAATTTTTTCTTCTGTAAGACCATTCTTTTTCAAGAATTCACTCTTCATTAAACGACCTTCTTTTGTCTTCATAATTTTTTCAAATGCTTCAACTAATTCTTCAGTATCAGTTTCACCATGCATGAGAGCTGTTTTTGTGATAAGCTCTTCAAATAAATCTTTCTTGAGTAAGAATAATTCTTTATTTTCTTCAAGGAATTCTAACATAGCTGTTTTGCCAAGTTCAGTTGATTCTGTGGCGAGAATTTTGTTTATCATTCTTTCGAATTTTGCTCTGAATGTATCACTCATCCATTTTTTGGATACATTTGCTGCGACTGTCTTCATGGCATCCATAACATTGGTGTTGTCTTTAAGAGTAATAAGTTGCTTTGCAGGTCCACCAATATCTGTGTTTACTTTAATTTCTCCATAAGAAGGTTTAAAAGTAACTCTATTGAGAGCAGTTGGGATTGAGTTCTTTGATTGATCAACCTTTAATGAAACATGTTGAACAAATGGTTCTTCAAGAAGTTTCTTGATTTCACCTTCAAACATATTTCTTGCATCTCTTGCCTTCTTAATGGCTCTGATTCTGGATGATTCCATAACTTTTCTATACTTTCTATCTTTTGCTTCAGTGAAAATAGATGTACTTTCGTTTTTGAACTTAAGATTGAAACCAGTCATAAGATCTTCAACGGTAATCTTTTTCTCACTGTCAACATTAAAATAGTCTGCAACAACTTCGTCGAGATAGCTATCATCATTCTCTGTTAATGATACTTTCTCAAAGTCGCGCATTGTAAGAATGCCATTTTCATAAAGATAGTTGCAGAGGAAGAGCTCATCATTCTCTTCATCAAGAAGAATGAGTTTGTCATCATACATAGAAACTAATGCAGCGTTGTCAGATGTAGCAACAACTTCAGCAAGTTTATTGAACATCTTCTCTGCACTATGTTCTACTACTTTCTTAAAATTATTGTAAGTTAAAACCATTAATAATTTCCTCCTCTGTTAAAAGAGTCTAAAATAAGACTTGAACCTCTCTATTAGGTTCATTTTTTGTGATGTGTTATTTATTTTTTGATTCTGTTAATGTGCTCTTTGTGATAGAGCGTTTGTAAGCCTTTAATAAACCCGTGAATTCACCCTTTATGGTCATCCGGGTAACGCTATTCTGCTCATATATCTTATTCTTATCTTTATTATCTTTATGTACTTTTTCATAAAGATTAATATATTTTAGTAATTTTTGCGCATCTTTTTCATTTTCTAATAACCATTTACCACCATCAAATTCAATTGTTTTGCTTGCAACTTCAAGACCTGGCTCAGTAGGAGGAGTAGCTTCACCACCAGCTAGTGCTTCACCACCAACTTCAGGACCACCTGCAATTTCAGGTGCTGCACCACCAAGACCACCAGCAGCTGGTGTCATACCAACACCACCAGCTTCACCACCTGCACCCATACCTTGCAACATACCTTGCATTTGTGCATTAAGTTGTAATTGCATTTGATTTTGTAACTTAATAGTAGAAATTTCTTTTTCAGAGAAACCCAAAACATTTTTATATACCCAATCATCTGGCAAGAATGGAATACCTTCTTGAGAAACAAGAGCTCTAATAGATTGAATAAGAGTAAATTGTTGATTACGAATTTCAACTTCCATTAATTGATCTACATTAGACGGTGGAGTCAATTTAATTTTAAAATTCTTTAAATCATCACTTGTAAATTTTTTTAATGCCAATTCAATAATGGCTGCTTTTTCTAATCCCTTAATAATAAATTTTTGAATTCTTTCAATTGTTCTAGCAAACTGAATTTCTTGATTTGATAAATAAGATTTTGGATCATACGCCACACCTTCAGTAGCTCCACCTAAATAACCATTTGGGATACCAAGCGTTTTCATAATCATATCTTTAAAATATTTTACGTCATCTATTTCACCAAGATTTTGTCCAGGAGGAAGAGTTTCTATTCTCGTTCCTTGGCTGTTTTCTCTAACGGCTATGAAAAAATCTTCATCCACTGACATAGGATTTGCTTTTTCATCTATTTCACCCGTGTTAGGATTAACAAAACTCTTTTTCTTAAATTTTCTTTTTAATTGCTCAATATAATTATTTGCATCTTTTGTAGAAAGAGTTCCAACATCAATATAAAACACTCTTCTTTCTGGTGCACGAGAAATACGATAAACAAGCATAGCATCTTCCATTAATGAAAGACGTTTCCAAACTTTTCTTCCTGCTTCAAGAATTGATTTTCCATATGGTTCAAATTCATCATCTTCAATAGATAAATGAATTATTTGCCATGGTTCATATTTAGTTGGATCTTTTTCTTCATTTTTTGCATATTCATATTCAAAACCCTCTAATTTATTTTTCTTTTCTTTTCTCTTCATATTTTCTGGTTTTCTAATTCTTTCAAGAGAAACTATATTTTTAGGGGCTTTTTCTGAATCAAGAATAACTTCAAGGAATTCATCTCCAAATTTACACATATTCTTTGCATAAGTCCAGAGATTAGAATTAATATCCAATCTTTCAAAAAAGAGTTTTTCTAATATTTCTATTATTTTTTGATTATCAGATTGAATTTCTAAAACATTATTATTGATATTATATTGAGTAGCATTGTCAGAATTATGAACAAATACACCATTTGCATTAAAGTTGTGGAACTCTTCGACTTCCATATCATAAACATCAGACTTACCATAATATTCTATAGATATAACTCTATGGTTTTCATAATTATGTTGCATATCAGACCATGAATTATATCCAATTTTCTTCATCATATCATAAAAATAAGCCCTACTATATGGACTATTATTAACAAGTATTGAGAATTTTTTGTCTAAATTATTAGACATAAAATTAAGACAATGGTGTTCTCTTAATTGTGTCCACCCTGAAAATCCTAAAGACATAATTCTTCTTTCAAGAACCTGTCTATCAATATTTAATGCCTGAGACATTTCATTAAGAGTAGCATGTTTTTTACTTTCTTCATAAATATCAACATCTAAATCAATCCATCTTCCGTTTAAATTACCAGGTCTAGCAACACGATTTCTATATTCAGGGGATTCATCATAAAGATTTTTTATATATTGTCCAAATTCTTTTTTACGATCATTTGTCCAAGATTTTGAAATCTTTTCTTGTGTTCTTTTTTGTTGAGTAATCTCAATTAATTTTTTAATTCTTGTATCTTCTTGCATGTGAAGTTTTGTGTGTTCTTCATTTGTCATAATAACAAGATTATCAAAAGAATTATTATACTTATTGCCATCTTTGTGATGAATTATATTTGGCTTCTTAATTCTTTTGCCAGTTTTTAAGAAATAAACGTATTGATGATAACCCATTGAACCATATTTCATTGTTGACAAAACAGGTCTTCCTTGTTTTTCTCTTGAATAAAATGGTACAATTCTATCACCTGGAACTAACTTCCCAAGTTCCTTATATTCACCTGTTTTTAATAAGAATGGGTGATTATCAGTAGCAATTATTTCGGATCCATTATCAAAAGTTACTTTATATACATCTGTATTTCTTAAAGTAATATGTGGATCTTTTGCTTTTCCAATATCAACCTTATTTTCTTTTGTATTATATGACCATACTTCAAATTCATTACCTAATTTACCTTCAGCAAGTTCTTTTATTGTATAATCACCTTTAAGAGTACTTATAACTGTATCAGGATGTAAGCAATAAATGTGCAATCCTTGATTCAATTCAGGAACTTTGCACATTTCTTTATATTCACGATACCTATTTGATCTTTCATTTGATGTTGCTGTTGCTTCTTCTATCCAAGAATAAGCTTGCCATGCATAAGAAGCAAGACCATCTTTTTTGGTATCCCTCTCACGCATGGCTTCAGTGTTGTCAAGATCACGTGATATTTCATGAAATTTATTTAGATAGCGTTGGAGGCGTTCAGCGTTTTCTTGTTTTTTTATTTCTTCTGAATTTTTACCACCAATAAAATTATCAAAAATAGACATATTTTCTCCGATTTATATTATTCTTTGTCTTCTGGTTGAACACCAATCATTTTGGTAACAACTTCAAAAACTTTTTTAACATTGGGTAGAGTCCAATTAATTCCTCTTACTTTATCTTCAAGTTTATTTTTTAATTCCTTATAATCAACTTCTATGTCAGAAGATCCAGAAACACGACCTTTATATTGTTGCATTGTGTCTCTAAATTCTTTAGATTTAAGGGACTTGGGTTTTTCTTTATCTTTTTCTTCTTCTATCTCTACAAGAAGTCTTTCATTAAGATCTTTTATTGTTTTCATTCCTCTTCTCCTTTTGATTCAACTTCTTTTGTCATTTTCTTATTAATTCTCATTGTTAAGTTGATACCACCTGCTTGACGAAGAGCAGCAGAAATATTATCAGAAAAAGATGTGTTAATATCTGCTTGATCAAAAAAATCATCCCAATATTTGGCACAAAATTCTTGTGTCTTTTTACCAAATAAGATATTCATTGGCATATTAAATTCATAATGATCACCTTTATCTTCAAATCTAAATTGAAACATTTTTTCATCTGGCATAGTATCATCTTTTTCATAATATTTTCTTTTAATGAGCATATTAAGTTTTTCTAACTTAGTTTGCATAAGACGTTGATCAGTCTTTTCTAACTCTTTTTCAAGTTTTTCAGAATTAGATTCTTTTTCTGCTTCAAGTAAATTCATATTTTCTGCTAATTTAACCCATTTTCTCATATCATTAATTTGACTCATTATTGGTTCTCCTTGTGTGAATATATCATTATTTATCTTATTAAGTTTGAGTAAAAAAGTTTAATTATCTAAAATTTCGCGCATCTTTTGTGCTAATGCTTTGAAAGAATATGGTTTTGATATAAATTGTGTATCATCTAAATCAATTTCACCAAGAAGATGATTTTTAGTATATCCTGAAGTAAATAATACTTTTATATTTGGATTTACTTTTTTTATTTCTTGATATAATTCAACTCCGCTCATTTTTGGCATTACCATATCTGTTATAACTAAATTTATATTAGCAGCATCCCCATTTAATTTATCAAGTCCATCTTGACCATCAATTGCTATAATAATATCATATCCTAAATCAGTTAAGAATTTTTTAGCTAAATCTTGTAAAGAAGGTTCATCTTCAACAAACAATATTTTTTCATTTCCTTTAATTTTTTTAGAAGAGATAGATTTATTATCTTGTTGTTTAATGCCTTCTTCATAGCTTACTGGCCAAAATACTTTAATAGTTGTTCCTTTATCTACTTCTGAATAAACATGAATTGCAGCATTATTTTGTTTAATAATACCATAAACAGTAGACAACCCTAAACCAGAACCTTTACCACTCTCTTTTGTTGTAAAAAATGGATCAAATATTTTATCTTTAATATTGTCTGGCATACCAATACCATTATCTGAAAAAGATAAAATTACATATTCGCCTTCTTTTACTTCAAGATAGTGTTCACTATAATCTTTTGTTACAAAGAAGTCATTCATTTCTATTGTAATTTTCTTTGGTCTATCTATTTTACAAGAATTAAGAGCATCTCGTGAATTAGCAATAAAATTCAATATCATCTGTTCAATTTGATTTTGATCAGCTTTAATTTTATGTTGTGATTTTAATTCTGTTATTATTTCTATATTTTCACCGGCTATACTCTTTATCATATTAATCATATCTTTTACGACTAATTTAACATCTAAAATTTCTGGATTAGAAGATTGTCTTCTTGATACAGTTAATAATTGAGATGTAAGTTTTGTAGCTCTCTCAGCTGCTTTTTTTATTTCTTTTATTTCTTCAATATAATCAAATTGTTTTTGTTTAGATTCTACATCACTCTCTATCAATGAGATATACCCATTAATTGCTGTAATTATATTATTAAAATTATGAGCTATGCCTCCAGAAAATTGTCCAATTGATTCTAATTTTTGTGATTGATTTAATTGTTGTTGTAATTCTTTGTTTTTCTTTGTTGTTAAAATTTTCTCGGTAATATCTCTAAATACAATAACAAGACCATATATTGTATCATTATTATAAATTGGTGAAATAGAATCTTCTATTATTCTTGTTATTCCTAATGTCTCAATATTTAATTCCGCATAATTTATATAATAAGGTTTTTTGTTCTCTAATACTTTAATTGCTAAATCTTTTATTGATCTCCCATCAATGCTTATATTTTTTATTTTTAATACTTGATCAAGATCTGCACCAAAATAACCAGCTTCCCAATTTAGAATATTTTTAGCTATCTTATTCATCATTGTTATTCTAAGATTAGTATCAACAGTAATAACACCATCACCAATTGATTCAAACGTTGTTGACAAGCGTTTTTGATTTTCTCTAAGAGCATCCTCTGATGCCTTTAAAATCTGTTCACTGTTTTTCCTATCTGTAATATCATTAAAAATTGAAACAAAGTATCCTTCTTTAGGAGAGTATGTTGCTATATCAAACCATTTTCCTAATGCTTCTGAATATTTTTCTACTCTTTTAGGAATTTGTGTAGCCGCTACTTCACCATATAATTTTATCCACTCTATTTCATCTTTTAATACATCTGGATTTAATTCAGATAATGTTTTTCCAATACAATCTCTTGGGAAACCAGTTAATTGATGAAATTTTTCATTTGTTTGTATATATTCATAATCAATTGGTTTACCTTCTTTATCATATATCATCTTATGATAAGAGAAGGCACTGCTCATATTTTCTATAATTTTTTTAGATTCTTTTTCTCTTTCTTCTATTTTATCTAATGCTATTTTTAAATCTGTAATATTACTATAAGTTTGATAATATCTTATTGCATTATTTTTTGAATCAAATTCTGGTGTAGTAGAAGCAATAACCCACTTATACCCATCATAAAAACGTGAATGAATACCAACAACTATACTCAATTCTTTTTTACTTTCTTTTACCTGTATAATAGGACAGTTTGAATATTCTATTACTGATCCATCTTCTGATATAAAATTCAAGTCTAAATATTTTACTAATTGTTCAAATGTAAGTCCAATAATTTCTTTTTTATCTATATTAAATATTTGTTGCATTGATGTGTTTAAATCTAAAACTTTTAATTCAGTAGAGTAATAAATTACTCCTTGAGCCATATTTTCAAAAAGATACTCGAATCTATCAGAAATAATTTTTGCTTCTGTCGATTTTTCATCTGCTTTCTTTTTTAATAAAAGTGTTTTAATTAAAATAAATATTATTATTAAAAACACAACAAAAAATATTACATATATCCACCCTGGTAATACTCTTACTACTTCTTTTTTATTAATATATTTATCTAATAGTTCATAATATTTTGAATCTGGAATAGATTTAAGACGAATTAATTCACTATTAATAAATTTTATTACTTCTGAGTTTTTACCTTTTGTTGTAGCATAATATAATCTATTGATTGAGAATACTATATTAGATTGTTTTATTGAACTATAATGTGGAATGTAATAACCAATTGTTGGACCTGCAAATATTTCACCAGATATGATTGCTTCTTCTAATTGTTGATAAGTATCATATTCTATTAAACTATATTCTATTTTAAAAGAATTCATAAATGAAACAAAATTTCTTGAATTTTGATCATTTCTCATATATCCTATTTTTTTATTTTTTAAAGCATAAGGGTCGGTAATTTGTGATAATGATATTATTTGACTCCACGTTGTTATTGCATATTCTTCTGTGAAATCTAACACCTGCTCTCTTTCATCTGTTTTAATAATTGTTGTAATTATATCTATATTACCATTTATGGTTTTATTAAAAGCATCGGCCCAATATTCTTGAATAAAGACAACATTATAATCCTTTAATATATATTTTATTAGTTCAACAAAAAATCCTTTTGGTTGATCATTTTCTATGTAGCTTAATGGAGCTAATTCTGGAATAAGAGCCACTGAAACTGTTTGTTTTGTAGAAAAAAACTTGTCTTGAGAAGATAGAGTTAAGCTTAATATTAAGAATATTATCACCAGCCATTTTTTCATATTATATCTTGATAAAAAAACGCTTCTTTGCTCAAGAAGCGTTTTAATAATTTAATTTAATGTTCAATTAAAAAAATCATCTAATGATTTACTTTCGTTTTGTTTTCTTGATTTTGGTTTGAATTTAGGCTTATATCTCTTTGTATCAACTTTTTTCATTGGGTTCTTTTGACCTTTTTTATTTGGTTTAAACCCACCAATCATCTTATCATCATCTGCATAAGCTTCAATATCATAAGACTCTTCAACTACTTTTTTCTTTTTCTTTTTCTTACAAGCTTCTTCAATTGCTTCAAATGCAGAATCCTCAAATGTTTTAAGATATCTGTCAATTGTTTGTTTGAACTCAACTAATTCATTTTCATTAGCAAATTCAATACCATAGGCATTTCCAAGATTTTTTGCTGAGAGATAGTCAATTTCTCTGTTTTCAGCATATCTATGAATTTGTGCCTTCAATCCTTGATCCATTTTAATTCCTCCATAAGGATATGTTTATTATATAATTATCTTTATATTATTTTTATGAAAGTTAAAAAATAATAAAAAAAGCCCAAGGGGCTTAACCTTGGGCTGGCGGGAGTTCTGGCCACACTGCAAGTGGCAATGTCAGTTTTTTAGGATTTCAATTCTCTTTGGTTTTGCCTTTTCAGATTTTGGAAGATTAATGATCAATACACCTTTATCAAGTTTTGCTGTAATAGCATCAGTATCAACATCTACTACCTTAGCAGACCATTTATACTTTCCTCTTCTAAGGCATTCTTTTGATTCCTCCTTATATTCTGCTTTGATTGTCAAAAGACCATTTTCTACATTAATATCAATTGCGTCTTGATCAATGCCTGGGACTTCAACTTTTACAATATATCCATCTTCAGTTGATTCCCAGTCAGTATAAAGTGTTTTAAAATCATCTCCTTGAAATGATCTGGATACATCCATAATATCCCTAAAAAGATTGTCAAATGTTATAAGTTCTCTACTCATTTATTCCTCCTTATTTTTTCTTCAATTTGTTTTAATAATTCTTTGTCTTTTGTTTCATAATATTGATTAATCAATAATATCAATTCCCCATTTTTACCTCCATATTTTTATTTCAGTAATATATATGAAATAACCGTTCCAACTATATATATTTTTTAAAAAATTTTTATTTTGTTATATAGTAATGAAATAAGCGCATCTTGAAGATTGATTTTATTATTAAATAATTTTAAATTTATAAGCGTGTAGAAAAAAGAAACATGTATAAAAAACACTCAATATGGTGTATAATTTTGAAACAAAATAAAAAAAGGACCATCTAAAGATGGTCCAAAGTGATATACTATCACCTCCTTTTTTATTGTTTAAGCAAAGCTTTCGCTTTACTTGCCATATACTCAGAATATATTTCTATAAATCGTTTTCCAACTAATTCATAATCTTGAGACTCTTGGAAAGAGCTATATAATTCTTCCATATGTTTTTCTACATTTTCAATTCTAACTTCCAAAAGACTTCTTTGTTCTAAAAAATCAGAAAACTTGCTTAGGATTTTTGGATTGTCTTTTACAAGATTAGCATAATTATAAGTTGTTTGATTATTCATCTTGGCCTCACTGGTTCTGGTGATTTGGAAGAAGGCATTAATTCCTCTATCCTCTTTATTAAATCTTTGACTTCTGAGTCAATTTCTTTTGGGGTTTTAATATCTAATACAATATAGAAATCTCCATTATTAATTCCCATATTTTTTAATCTTAATATTTCTCCATTTTCTGAACCTTTGGGAATAATAATTTTTACTTTATTTTGTAATGTTGGAATTTCTATTTCGTCTCCCAATATTGCTTGTGTCCACGTTATTGGAACATGAATAATTATATCATTATCCTTTCTTTGAAAGAACTTGTGTTCTCTTACATTAACATTTACTATTATATCACCAGGTATGTCTTGATTTTGATGACCTTCGCCTCTTATAACTACCTTGTCTCCATTTTTTACACCTGAACGAATATTGAACATGATTGTTTTCTTTTTTCTTTCATGTCCTTCACCAGAACAGTGTTTACAACTTCTTGAATTTAATATTCCAGATCCATTACAGCTTGGGCAGGGCATCGATATTGAGAAAAATCCGCCACCTCTACCTATTTTACCAGTTCCACCACATACCGGGCAGCTTGTAGTTTGTCCATCTTCATTACCTGTTCCATTACACTTGGCACACTTTTCTTTTCTATTTACTTCTAACTTAATCTGTTTACCATTCACCGACTCTTCAAATTCAAGATTTACAAAAACTCTTATTGATTCTGATTTTACTCTTTGTTTTGTTTGTTGAGCAAATGGATTAAATCCAGCACCAAAAAATTCTTCAAATGGATTAGAAAATGGTCCTTGAGAAAATGGATTCTGTTTAGGAATATCAGCAGTTCCAAACATATCATAATTTTTTCTTTTCTCTGGATCTGATAAAACAGCATATGCTTCTTGAATCTTTTTAAATTGTTCTTCTGAAGATTTGTCACCTGAGTTTTTATCTGGGTGATATTTCAAAGCTAACTTTTTAAAAGATTTTTTTATTTCTTCTTGGGTTGCTTTTTCATCCACTTGAAGAGTTTTATAATATTCTTTCAATTACACAACCTCGTCTACTAATCCCCACTCAAGACATTTCTCAGCATCTAACCAAAGATCATGTTTTAATATTTCATCAAGTTCTTTTTCTGGAATTTTTGTTTTATCTCTATAAATCTGTTTTATCCTATTCATAAGATTTTCACTATTCTTCATATCATCTTTCAATTCTTCAAATTTTCCCCAATGAACAGATGACAATTGATGAATAAGCATATAACTTGTTTTGGTTATTAATCGTTTTGCACCAGCTACAGATAATAGAGTAGCAGCACTTGCAGCACCACCTTCTACATATGTCCAAATTGGAATTGGATTTCTTGATATAAGATCATATGTCGCAAATGCACTTAATACACTTCCACCATAACTGTGAATGTATAATTCAATATGATCATCATTTTTTGATCCAGGCATATACTTGGATGGATTTAAAGCAATAAGCTTATAATTCATTTCACGAATAAATTTATTAAGCTTAAACATCGTGTTTTGATCAATCTCCTCATAGAGATAAATTTTGTTGTCAAAAACCTCAATATTAGAAGTGATATTCTTTATTTCATCTTCCATTTTAGGTGTTTGGTTTTTTTTAACTCCCCAATTCAAATTTAGCATGTCTTTTATCCCACTCCTTTTCTCTTTTATTTTTACATTTTTCACATAAAGCTGAATCCCAACCATTTACACGAGATATGTTGCCTTCTAATCCACACTCCTCACAGGTATGACAAGATCTGTGTTCATACTCATCCATAAGATCTTGCATTTCTCTTGTTGCACCGTAAGAATAAACTCTCAATGATCCATATTTTTCTTTTAACTGAAGAACACGAAATCCTTCTTCTTTGTTTTTTAAAAGATCTTTTGCTCTTTCATTGATTGGAATTGAGTTTAAATAATCTTGATACATTTTTTCTAATTTTTCAGACAACTCCCAAATTAAATCAAACCACCCATTTCCACACTCAAAACCAAAAGCCATTAAAGAATCTGTTAATGGAAGATTTGTCTTATAAAAATCAAATCTTTGTGTAAGCTTTTCTTCAAGTTCTTGTTTCATTTTTCTCTCACTATAAAATATCGTATGTCTTTACAAGGGATTATATTATTAAATATACAATGTAATTTACACCTGGAATAAGATTCTGTTTCTATATAATATATGCAATCTTTGCAGGTCTTTCCTAATAATAAAGCTTTAGCATGTAGGTAATCATTCATATAATGAGTTAAATAATTTTTCTGTTTTATCTAAATTATTCAAGTGAGATTGCAGTTTATATTTTTCTAAAAATGCCTTGAATACAACTACATCAAAATGTTTTTTATTATATAAAGAATCAAAATTGATATCCAAATTTATTAAATTAGGATTGTTTTCAATGTTTACTATGCTATAAAATTGTTTAAATTGCTTTATCTTATCCTCTTTGTTTTTTAATAAAGAAGAGATTGTTTTAAATAATTGCAAATCATTCATTCCAAAAACTTGTTCTGCCCATTTTTGGGCTGTTATTTTACCTACACCTTTTATTCCAGGGATGTTGTCTGTAATATCACCAGCAAGAGCTTTAAACACTGCTACATTATAAGTAGTAGGAGCAGACATAAAAACATTCTTTTTAGGATCAAATTGTTTAGCAGTGGGAAATCTTTGAACAATTTGTAAGAGGTCAGAATCATTTGATATAATAATCATCTCTGATCCAAATTTATGAGCATTGGCTGCTGCCCAAAATAAGATATCATCTGCTTCATACCCTTCTTTTGTAAATTGATAAATTGGCAAGAATGAAATAATTTTTCTTAAATTACTCATTGCTTGAAATAATACCTCATAATCAGATTTCATTTCACGGTTTGATTTATACTCAGGATAAATCTCTTTTCTCCATGAGATAGAATTTTTCATATCCCATGTAATAAAATAATGACCTTGGAATTGTTTAAAAAACGATATCAATTTATTAAAGAACAAATGATATGTCATACCTTCAAGGAAAGATTCTCTTCCTTCTGTTGGATTGTTTTTATTAACAATGTTTTGAGCAGAGTGAAAACAAATATGTGCTAAATTATTACCATCAATCATTATTACTTTATTCATGTACTCCCCTTTAAATCTTTGGATGATGCATTTTTTGCCATGTTCTTGACAAAGATTGATTGTGTGTTCTGTTCCCTTAGATTGTCCATCCCAAAAAGCAAAGATTAAGTCTGCATTTCTTACTATTTTAATATTTCTTAAGAAGCCAGCTTGTTTGCCATATCTATTCCAGTCAGGGTAAAAAATCTGTTTTTCTATTTTATTAATTGTTGCAAATCTCTCTCCTAAACGATCTGCTCCTTTTGCCCCTCCTGATATTACAAGATCAATATCTTCTATTTTAATATTATCTGAAATAACTTTTTCTAAAAGAGGATAATCATTAAATGTTCTTGAACCAACAATTGCTATTTTCATTTTAATGGTGGAGTTGCTCTTTCTATTCTACTAAAATCAAGATTTAATTTTTTAAAAAAATCATTATATAAGATCCAAGCAGTTTTTATGTCGATACTTGGATTTTCAAGCATTTTTTTATATTTTTTCACCATTATAAGCTCATCGACAGTTTTCATTAGGTCTTCAGCTTTTTCTCTTGCTTTAAACACTTGTTTCCTCTAACAATTTAATTTTTGCTAAAATCCAATCTGGAGTTAGTGAATTTAATTCTTCAGGTGTTATATTAAAAGTTGCTTTAAAATCATTATATACAAAATATACAGTAAAAGGATCTAAAGTAGAATTAGATAATGCCTGCTTGTACTCTTTTAATACAATGTTTTTTCTCCAATCTTTTTTAAACGCCTCTGTTATGCTTGCCATATCTAACTCCTCAACTGCCTTTATTTTAGATAGAGGATTCGCCTGTTCAATTTCTCTAAGCATATAAACCACAGAATGCATTGTGTCTGGATCTAAATAAAGATTTTTAGAAAAAAATGATAATAAACGCTCGGCTTTCAAATGTTGCTCTAAATCCTTCCAAAAGTGTTTAAAGTTGGGCATCTTTTAATTCCCACTCAATATAATTATTTTTTATGACTGGTTTAAAAGATCCTCTAATAATAGCTCGGCAATCAGAATCAGACAATTGAATTTTTGATCCTGGTTTAACAAAATACATATTTTTTGAATTTGTGTTTTCTTGAATAATTTTATAGCCTTGTTGCATCCTTAAGATTATTTGTTGAGTAAGATCTTGAACAGATTGCTTTTCAAATTCTGCAGCTTCATCAGCCATTTTTTGCAGCTTATCCTTAATCTCTTTTATCCTCTCTTCTTTATCATATTTAAATTCTATTAATTGCTCCCAATTATGATAATGATCGGCCATCCAAGATTCTAAATTTAAAGCATAAATATTTACTTTTTCTCCTTGTTGAGAAAATATTATCCTCTCCCCATCTTGATATTCATAACTATCTAATGTCTTTATTACAGATATGGGAACAGACCCAGGTCCATGTAAATAAACATGAAGATTTCCGCCTGGGTCTGCTTGTTGTAATAATTCTATCAGATCTTTTGTTTTCATCTTAGCTTTAAATCACCAGTAATTTTATCAATTTTTATTGCCTCATCTGGTCCAATAGCAAGAGCAGTTGTGGTTTTATTGCCTGCAAATTCAGTCATACCATTATCAATGATAATAGCATATGGGATGTTTGCTTGTCTGGCTTGTTCAGCAAGTTGATAAATCTGATCTTCTGTCTCAACACCAACTACTACTTTGGTAAATGCTCCTTGCATCCATGCTTCCATTTCAGGAGTAAATTGAGTGTTATAGTTTTGATGTTCTGACTTCTCGCTCTTTTTCATACGATCGAAAAATACTTTCATAGAGGCATGGCTGGCCTGGGCTGCTTCTTTCCCGCGACGCATATTAAGATCAGTTCGAATCACTATTACCTGTTTTACCATTCTTGCCTCCCATTACATTATTCATAAACCCAAGAAAAAACTGTTTAGTCATATTAAGATAATCTTGATAATAAACCCTTGAAATACAATAAGCCCACCAACTTATCCAAGATAAAATACTAAACAATACAATATATTGATTGCTTATAAATAGAATACCAGCACAACTTAGAATAATTAAAAATGCCATAAAATAAGACAATTCCCAAGATACAATGACTGGTTTATGATCAAATTTTTGATTATTAGTAGCAAAGAAGGAAAAAATATTTTGCATTTTTTTGTTTTGAAAAAGAGCAATTCCTTGAAAAAGAAATGTTGTAATTGCTAATAATATAACAGTAAATTGATCAAGTATAAATGTTCCAGACATTAACAACTCAAGAATGAGATATATTGGCATTAAAGTCGATAGCATAATATGTTTAGATAAACCATGTTTAAAAACAAACCAGGAAATAAGAATATTCATTGAACCTCCATTACACCGTTGTTAAAAGAAATATGCTTACAATTGAACCCGGCAGCTTGTTTATGACCACCACCACCATATTTCTTGGCTATTTCTGATACATCAATATTGCTTGTTGTATATATGCTTATATCATATCTATTACCATTCCATGTCCAGGCAATCATAATATCATGGATAAGAGGATCATAATATCCTGTGAAAAATTGACTATTTTTGAGGAATGTGTTGGCCACTATTGCTTTTTTACCTTCAAATATTACATCATGACAAAGATTTGATGCCCCTTTATTGTAAATATTTTTCATACACTCCCAAGCAACGTTTCCATCTTTAATGACATCATCAATCCAATTATTGTCTGATTCTATCCACTTAGACCATAGTTTAAAATTGTCATCATAATATGGATCTGTTTTAAAAAGATTCATACCCTGTTGAAATGGCATTATCTCCTCATTCCACTTTTTAATATCCTTATTATCCCAAATATCATATCTTCCTAATAATTTAACAAATTTAGGCATTGTTTTTCTTATAAAGAAAGACCAAGAGAGTTCGCAAGCAGAATTATCCATTGAAATAATACCATCAACCATATATTTTTCTAAACCAATGGAAGTCTTGTGATGATCAATTAAAATGGTTTTAAATCTTTGCATAATAGAAATCATCTTGTCTTGTGGTTGAATAGACACATCCATAAAGACCAACTCATCTGTTTCTGCCCATTGATCAAATGGTAGATCATCGCCATAGTTCATAGGAACCATTTCATACGGAAATTTCATTTTATCATAATAATAACGAGCAATAGCTCCTGAGCATTTACCATCTAAATCTGCCACATGATATATTATTCTAATCATTCTTTAACTCCTCTAATTTATTCTTAATTGAATTCATATAATTTATTACGTTTGTCATTAATTCTTCTGCTCCTGTCCAATCTTCACAGGTATGATACTTTTCACGAAAATAGCGATAAGCGGCGCATTTTTCATGTATCATGCAATTGTCGCATGTTTTGTCTTGTAATAAATTTTTAGCTTCTTGATCTACTGTCATTTCAAATAATCCTTGACTAATTTACTATTTTTATATAATCCATGAATATACAATTCACCATTTTCAAGCCATTGCTTAGATTCACCATCTAATTTATTGTTTTTATACAAACCACATACCCATAATTGTCCATTTTCAAACCACTCTTTATATTCACCATTTAATTTACCATCTTTATAAAGTCGATAAATCCATAATTGTCCATTAGAATACCACTCTTTATATTCACCATTTAATTTACCATCTTTATAAAAACAATATTGTTGTGATAACCCATTATCAAACCACTCTTTATATTCACCATCTAACTTATCATCTATCATATAATATTGTACTGCCATCTGACCATTGTTATGATACAAAACCACTTCTTTTCTTAATAATAAAGCTTTAGCCTGTTGATCAATTGTCATTTCAAATAATCCTTGACTACTTTGCCATTTTTATATAAGCAATGAATAAACAATTTTCCATCTTCAAGCAATTGCTTATATTCACCATTTAATTTACTGTTTTTATAAAAACAATGTATCCATAATCTTCCATTTTTATACCACTCTTTATATTCACCATCAAATTCACTATTAACTCTATAATACTGTTTTTTTATTTTTCCATTTTCATGATAAGTAATTACTTCTTTTCTTAATAATAAAGCTTTAGCCTGTTGATCAATTGTCATTTCAAATAATCCTTAATCATATCATCATCTTTATATAAACAATGTTCTATCAATCTACCTGTTTTATCCCAATGTTTATATTCACCATCTCTTTTTCCATTTTTTATAAAATAATGTTCCCATAATTCACCATCTTGATACCACACTTTATATTCACCATTTAATTCATCATTTTTGAAAAAACAATGTATCCAAATTTGTTTATTATTATAGTATAGTTTATATTCACCATCTAACTTATCATCTATCATATAATATTGTGCTAATTTTTGACTATCATCATAATAATCTATTATTTCCTCTCTTAATAATAAATTTTTAGCTTCTTGGTCAATTGTCATGTTTTAATTCCACAATAATACAACTTGCTATCCACATCAAATTTCATACATCTCTCCCTTCTTGATATATATGCTTAATGATTGGAAAACGTAAGCTATATGATCCATCTTTATTTTTACTCTCTTCAAAATATTTAACACATATGGTCTTGCCTACAATCATCTCAGGATGATCTCTATACAGTCTACGTTGCTCAAGGTCAAATCCTGATCCTACTCCTACAATATTACCTTTATGTAGGATATTAACACGACTGAGCATCTCCTCTTCAATTTCTAACCCAGTTTCTTTAGAGATCACCCTAAATGGTCCTGTTTCAATCCCTTGAACTATATATTCAGCATCTTGCATCTTTTTAACCTTTAAAAGATCATTGCTCCTCTTACCTTTGTATATGTCGTCTTTTCGAATAATCAATCCTTCCCATCCTCTCTCTTCTGCTTCATTTGACATTTTATTGAGGTGGTCAATATCTTGGATGGGGATTTGATCTACAATTGATAGTGTCCCTAATTTAAGAGATAGAATCTTAAGTTTTATATCTTGCATTCTATCCACCCTATCAGAAAATAGTTCTTTTCCCTCTCCTCGATGAAAATCTTTAACAGGGATAATGTCAAATATTTTATACATAGGATGATCTAATGTAAAATCTTTTCTCCTTATTTCTTTCATTACAGAATCAAAATGTTCATTACCATTTTCATCAACAATACATATTTCTCCATCTAGAACATATTTATATCCAAGATTTAATTTCTCTAGATCAGAAATAACTTTTCCTAATGTATCAAATTCTTTCCCTTGACGAGACATTAATTTCCAATTTACTTCATCTTGAGGGATGGCAAGGCATCTTACACCATCCATCTTACGTGATGCATACCACTTATCTTTAAAGTCAATTTTATCGGCTTGATCTTCAAAGTTATTTGCAAGAGCTACATTAAATTCTGGGATAAGATCAGGATAAATAGAATTGATTGTTTTGGCATCAATTCTAACTTTGAGATTTTTATCAATGATATTATAGATCAATGTCTTATATTCTGGATTTGCAGAAACAAATCCATTTACTGCAGAAATTGCTGTATGACCTGTAATTCGTCTAGAAGAGAGTGCCCATAAAAGAACAATAAGATCAGTATATGCTTCACCAATTAAATCTTGTCTTTTTTCACAATTTTCAGAAGAGACATAAAATTGAATATAAGGATTATATACCCACTTTAATAATTCTTGGCATTGTGGATATTTTTTTAGAACTGCTTTTTTATCAAGAGTTGAATTGCTCTTATTTAAATCATTAATTAGATCCTGCATGTCTTTTAACATTTATTACTCCTCTAAAATTCTTATTTGTACACTATCTTTATATATTTCACTCGTCAAATATATTCCATATTTTATATTCATCATTTAATTTATCATTTTTATAAAAACCTTGTCTAGATAACTGATCATCTTCCCTCCATTCTTTATATTCTCCATCCATCATATCATCAATTAAATAATAATGTTTATGAGTTTTTTCTGGTGTAAAATAAACAATTGCTTCCTCTCTTAATAACAAAGCTTTAGCTTTTTGATCTATTGTCATCTATTTTCTCCGAAAGATCTTTAATAAACTTTCCATTTTTATATACTTGGTAGACAATTAACTTACCATCTTTATCCCATATTTTTATTTTACTATCTCCTTTGCCATCTTTATAAAAACAATGTACACATAATTGTCCATTATCAAACCACTCCTTATATTCACCATCTATTTTGTTGTCTATCATATAATATTGTTTAGACACTTTTCCATTTTCATGATAAGTAATTATTTCCTCTCTTAATAATAATGCTTTAGCTTCTTGATCAATTGTCATCTTAAATAACCCTTGACTACTTTATCATCTTTATATAATTTATGAATTGTTAAATGACCATCTTTATCCCAAAATTTATATTCACCATCTTTTTTACCTTGTTTATAAAAATAACGGCACCATATTTTACCATTTTCATGCCATCTTTTATATTCACCATTTAATTTACCATTAATTAAATAATACTTCTCTTTTATTTTTCCATTTTCATGATAAGCAGTTACTTCTTCTCTTAATAATAATTCTTTAGCTTGTTGGTCTATTGTCATGAAAATAATCCTTAATTAACACACCATCTTTATAAAAACAATATTGAAATAATTGTCCATTTTCAAACCATCTTTTAAATTTACCATCTTTTTCACCGTTTTTATAAAAACAATACACCCATAGTTGTCCATTTTCATGCCATTGTTTATATTCACCATCATATTTATCATCTATTTTATAATATTGTGCTGACATTTGATCATTATTATAATAAGCAATTACTTCCTCTCTTAATAATAAATTTTTAGCTTCTTGATCTACTGTCATAATTTAATCCTATGTAATCTCTCCTATATCAAAAAATTGGCACTCCTCAATTCCTCCATAACATAAATAAAAATCACTTGGCATTACTTGACCAATATCAACTTTATAACAGTTGTTTTCATAATAAAATCTACATGCAAGACAAGGTGTTTTGTTTAATAATAAATTTTTAGCGACATCATTTATTTGCATTCTTTAAACCCATAAAGAAATGCTGCTTGTGATAATAGTTTATCATATCATATATTCTTTGCAGCTTAGATTTACTTTGTTTATAAATATTTAATTCAATAATTTCTGCCATATCCCATTTTGCTTCTTCAATGTTAATATTAGAAGCAAGAATAAATAATTGAGCATTATCCGAATATTCCGGGTTAGCTAGAGCTTTTAATAGTAAATTTCCATTGGGGGAAAAATTTTCTCTAAATGCCTCATTTTCAATAATCTTTTTTTCGAATGGTGTCATCTGAAATAGATCGACCATCTTGGCGTAAATGATCTTGTCATGATTTGAATTATGGGTTAGTGCTTGAAAACGATCAGCTAGAAAAGAGATATGAAATTGATAATGGAGGAAAGCTGCTAGATTAATTACCCAATTATCTAAATAATAATAGATTGATAGTTTCATTTTATCCCCATTTCTTTTTTTAAAACATTTAAATCTAATATTTCATCATCATCTCTTGCTGTGTTGTTTTTAAAATTTCTATTAAATTTTTTTATAATAATATTATCAAACCTTGTATCAGACTTGGATAAATTCACATCTTTTTTAACATATACTACTTTTAAAAGTTTTTGAAAAACATTTAAAATATCATATTCATCAGAGATATTATTTTCCCATAAATAGTTTATAATATCACGAGTATTAATTATATGATCACTATGAAGAACACTTTCATCTCCAAATTTTTCTTTTTTATTTATATAACCGTCTTGATATCCTATTACAAATGCAGCGTTTTTAGAATGATGGGTTAACATATCAGCAAGTCGACTTTTATAAGAAATATAATCATTTTTTGATATATTAGATTTTTTTTGTACAAGTTCTGATATTGTCCCAATATTCATACTTAAGCCAAGAGCATGAGTTCGCGTCATATTACAAACATTCATGATATGTTCAATAAATTTGTTTGAAGCAATCACACTCATAGATCATACCTCACTTGTAAGAAATCCAAAACAATTTCAATTCTCTTGATCATCAGCTCTTGAATTTTGTCAGCAGTGATATGATCTTTAAGCATAGAAAGAATTGTCCTTGTTTCCTTGTAATATTTTTTAATAAATGAAATATGAACATTATCTCCTTCAAGATACATTACATTATGAAGGCGATCAGCTAATTTGACAGTAAGAGCAGCAGGTGTCATTTTGATCATCTTAGCCCCAAGATATAATCCTTTGTCCATTTCCTTGGGTTTTTGAGATGTCAATTCTTCAACAATTGAGGCTACTCTATCACCAAACAACTCTTTTATCTCCTTAAGAGTAGCAGAAGTATCTTCAAGAACATCATGTAGAAGACCAGAAACTACTAGTTCTTCATCACCAGTAAGCTGTTCTAGGAGTCGAGCTACTGCTTTAGGGTGAGTAAAATAAGGCAGATCAGTAAACTTCCTAATCTGACCAGCATGCTTTTCTTGAGCATATTCATAAGCCTTAATTACTCGTTCTTTAAGCATAGACTTCTCCTAAGGAAATTATACTATATAATTCTATATTCTAAACTATATCTACTTCTTCAAACATACCTCTTTCAAGATAAGCATTATATGAAACTGGCATCTCCCATGGCATTCTTATAATTTTGCCATAAAATTCATCTTCATAATATAGATTTTCGAATATAGCGGCTTGCCCATTTAATCCAGCATAGATACATTTCCTAGGCTGTCTATCCATCCAGCATTTCCAAAGCCAAATATCTTTATAGTCCGTACTCATAGAGTAGTCTGGCTTGTTCGGATCAAATAAGAGGATATGGCCTGTAAATTGGTAATATTTACCTTCTTCGAAATGATTTATCACAGATTTAACTCCTTCTAAGTAAATATGCAAGATAAATGATATGAGTACAAGTGGAAAAATAATCTTCAAGATTGGTAAAACAGACTACCCTTTTAGGACAGCCTCTGATGGGTATGAAAATGGGATACATAGTTTTCTCTCATCTATTAAAATCCTATGTACATCAGAATTAATATCTTGGGATGAATTTTATAACTTTATTAAACAATATGCAACTAGTTATGGCATTAGATTTCTTGGGCTCTCTGGTGAATATGATTTAATTACAAAACTGCCTAATATTAAAATAACAGATTTGTTTGATCCATTTGGCGATGGTTATTTAGAAAGAGATGAGTATGAAGATAGTGATGTATTTTATACATATGAAGTTGGATATAAATTAACTTATATGCTTTTACATGGTAGATTAATAAAATTTCTTAATCTAAGTAAAGAAGAATGTCAACAGAAATTGATAAATTATGTATTTACAGGTGATATAGACTTATGAAATATTTTGTATCAGAAAAAAATGGCTATAACTCTACTATCTTTTATTGCCCAGTTGGTGATGGGTATATTGGTGTAGAATATAAGAAGAATGGTAATTATGTAGGTACGTTTTTTGATTTTGAAATTAATTATGATCGAGAAATAAAAGATCTACCAGAAGATGTACAACAAAAAGTTATATTTTATTTATTCCGATTATATTGGGTCTAAATCATAACGTTCAAAATAATTACATAGACTTTCACCATTTTCAACCATTTTTCCAGCATCAGTTGATATTATTCCACTTAAAACCAATAAACATGAAAGTTGAGAATTCTTGCCTTTGAATCTACATATTTCACAAATATTATCATTTAACAAAAGTCTTTTTACTAACTCTACGTCGTTCATCTTTAAAGGAATATCTCCTTTTATCTTTTTGTTTATGTTTTTCTTTTTTAGGAGTTCCAAACTCTTTATTTATATAATCTTCAAAACATCTACGACATTTATTATCATTATTTAATTGACAATTATGAATATAACACCATTTGTCCAAGAGCATTAGCTTGATCTTTTTTATTTCATTCATTTAAACTCCCAGTCATAAGTGAGAGCATCATGGCAGACTATATTCTTATTTAATATACGAACTATATCCTTATTTTTGACTCCATATTTTTGAGCCATCTCCATAAGACGAAGTTTACATTCTGCTACATTATCCTTCATTAATTCCACACCATAGATAGTTTCTAGAGCGGTTGTAGGGTTATGGTTATATTTTTCTACTTTATAACGATATACCTCTACTAGAAAATTACCATTACCAGCAGATGGATCACAAAAGGTTTTATCTTCTTGCCATACCTCTTCTGGTAGTTTATCTAGTATTTCATCTACTAGGGGGAGAGGAGTAAAAAATTCACCATTATGTTGTTCTCTTTTTGTTTTTTTCATTAATATTCTGGTATGTTTTTATCAATAAAAACCCATTCTTCGTGAGAAAATCCAAATATTTTTTTAAGATCTTGATCAGTATAAGATTTAGTAAAATCAAGATCTGGAATTATTGCCAATTCACCTCGGTCAATATTATTATGAATTTTATAAATAGAAAGACAAAATCTTGGAATTTTAAGTCTTAAATAAGAAAGCCTATTTTTTGATTCTTTTTCTGTTTTATCACCTATGCTAAATGCTTTTTCTTTTATTTTTGAAATAGTTAAATTATTTGGAACAAATGTAAAAAAATCTGGGGAATCAAACAAATTTGGATCATTGTAGTTTACGTTGCCTCTAATTTGAGAAAAGTTGATATAAAAACTCCCAATTCTATTTTTTATATCTAAAAAAGAGCCATTTTTTTCTATGAATTTAGAAATTTTTTCTTTTATAGAAAAATATAAAGGGTTATTCCCATATTTGTTAATTCTATTAATATCGCTCATTTCCCATTCTTCATTTCTCATATAGTCTTTAAGAATAAATGAGTCATGAATCTTAGATTTATCAACAAAAATTATAGCAATCGGAGTTGCTAGTTTTGCATTTTTGAATATTTGATTGGGATTTCTAATTTCAATTCTATATACAATTCCTTGCAAAGCTTGTTTTAATCTTTTTTCTATTGTATTTCTGCTATCTGGTTTTTCATTTATTAAAAACGAAGCAGGTTCAATTATAACAAATTTATCAAAATTTTTAATAGCATGTTCTAGATATTCAAGATGAGTACCATCTTTATAAGGAGGATTTAAAACACCGGTTATTTTTCTTTCATTTGCTTTTTTTATATCATTCATAATTTTATTATATTCCTTATAGGAATTATCATAAGATGAAATATGCTTATCTTCTGCATGTTTATCATTATGAATAGTCCATTTTGTAATCTTTTCATAAACTTCTCCAGGAACTAAAACTGTAAAACCTCCAGCTTTTGAGTGTTTTGCACAATGATAAAGTGATCCATGCTTGTCTATTCCAACAATATAATTTTCGTCAGAAATATCCAACACATCAAATATGTGCTTTATAAGCCATAGGGGATCAAAATGGATGTCTTTATTAAATTGTGCCTGCCAATTCTCCGCTGATTGGATTCTTTGTTCAAAGTATGCATTCATATAAGCATTATATTTCTTTAAGAGTTATCTCTAAAACTTAATTTTAATTTAGAATTCCACCCAATTTTAGAAATAATTTCTTTGTCAAAAAGATCTTTAAGAATTTCAATAGATATTCCAGTAAAAAGCTCAAAATCATGTGGATCTATTTTTAATAGATCATCAACACTCTTTGGTTTATCCATTTCTATAAGAACTCCAATTTTAGCAAAAAGATTTCTAATTTTATTTCTAAGTTTAGCATCCTCATCTTCAGAAATCCACTTCCCAGATGATGGATCTTTATAAGTTGAATTAAAAACTTTGCCTTTAGAATTTCCATCTCCAAAAACAATAACGTCATCATTTTTATCAGCTGAAATTAGAACACATTCTGTATTCAAAAGTTTTTTTGAAAGAAAATCAAAATCATCTTTAGTAAAATTAGAAAATTTAAACATTGGATCATCAAGTCCAATGCTTTTTCTCATATTATCACTTGAAAGAATTTCATCAATCAAGATTTTCATGTCATTTTTAATCCACTCTGATCCCTGAAGGCTCAAAACATTCATGTTTCTCAAAATCTTTTTCTGAAGAGTTTCTTCTGCATCTAATTCAGGATAAATCATCATAGCATACAAAAGACTAATTGCTGCGATCTTGAGTAAAACGCCCTTTGGACAAATAAGAGCTGTTTCTCTTATTAAAACACCTTTAAGAGTATTATTACATCTACCCCTAATCTGATCAAACAACTCAGGGCTTGATATGTTCTTAGCAATAAAAACTGCGGAGAGCTTATCAAGAGTGACTGCCTGAGCCAAAGAGTCTGATGTCCAGATCATAGTCTTATCATAGAGAGAGTGAAAATCATTAAGCTTCTCTTCAGTTGAGCCCTTAATTTTATCTCCGTTTTTTCTAAAAAGATCCGTTTTATAATCAGAAGTCCAACAAATCATTTTATATCCACATTTCCCATCAAGAAGTTCTACAATAAGCTGTGCAGCTTTCTGACTTGGAACATATGAAAGAACATGATCGAATCTACTATGAGATCCAAAGCAAAACGCCAGAGATTTTTCATGAACATCTTGAGGATCAAAAATGTTATAAAAAGCATAAAGTATAGCTTCTCTATATTTCAAAACATTCTTTCGTGAAATGGGATCTTTTTCTACTGTAAAAAGCTTATCCCAATTAAAATTTTCAGAATCATTATATTGACCTTTTTCTTTTAGAAAAGTAACTGCATCTTCAAGAAAGTCCTTTGTAAAAATTGTCTGACGATAATCAGGAAGATTAAGAAGTTGCTTATAGGCATGAAGTTCTTCATCTGTGAGTTGAACTGTATTATACTCATTGGCAACTCCAATCATAAATTCATTATATGGAGTTGCACTAACAGAAATAACAAACTTTGGTTTTATTACAGACGTAATAAGTTTTTGAGAAAGAATGCTATCAGCCTCTCTATGATATTCATCAATCACAAGAGCATCAAACTCATAATTTGAGATAAAATCAATAAACTCCTTTGACTTTACATTCTTCATTTTAGCCCAAGAAGCAAAAATAACAACCTTCTCATCACTTTCAAGAGCATTCTTAAGATTATCATCGACTTTCAGATTTCTAACATTAACAGCTTTCCAACTATAGAAGTCATTATGCTCATTGAAAACCTTATTAAACGAACCCCAACCGTCAGGAGAAGGAGTAATAATAAGAATTTTCTTAATGCCTTTTTTGTTAGCTGCTCTGAGCATATCATCTATTTTCTTAAGAGAAAGAGCAATTATATAGCTTTTACCAGATCGAGTTGGAGAAACTAAAAATACATTTCCTACATTATCAATTACAACTTTGCTGGCAATAGCTTCTGATTTCTCATTCTGATAATCATAGAACTTGTCTGATCGTGTGCGAATTTTATCATGCTTCATATATCCGTATCTGATAAGAATAGCGTGCATAATATCTTCAAATTCTATATTTGCAAATGAATCAGCACCAAGCTTGGAAGAGGGAAGGTTTTCATTTTTAAAATATTCTCGAGAAGTCTGGAATCCCAAAACTTCAGTCATGATCTTATGAGTTGATTTATCTTCTTGAGGATTATCTGAATAGGGAACCCTAATAACAGCAATCATAATTTCAATTGCATCAGGGTGATTCTTGTCTCTTAGATATCCACCATCAGTTTCTTTCCAGTCTTTACCTGCCCACCCAAGCTTTGCAGTCATGACTTTTTTAGAAATATCATCTTTAGAAGCTTTGGTATACAGCCAAGAATGAGGTTGATTTTCAGACACCAAATTGATGATTTTTGGGCGCCCATTCTTAATAGCTTCAAAATAAAGACTCTCAAGAGTGTCCTCACAAGTTAATCCATCAATCTTTTTGAGAAGTTTTCCAAAAACTCTTCTACCATGTCTATTCATCTTTATAACCTCTAAAGATATTATACCAAAAATTTCTCTTTTCTAAATTAAATAATTCATTATTTTTAATAAAGATAATATAAAGGAGAGTATATGCAATTTAATAAGGTACTATCTGAAGTAAAAATTTCTATATTAGCAAATAGTTTAAAAAGCAATAATCCTGTGTTTGATAAATCAGACTCTGACATCCTTAAGGCAATTGGTAGTCTTACAGATGATACTGGTAAACCTATTGTAGATATCAACTTGGCTAATTCATATGTAAAAAAACTTGGTCTTAACCCAACAGATCCAAAAGTAGCAAAGGTTATTAACTTGGCAGTTAAATATAATGCTCAAGCTCAACAATCAAATCAAGACATATCAAAAATAGAAGCAGAAAGAGCACAACAAAGAAATGCTAGAAGAAGTGATCTAAGTGGACAAATAGCAGCCAAAGGTTGGGTTCAATAAAACAAGAGTTTAATCTTATTAAACAAAGACTTGCCTTCAAAAATACGTGAAAAGATATAAGAATAACGGTACCAGTTTTTCATCCCATTAACTTTTTTTACAGTAATACAGTTAGTATAATCTCCATTATTGGTAAGTCTCCTGGCTGTGTCATATACTATATCCCACTTGAATTTACCTAAACCATAAGTGTAATACTCTTCATACACCTGTTCTTCTTCTGGAGTGGTATAAGACATATCTAGAGCTTTTTCAAGATGACGTTCATAGAGCTGAGACAACTTATTACCAATAAAACATTTGATCATAATAACTCCTGTAAACATTATACTACATTCTCCACTATTCTAAATTTAATAAACCCTTCATTTCTTCTCTCATCTCCAAAGAATTTTTAGCAATTCTAAGAGCATCACGTACAGGGTCGAATCCAGGATCCAAAGCCAAAGCTTCTGACCAAAAGATAATTGCTCTCTCAATATCACCCCGGGTATATCTCTCTAACCCAAGTACATATAACTCATCTACTTTATTGGCCCTTTCTGCTCTTCCCATATCTCCTAACCTAAATCTAGCCTGTATGGATAAGTGATTAAGAGAGGAAAGTTGAGTAGTAAGATCAAGAGTATAATTTACAAACAAAGTCATAGGATTAAAATCAATTGCAGTTCCTACTGTTAATCTGGGATTGGCTCCTTTAACCTGTAAGCCAGAATGTATAGAGAAGAAATCAGTGAAAATGAAATTCATTCCAACTGACCAATATTCTTGTTCACTCTTAGAAATATCTACTAGATTAATAGGAAAAGAGATATCAGATGAAAGAGTAAGAGGGCGAATTGGAGAGTAAGCAAGACCAAAAGTAAAAGTAGTTGGAAGAGGATCGCCTTGAATAGGAGGACCAAAATTCTTGAGAGCAAGACCAACAGACATATTTTTGGATCTTGAGGCATAATATTTAAGAAAGTTAAACTTGGTTAACATGCCGAAATCTGCCATCAGAGCAAGAGCAGATTGATCAAAACCCGATCCTGCTTGGACAATATCATTAGCATCAGCAAAATCTGGAAAAGATTGATAAGCAAGCTTGATATTTGCTCCAATAGCAATACCATAAAAATAATAACCAGGGAAAAGATGAAGTGATGCATTCCCAATCAATAAAGCTTCAGAATAATAACCAGAGGAGAGACGATCTCCATAATCATTATATTCACTAAACGGAAGATAAAGCCATTTTCCACCTAGAGCAAAACCAATATGATCAAGACGTTTTGTAAAGATTACACTTTCAAGTCTAGAATCAGCAATCCAATTATTATGATAAAGTGAGAGTTCAGTAAAATCTTGAATACAAGAAGCTGAAGGATTAAACTCAAGAAAAGATGAATCAGTAGATACAGCTGTATAAGCCATACCCATTCCCTCTGCTAGCCCACCAGATGGAATACGAGTGATAAGCATACGATTTAATCCGGCATTTAAATCAATGTTTAACAAAGAAGATAGGAAGTCATATGCTGATGGACTTTGAGCATATACCAAAGAAAATAAAGAAAAAATGAATCCAAGATATAATCTTTTCATACCCACTCCTGGAAAGATTATACTATATTATATAAAATCTCTAAACCCAGAGTTGAAATATCTCTTGTTTAAAAACAATTTTTAACATATCCCTAGAATCTATTTCAGTAAGACCCATTACACCAGTACTTTTAAATTTATTATTAAAATCATATGTTAAAACATTTCTATATATATTAAAAGATACACAATGTGGAATCCCATCTTTTATATCTCTAATATAGTGATAAGTAATATTAGATCCCCAATCATATAAATAAGTCTTACCTGCTTCTAACACTTAAATTTTCCCACTTGGCTAATAGTTTTTTTAATAATTCCATATCTCTTTGAATAGTGTGATCAAAATTTATTCCAACATTAAAAAACGTACCTTTTATCTGCAGATCATGTTTAATTTTTTCTATTGATGAATCTATTATTCCAATATAGTTTTCATATTCTGGATCATTTTCGTTTTTTGCTATAGCTATTAATAACCACTCATTGCCAGATGTTAATTGAAAAAAGAAAGATTCATTATTCATATCTTCTTCATAGTGTGAAAATTTTAAATTAGATATTTTTAACACTTTCTGTAATACATAAAAAGGAAATGGATATTTAAATATCTGTTTAATGGTCTGTCTCATTAAATTTATAGTCATAATCTTATCTTTCTATTTCAAAGTAATAAGATAACTGTATAGGAGATAATATGCAAATTACTACTAAATTAGAATTCGATAATATAATGTTAGACCCACTTACTAACATCTCTACGACAATTGAGTTCCCAGGTGGAACAGTAGATTGGCAATTAAATATAACCAAACCCTGTACTATCTTTGGAAATAATACAATAATCGATGTATCAGGTGATGGTCATGATAATGCTTTAGTTATAACAGCAGCAGTTGATATATCAGACCTGACTGTTTTAAATTCAGAAAAAACTGCGATATTAATTAACAATGTTGATGGGGCAAGATTTGAAAAAATTAGGACAGGACACTCTAACTATGGTTGGCTTATAAAAGACAGCAAAAATTTAGAGTTCGAAGAGTGTGAGTCTTATAATAATAATATAGGTTTTGAACTACAGGGCTCCTCTTCTATAATGGGAAATATTGATTCTTATCAAGAATTAGGTCTTAATATTCAAGGAGAAGATCCTTCTGGATTATTAGCAAACAAAAAATATTATTTTAAAGTTAATGATAAAGAGTATGAATTAACAACTTCTAATTATATCACTTTTAATAATCTCATACAACAATTAAATGATTCAAAGAGGACAAGTGATGGACAATTATTAAAAGCAGAATTTTTGGTAACACTTACTAATAATGATGTTCGTATTACATCTTTAACTAACTCATCTACTTCTTTAGGAAGAGGGACAACCGGCAAGGATTTATTTAGATATATTACAGGTTTTGATACTCATGAACAATTAAATGTAGAATGTTTAGATAATATAATAATTGGTGGTACTGCTAGGCTTCAATCTAAATACTGGATATTAAAAACATTTGAAAGAAATTATTATATATGGTATAATTCTGCTGCGTCTGAAACTGCTCCATATGTTGGAACAAACCCAAATATACCAAATCATACTGGAATAGAAGTAAGGATACTTGATAATAATAATTCTTCAACAGTAGCACAAAAAACAAAAGATGCATTAGAAACAATAACATCAATAAGTGATTTTCTTGTATCTATTAATAATAATATTCTAACAATCTTCTTCTGTCAAAGCGGTAATGCTCCTGAATCCGAACCAGGCAATATAGGATTTACATTAACCAAGACAGATGGAGCAGTTGATGGTATATTTGATCTTCCATTTGGTAATACCTTATTAGAAGATAGAACAGATAGATGCCAATATAACACAATATTAAATTCTTTATTTTATAAAAATGCAATTGGTATAAAATTAGTAAATGCAAATAATAATGAATTTACTAATTGTCAAGTTTATCAAAACAGTAATATTGGAATTTGGCAATTAGATACCTCTCATGATAATATTTATCGTGGAGAAATTTATGAAAATATAAGATACGGAGCAAGAAACACTGATCGTGATCACTTGTTAGATTTATCATCTTGCTGGTGGGGTGATTTAACTGGGCCGTCTGGATCTGGTAGAGGTGTTGGTGATAAAATAAGCAATTATATTAAAATCGATCCATGGCTTCAATCTGGTACTGAACCTGAATTAACTTATCCTATTACAAGAGGATTTATATGGAATATGCTGGGCTACCCTCAAGTAGCAGTAGAACTAACCGAAGATCAAGTATCTCAATGTATATCTTTGGCTCTAGAAAAATTCCACTATTATTGGCAACCAGAACCATATTATCATTATATGAGTATAGGTGAAGGACAATATGAATTAGAGTTGCCAGTCAATATACCCAAAGAGAGTATAATAGAGGTAATTTATGCACCGCAAGCTGATATCTTCGCACAACTGTCTGGATCAGGAGAATCATTCTTTTTGACATATTATATGCAACAATCTGGCGGAACATTCTTGGCTGACTTCTATGTGGCAATGTCTTATAAAGAAACATTTGAAAGAACATTAGGTATAGTTCCATCATATGAATTTTTATCTCATCCTGACTCTAATGGTGTGATGAAAGATTATATACGACTTTATCCTCGACCATCAACTAATGCAATTCGTGTTGGATTAAAAGTATCAAGACAATTAAGTGAGAGTGAAGTTGATCAAGATATGTGGATAAGAAAATATGCATTAGCTTGGGCTAAACAAATGCTTGGTCAAATTCGTTCCAAATTTTCTTCTGTACCGGGGCCAACTGGTGAAATTTCTCTCAAAGGTAGTGAGTTAATATCTGAAGGAAAAGAGGAGCAAGAAAAGTTAGAGATGGATTTAATAAAAAGGTCAGAACCTCTTGGTTTTATTACAGGTTAATATATGTATAAAGACATTTTAAAACCATATAAATTTTATTATTGGAAAGAGAGTCTTGTAAAAAAATGGACTCAAGAAGACATTTGTTTTATTTATGATATTAATGATACTATGGCAGGACCACATCATTTACAATGCAATGGAATAGAAATTCAAGCAATTAAGAGTGATTTAAAAGTAGGATTAAATTACAATTATCATTATCGTACAGATGATAAAAGTTTTAAATATCTAATAAAAGAAATAAGCATAGACGATATAGACAAAAAAATGTTTTTTGATTGGTTGTTTAATAACAAAAGTGGATTACATAATTCGTTAAAATTAAAATATGAGTGGGATAGAAATGAAAGGATTTGAAAACCACCAATGGAGAATTTTTAAGTACTCTTCAAGCGTAGAAATTACTCACAAAAAATTTCCATTTATTAAAATAAGAGGAGATAAAAAATCATATAAAACAGATGCTTATCAGAGTAGAGCACAAACACATTGGAGTTTTTTTATACCAGGATGGACTTTAAATAGTCATTTTAATTTTACTTTTACTGGTAAATTATTGCAGAGCAACACGGCAGAAATATTTGAAGAGTTAATAAAATATAAAGATTGTTGTCATGCTATATTAGATTATTTATTTAATGGAAATTGGAAATGAACTATTTTAATCAATGGATAAAAGAAAAACATGGATACGCATATATGTATGTTATTAATATTAAAAGAGATAATTATTTTTTAGGTTTTATAATTAATTCTAAAAGAAATAATTTAGTACTTTCTTCCAGATTTAATCCTCCAGAAAATTGGTTTAGTATAGTAAAATATGATTTTGAAAAACCAAATATAAAAAACCTAGAAAGAAAAATGATAAAGGTGCTTTTTTTATGAAATTATTACAACCATATGCTTACAAAGGAATAGACATAAGATTTTACTTTGAAAAAGGCGAACAGTTATTTATTGTATCATTACTACATGGCGACATTTTATTTAGATATGCCATAAAAGATGCTGCTTATGCTTTATTTGACAATGCTAATGAAAATGGTTATGTAAGACAAGAAGGGTGGGATGCTTATTCGGAGGAGAACAGAAGAGATATTATAAGTTTAATTTTATCTTATGATTATCTAAATGAGGATATGCAATCCTTATTAGAGGCACAATTATCAACAATTGTTAAACAAAGTGATTTAAAAAAATGGAACAACATACAAAAGGACTTGTGGATAAAAACAACCAAAAAATTAAATATAGATAAAAATGATATTGATAAATTTTTTAAGTTTGGTAGATTCTTTTATGAGTTTGTAAGTAAGTACAACAAGACACCAACTATAAAAGAAATAAGAGGTTTATATGACATTTGATCAAGCATTAAAAGAAGAAGTAGGAACTGGTGATGTTCAGGGTCTTCAAGTAGGTTTCCAAAAAAAGAAACCAGTAAGAAGATTTTCTCTTAAAAAACACAATATAATAAAAAAGATGGATTATAAAATAAATGACAAAAGGTGATTTTTTAAGAATAGGGTCAAGATGCGACATTTATTATGTTGTAAATGAACCATCTCGTTTATATTTATCTCAAGGCAAATCTAAAATATGGGTTAATTTAAAACCAATACTGTCATCTTCTAATCTTGCAAACACAATGTATGATAACATAGAAAAAATGAGACAAGAAAGATTATTAGAAAAAGAAGAAGTTATTAAATGGGTTTTTTCTAAACATAGAACTCAAGAAGATAATAAATATTCTGATTTATCGAGGTTGAAATGAGATTTGAAGATGTAGATCTAAATAAAGCGTATTATACTCCAACAATAAGATATGCACCATTATCTATATATTATAATTTTAATATTGAAAATGATGAACATATATCGTGTGATATGATGGAGATGTTAATAAAAGATTTAGCAATATATCCTGGTATGGTTTTTACCAGATCTGAAAATTATGATTTACGAGAGGCATCAGACGAAATTAGGCAATCATTTATTAAAGCAATTTTTGAAAGACGTTTAATATTTAATTAAACAAATCTTTAATTATATCATGTTTATAATGAGAAAAGAAATTATCACAGGCTTGTTGGATTAATTTTAAACTATCTTGAGCCTCATTAAATAATTCTTTTAGTGTCCCATCCCATACGCCTAACATATCATATAATGATGGTCTTTCTTGTCTATCGTAAGACAATGACCATTTTAATTCATATTCGAACTCAGAACCGTTTAATTCATAATATATTTCTTCTGGATTTTCATTCTCCTCATCTTCACTTAATTCATCTATTGCTTCTTTTTGTTGTTCAAACCACATTCTTGTATCATTCATGGTATCACGAATTGTTTCTCTGTTTATTTTTTCATCAAGAGCGAAATAATAATTTTCTATAAAGAATTTTTGAAACATGGCAGTTGAGAATCTATATCCTGTATATACATTATAATCAGAAATATATTCTAAAAATCTTGATTCTGTTTCTTGTTCAATATCTTCTATTTCCATAATCATTATCTTGTAAAAATAAGCAAGATAAATTATGGAAAATTTAAAATCTGGTCAGTTTATTAAAATTTATCATGAGTATATGTATCATGTGTTTTTATTACAAAAACATAAATATAATAATGTATGGGAAGTATTATCAATTTGGCAATCACCTGATGGATTTAAAGTAGCAATTAATCATCAGACAGTTGATATATCAAGTTATAATTTTGAGTTAATGCAAGATAGAAAATTATATCATTTCTATGATTGGTTATTTGATACTATATTTATAGATCCTAAGGCAATTATGTTATTATAATAAAAAGCCACTCTTTCGAGTGGCTTTATTTTATCTCCTTCGATTTGGGATATTTAGGCTCAACGAGCTCGATCGTTTATAGAATAAACTTCACAATAATCCCACCTCCTATAATTGTCAGGATATGATGACTACAAAGCGAAAAACTACGCTTAAGAACCAGGAAATGATCCTGGCTACTTGAACTCATCCTATTATTCTAATCTATGCCGGCCTATAGATAATAATAGGAATCACAGTCCCTGCTTTACCTATAAGCTATCTTAAAAAGTTTCTCTTTATGTATCATCAAATATATCTTTCTTTAAAAATGACAAATTTTATCAGATATTTTTTAATTTCTTTTAGTACAAAATGTTCCAACTTTTTCTATGTATTGAACATAAACCATATTGATGTATAGCTTGTCTATGCTCTAATGTGCCATATCCTTTATGTTTAGCAAAACCATAATTTGGATATTTATCTTCCATTAAAATCATATATCTATCTCTTGCTACTTTAGCCATAATAGATGCTGCTGCTATTTCTTTATAAACATCCTCTCCTCTTACACAAGTTTCAAAATTAGAATTGTTTGGGAATGGATTCCAATTACCATCAAATATAATTTTATCAGCTTTTAGTCTCATTATAATTTTAAAAATAGCTTGTTTTTCTACATTTAATATACCATGTTTATCAATTTCATGTGATGAGATTAATTGTATATCAAAGTCAGCATACTTTGGTATCTCTTTAAATAACGCCTCTCTTTTTTTAGATGAGAGTTTTTTACTATCTTTTATGTCATTTAATAATGAGAGTGGAATATCATCGTGTAGTATAACACCGCCTACACCTAATGGACCTGCTAAACTTCCCCTACTTTTTTAAATTCTCTCTTTTTAGCCCGAAGGCTAACCAACCTCGTCAAGCCCTAAAATCTTGAGATGGTGAACAAGAAAATCTTTTTCCATAAATTTCCTCCAACTTTAAATAGTAATCTTCTATGTCCAACAAAAAAATAAATTCTTTTTGAATATTTTTGGCATAATTCTTTGCTGCTTTTTCTTTAGCTAAAATTTCTCCACTTTCTAATGCTTGTTTATACCAAAAATGAGAACTTTTTATTTCAAAAAGATATTTATCTGTTTCAAAATCAACGAAATAATATCGTTCTTTATCATCAAGAATATATTTTATTCTTGGACCTTGCTTTACATTTAAATATGCTTGTTCACATGATTTTATAAATTTTAATTCTTCAAATGATTTGTAAATTATTTTTTCATTAAAAATAGTAATATATTCTCCTGTTTTAAATGATGATGTTGATTTATATTGAACATGATCTTTATATATAGCTTTTTCAGATTGAAAATAATGTGAACCATATTTTTTTATCATTGTCTGTTTTATTTTATCTTGAGCTATTTTTGATCCTCCGCCGTTTTTAACACCATATTTTTTTAAACAAGTATCAACTATTTTATTTTTTACTGAATCTAATTGTGTAGTATTTTCAACACCATATTTTATCATATTATTTTTTTTAATAATATTTTGAGTTTCTTTTAATTGACTTATGTTTTTAACACCATATTTTTGTATAGTTGATTCTATACGACTACAATTAATACACAATTCATCAAATTTTGTTTTATAAAGTGTTTTTAATCTTGAATCAAATGTTTTTTTACATTTTTTACAAATACATTGAACCATTGTATTGCTGTTAATTTTTATACTATTAATATAATAACTGTGATTTAATTTTATTAAATCTTTTTTATTAAACATAATATTTCCTATATTCAAATATCGTCCCTCCTCATTAATACCTTATCTTTCTTAATTTATTATAAAATATACAAATCTTTATTTTTTTAACAAGATAAATATATGACACACCAAGATAAAATTAAAGAAGTTTTTACAAATTACGGCTATTTAATAATTGATGCTGTAGAGCCTGATGACCCAGATTTATTAAGTGATTTAAAAGATCTTAATATAAAATTAATTACATTGCCACACCCTCGTTTTATTGAAATAAAACTTGTTGGGTGTTATTCAGACATAAAACAAATTTTATCTATCCATTGGTTTCCACATGAAGGTGCTGAATTAGAAGAAACGATGGAAACTTTTATTAAATATTGAGAGGTAATATGACACCAGAAGAATTTTCAGTGAAATTAATTTTTGACTTACAAGGTGAAGAGCCATGGGTGGATAATATTCCAGATAAATTATTTTTTTTAAGCAAAAAAATACCTGGATCTAATTATTTTTGTCGTTTATTAAGAGAGTATAAAAAATTAGGAGAATTTAATAAATCAGCAGCAGAATATGGTTTTAAAGAAGAGAAAAAAGGAAACCAATTATATCTAATTACAGATGATGGATCGATTATTCATTTTTTTGCCATGGATAAAAGATATGAACCAGTAGTAAATAAGTTAAATTATATATTTAATCTTGATATGTTAGATCCAACATATGCGGAATTCTTTGAGGAGGAAGGATGAAATTTGACCAAGTGATAAAAAGAATAAAAAAAGATGGTATAAAAATACCCAAGATCAAAAAAAATACAACTTTTGATGATGGTGGATTTACAGATCAAGGACCTACTGGGTTAGTTGGTGGAGCAGACGAATTAAAAAAAGCAAAATCAAATAAGAAAAAAGGAAAGGATTCTAATATATGAAATTTAATAAAGCTCTAAATGAGACTGTTTTAAATAAAAACAAAAATTCTAATTTCTATAAGGATGGGTATAAATCAGGAGAGAAAGCCTGTGAATCAGTTGATTTTAATGATTATAGAAAAGCTAAAAAAAATATCTATTTTGACGATGCTATGGAATATGTTCACAGTATTTTGGATCAAAGAGATTACAATGAAATAGAAGCTGATGAGTTTTTAGATGGGGCTGAAGATGCTATTACTGATTTCATAAAGGTACAGAAAAAATGAAATTTAATCAAGCATTAAAAAATACTAAAGGTAAAGTAGACAATATATCAATAAAACCAAAAAAAGGATTCTAATATATGAAATTTTCTTTAGTGTTAGAAGAAATATCTTTATATAATACTCATCCTTATTTACCAACAAAAAAAGAATCTATTTATGATAGAGTAGTTGGACATGAAGATGATAGGTATATTTTCAAATCAAAAAACAATAAATTTTCTTCTAAACAATTTGGTAAATTGGATCCTAATCAATATCATTCTCCTGCAGAAACAAACGATGTAAAAGATTATAAAAGAGCAATAAATAAAAACAAAGCTTATCTAACAAAGGTTAATAAGTTTTATAAGGTTAAAATATGAGTAAAAGAGAAAATTCAAGATTAAGAATGTATGATCAATACTCTCCTGATACAATCTATATGAACAGTATAGATAATGAGGTTATTGAGATTGCATCACCTCCAATCAAGGTTTATCCATTTAATATATTTAAAACAGTATCACCTGAAGATTACTCTCCTGTAGATGATATATATGGTGAGGCAGATATTATTGATGAACAGAAGTTAATGCAATTATATGGGCATGGTATGGATGAATTTCAACCTCAAGATTTTTTTGTTGTTCGTCCTGGAGAAGTTTTTGATAATCCAATACTCATACCTGGATATTATCAAGAACCAACTTGGACACAGGAATTACAAAGATTAGGTGTTCAAGAAGTGGAAGAGGAATTAGCAATTACTTTTAATTATAGCAGAATGATGAGTGAAAAGGGTAGCCCAATTAAAATTGGCGATGGAATACAAACATTTCGTGGTGATTTTTATCGTGTAGTTGATGCTTATGTAGCCGATGAAACAAAGGGGTGGAAGTATATTCATTTTCATGTTATAGCTCGCAAGCCACCAACATCGTCATTAGATAATTTATTATTGCCAGATAATCCATTTATCCCAGGTCAAAACAGAAATAATAACAGATGAATTGTATAGTCAGAGAACAAATTAAAAAATTATTTAATGATCCTCCAAGAACGATGACAAATGGTCTGTGGTTTAGTGGTTATGAAGATGAAGGTGAATATAAAAATTGGTATCCAAGTGGTAACCCATGGGAGCACAGTTTTTCTAAGAATAATAGACTACATGGTGAATTTAAAAAATGGTATGATAATGGAAAATTACAAGAACATGGTTTTTATAAAGATGGTAAACAATACGGTAAATTTAAAATGTGGAATGAGAAGGGAGAATTAAGAGTTCACAAATTATACAAAAATAATGAAGCAATCAGGGATTATTTAAAATGAGGAATATAGCCAGAGAACAAATTATAAAATTATTTATTAATCCTCAACAAACAATAATGAGTGGTCTATGGTATAGTGGATATGAAGGTGAAGGTGAATATAAAGAATGGTTTAACAATGGACAATTATGTAAACATTGTTTTTATAAAGATGGTAAACGAAATGGTGAATATAGATTGTTTCACGAAAATGGGCAATTATGGGAACATTATTTTTTTAAAAATGGTAATTTCAATGGTGAATATAAAAAATGGTATGAAAGCGGTCAAATATGGGAACATAGTTTTTATAAAGATGATAAACGAGAAGGTGAATTTAAAAAATGGGATAAGGCTGGTAAATTAATATATCACAGATTATATCAAGATGGTAAAATAATCAAGGATTATTTAGAATGAAATATATTGCAAGAGAGCAAATTAAAAAATTATTTACTCATCCTCAACAAACAATGATGAGTGGTTTATATTTTAGTGAATATACAGGAAAAGGTAAATATAAAGAATGGTGGGAAAATGGAAAACTATATAGGCAGTGTTTTTATAAAGACGGTAGTTTAAATGGTGAATATAAAGCATGGCATGAAAATGGACAACCATACAAACATTATTTTTTTAAAAATGGTGAATTAGATAGTGAATGTAAAGAGTGGCTTAGTAATGGTAAATTAATATATCACAGATTATACAAAAAAGGTGAATTAGTCAAGGATTATTTAGAATGAGATACATAGCCAAAGATCAAATTAAAAAAATATTTGAAAAGCCTATAAGTGAAATGCGTAGAGGATTATGGTTTAATGAATATGAAGCTGAAGGTGAATATAGAGATTGGTGGGACAACGGTAATTTACGTCAACGTCTTTTCTTTAAAGATGGTAAAATGAACGGTGAATATACTATTCGCCATAAAAATGGTAAATTATCACAACAATGTTTTTATAAAGATGGTAAAATGAATGGTGAATGCAAAGAATGGAGTGAAACGGGGCAACTAATAGTTCATAAATTATACAAAAAATGTGAATTAGTTAAGGACTACTTAGAATGAAATATTTAAATCAAGTAGTATATATTGATAGTGGTTCTTTTAAAAACAGACCTAATAAATCACCATATGTTTTTATATATAAATTTAAACAAAGAGAAGATGAATTAATTGAAATATCTTTAATAGATCTAAAGGGAAGAAAAGATTTTTTTACCGTAAACAAGTTTTGGATGAAAACTGTTAAAGATTTTAATCCACCAGAATATATGAGAAAAGAATTTATAAAAATTATTTTTAAAGAGTTAAAATGAATATCTATGATTTAAAAATAAATGATGAATTTTATTTAAATTTCTATAACGAATCTATTTTATTTAGAGTGGCAACTCTACCATTTGAATATGGAAATTCTATATTGATTAATCTTACAAGAATATCTTTTAATAAACAAACAAAAGAATTATCCACAACAATAAAAGCTTATACAAAAACTGCACTTAAAACTGGCAATATGAGTAAGAGTATATTTTATAATCCAAGAAAATTATTTATAAAAGATATATTTAAGGAATAAAAATGATAGCAAGATATGAATCACTTTGCAATTTAGTAAAAAACTTTCAATGGAGTTTAGGTGATTGGAGAATAAGAGGATTAAAAACAAGGTGATTTTCAAGCATTTTTATGCAAGATAATATATGGACGATATATTTCAAAAAGCAACCCAAATTGTTATGCAACAACTTTATAAAGAATTAAATGCTATTGTAGAAGAAGGAACTAAAATTCCAAAATCCTTGGAAGATTTAAAAAAAGATAATAATATATTTGGATTGTTAGTTGCTGATATAGTAGAAAATAAAGTTGAAGCAATTAATAGACATAAAACATCAGAATATTTTAATCCAGATAATATTTTGATAACAAAAATAAATAAAATAAGATATGCAAGTGAAAATATCTCTGGTGATGTTATATTAAACGTATCTGGAAGAGATGAACCAACAAATAAAAGCTTAATGACATGGTTTTATGGTGGAGAAGATAAAGGCAAAATTTATCATCCTAACATGAGAATTGATGGAAATATTGAAGCACGAGATATAGAAATTTTAGAATCTATTCAAGAAAAATTAACTGAAAAAATAAATGATAGAATAAAGAACATGGTAATTGAGGTAAGTAAATAATGGCAGGTGAATATTTTCCAATGTTTAGAGATTATTCTCTTGCTGTAGAAAAATGGCTTAGAGAGATTGTTCGCATACCAAGAATAGATCAAATAACTGCTCTTATACAAAAAATAACACGCAGAGGAACAACTGACGGCGGAATTAATCAACTTGAAATAACTATCGATAGTAATACTTTTGAGGTAAAAGGTAAAACTTATATCAAGTTTAAACAAGGTCAAAATATAGAATTAATAGGTACATTACAAAATGACGCTATTTATATGATAAGTAAAGTTGTAAATAATATTTTAATTCTTGATCCAGCTTATAAAATATTAAAAGCAGAACAGCCATCTCCTGCTGGTGAGGTTAAACAAAGAATTAACGTGTTTTATGCGGATATGGAAAAAGCAATATCATTGATAGCAAATCCTCTTAGAAATGGACAGTTTGATACTCCAGGTGTGGCTTATTTTATATCTAACTATCAATATTCTGTAGAAAAAAGTCGCCCAAGAGAGAACTATTATGTCAAAAGAACGAAAGATAATAATACAGGAAATATAAGTAGGGTGAATATGGTCCCTCCTTTACAGGAATATCAAGTCAGTTATACTATAAATATCTGGGCTAGATATAAACAAGAGTTGGACATGATGCAGTATCAAATTCTTTCAGAGTTTGCACCACAAAAATGGTTTTGGATACCAGGTGCTATTTATGACGAAGAAGAAAGTAGAGGCAAAGAACACCAAGGACAATGGGCACATTGTTTAATGGAGACCGCTTCTGATGTATCTGATCTTGAACCTGGAGATGCACAAGAAAGAACTTTGAGATTTGAAATTAGTTTTACAATTACCAATGCTTTTATTCCATTGCCATTTGAAAAAGATCAAAATTATATTGGATCTTTACAAATAGAGACGACAACACAAAAGGAAAAACCTTATATTTAAGGAGAAATAGAATGGTTAAAATTAAGAACAAAACGTATCAACCACTGCCACTACTGATTGATGACAAAACTATCATTGTACCTGGTAGAATGTCAATTGATGTACCAACTGTGACAAAACAAATGATTGCCTTGAAATCCAAGGGTATGTTGCAAATTATTAAAAAATAAGGGGGAATTATAATATGGCACGATTTTTAATTTCGCCTGGAGTAATTACACGTGAAGTTGATAATTCACAATACGCAGCAACAAATCCTGGACTTGGTAATATCGCTGCTCTTGTTGGTTATGCAGAGAAAGGACCTTTTGAGCCTACATTAGTTACTGGAACACAGAACTTTGTAGAAAAATTTGGTAAGACTCTTGCCAATGCTCCATACCTTGCTCAAGCAGCCTACAAATATTTTGAAGAGAACGATACTCTTCTTGTAGTGAGAGCAGGTAATAATCAAGATCCAGAAGCTTATCCAAATGCTGCACAATACTCCAGTCTAAAAGTACGACTCAATCCAACAAATCAAAACGCAACTGCTGGTTATCAAAAATTTGTACCAACAGCTGATGTACAACCAGGGATGTTTAGTAGTGGGGCATCTTATGGTTTCAAAGTTTTGGCAGACTTTAGAGCATTTAAGACACCAAAATATCTTGAAAAATGGAATGGTATGGCTGTAGAAACAGCAAACTCTTTAGGTCCATCTCCAATGACAAGTATATATGAGACTGTCTTTAAAACAGCTTTCACATCTTCATCAGCTTCTGCATTTGAAGCTAATTACAAGAGAAAGCATTCTGCAGGATCAACTGCTGAATACTATGGTACAGGTACAAAATCAGGTTCAAGCTTTGGTGATACAGTTTCTGCAACTTTATATAAATATAGAGATAACGATACATATGCTGATGATCCAACTGACTTTATTGTGTTAAATGGTAGTTATGCCGCTAATGCTGTTGGTAGTGTAAATATTCTTGATGGAAAAGATTTCAGTACAACAAGTGGAACATTGGTTATTACTCTTGGTGCAGTAGCTTATACTGTTACATTAGATGAAGCATTTGCAAATGCTGATGCTCTTGCTGCTGGAATCAATACAGCACTAGAAACTGCTGATGATGGCACTGGTGTTGTTGATATTTCTAATAGAATAGAAGCATCAGTTCTTAAACAAACAGCAACAACTGCTTATTTAAGATTAGTTAAGAAATCAAGCACAAATACTGGATTTACTCTTGGTGGAACTGCATTAGCAACACTTGGATTAACTTCAGGAGAATATCTTGATTCAAAAGGCATAATCGGTACTTGGCATGCTGAAACTGTTTTATCTGGAACACCACAAACATTTAGCGGTGTGTTTAGTTATACATTACAAAAAACAGAAGCTGCCGCTCTTTCATTTGAAGACTATGCAGAGATCAGTGTAGCCGCTCCTCTTTCAGGAACATGGACATTGAGCGATATTGCTTCTCAAATTCAAACAGGATTAAATACAGCTTTTACTGCCTATAACCATCCTCAAGCAAGAGGCATAGCAGCAGTAGCAGGTGATGGTAAGATTACAATTACTGCAAGTGATTTAGCATCTACTATGGCATCAATAGTAAAAATTGAAGCACCATCATCTGGTAATTCTTTGATTACATTGCTTGGTGGAGTAGAATCACCAGTTAATGGTCTTTCTCCATCTTCAGTTGGTGAAGCAGTTTATACAATCAAAGCTAAAGAAAAAGGTTCTTATGGCCAAAAACTTATTCTTAGAACAGAAGAAAAGAGAGTTAATTTAGGACCGGAACAAGTTATTTATCATAATATCTATGTTCTTTTAGATGGTTACGAAGTTAGAACATATCAAAAGATTAATTGGACAAATCCAGAAGATGCTAATTTCTTCCTTACAAGAATGGCAAGTGATCCTTATGTTTCAATTGATGCTGAAGATGAAGATGGCGATGAAATATTTGCTCAACTTCCAAATGGTGATTGGGCATTAGGTCAAAGTGAATTACCAAATGGTGTAACAACACAACAAGCTGAAATTGTTTCTTATACAGTAGGAACAAATGGTTGGACAGAATCAAATGGTCTTATAACTTCTATGTCTGCTGATTTAAAGAAAGCATTAGAGAAATTATACAATCCTGAAGTTTATGATTTCAATCTTGTAGCTGCTCCAGGTTCTGCTGATCCAATAGTACAAAATGCAATTCAAGATCTTTGCGAAAGCAGAAAAGATTGTTTTGGAATTGTTGATGCAGCTCCATTTGGATTAGGACTTGGCATTAAAGAAGGACTTAATAGTGTTGTAGATGTAACATCATCTTGTAACACAATTAATTCTTCTTATGTTGGAGTTTTCTGGCCATGGTGTCAAGATTATGATGCTGATAATGAACAATATGTATGGCTTCCACCATCAGTCTATGCTCTCAAGAGCATGGTTTATACAGATAATGTTGCTGATCCTTGGTATGCACCAGCTGGTACATCAAGAGGCAAGGTATCTGCATTAGATGTAGAATATTCACCATCAAGAGGTGATAGAGATCTTCTTTATGGGGATACAAATATTGTTAACCCAATTGTATACTTTGTAAATGAAGGCATTACAATTTGGGGTCAAAAAACAGGACAGAGAGTTAAATCTGCAACTGATAGAATCAATGTAAGAAGATTGATGATTTATGCTGAAAAGTTGATTGCAAATATGGCAAGAGGATTCTTATTTGAACCACATGATTCTGCTAATTGGGCTGCATTTACAAGACAAGCAAATGCTATTCTTGAACCAATTAGACAACGTCGTGGTCTATATCAATACTCTGTTGTTTGTGACTCTTCAACAAATACAGCTGATTTAATTAATCAAAATATTATGGCTGGTAAGATTTATCTTCAACCTCTAAAATCGGTCGAGTTTATAGAGGTTGAATTTACAATCAATGCAACTGGAGAAGTCACCGTTGCAGAATAATACAGGTATAATCTTTTTCATCTAAAAGAAAAAGAAATTGTTTATTTAATAAAGCTGCATATTTTTGTGCAGCTTTATTTTTTGCATCTATTTTTCCAGATTTCAAATCTTTATAATACCAAATATGACTTTGTTTTATTTCAATTAAATATTTTTCTGTTTCAAAATCAATAGTATACTTTAAATTTTGATTATTCAACATATAATCTATTGATGGGCCATTTTTAATAAAAATATTATTATGTTCACAAAATTTTATAAAATTTAATTCAGGTTTTGTTTGATATATTAATGGTCCAAATTTAGATTTATAGTGTTTTAATTTCCACGAATCATTTCTTGCTTCAATTTGTCTTTTTAATATTTCTGTGTTTTGTGATAAATAATACACACCATATTTTTTTAAAAATGTATATTTTATTTTATTTTTTATAATATTTTTTTCTTCTTCTGTTTTATTTTGTTGAGTTCTAGAAATTTTATTTCTAATTTCTTGTTTTTCTAATGCTGATTTATTTTTCATAGTTTCATACCATTTTTTATTTCTTTTCTCCCAGTCTAGCGATTTTATCATTTTCTTTGTCATCTCTTGACGTTTTTCTGGTGATAAACTGTTCATTGCCTGTTTTGTTGTTTCTGATATTTTTTTATTTAGTTCTTGTCTCTTTTCCTTAGACATTTTATTATGAACTTCTTGCACTGTCTTTTTTCTAATACAGGAAGTACATAAATCATATTTTCTGTTTTTAAAGTTTGACCAAATCGCAGTCTCTAAATTACCACAACTGCATTCAAATACAATCTTATCAGAAGATATAATAATATAAAAATCATTAATTAAATAAGATGAAATGTTTTTTCTTGTTTTCACTTTTAAATTGTTTTTAAATTCAATCTTATCTTTTCCAAAGAAAAACTCACCTTGTGATGTAATAAATTTTATTAATTTCATAAAATCCTTTTTGTTGGTTGTATAAATATATTTAATATAAATATGCTTTTAATTTAATAAAAGAGAAGATAATTTCATGGAAATATATAAACTTTTATTAGATAATGCTTTTTTAGGAAATGATATTTTTAAACAAGAAATGAATGGTGAACTATTCGATTATTTATCTAATATGTTAGATCAAGATTATCAAGCCACATATGTTAATGACGTTTCTTTAATTGATGGAAAATTAGTTTTTCAATTACTTGTCAATGATTTTACTCAAACAAAAAGTTGGAATACCGATCGTGATCCGTGGATCGAAATAATATTTGATCTTAAAAAAGAAAAGTTTATTATTACAGGCATACAACAATGAAATATATAGCCAGAGAACAAATAAAATATTTATTTGGTAATCCAAAACATGTAATGCAAAATGGTCTATGGTTTAGTGGTTATGAAGACGAAGGTGAATATAAAGTATGGCATGATAATGGTCAATTACGTTTACACTGTTTTGTAAAAAAACTTAAAAAACATGGTGAATATAAATTATGGAATAAAACTGGTGAATTAATATGTCATAGATTATACAAAAATGATAAAGTGATCAAGGATTATTTAAAATGAAATATGTAGCAAGAAAACAAATTTATGACTTATTTCTTTCTCCAGAAAACACATTGTCTCATGGTCTATGGTTTAGTGGATATGAAGAAGAAGGTGAATATAGAGAATGGTATAAAAATGGTCAATTATCAGAAGTTGCATTTTTTAAAAACGGGATAGCACATGGAGAATGTAAATTATGGGACAAAGACGGTAATTTAACTAATCATTGGTTGTTTGATAATGGTGAAGTAGTAAGGGATTATTTAGAATGAAATACGTAGCTAGACAACAAGTTAAAAAATTATTTAAGAATCCTCTAGAAGCTATGGCTAATGGTTTATGGTTTAGTGGTTATGAGGGTGAAGGTGAATATAAAGTTTGGTATAATAACAATAAACTGTTTGTACATTCTTTTTATAAGAATGGTGAATTAGATGGTGAGTTTAAACAATGGTGGAGAAATGGTGAATTTATATATCATAAATTATATAAAAATGGTGAAGAAATTAAGGATTATTTGAAATGAAATACGTAGCAAGAAAACAACTAAAATCATTATTTAATAATCCTTTCGAAGCCATGGAAGAAGGCTTATGGTTTAGTGGATATATGGGTGAAGGTGAGTATAAAGAGTGGTATGAAAATGGAAAATTATGGGTACATTGTTTTTATAAAAATGGCAAAAAAAACGGTGAATATAAAGAATGGTGGAAAGATGAAAATGAACTATATGCACATTTATTATTAAAAAACAATGAAGTGGTTGAAGATTATTTAAATAAATAGGACAAGATAATTATTATGCAAATAAAAAATTTTAGTTTATTATTAGAAAGTGGAATAAGAATACCACCAGGAACACACGCAGCAAAAATAGTTCATCACCAAGATTTGGATGGTGTTTTTTCTGCTATTGTTGTCTATAATCAACTTATCAAACAAGGTATAAATCCAAGAAACATAACAACTCATTGGATACAATATAGCGAAGATGATAGCTCCTATATTCAAAAATTGAAAAAATCAAAAGGTCAAATGGTAGCATTAGTAGATTTTGCTAAACTACCAGAAGGAGCAGTTAAACCAGATTTTTGGACAGATCATCATCAATCAACAAAACATATATCTGCAGGCGGGGGAAAAGTAGGAGCAACAGAATTTAAAAGCGATACAGATCATTTAGTTTTATTACATACAGAAAATTTAGTTGATAGATCAACTGTAGAAGTTATCAATCGTATAGATAGCGCATCTTTTACTAATATAGAAGATATTCTTACTTTAAAAAAGGATTTTAAAGAGAAGGGTAGATTAGAGCGTTTAGCAATTATTTGTAATGCATTATTAGTAGAATCAGGCATACTGAACGATAATACTTTATTGGAAAGTTTTATAAAATCAACTAAACCATCAATTGTTTCTTTTTATGTTAATATTCTTGAGTATAATAGATTAAATGAAATACAATTACAAGCAATAAAAGAATTGAAAAAACCAGAACCTGACTGGGATTTAGTTGAGAAAGCACGTCGAGCTATGCCAAATTTAAAAGCAAAAAAACGTATATATAAAGGTGCTTCTGTAAATGAAGGAGCTATTGAAGATTATCAGGAATTAAAAGACCTAAGATCTAAAAAAAGAACACCAAAAGAAGAAGAACGATACCAAGAATTAGTAAATAAACCAATAGAGAAGATAAAACATGCAAGACATAGTGCATTACAAAAAGAAAAGGGAAAAGATACGACATTTGAAAAAAGAGGATCAACTCTTATCCAAAATAATCCAAGATTACAGAGATATATTTGGACACAGTTGAACACAGCTGGCATAAAATATCCATTTGTTATTAAACGCTATCCGACGTTTATACAAGTAGCAGTTAATCCAGATTTGCCAGATGAAATACGTGATAAAATTGATTTAGGAGCAATATCCAACTTAGTGATGAAACAAATAAGATCCAAATTTGAAAATAAGTATAATGCATGGGCATTTGATATTATTGAAGGAGATAGTGGTGGACATAAGGGTATAACCAACATCTCATCTCTCGGAACATTAGGTATAATGAATAAGGCAGATCGTGATGAGTTAAAATATTTCGAGTCATTAGAAGGAAGAATCAAAGCATTAAAGAAAATCAACAAAGACATGAGTGATGAAGATAAAGAAAAATTATCTCAAGCTCAAGAAATGTTAGATAAAAAAGAAATACAAGAAGTAGATTATGATAAATTAAAAAAATTGTTATCTTCACCAATGAGAAGATTAATGCCACAGCATTTTGCCAAGATGCAAGAATTAAAAGATAAAAAAGCAGAAAGAGCATTAGAAAGAAAGAAAATAATGGATGAAATTGTTGAAGAATTTATTAATCAATTTGAATTACGCTTTGGTGCATCCAAACAAGAACCAGTTATGAGTAAAAATAAAAATGTAAAACTAACTGGTGGCAAAAAAGAATATGAGTTTGAATCATTAAATACCATCTTGGATGAATTATTGTGATAAGTTTTAAAGATTTAGAAATAAACAATGTTTACTCATTTTTAATGAATAAAGAGTTTTCATTGTTTTATGTGAAAAATATAAATAAAAAAAATGTAAATACAATGTTTATAAAATATCATAAAAATAAATTTGATATATATGATGAAACACTTGATCCTAATGAATTTAATCATCCAAGTTTAATATTCAAAAGACATGAAAAAACAGATTTTAAAATTATAATAAAGATGATTTTCAACCCACAGGGATTTATATGATATATTTTGATGAAAAAGAATTATTACCAATAATTAGATATACTTTTATTTTTACAAAATCAGAAAGTATAGGTGATATATGTTTTATTGATTATTATTCTGGTAGATATGATTTATTTAGACAAAAAAATATTGCTTTTAAAAATACAATATCTTATAAATATGCCGAAGAAGCAACTGATGCTCACTTACAAAAATTGATTAGAATAGTGTTTCATCCACATATGAGGCTAAAATGAATCTATTTGAATTATTACAAAAAGAATTAAAGGTTAATACCAAAGAATTATATAAAGTAATACCAACTGCTAGCATAACTTTTCATTTAGAAATGGCTTGGGATGAATTAAGCCATAGAAAGAAAGCTGAAGAAATAGCTACAAAACATAAATCTGGCATAGCCAGTGGAAAAGGATTGGCTGGATCTCATGACAAAGCAGCTAATTTAGAAGTTCCATGGATTAATTTAGAATTTCATAAAAATGATACAGAAAGAAAATTTTTACAAAAAGACATGATACAAAACATGTTATGTAGAATAGATGCAATAAAAGAAAATAATATCAAACTTGATAAAAAAGAAAGTCCTAATACTAAACTGGTAGTTTTAAATAATGTTATTGAAATGATGTTAGGCGGAAAATATTCTTCAGTCGATGATGAAAAAGATTTGGAAGTTTTTGATAAAACTCCAGACTCAAAATATTATACATTTGAAAACTTTCAAAAGCATTTATATGCCCAAGCAAGTAATTATTTAAACAAAACAATTGTTTTAAATAAACAGAATGAAGGATATCCTGATTTCTCATTTGATATTAATATTTTTAAAAATGTTTTTCTATACTCAAATATAAAAGTAATTCACCCAACAGAATTTGAGAAAACTGGCAAATCTCACCTATTCATGAAATAAAAATCTTTAAAATTAAAAGACAAATGCACCATTTCTTGACCACATGCCATCATAGTAAACATTTCGTTTTCATATAGGTCAGGATGTTCATCCCAAACAAGACAGAGTTTGTAATACTCATATTCATCAACAACAAAACTGAAATCAAATAATGGATCTTGAACATCTGGGATAGATTTTATTTCTATTCCTAGATCCTTGAGTTTTGTTATTGTATCATTGAATACTTGAAGTTTTTCTTGCATACAAGGATATTTATCCATGTAAGTAAAGTGTTGATCCTCTTCTCTAATCCAAAGAGTCCACCCTTGTTCACTTACATATGAACTAATGTTTAGAGTATGATCATGGGGAGTAAGATCATTGGTTAGTTTATCAAAAGCTTGAAAATCTTCAATAGAAGCAAAATGAATAAGATGGTTAACATCATCAATGGATAGATAAGGTAAACCACTTTTGAGTAATGTTCTTTTATATGCCCAAAATGCTTCTTTTAAATTCATGCTTGAATTATACTCCATTATATACTTTTTCTAAACTCTATAGTAGTAATATATTTATTCTATATTTATACGTTCACATGGTGAACTCCAGAGTTCATGTAGTGAACAGCCCTGTTCATTTAATAAACAGCCTAACTTAGTAATGATTTAGCAAACATTACTAATGTCTCATCATTAATTGGGTGGAATTTAAAATCAGTATATTCTTTTTGAGATAGTTTAAACCATTCAATATAATCCTGTGGATAGGCAAGAAAATAGGCCATTTCATCTTCTTTTAGAATAGATGGGACAGCAATTCCACACCCCCAATATCCTTGGAAATTAGGATCACTTTCTCTTGGACCTATATTATCCAACTCATAAGAAACGCATCCATCATGATGCCTATAGCCTGCTTTTACTGTTCCATTATACCAACCATTATGTTTTTCAATATAAACAACAATTCTATCGCCTATATTGAAATGATCAAATGGTCTTTCATAGGGTAGAACAATCATATTTAATCCTTGATATATTCAACAAATTCTACATTATAGAGAGAAAAATCCTTGGTTTTATTTGGTAGTTTGATGCGAACAATATGTTCAATATATTCTACTGCATCAAGTGTAAGATCTTCAAAATCATATTTATTACCATGGGTGGTACAAACACGAATCATAATATCCTCCTAATAATACATATCAAAAATCACCTTGTTATCAAGATGTGGAATTCGAGATTTCGGAATCCAAAGCTCTACATCAATCATTGATGATCTTGTAAGTTCATATTTTACTGATACAACTTCTAGTTCACAATCTTTAACAACAACAAGATCGCCAACAGATGGCTTAAATTCCATATCTTGTGAACCAAGACGAGTTTTAAATTTATCCAGATTTGTATGAAAGTTAATGCGCATTATTCCTCCACATAAACAAGAATAACAAAATCCCCAAACCAACGCCAAGTCCACTTTCCTTCAATACAACCATCCTTGATCTTGTCTGCATGCTTAGCAAGAACATTGGTGGGAACCAGATAAATTCCATTATCATCTTCAGCCCAAAAGAGGCGAGAATCAATTGGTTCTTTGATCTTGAGTGTAGCATCAAAAACCTTGTTGACATGCCAATCAATTTTATATGTTTCTTTCTTATAAGGTAAAGCTACTGCAAGACCATGAACATATGGGACAAGACCCTTCTTTTTTTCATAATCAAAGATAGAAATCTTGAATTGTGATTGCCATAGAGCAAGAGCAATAAACCAACACACCATACCAGATATAATTGTGGGGAAAAGAATCCACAGCTTACCTGGTCCAAAAGCTGAATCAACAGTCTTTGTCCAATATTCAGGGCTATTAAATAATGCCCAAGACATCCCGAGTGTCATTACAAAAACTGCAACAAATGACACAACTAGAACAATAAGAAATCGAAAAAGATTCTTATACCAAAAAACAGGCCTAGTTTTCATTCATAACCTCCTCAAACAAATCATAAATCCAAGGATCACACCACTCTGGAGATTTACTTACTCCAATTCCAACTATATCATTAGAAATTATACCACAAGTGCCTTGACCTCTAATGATTTTTTTATACCCCATGCGTCTTTTTTCAAATTTTCCTATTTCATGATCTGGCCATAACCACTCACATCTACCCCACCCCTGACGAAAACAAAGTTCAACATTGGGATATCTCCATTCAAATATAGAGCTTTTTCTATATTTGTAATAATTAGCCCAAGTCCCTTCATTTAATTCCTTGGGGTCATCATAGTTGATACGATCTTCATATACTACATCTGAGTGGAAGTCAACATTGATAACCTTGTCAACTTTATATTTATTAAGATGAGAAAGAATCTCTTCATGTGAAGAACATAGAAAAATAGGCTTTTTTAAGGATTTAACTTTTTGAAGAAAATTACGGGCATTAACTTGAGAGAGTTGTTTTTCATATTTATTTGCCCAATAATCAAGATCAATAGACAGATAAGTTTTCAAAACAGAAGGCTCCCCTTATCATCCCACTTGGTATAGAGCTTACAATTCTCTCTAAGAATAAGATATTTGATTTCTTCTTTGTCAGATGATGTGCTCATGCAATCATCATCAACTACTACGGACATCTCATCAATAGAATATCTAACCGCCCCAAAGGGAAGCCTTTCAAGACGCCGCCCATGAGCTAAAATATACTGATTTAGAAGAGTAAAGAAAGAAGGATTAACCTGATGGTTATTAATCCACTTATCCTGAGGAGTATCATTACCAGAAGTATATAGCTTACGAAAGGTGATCTGATCAGCCCCAAGAGACCTACAGACTTTAAAGATATGCTTAATATCAATGTTGTTATATTCGTCTGTCATGTTGAGAGAAAGACGAAGATTAAAATCATAACGCTTGATTTCAGAGCAGATATGAGAAATGTCTACTTTGATATTATCAGGAGTGCCATTATATTCTGCATTCTTGTCATCATCGAAAAGAGAGGAGAGGGATAGAGAGATGGTGTTGATACGAACATCATTACGCATCCAGCGTAGAGATTCATCATTGATAAACACACCAGAAGTCTGAAGTTCAAGCATCCTAAAGGGCTTTTCAAGACCCTTATTCATCTCACCAACCATTTCAATAAACGACTGATTGGCCATGGGCTCACCATCACCAGTGAACATTAGAGTGTTGCAACCATTATCTCTGGCAAAAGCAAGACGCTCTTTATAATCAGTCTTATATAGATCTCTAAAACGCTTATTATCTTCTATCTGATTAGTATAGTCTCCTCTATGCATCTTGGAGACACAGAATTTGCAGTTGTTAGGGCATCCAGCAGGAACACAAACTGACAATGACTGAATCTGCATAGAGGATCCTCCTATACAGATTATATAATATAATCTTCTGTTCTAAATTAAGAATGGATTTTTATAGTCATGTCTATCAAGTAATAACATGTGAGCAGCATTTTTCATTAAAATATCTTGAACAAATTGATAAACAAATTCTGCTGATTGTTCACTACAATGTAGTTTTTCTGCTATATATGATAATGAGCATGGATTGGTAAATTCTGATAATCGGAAACGATATATAGAGTTATTAAGCATTATTAAGACATGTTCTGTTCCTGCTTCTGGGAAATATATATCACACCCATCTTTATAATTAGCTACACCAATAAAAACGCATTGACCACCTATTTCAACTTTATGAATTATACCTTTAAATGGAGATGTATCAAGGATTTTATATTCCATATTCTACTACTGTTATATTTAAGTTTGGTGTTACTGATTGAATAATTGAGACGATCTCATCCCAATTTCCTCTTGCTAATCCTGCTCCTATTTTTGGTATGCCTACTTTTTTACCAGCATATTCTTTATTTAATTGGGAAAATATCTTTTCCACTGCATCTAAATTTACCAATTGTCCAGATCCACGATAATCATACTGAGTATAAGCATTGATAATTGTAAGGTCTTGATTTTTATATCCTGATCCATCTGGAACTTGCAAAATGATTTCTACTTTTGAGTATGTTCCAAGTTTTGATCTATCAGCATATTTAGTTTTTTTATCTACCTCATATGCTTTAGGCCAATTTAATTTTATTTGTTTGGCTATACCCGCTCCCATTGTGCAGAAACAATTACACCCATGAACAATTATATCAAATTGACCTTTTTTGGTCAAGAGAATAAGATCCCCTCTTTTAGTCTGGATCATCAGCTTTTTCTAAAATTTGAATTTGTTCACGAATTGCCTTTACAGCCAATTCATTAAAAGTTATATCCTGCCTATGGGCTTCTTTAGCAAGCTCTAAAAACAGATCGTCTGGGATGTCTACATCTATTTTTCTTTGAACAGTAAACATATCATTAAATGCTTGATTATCAACAACTTTAAGAATAACATCTTTATGAGTAAGAACATCACTCAACTCTTCGGTAATAAATTGAAGATTTGATTTGCTAGTAATCATTACTACTTTAACATTGTCCATCTTCTTCCTCCTTGCAGATAATATAACCACCATTTTCAAAAACAGATTTAATTTCACATTTTATGCCATCACATTTGCCAATATGAACTGACCCATTTACTGTTTTACCAGATATAATATATCCATATTTATTACAAAGAGCTGTTAGCTCCTGTGTGAACTCTTCTAAATTACTCATTTTTTACCTCTTAATTATATATGCTTTTCTTCAAAGAATTTTACCCACATCGGTTCAATGGTCATAAGCACATGATTTTGTTTTTCAACCTGACCAGTTATGTCATAATAATTCTCTCCAATTTTGGTAATAACATGATCACTGTCATAATATGGTTCTGCTTCTGGATACTCCTCTTTTAATATCTTGTAAAAATCATAACATCCACCTTGTGTAAAGATGACAACACTATTTGGGTGTGATTCTCTTATCTGCTCAATAAAGTTAAGTATTTCCATCTAACACCTTATTTACTGCTCTTGAAATAATATCAAAATCATTATTAAAAACATATACTAATCCACATTTGCTTGGGGTATCAGAATCAAATTTATCAAAAAGTCTATCAAACCACTCAGAGCGATATTCCCACTCCTCTTCTGATATCCCTTCTTCTGGATCTGTATTATTCCAATAATCAAATGATGGGAGAGAGTAGAGTTGCTTATAAACATTGGGGAACTTATATTCACTTAATCCAAAAAATTGGATAACAATATCTCCTTCATTTTGATATACCACACAGCTAAGATCAATATCAAATGGTTCGCCTTTATTTGGTGAGATTCTGGCTGCTGGAATAATTTTCATGAGCTCACTAATTTTTTGGAATTTATTCTCTTTTGTAATATCATGTAGCCCCTTGGCTATAAAATTAATGCCATCTAAGGTGTAATCTTCTGATAAAAGTTTATTTAACCATTTTAGAAGTTCATCATATCCTTTATTCCATCTCCAGGCATAATAAATTTTTGTAGACATAATTACCCCCTAAAAAAAGTAAATGGAATTGACAAGAAAATAATTGCACACCCTATAAACAATGTCATTATGCCTAAACCAAGAGACAGAATAGCAGTCCCAGAAATAATAAAGCTTGAAAAGATAAAAACACTTGTTAATTCTCTTGATCTATATGACATAATCTCCTCCAATTATACTAACCCATTCATCGCTTCTAAAACATCTGTCATAGTATCTATACTCTCTTTTTTCAAAGAAGAATAGTATTTTATATAATTTAAAGCAACTTGTTTAAAAGTAATAAAAACTTCATAGTTATTAGAAATACAACACATATCATAGTGTAAGCTTTTGCTAATTATTATTGTTTCTTTAAATTGTTTTCTAAATTTTTTATCTCTTATAGAAATTTGTTCAGTACTATCAAACACATCAAAAATAGTTTCTGCTTTAAACATTTTTTGATAAGAATTAAATGTTCTTTTATCCAAGAAAATAATAGAACAAAGATCTTTAATTTCTTGGACAAGTTGATTTCTAAATTCTTTAACCCCTTGAAGAGTTTCTTCTACTTTTTGTAAATTTTGTTTTTCATCATCACTTAACAGCATCATCTTCTCCAAATTTGAAATCATCTTTTATCCACTGTTCTAATGTTTTGGCTTTTTTCAAACCAGCCAATTGTTCTTTAGTAAATCTTATGCCTGTATCTCCTGAAGATAAAGCTACTAATTTAGATCCTCTTTCTTCACATGTTTTTTTATATTTTCTCATGCTTGCTACTGGAAAAATGTAAAACTCATCCATATAGTGGTCTGTTATAGCAAACACATCTCCAATAAAAGAATTTATGCTTTTAATTGATACACCACTTCTTTTCACATCTACTTTAATAATTTCATCATTATTATATATATAAAAATCTCCATTCTTTAAATCAAAATATGTTGTATACTCTGGAAAACTTCTTGTTGATCTATATTCAACATTATGTTTCTTTAATAGATTAGAAAATTTTACTTCTGCTTCTTGACCATAGGTAAGTCTTTCTTCAAATTCTTTCATGATTAAATCCCCAATAGGGGTTGCCGAACCCCCATATCCCCAAATAAATCATTTGTCTTTGTAATAATAAATTTTATACGAACACTACTCAAAGTAAATGTATTATTTCTGCGAGTAATAGAAACATCATTTATTACCTTCTCTTCATTCTTTCCAACATAGAAAAGTTTAAGTGTTCTATTATCATAATCATAAAGCATAATTGTATCATTTATAGGTTCTACATTGATTACATATAAAATAAAAGTATTTCCACTTTGATAAATAAGGCTAAGTGTTGTATTTCCTTCTTGTTTAAGTAAATCTCTCATCAGTTTATAATATAGTTCAGTGTTCTCTTTTAATTCTTTTACATCATTTGAAGTCATATCCCAACAATAAAGTTCAGGATAATTTTGAGCAAAGGCTAGGCAAGAAATAAAAATAAATAGTAAAACAAGAAGCTTTTTCATTTATCCTCCAAAGATAATAATATGTACATGCTAAGAATCAATTATTCAGGGGCTCCTCTTTTGTTCGAGGTGGAAATAGGTAAAGATACAGCCACTATTATAAAGGAGTTGTCCAATTACTTTAAAAAAAGGTATGAGTCTACACAAGAATTTAAAAAACAATGGCTCATCTCCTCTACTACAAACATACCCAAGACAACTGACTTTGGTCATTTATTATACTCACAAGATTTAGCAATCTTACAAGCGCTCATCATCAAATATGTGTTTAATGATTTAAAGATTACTTAATCTTTTTGCCAAGGCCAACAACCAAGAGCCAAGCGTATAATCAATAACATAACAACAAAAATCCCAATAGCTATTATTATTCTACTGATCATTTGGTGTATAGTTCCATGTTTCTTTAACTTGTTCAATTGCTTCTTTTAGTATCTTACCAGTTGTTCCAACATATTGAACACCATCTTTCCACCATGCAAAACAAGTCATGCCATCAATAAAACCCTCCATGTATTCATCCATATTATACTCCTTCAAGATTATCAATTACTACTAAAATTGTTGCTGGATTTACGCCAGTTTTTAACAATTTTCGCGCTTTTTCTAAATAAGAAAAATGTGATCCTCCAGTCCAATCATGAACACCATCATGAATTTCATAATACCATCCACACTCATCTGTGTGGTTATAATGACATAATTTAGCATGTAGAGAAAATGCTAATAGATATTCAGGACAAAGAGATTCAATATCATGAGCTTCTTTTTTAAGTTTTTCTAATTCTTTTTGTTTTTCATTAATCTCTTGTTGTAATTTTTCCATATAATTCATACCACACCTCCTATATTAGATACACTCTCTTAATCTTTTCCATTTTTCAGCTGCTTTATTTTTATCACTATCAAAATTAAAAGTTAACTTTATAATAAAAATTCTATTATCGTGAAAATCAAAATAAAAGCTTTTTTTATCTCTAATTCCAGATGTTCCATCAATTAAATATTCTGATAGTTGATTAAAAAATTTTTTGTCTTTTCTTGACCCATTAGATCTTGTATAAAAAAATATATTATTATCATTAAATTCTATTGCTTTTATTAATTCTTTTCCATTTAATAAATCTTTAGCCGCTAAAGCATAGTCCATTTTAATGCCTTCGTTGTTTTTTCTCAAAAATTTCTTGTGTTTGTATAAACAAACATAAAATATTTTCTTCTACTTTGAAATATTTTGCAACTACAATATATACTATATCATTTAGATAAACACATTCATTGATACTCGGAATATATTCTGGATATTCTTGATCAAGAAAATTTTTCACAACATCATCGTTTTCTTGAACCACTGCATAGCTTGCAATAAATGGTTTCCCAAGAAGACAATTTTTAGCTTTTACTGCATCATTCATTATTCACCTTCTGGGAAAACAACTTCATATATAGTCTCTTTGCCACCAAATTTCCAAAATGTTCGTTTATATACTATATTGCGCTCAATAAGAACAGGAGCTATCTTTACTGCATTTTCTGGTATAGCCATATTGCTTACTTTTGATCTGATATTATTAGCTGTAATAAAATTACCATCATGATCAACATAATATCCATTGATTGCAATAAGCTCATGCTGTACTTTTTCATCTGAGTAAATAACTTTTTCATTTGATGCAATAAGACCACCAAACATTATACCCAGAGCAAACATAATTGGAAGAAAGAGTGGACTTTCCGTAATTATAGATCCTAAAGTTCCAATTATTACACATATAACAATAATAATTATTAAGCTACCCATTATTCCTCTCCTGCTTTAAAATTATATACAGGTCGCATAGTAAGATGAATATCTACCGTATACTTAATATATTCTTTTATCTTTTCAGGATCTTTGTAAGCCATAGGAGACCCATCAAAAATTGAAGTTGAAATGTAAGAAGACTAAACATCCCTCCTATAATACCAATTAAAGAAAATATAACAATAATAATTATTAAGCTACCCATTATTCCTCTCCTGCTTTAAAATTATAAACAGGTCGCATAGTAAGATGAATATCTACAGTGTCCTTAATATATTCTTTGATCTTTTCAGGGTCTTTGTAAGCCATAGGAGACTCATCAAGAGTTGAAGTTGAAACACAAGAAGACCAAACCTCCTTCATGCTATCCTTGAAATCTTCCATTTTGAGAGTTCGCTTTGCTTCTCCTCTACCCATAGTTCTGCCAGCTCCATGAGGAGCTGAGCAGTTCCAATCATCATTACCTTTTCCTTTACAGATAATAATGCCGTCTCGCATATTCCAAGGGATAATCAGATCATCACCTGCATAAGCAGCTACTGCGCCCTTTCGAATGATTGAGTGTTCAATATCTACATAGTTATGAAGAGTCTCAATTCTCTCAAGCTTGTTAAAGTTCTCCTTGAAGAAATCTACAGCAACAGTCTTGAGTATGATTTTACGAGAGAGGCATGCAAATTCATGAGCTGCTTTAGTAGCCTCAATATAATCTTGCATAGCTTGTCCAGTAATATATTCAAGCCCATTTACTGAACCTTGAGACTTGTTTGTTTCCTTTTTGGCAATATTCTGATAAAAGTTAGCAATCTTTAATCCAAAGTTTCTTGAACCAGTATGAACAGTAAACCAATAGTCTCCATTATCATCAAGGTTAAGCTCCATGAAGTGGTTTCCACCGCCTAAAGTTCCACATGATGCAAGAACATAGTCAAGCTTCTGAGCAGTTGAGTGAGCAATTCGAGTGATGAAATCAAGATCAATCTCTTCAATCATCTTGTGAGGCTTTTGTCGAATATCAAAACCAGCAGGGATATTTTGTCTAATGAATTTATCAAGGTGATCCATTTGAAGACCAGAAATTTTTCCAATCTTTACAGATGCTACACCACAATTATGAACAAATACACCAGCAGAAAGTGCAAAATTATGAGAATCATTATCTACAGTGAGACAATAGACTGGGATAATATCGGTTTTAATTCTAATTGATGTTACCTTATGATTTAAACATTTATGATTCTTGAAATAAAAATTTGATCTAAATTTTCTTCCACACTTCTCACAGGTAATATATATAGGATTATGAGATTTAATATGTTTGTTATAGTTTCCACTTCCAAGAATGGTTCTACCACAAATATCACACGTGTATGAAGTAGGGTTTTTATTGTATTCTATTAAATATTTTTTCCCCCTCTCACCATTCTTCATGAATGGAATTTTATCTATGAATTTTTTTCCTTTTCTCTTCTTTCCACCTTCTATAACAGCATTTCTAAAATTGTCATTCTTCCAGTTTTTCTTCATATTATCTGAACCCATTTTTGCAAAAAACTTTGGATTTTTCCTATGTGCTGCTCCAAATCCACTTATTCCCAATTCATTTATTTCTTTGGCGTGAGATGCATGAATTTTCCAATGGGCTTTCCAATCTAAAATTTCTATATTTGATGGATTATTATTATATTTATTAAAATCCTTATGATGACGAATCCCCCTTGAGTTATAAATGCCATTTTTGAGATTATATTCATCTGAAAGATAATGAATATATTTCCACTTATTTGACAGTGGATCATAAACAACATAATATTCTGACAATTTATTTCTCTTATCTCTAAGTAAGAGATCTTTGTCTGATATTTCTGATGATTTTTTAATATAAAGAGGCATTAGAGATAATCCCTCTGTTAAATCTTTTGCAAGAATTTGATTGTTTTGTCTATCATAGAAAATATGATCTGGTGTACACTCGATAATTTCACCATTATCAAGGGTTATTTCTACTATTTTCATAGATTCACCATATTGAGAAACATCTGTTATTTGTGAAATAATTACTTCTGAATTGCTATTTATTGAAAAACAATAATTTATTTTTCCAGATTTATATTCTTCTAAAAGCTGTATGAACGAAATATCTCTCCCATCAGCAAGACGGACTTTTGTATTTCCAGAAAAACAAGAGATATCAACACCTACGACATTGGGAACAATCTTGTCAGAATAAGTAGAAGTAAACCCAATTACAGATCCTGCACCTGCATGAACATCTGGCATTATACGGATCTTGGATCCTTCAAATGCTTGGCAGTTGACGAATGAGTAGATTTGAGAAATAGCTGTCTGTTCTATTTCATCATTATATACATGAGCTTCTGAATACTTTCCCTTAATTATCTGCATCTTCCATTCCTTTTACAAGATTTTTAATTGTTTCTGCTTCTTCAATTTTATTATCAAGTGCATTATAATATTTATCACTCATATAAGAATATGAACTTTCTTTTTTGAGATTTTCTATTTCTTTTTCAATCATATCCAAGATATTTTCTTTGGTCATTTTTTCTCCATACTTGCCTTTAATATAGCAAGATCTCTAACAACAAGGATGTTTGCATAGATTAAACCAAAAACATAGCTTGTCCAAACCGGCAAATGAAAATATGCTGTAGCAAATGTGATAAAAAACGCTGAAATGGCAAATCTACTAAAGAAAATAATCAGATTAAGAATCACTTAAATGCTCCTTTTTAACCTCTCCACAATACTTACAAGTATAAATTGTAATTATATCAATGTCTATATTGTCTTGTTTTAGTGAATATTGTTTAGTCTGTTCCCAAAAGTGAAGACATTCAACTTCACCACAGATTGAACAAATTTTCTTATTGTCCTTAATCTCCCATTTATGATTGCAAGTAATGGGGATAGTTTTAATCTCTCCACATCTTAGGCAAGTTTGAATCCCTTTTTCAAAATTGTTTTCCCATTGATGAATACAAGTAGGTAAGCCAACAAATTTTGCCTCATTACACTCTATACAAAATTGATAACCGCGATCATCTACGGCGGACCAATATTTGTGTTTACAGCGTAATAGCTTATTAATAAACTTCATTCTGAAAAAATGCTCCCATTGCTATCAATGATTACTACTTTCTTACAAGAAGGGCATCTAAACTTGCCGCTCTTGCTTGCCTTAAGCTTATGAAAACAAGCTGGGCAAGATAGAACAGCTGGAAAGATAGGATTGAGCCCAGACTTGAAATAAGAAACAGCATTGCTGATGTTATCAAACTTGTTAAAGAAAGTAGAAAATCCCAGGAGTTGGAAAACCTCAAAGACTCTTGGACTTACATCAGTAAGAGCCATTTCTCGCCCAGGGGTTTTAGAGACTGCCCGGAGGATCCCACTAAATGCGCCAATTCCAGTTGAGGCAACATAAGAGATTTTTGCCATGCTAAAGATAAACTTGTTGTATGAGCTATTAAGCAGAAGCTGAACTCGCTTGGTGAAAAAATCGGAGTTATAGGTGCTCAGCTCACCACTCATATGAACAATTACGATGTCCTCAAACTCTTCAAGCCTAAGGTCCAAAAGCTTATCCTTCACATCATAAAAACCATTAATCATAGAGGTCCTCCTGATAAGATTATATACTTATTTTATCTACTCTAAATTGCTTTTCCACCATCTGCATGTTTTTTCTTTGGGTGGTTTTTTTAATCCAGATTGAGCATAGCACCACCCATAAGATTTAGCTACAATAGAAGTAAATCTTTTTGAGCAATTATCACACGTATGGTTTAATAATAAATTTTTAGCTAATTCTAAATCGTCCATATATTTTTTGCCAAAAAGGACATGTGTTTTCTGCTGGTTGTTGTTCATAAACAAAACACCATCTTTCTGGATCGCTAGAAAATGCTACATGTATTTTCCTGCAACAATTTTCACATGTGTTTTCTAATAATAAATTTTTAACAATAGTTATTTCGTCCATAATAGAAATGGTGTAGTAAAGGCGTCTTGATATTCTAGTCGATCATCAATATGAAGATCTAGTTTTAAGTCTTGGGCAATTTCTGCTTTTGCTCCCCACCAAATAGAATCAGCAAATGATGGTCTATTATACTTATCATATTCCCAAGGATAACCTTTTTCTAGCAAATAATCTGTTGTACTAATTATTTTAGTAATTTTAATGGGATTGATTTTTAATTGTTTTAATTCTTTTTCTGCATCTTTATGAGATGATCCGGTCATGATATAAATATCATGACCTTGTAAAATCATGTCATCAATATAATTCTTGAATTCCTTGGGGCTTTTGTCTAGGGTGCCGTGTAAATCGATACTGATTCTCATCAAACTCTCCTAAAAGGATTTTTTTAGCCAATAGCTCTAATCCATCATCTATATTATATACCTTATATAAAGCATATATCCCAGCCAAGGAAATTCTCCAGAAATTTCCTCTTTCCATATAATGATCAGCTTCAATTCCAGATCCATCTCTATTGATTAGATTTTCATTCCATTTTTCTTTCTCCACCCCTTTTAAAAAAAGTTCATATATCTTTGTAGGTCTTTGAAAAAGAGTTTTAAAATATCTTGTAGGAATCCAATTATACCCAAATTTATCATATATCAACTTTATTGATTCTGCATCGAGGCTTATTTTATATGGCATGGTTTCTAAAGTAATCATCTAAATCTAATTCCTAACGCCAATCCAAATATATACGGCGAACCCATATCAAATTCTACGCTTTCTGTATGGTCTGCATTAAGATTCAATTCCATTCCACCAAAATGAGCTCCACCTGAAAAATCAAAAAACATAATTTTAAAAAAATTGAATCTAAATCCTCCACCAATATATGGATAAACAGCAGAATCAACACCAAACACAGTGTTTAAAACAACACCACCACCTGCATAAACAGACATAGATTGAGATAGTGGAATCATAATCCTACTAGATAGATCAAATGTATGAACAGTTCCACCCTCAAAAACAGGTTCATGTCCATAAATATATGGAATATATTGCCAATCACTATTGGCATACATCATAGACATATTAAATATCTTATAGTTAGTTTCTAGTCCCCACCCCGGAACTAGGGCAATCCCAGAAAACAAACCTACTCCTGTTTTAATGCCTACTTGAGAATAGGCAGAGAGAGCAAGACAAAATAACATAAAAATAATAAAAACTTTTTTCATTTATACCCCTGAATTATCTTGGCTAATTCCACCCATTCTCTACTTTTTCATCAAGATATTCCATAGCTGCATCACATAGATCTGCTCCAGCTATTTGATTTCCAATCTTTATACCCTGAAAAGTAGAAATAGAAATTTCTAATTCTGGAAATTCTTGAGCAATGATCTGACCAATCATCCCCCACCCAATTTCCTGCTTAATTCTTAACTGTTTTACTCTTTTTGCGAGTTGAGGATTTTTCTGCATTGCTTGAATGAACTTCAGTTTTCCCATTTTCACCTGCCTTCACCAAATGAAGCTTGGTGTTTGATTTATTAACGTGTTCTCCACCACACCACCCACAATTAATCCTTCTTCCTTTGGTAATCATCTTGTATGAGATAAAGAAGACCTTTTTACAATAAAGACAAGTTGCCTCTTTGATAGGATTAAGAATAGCCATAAGTCCTCCTATTAAATTATACTAATAAAAGTTGTTTTGCTAAAATACAATTTAAATCATTGAGTATTTTTTTATCTATTACTTCTTGAGCATCATACATGGGCATTACAAATCCGTTGATATCTACTTTTTCATCAATTAGTAATAATTGGCCATGATTAGATTCTATTACAACTACTTCAGATGGGAAATCTAAAACCTTGAAAAAGATTTTTTGATCTGATTCAAAAAACCACTTGTCTTTGAGGAAATAATTTATATTATCAATTAGAGTCATAATTTAATATGTCCTTTTCATTCCAAACAACACCATCATAATCAAAAATATTCTCAAGCATATTATTAAAATAAACAGAATCAGATACCATTATTTTTGTAGAGCATGAAAATTGTTTTACAAAATTATATATATAAGGTATTGAATTATTTATATAATATTTAGGGAAATAAATATAATTTGTACCATATAAAATAGAATTAATTATTACCTGAATTCCATCAGAATAAGATGTTTTTGATGTAAGATGATTACCAGCTATTGCCGTAGCAAGATTCATAGGTTCTAGGAAACTAGTAATAGAAAAACAAGTGGAGATATGGGGCAAATCTTCTTTATTATTGGAAATTTGACGGATGATCTCCAAACCCGTCTTGGTATTTTCTATATTAACTATCCAAGATTTGTTCCGGTCTAATAATGATATTGCCTCTATTGCTTCAAAAACTGTATCTTGTTTTAAATCTACAATTCGTGTTGAACAAAGAGGGTGATCATCTAAAGAATAAATAGCATTATAAAGACGACATGCTAAGAAATCGTTTTTTTGTTCTTTGGATAAATCTGGTTTCCAAAGCCAGTTTTCAATCATTTATTGGCTTCTTTAATCTCTTGTTGGATAGTATCCAGGTTTTTAATCATCTCATCCCACTCTTCAAGAGTTAGATTGATTCCTTTATTGCCTGGTCTCTCTTCGCCTTCATATTCATACCATTGGCGAATACTAATATACATTTTACCTTTAAATTCACTTGGGGTGATTTTTATATTACGGCTTCCTATATTCATATTTTCTCCTTATAATATATATGCTAAAAAAAGAGCCGCATTAGCGGCTCTGAATTTAATTTACTGGTAAAAATTCTGGACATCTATATATTACAATTTCCATTTCATTATCATTTTTATCATTAATTTTATGAATCAAATTTCTTGTAATTGTTTGCTGTATATGACAATCACGATGATTTTGACATAAAGAACAAGCTCCAGTTTCTTTAGCAGAGAAACTTATTTTAACCATTTTTCTGTTCAGCTCTTATCTTTTGATCAATTTTTTGAAATAAACGTGTTTCAGTTTGTCTCAAAATGGATGTAATTTGATCGCCAAGAGTTGTTTTACTGGCAGATGCTATAATTGTCTGGAAGGCAGATCTAACTACTGATTTAACAAGATTAAAATCTTGATTTTTAGACAATTCTATTTTGTCTTGTCTTTTAATTATTGAAGTTGATTTTCCACCATAAACATATTCTCTGGCCGCCTTAGTTTTATTTAATGGTTCAAGTTTAGCATCCCCAGTATTAGTTGGTTGAACATTAGAATATGGAGCCATAATTTGATTGAAAGCCTCAATTAAATCTTTTTCCAATGATTCATAGAATTCTTGTTCTGATAAAGAAGCCAACTTATTAGGTAATTCTGGGTCTTGAAGGAAGTCATCTATATTTCTTTCCATTGTAATCTCCTTTTAATTATCTTGTTATTTCTTTAAAGTCTAATGAATTAATGGCATTAATTATTGCTTTTTTTGAATTTAATTTTATCCCCATAAAATCTTTACCATATGCTGTATTATATTTACCACCCCATAATAATCTTCCATTAACACATACATTTTATTATTAAATTCGATATAAATTTTATTGCTATCTACTTCTGGATATATAATTCTTGCATATGTGTAATTTAAATCAGGATTGTGTGATGGAACAACTGTAATTAAATTATAATGTAAAAAAACTCTTACATCTTTATCAGCATCTTGAAATATTTTACCTGCAGGTGCATGATTAAAAACAAAATGTTCAAATTTTGAAATTTGAAAACACTTTTTTATTAAGTGTTTAAATAAAGATTCAACATCATTCATCTTTCATCTCTTTTCTAATTTTTTCATACTTGTTCAATTTGTCAAAATAGCCAAATTTTTCTAATAATTTATATACAACATTATTTATAGATTTATTTGGGTGTGATGCTTTTATATCAATTAAAAAATCAGCTTCTTCTCCTTCAAAAGCTTCTTTTCTAAATGATTTAGCCATTTTGTGTCCAATATATATACTGTCTAAATCAGCTTTTATTTCTTCTTCTTTTAAAACTATTTTTTGTTGTATATCATTTTTATCTACTGCAATATCATTCTCTTTTAAATAATCTTGAAGCATATCAAGCTCTTTTTTATCTCTTTCATATTCTGATATTCTTAGATCAATTCCATCCATAAAAAATTTACTTATTTCTAAAGCATAAGCTACTGGAACTTCAATACTTTCTTTCATTGGTTTCTTTATCCATTTATCTTCTAATAAATCATATATTGCTTCTGCTGCCATTATATTCTTATCATTAATAGTCAAATAATAATTAACTGGGTGATTCTGCCACAAATTACCATTTGGAAGAATTTTGGCTAATTTACTAATTTCATTTTCTGTTGCATCAAGAACAACATTAACATCGATATCACTAAATTCTGTATATTGATAACCTGTAATAGAACCAATAACACACATCTTCTTAATTTCAAAATCATCATCAAGCCATTGATTAAAATTATCCATTATCATCTTTCTTAACTCTTTTTTTAATGTCATCCCATTAAAAACATCTTTACATAAATCTTGATGAACAGGGTCAAGAGCTGATTCTATTAAATTTTGTAAATCCATATTATACCTCACTTACAGTTCTTTTTAATCGTTTATATTCTTCTGGCACATCATCTCCTTGAAGCCAATAATATTCTTCTAAGCTTACACCATACTCATCTTGAATTCTATCTTCTTGTTCTTGCCATTTTAAATCAACTAATTCAGAATTTAAATCAGCAGCTGAAGTTCTATTTGAAGAAATATTCACTGGTTGAGCGGAGAAGACATAATCTTTATTATGACAATAGATGGCATAAGCAATTACTAAGTCATCATTATTACCATTCATTGCTTCTGCTCTACCACTATCATGCCACACAAATGTTTTTATTTCCTCAATTAACCTTTCAGAATATATTCTTGTATATTCATTTTCAAGATCTTTAAAATAAGCATCTGTCAATAATACTCTTGATTTAGGCGTTGTCTCCCATGATACATATCCATTACCTTTTCTTTTAACATACACATTACTATAAGGATCAACTTTAGATCTAAACACTTCATTAAACACAGCAGGCCCAGGATGATTTGTTTCAATCATAACATAAGCATTATTATAATATCTTGCTACTTTTTTGATTATTTCACCCATAGTATCAGTAGGAATTTGACCTTTATATTCTGCTACTTGTTCTTTTTTATATACATCAATTACTTGAAATGTTGAATAATCCTTGCCATGGCCTGTTGCAGTATCTGCAGTAAGCATATATTGACCACCATCATATCTATCTCTCCAACACCAAAGACCTTTTATTGGATGTTCTATTATTTCTGATGGCAGAGTATCTACCCATGTTGGTGTTCTTTTCCATTCTTCAAGTCTTTCAAGAGTTTTAATAGTCACAACTGTTTCTCCAGAACCAAGAAATTCTGCTAATATTTCTTGATTAAAGTCTCTTTCATGTTTAGCATTTGCTCTTCTTTTCCAAAGCCATGGAGCGGATTTTGCATCACCTTCATATGATAATTGTTTTCTTTTTTCTGACTCAATAAAATTTTCTAATTCTTCTTGAGATATTGTTTTATTATTTATTTTTTCTAATAATTCGTCAAGCCAAGGATTAGAACGATTAGGATAACGCCACCATGGAATATATATTGGATAAAACTCATTTAACCCCTCTATTGCATTTTTATATGTTGTGTGATACCAGTTTCCTACACCATTAGTTGTAGAAATAATTATACAATCTCCACCTTTGTCCAATGATGGTTCAAGAGCTTTCCAAATGTCATCCATCCACATATTGAATGCTGCTTCATCAACAATTATTAAAGATGGAGTATCACCACGACCAGCATCTTTAGTTGTTGATTTAACAATAATTTGTGATAAATTTGATAATTTTAACTTTGTTTTACTGTATCCATCTCTTGTCGCTTTACATTTCAAAAATCCAGGCATATCATGATAATTGATATCAATTGTCTTTTCTTTAAAAGACATGGCATCTAATTGTGTTAAAGATATAATAGTTATTTTTTGAGCTTTTTGAAAATTAGCTCTCCATAAAGCATATGCTCCAGATATAACAGAGGCACCTACCTGCCTGGATTTACGGAATATAACTTTACTATGTTCTTGAAATGATTGTAAGGCTGTTTTCTGGAAATCATGTAATTTAAATGGGATGGGGCCTTTTTGTGGATCTAAAGTATAACAATAACGATCAATAAAATAGTATGAATATAAAGAACAAAGAGTAAATTCGACCATACGATCTACTAATTCTACAGTTCCATCGTTTAATTTGACATCAATCAATTCACCAGACCATAATTGTGAAATTAATTCTTCATATGGAATTAATATATTATAATGAGAATATTTTCCTTTTAATAATGCTTTAGCATGTTCTTCTCGTGTCATAATTCTTCAAATAAATATTTTATAGGATAATGATAAGCTACATCTGTCATGCCTGCTTCAATTTGTAAAACAGGATAAATAAATAATATTGATAATTCTCTTAATCCTCTTATTTTACCAAAAGGAATTTCTTCTAAAGAAAAAAGTTTATGGTGGCCTATTTTATGCTTACCCATATAATCAGTAGTATATTCATTAGAATTATATTCTATGTGAAAATTTATATCCAAAAAAGATAATTCCCAAACTGCTTTAACATCATAATTTAATATTTCATGATGTTCAATTTCATGTGGTTTGCCTAATATTTTTACCATTTTAGTATATGGGATGTTAATATTAGTTATACTCATTACGAGACCAGATTTTGTTTGTTTTTTAAATAAAGAAATCATATATTATCTTACAAAAAAAGCGGCTTAGTGCCGCTTTTTTACCAAACATGAATTATTTTAGTAAAATCTTCTATCATCCCTTGATTAACTATACTTATATCTGGATTTGTAATAATAGTTAAATATTTAATTTCATAATCACCCCACTGCCAATCAGACCATTGAATAGATTTTACATTAACATTAGGATAAAAAGATAAATCAGGCAATTTAGCATCTACATAATCTGGATGAACCCAGATAATGTTTTCTGCCCAATCTAATTGTAGTGGAGCGAGCATTGCTTCAAATGGTGAATATGCCGCTATACCATCTTTAGCTAAATAATATTCTGCATCATTCCACATATACATATCATGATGAGCATCAAAATATATAATATCAAATTTCTTTTTTTCAACCCAATGAGTATTGATTAAATTTGCCCAGTGAAAAAGAGGTTGTTGGTCTTGTTGAACTATACATCCTCTTACAAATTCATCAATTGGTAATTTTGATATAAAATCTTCAGTGTGAATCCATTTATTTGCTTTTGCTTTAAAATCTGATTTACTTACCCAATCACTATTTTCATAATGACATCCCTTATAATACGGTTTGGTAAAAAAATCAAAATCCACACTTACTAATGCTTGTTTCACTCATATACTCCAATAAGAGCAGATTCATCAATCATTTCGTATGTCTCTTCTCCAACTTTGAATGGAGCAGGCCCTGTTTTGTGATAAATAATAATTTGCCCTGGTTTTACTTTAGAACATTCATCTCCTATCCCTATAACTTCTGCTTTTTTTAAATTCTTCATTGGTGAATTTGTTTGCGGAAGATAAAGACCACCTGGTGTTTTTTCTAAATCAGAATTTTTAGTATCAAAATCTTTGATTAAAATTCTTGTTCCGAATAATTTTAATTTTTCCATATTAACCCCTTTTAAAAATATAAATTGACCATTTCATTTCAATCATATGATAATTCATTTTGTTTAATCTTTTTGTATAAAATGCTATTCTTTTTGCAAAATCTTCTTCATATGCACTTATTGCTAAATATTCAGGTTTTGTTTCATCTAAATATTTTTTAATAACATTTTCTATGCTTTGTATAGTTTTAATGTTAAATGTTTTTCTTAATAAAGAATATTGTGAGATGTTTAATCTTTTTGAACTTTTATAACTTATACGAATATCAAACCATGGAATATCCAGTCGACCATATTCATGCCTAACTGAAAATATAATATATTCCACCTCTGGTGTTTTAACTCTTCCTATTTCTCCAAATCTTCTCATTGAAGTAGCCTCCTTTGCTACTTCAATGCCAATCTCCTTTATTCATATTATCTCCTTTTTGTATATTAAATATGCTTTATTTAACTTTAATCCAAACTCTACCATTAACTTTTAAACTATTCCACTCCTCTTTTTCTTTTCTTGCATAAAATCCAATTACACGATCATAAAAGAATATTTTCTCATACCATCTTGCCTTTGTTAATTTTCCATTTTTATCATTAATTAAAGCAGTTCCTGGTTTATAATCTTTATCAACATGTGCTAAAACCCATCCTGATACTGCCATTGGAATTTGATGTTTGTTTGAATCTTGACCAACACTTATACCAAAAGTATCAGAACAAACACCAACCACGCCTCTTTGTCTTCTTTTAAAACATTTTTTTATACCTGAACCAGTTTCATAATAACAATAACCTGGGATATAAATATCTTCTAATAGTGGTTGATAATCTGCAAAGTCATTCCACACAGCATTATATACTCTTGTAGCATAAAAATACCCATCATAATTAATTCTTGTGCTATTTGTAGGATTAGATGTTCCAGAATAAAATTCACCGTCAGCAGCGCTTGATTTAAGAGTTAATATTTTTGCCAAACTGCCTTTTATTCCTGCTTTCCAAATATCATTAGTATCATCCCAATAAAGTTGGGCATCATTTTCACCTTCATTAGTTGACCACACTCTTCTTACATTGTATGCTCCATCACTATTAGTTGCAGGAGTAGTTACCTTAACAGTATAATTATCAATAGATGTGCTATTTCCACCACTTAAAGATATATTAGTTATCCAACCACTAGATTGAGATATTTTAGATTGATCAATAGCAGCATCTGATGCAATATCAGCATTTGTTATTGATCCATCTTTTATATCTACACCCTCTATTGTTCCATCTTGAACATCTCTTGAACCATGAATTTTAGCCATATATCCTCTCTTTAAAATAATTGTTCAAAAATACTTTTTTTTGCTTCATCAAATGATTCATATATGTGTTTTGGTTTAACAAACCAAAAAGAATGATTATCAGTAGGATCTAATTTTTTATTTTTTATAATTTCTTTACTTGCAGAAAAATATGAATAATAAATATAAATCATACCAACTCTTATTTTTATTGCATAAGGATCATTTATATAATTAATATAATGTTTTTCTGTAGATCCAAAAATAATTTCAAATTCATCATCAATTTTAGTTACTTCACATATATAAACCATTTATCCCTCTTATATTGGAAGTCTTGCAATCTCTCTTCCATTATCTGCTGTTATAACGACCTCTCCGCCTTTAACAGATATATCCATATATTTAGGATCATTATAATGTAAAAACTGTAAATTCTGGCTAACTATTTTTCTAACTTTATCTTGTTGTAAGATATTAGCCAATCTATTATAAATAAAATTTTTAGATGATTTCAGATCATATATACTATATGGTCCTTTACCATCTATTGAAAATGATTTTTGTGCTCCATAATCAGTCATAAGACCTTTATTTACAATTTCTATTCCCTCTATTACTTTATCAAACTTCATATTCCCTCCTATTTTCCTCCCACTCTGTTTCACTTGAAGGAACATCATACATTTTTATTGCCATATCCCAAGCATCTTTGCCATATTGTTTTATCATTAATTTTTTATATTTTACAAATGAAATACTGAAATATAAATCTATGTTTTTATATATGTGTTTAGCGCGTATTTCAAGTGGGTCCATAGGTGTTATAGCTCCACCAGAGTGAATTTGTGATGTCAATTTTCTATCATCTAAAGTTAACCATTGATCTATTTCTTTATCTGACCACTTATTTTCTTTTTTCTTGAATAATTTTTCATCAAGAATTTTATCAAATTTCATTAATACCCCCTAAAAACCGGAAAACCAGGTCTACTATAATCAATTTTTAATCTGAATTTATTTGTTAAAAAAATAGTTTTATCTTTACCATTATGTTTTTTACTAAGATCTATGTTTAACATATTATCTTCTTTTCTTATTAATATATAGTCTGCACCTGGAACATCAATTAAAAAATCATCTTCTATATCATAAGCATCTCCACCTAAGGATATATCTTCAAATACGCCTTGAAGAATATATCTGTTTAAAGTAGAAGATGAGTTTATAATATCTTTTAAAAAACCTATTTGTGTTGCCATTATTCCTTCTTAAAAATAAATTTTACTATTATTCTTTTTTCCATTCCTTCAACTAAAGAAAATCCTTCAACTGAATAATCTCGTGAACTAACGACAAAAGTTATTTGGTCAAATAATTTTTTCATAAGAATAGCATCTGCATTTTCATCTGTATATACTACTTTTCCACCTACTTTTTCTTTATATCCTTGTTTTATATCTAATACGAGATAAAGATTAAGATTGGCTAATGATGTTCCATGCCTATAAACTTGACCAATTTGAAATTTACTCATTTATTTTTTTATCTATTTTTTCCATTATAGAATCTACACTTACTTTTTCTAGTAAAACTTCATTAAGTGTTTTTGTTTCTTCTTCATTAGAAATTCTACCACCAACAGTAAGTGAACTTTGATTCCAAGAATATTGATTATTAAATGTAAACCAAACATCTTTATAACAATTATTATATCCGCCATTTTTTGCCAATGGTTTTTTTAAAATTGGTGTTTTACTATCTTCATAATAACAATTATGAACTAAATTCCCATTAACAAAATAATTATTAAATGGTTCACAATGCATATTCCAAACAGTTGTTCCATTTTTATATTTTGAAGAATTCATTGCATTTATTGGTGTAATTTTTTTTATTTTATTTCCATTCATTATAAATTGATTAATTTCTTTTATGTCATTTGGTTCTATAATATTATTATAATGATTATCATATAAAACGAATAAGGTTTTAAAACCTTTTTCTTCAAATATTTCTTTTCTTTCTTTTTTATATTCTTCCCAATTTCTTAAATTATTCATCCATTCACATGAAACTTCAATTAATTTATTTTCATCTTTTACTTTAAAATCTGGATTTTTTGATCCTAATTTAGTTCTAATCCAAAATTTAGCATTACCAAAAAAATCTACTGGTAAATTATTATATTTGCAATATTCAATAAATTTCTTTTCAGCTCCAGAAACATGATTATTTTCTCTATTCCCATAATTTTTCTCTACTATTTCTGGTCTTTTCATACAATTGTTTTCTGATAATTTTTTTCTTACATCTTCTCGCGTCCAAATATTGTTTAATTTTTGTCTAATTGATAATTTTTCATATGTCCCATTTTCTTTTAATGTTTGAGTAGTTTTTATATGAGCTATCTTTCTCCAAAGATCAGATCTATGATCATGTAACATATGATATAATACACCTGGCTTAATATAATATGGCTCATCACCAACAACTAATTCGTCCGTTTTTTTCCATTTTCCTTTGACATAAAAAGGATGTTCTCCTGTAGCATATAGTGGATCACCATTTTCAAATTCTATTTTAAAAATATTAGTTGCATATCTATTTCCTAATTTTTTAATTTGTGTCAATGCTGGTTTTTGATTTTCTTCATCATAACCAATTACCCAATCACCATCTTTTAATTTAGATATTCTTTTACTTCCATTAGGAGTTTGAATTAATGTTCTTTTATTATCTACAATACACCAATCACATACTCTCCAATCTCCATCACTTGCTAAATAGATATTGTATGCATGTCCACCTTGAGGAGCAGTTGGTGATGCTTGAACATAACCAGCAGCAACTTTTGTTCTCCAGGTAGGAACACCTGCTGCTACACATAAGGATGTAATTAATATAGCTCCATCTTCACAATCACCATGTTGAGATTGTAATGTCTCAAATGGAAATTGCCAAAATTCTGGTGTTTGATTTAAATCATCATCATACTTATATGTTAAAAATTTTACTACCCATTTTTGGACTTCCCAAGCAGTATCATCTGGATTAGATTTTTGTAGTTTGTATTTTTTTACTATTTCATTTAATATTTCATCATTGGTAGAAATAAAGTTTTTTACATCTACATTTATTCTATCTTTTTTACCTCTTAATGCTCTACCTGAATAGATAATTGGTGCTTTTGGCCATTTATTGTTATAATGCTCTTCATTTAATAATCCCATTTTCTTTATCTCCTTTTTCTTAAATAAATTAAAAAACATAATTATTTTACTCCTTTAGGAGGATATTTTTTGTTTTTTCTAAAATCAAAAATACATGCTATCATTCTATGTCTTGTTAAATCTACTTTTGCCCACTCTTTTTTTAATAATTTTAATTTTTCATTATTAATAGAACATATATTACCAGTCCCTATATCTGTATATATTCTTTGTAGATTTTCATAATCTTGATATATATGAAGAACTGTTGTATTATTTACATTTTTAAAAAATCGTCCTAAATTCCAATAAGTTTTACCTACTTTCAAATAAATAATTTCATTATCTTGAGTAAATGCATTTTCTGTAAAAACAAAATCATTCATATTATTATCTTAAGCATATTTATATAGAAAGTTATAAAGATAATTAAAATTACAATTGGGAGTATTATGATTGAATTTATTTAAAAAACTGTTCTTATCAAAACCTATTTTTACTGTAGTTTTAACTACTATTTTATTTATTGCTATTACAGCATCTACTATTATGGTAGGAAATGTTATTATAGAAGGCAGACATAAAGCTGAAATAGTATCTTTAAATGCTATTATTAACACTCTAGAAATTGAAAAAGAACAATATCATGAACAGATCATCAGTTTTATAAAAAAACAATCTGAAATTAGATCTTATATTAATGAATTAGTTGCATTATTATATGCTCGAGAATCTTCTCTTGGCGAAGGTGTTGGTGGTTCTGGTGAAACTTTTGCCATCAATGAACAAACTCCACTATTTCAATTAAAACAAGCAATCAATGAACTAAATGACGATGAACAAGCTATGAAAATGGTGAGAGACTATTTAGTAAGTAGAAGAAATTTCGCTGAATCTTTCCCATTTATTTGGCCAGTAAAAGGCGGAGTTCCTAGAATTTCATCTGGGTATGGTGTAAGATCAAACGAAGAAGTTGGATCAGTTTTAGGTCGCCCAAAACAAGGAATTCACTTTCATGCTGGCATAGACATCCCAGGTAAATTAGCAGATCCAATTTTGGCAACAGCTGATGGTAGAGTTGCTTGGATTGATTTAAATAATAAGGTGTATGGCAATGTTGTTGTAATTCAACATAATTATGGATTTCAAACACTATATGGGCATTGTAATAAAGTAATTGTAAAATCAGGGCAATATATTAAACGTGGAGATATAATTGCTTATATGGGGAATACGGGTGCATCATATGGTGTTCACTTACACTATGAAATAAAGAAAGATGGTTATCATATTGATCCTATGGATCTATTGGGTCTTAATATGTAATTTAAGGTAATATAATATAAGGAGAAAACATGGCACAAATTAATGGAAATGGTAAAAAAGATGATGTTGAAAAAACAGATTTAGCAGAAGCTATCTTGGCAAAATTAGGTCAATTTGATAATCCACCAAAACCACCAAAATGGTCAATTACAACTTTTTCTGTAGTGGTTTCAGTTTTTGTTCTTGTTTTATTATCTACGACATTCTTTTTTATTAAAACAATGAACAATATGAATGCTACGTATATTCAAAAAACAGAACAAATTATTATTGGTAGAGAAAATATTGAAATGGCCAACTCATGGGAGAGAATGCCAGCACAGCAAAGAAAAGAAATGTTAAGATCTCAATATTTTAAAATTATTAGATATTACACTGAAGGTGTGCCAGAAGAGCAGAGAATGAATGATGATCTGTTATTAGAATCTTTTAATAGTATTTGGTTGGCATCAGAAAGAGTTAATCAAAATTTCTTTTTGTCTTTGGCTTATATGAAAGTAGCTACTAATTTTAATCCAATTTATAATGTTGAATATAAAAGAGGAATTGGTGGATTTTATCTAAGAACCTATGAACAAATTGCAAATCTTCCACTTGTTAGAACAGATCCTGTTTTCCAAGTAGTTTATAAAGGATCAGAAACTGCAAATAATCCAGTTTTTGCTATGAAGTTAGTTGTAGCAAGAATTTATGATTTAATGACTACGTTTAATAATCGAGCAGATTGGGTATTATTATCTATGTTTACAAATGAATATGATGTAATCAATAAATATTGGGCAAATGGTGAAGGATCTATACCAGATGAATTTTATAAGACTGGTCAATTAGCTGAAGCTTTAAGATATTATCATGCATTTAGCAATTGGGAAATTCCAAAATCAAGAAAATTATAAAAAATATGGGGCGTTGAACGCCCCATATTTTATCCATATTGCTTTCTATATTTTTCTGCAATATCTATCATCGGGTTAGTATCACCACCCTTTCTTTCATCATATTCACCTAAATTAATATTTACATTCATACCATCTTTATTAGGATTAATTAATTTAGCCTTGATTTTCAATAATTCTATTTTTTGATCTGTTCCTTTCATTTTTAATTCTAGAGCTTTTGCCATAGCTTCTCGGGTAGCTGGATTTTTATCACCGTCTATATCACACAAATCTCTCATAAAGTCGTATAATTCATCTCCCTTATCCCTATCATCTTCAACAGACTTAATAACATCTGCAGCTAGTTCATTCATTTGTTGAATCTGTTGTTTGTGTAAATCTATTAATGAGTTTTCTTTTGTTGTTATATCTTTTGATTCTTCCATTATAAAACCCCACTATAATCTTTGATATTTAATAAAAATAAAAATTCTTTTCCAACTGAGGCTGCATAATCATGTGCAGCCTTGTTTTTAGCATCTATTTTACCACTCTCCAAATCTTTTTTATACCACCCATGTGATGATTTTATTTCAATGATATATTTATTTGTTTCAAAATCTACGTAGTATATGTGGTTTTTATTATTCCACTGATAAGGAAGAGAAGGACCATCCCATATATCTATATTATTTTTTTTACAATATTGAATAAATTGCAATTCTGGTTTTGTTTGATAATGTAAAGTATCGCAGATTGTTTTTAATGATACAGATTTACCATAATTTGATTGTATTTGTTTGAATAGTTTAGTGTTTTGTATTGGATTTTCTACTCCATAGTTTTTAAAACATGTTTCTTTTTTCTTTTTCTTAATTTCATCTAATTGAGATACATTGCTAACTCCATACCTTTCTTTTACTGTTCTTATAGCCTTATTACGATTATTATCATATATTCCATTTTTATAAATTTTTTGTCTAATTTCAGGTCTCAACAAATTGGTTTCTACACCATAATTTTTTAACATTATTTGTTTAATTTTTTCTTTTATTTCTTCTAGTTGCGAAATATTTTCAACACCATATTTTTCCTTAACAGCTTTCTTTATTTGACTTATTGCATTAGTAGATCCATATTTTTTTTGTTTTGTGCGTGCAATATCACATTCTCTGCAATTTTGCATACTAGTAAAAAATTTTTTATTAAAAGCAAATTTCTCTTCTATTTCTTTTCCACATGTATCACAAATAAATATAATTTTATCACGTTGATTTAATTTAATTTGATTATTTATTAACAGAGTTTGAAACATTTTATTTCTATATTTATTATCAATTATTTCTGAAGAAAAAACATTTATTTTTTCTTCATTTTTTATAATAAATTTTAGCATTTCACATCCTTTATAAAATCATAATTATCTTATAGAAACGTATGTTTTAAATAATAATATTTTTAAAAAATAGCTCCATTTTCTTGATATAACTTCTTTAGCGCTTTATAATGGGAATGTTTAATATTAAATGTCGAACACACATAATTAGCTGGCTGTTCTTGTTCAAACATTGTGTTTAACAACTCCCATTGATCATCAGTATATTTAGCAGATTTAAAGAATCTGGCCAATATTTTTCCAGAATTTAACATTCTTGGTAAGACCCTCATTAATAATTAAATCTTGTTCTTCTGGCTTTAATTCTTCTTCAATCATATCATCTAATTTAATTTTATTTATAACGTCTTCCACACCTTTTAATGCTCCACGTTTAACAAAATTATCTGTTTTAAAAGATACTCCTGCATCTTCTAATGCTTGAATAACTCTTTTTTTAGCAGCTGGTGAATCATCAAAATCAAAATCTATGCTATCATTCTCACCTTGAAAACGACTCATGAATTCTCCAAAAGCATCTGCTCCTCTTTTTACTTTAAAATCTGGTTTTGCATAACTTCCAACATTCATAATTGGCATCTTTACAGGAACACCTATCTCTTTTGCTTTAGCTCTTGCTGTTGGACCTTGCCATGTTATCATACCAGTTGGTGGTCTTACTAAACCATAATATGCATCATTACCGACGGTTAATTTTACTGGGAATGATTGCTCAAATTTAATTTTAAAAGTATTAACCCCAGTTTCTTTATATTCAGTAGATACTTCTAAATTAAATTTTTTAAATTCATCTGCAAGTTTATCAGCAACATCTTGAATCTTTTTCATTTCTGCTTCAGTGATTTCGTCTTTTGGCTTATTTAATAATTTTTCTACTTCTTTTATGGCTTTTTGTAAAGACGTTGGAACTTCAAATTTTACTTCATCTTCTTCAAATTCAGGATCATCAATTAATTCTGCTGGGCTTTTTTCTTTATATCTTTGCACATCATGAATTACAGATTTAAGTCCATCAAAATCAGAAATTTTATTTTCAAATTCTATAATTTTAGCAAGTCTTTCTGCCATTTTTTCTGCATCTTCTTTGCTTAAAACAAATCCAGGAGTTGCTTCAAATCCTTCTTTTGCTTCAGCAATATCACTTAAAAAATCATCTATTGTTCTTTCCATAATTTTCCTCCAGGTATAAATTCCTAGAATTATCTTTATTCTATTTGTTAAAAGATCTAATTTTATGTTAATTAAAACAGGCAATCTCATGATTGCCTGATAATTTATTCATTAGATGCTTTATAAATTATACTAGTAGCTCCTGCATAAATATCTTCTTTATGTTCAAACATTATTTTTAAAAATTTGCGAATTAAATTTGGGCTCCAACCATAACTTTTAGCAAATCTAAAAAAATCTCGTTTGTTATATTCACCTATTTTTTCTAGATATTCTTGTAATATTTCTACTAATGGTATAAATTTTTTATATTTATTTATTTCAAAAACACGTTTCATATTGATTATTATTTCATTATGAATAAAATTTTGTGAAACATGATTACCATCACCATATGTCATCTCATGAGCATAGTCAGAAATATCATAATTATCACGATGTTTTTTGTTTTTTATAGTATAAAACTTTAAACATCTTTTAGCTGTCAAAGAAAAATAATTAAAAGCAGTTGCTTTTTGACCACTACTTGTAATAAAATTAGGATCAAATTTAGGTAAAGCTTTTAAACACGCTTCTGATGCTTCTTGATATAAATCATCATAGTTTTCCCAGGCAGTAAATCTATGTGTAAAAATTATACCATTAATTATTTTACCTATTTCTTTAAATATCTTTTCTTTTAAAACTTCCATTTGCCACTTTTCTTGCCAATCTATTGTTTTTATAAACCCCTCTTCACAGAATTCAACCCCTTTATCTTCAGCAGTTAATTTAGCATCTTTTCTTTTGGTATCTATTCTTTTATAATAATCCAAGTAATCCTGTATCCAACTTTCAACAACATCATTGTTGAAATAATTACTCACTAGACTCCTCATCATCTAATTCTTCACGTATTCTTGCAATGATATCATTGTAATATATACGATCAAATGTAGATATTGCAGAATTTAGTGGATCTGGACTATCATTAAATGGCATAGAACCATTAGCTGTAACTACTTCTGCTGTTTCAATTGCTGATTCACCTTCTCCATCTCTTCTCCAAGTTAATTCAACTTTTTCATTCCCAGCACCTGATGTAATAAATTCTTTAACTATAAGCTTAAATTTATTAAATTCTGGTTTTTCTTCAATCTTTTCTGGAGCTTCTGTAGGCTGTTCTAATTCTGTGGGTTCCTGAGCTTTTTTAGTAATTTGGTCTAGATCATAACCAAATTGTTTTAGAATTGCTTGAAAATTGAGTGGCAAATTATCAGCAAATTCTTCTTTATTAAATCGTTTTAATTTTTTTTCTTCATTGATATGAAGGGCCATTTTTAATATGGTGTCTTCTTCTTCAGTTTTTTCTTTTTCAGGTGAAAGATCATCTTGATCATCTTTTTCTTTTGCTTTTTCAGTATCAACAACTGATTTATCAGCTTCAAAAATAGAAGAAATATTTACTGGCTTATCTTCAATAACCTTTTTTTTCTTTTTAGGTTTCCTGTTTTCTAAACACTCATCTATGAAGTCTTCCATAGTGATATCAGGCATTTTGATCCCCCTTGTTGGGTTTTTTTAAATTCTGTTTTACTTCTGATGTATAAAAACTATGTTTTTTGTTTTCAATTTCTTCAGCTTTTTGCATCTCTTGAACTATTTTCCAAGATTCATAGCTTTCTCTACTTACTGTTTTGCCATTAATCTTGTAAAATTTTCCAATAATAGGAAGACCAGAAATTGCACAATAATGTCTATCAAATCCGAAAATGTTTAGAATGTTTCCTAGTTGACTGCTTGCTATACTTTTTCCTTCTTCTAATGATGTTTTAAATTCTTTTAATTGTCTGTTAAATTCTTGATAAATGTTTTCTTCTGATTCTGAAAGTTTTGTTTCTAATTTGTTTTTTAATTGATTGTATCTTAGGAAAATATAAACTTCTCTTGTTATATTTCCATCTTTATCAAAAATATCCATGTTTTCTCCTATACTCTTTTTACAACCTGAATATCATAATTCATAGATGATGATAATAAATAACCTGTTGCTATAATATCACCTTTTTTAATATTACATAATGCATCGGTTGTATTCCAAAGAGTTATATTAATGTAATCATTTGTTTTTGAAGATATGACTTGTTGTAGGACCATTATCCCATTAGATCTTGCTAAACTTTCATTGTTCATAATCATAAAAATATGATTTTCATCAACTGATAATTTAAATTCTAATGAAACTATTTTTCTTTCTTTGGGTCTTAAAATTACGTCTTGAATTGCATATAAATCAACATTATTACACCCAAATCTTTTAGATGGAGTATATTTCATAAAATCAAGAGTATATTGTGGATTTATTTCTATTTTTAAATTTTCTAAAGACATATTTATATTACCTTTATTATATAGTATTAAATATGCATTTTAGAGGTAATATTTTATGTAATGTTATGATATTTTCATATTCTCTTTGGCTGTTGTCAAAAAGTTAAATATGAATTCTTCTTTTTTCATATCACCAGCTTTTTCTAATGGTTTTAACTTTGGAGCTCTTGATGTATTGCCATTAGAATTATATGCTCCCATCCCATTAACCCATTCAATTAGGTTGTTTCTATCTCTTAAAGATAAATCGCCCCAAGCATTTTTTATCAACTCTTCTGCTATCATAAAATTACCACCAGAAACAGCATTTCTAATATGAAGAAGAATATCTCTATCTTCACCTTCAATAACACTCTCCATAGCATTTGATCTATCAGCTATTGGAAAATATGATTGACCGATTGTTGTCATAATAGTTCCATCTTTTTTATTTCTTTCTATACCACCACCCATACTATGAATTAATTCTTCTGCTAATGCTTTTTTTTGTTCTACTATTCCAGATCCATACTTTTCTTTATTCTCATTAAACAATTTATCTAAGGTTGATCCATCTTCACCCATAAGTTGAACTAAATTGTTGTAATAAGTTGATCTTTTCTGCCCAGTAGAAAGAATTATTTTAGCTTCATTAATTTTGTCTTTTTTTTGAGCTGATAACCAATCACTAAAAAGTTTTGATATTCTTGACATATTATACCTCTTTCTATTTATAATTTATATATGACCAAGAAATTTTATTATCATCTAATATATCCAAAAATTCATTCACTCTCATAGAACGAACTTGAAAAATAATAAAATCTCCATTTACTATCTTATCATTTATATGAAAATCATATACTGATTTTGACCAAAAAATGTCTTTAAATTTCTGCAATTCTTCTAAAGGAATTGCTATGCTTGTTGTTTGAGCAGTTGGAACTATTGTTTGTTGTTCTACATGGCTCATTTTTCTATTATAAATGAATTATTGATTAATGTATCTAAATCCATTGGGTCTTTTTGTTTTGAGGTTAAAATAACAAAGGGTTCATCTTCCATTATTTTAATTGCTTCATTCAAATCATCTTTTCTTATGTTGAAACCTTTTGTTTTTAAAATGCCAAATAATTTTTTAGAATCCCAAGATTCAGCTATACATTCACCAATGTTATTATTTATCTCATCCCAAAAACGAACCTGATAACCACTTTCTTCAACAAGCATTATAAATTTCATTTGCTTTCTCCGTACTTTTTTGTAACATAATTTTTGAATCCTCTACCTGCTCCAACTGCAACAACTAAAGGAGCCCAAATATAAGCAAAAACTTCAAGGAAAGAAACAAACTTAACCATATCAAAAGCATCCCAAAACGATCCAACAACACCCATTGCAGCAAAAACTATATAACTTACATTAATAATTAATTTAGATATTGATTCTGATTTTGCAGATGGTGGGGTTGGAGATGCTTCTATTTCTACTTGGCTTGATTGTTCTCTCAATCTTTGGGCTTGTTCTGATAAAGCATCAGCTCTAGCTCGCATTTGTTCTGGAGTAAGTGATTCTGTAGATTTTGGCATATATTTCCTCCATTTATATCTTTAATATATCTTTATAAATGGAGGAGTAAAGTTATGATTGTAGTAATTTTTCTTTAGCATTACTTGAAGTAATTGCATCAACTACTTCATCTGGCAAAAAGATTTCATTCTTTTCAGCAAATGGCGAATCTACATTATAATGTAATCTGGTAATCCACCAACCACCATCTGTTTTAAAATACTCAAATTGATAGATGTCTTTTTCAGTTCTTTTTTCAGAGATATATATTTTTTTATTGTCTTCAATTGTCTTATAACTCATATATTAAAATATGCCTATTGTGGTGGCCATTGTACCATTTTAGACGCTGAAACTTCTTCTGGACCCTTTGTGCCAGTAGATATTCTATACATTTCTAATGCCCAATGTCCATGAGTTTGTTCATATCCAGTAACATCTGGGACACAAATCTGAGCTCTCCACATAAAAAAACTTGGAGATGCATTATCAGAAGCTGATTCTGTATTTAATTCATCACCCATTGGGGCTGATCCTTCAAAGTTATAATGGGCAAGCCATTGAATAAATGCAATCCATTTATTATTTGTAGGGAGTGTTCGTTTGGCTACAGTTAAATCCTCTTGAGAAAACTTTTCTATATAACCTGTTCCTGGAGGAGCTACAACAAAGAAATTCATAAATGATCCTTTAGGAGCATTATAATAAAACAATGTTCCTTCTTTTATATACACCCAGTCACAAAATCTCCAATCAATTGTTTGCATTTTATATCCAGCAGGAGCATGTTCATTGTCCCATCTAAGATCATCTGCAGGAGCTGAAAAATCAAATGTAAATGGTGTTCCTTTCCCGACTTCACCTGTTGTTAGATCATCAGCAGCACCTTGAAAAATTGCATCCCAATCTGTTTTTCTTGAATCTGATCTTATAACCCATCTTCCCAAGTTATCAACTTCTGTTGGTCGTTGAATCTTTCTAATTAAATCTATTGCTTCAGATTTAGATAAATCTCTTATACCATCATTTACCTGATAAGATTCTGTTCCAAGCGATATAGCATCTAACAAATCATCTGAAGCTGATAATTCAATAAGTCTAACTTCATTTCCACCTATATCTAATGCACCATTTGCTGGTATAACTATATCTCCAAGATCTGCTATTACTAAATTTTGATCAGTATAATTTTTAATTATTCTTTGTGCCATATTTTACTCCTATAATCTTCTTCTTACGTATAATGTTATACATGGTTTTTTAGGCTTTGTATTACCAGAGGCTGATAAATATATATTAATATCATCTTCGGCATTAAAATCTATATTTAACCAATCAGCGTTTAAATGTTCATCCCACCCTTGCTGATCCCAATATACTGTTTCTACAACTTGGTCGTTAATTCTAATTTCAACACTTGCATTTGGAGAGTTTTGACATCTTCCACTAATTCCAATTATTACTCCATTCCACGGCATTGAAAAACCAGTAAGAGAGTTAGTTTGAGCAGATCCATAATACATATATCCAGATGCACTATTATTATTGTTAGAAAACTGTGCAGCCATAGATGAAAAACTAACCCATTTTGCTCTCACAGGATCTCTAAACCACATTTCTTGATCTTTGAAACAAATCTCTCCACCTGCAAGCCATTGATTTGGTGTATAATCTATCTCTTTTAATTTTAATGGAGCAAATCCCCCAGAAGCTCTTAATTCAACTGGACCATAATCAACATCAACAATTCTGCCATTGCCCCAATCCCCATATGCTTCATCTAACGTTGATGCTCCACCGCCTAAACCAGAATGTGTGTGGAGCCCATCGGCATTACTTCCATTTGTCAATTGTTCTAACTCAGAACCAGTAACATCAGTTGATGAATCATTTGAACTTATTGTTGCATAAGTAATTTGAGTTAATTTACAATCAACTTGCTGTTTAGTATAATATCTATCATCATGTGTATGAGATAATAGAGAATATTTATTATCTGATTCGCTTTCCGTATAATATCTATCATCGTGATTATGACTTATATTAGATTTATTAGATAATAAAGTATCAGCCTCTGTTTCTGTATAATAGCGATTATCTAACTGCCCATTATTAAGCTGTGTCTTAGTATAATAGTTATTGTTTATTTCTATTTCAGTGTAATATCTATCATCATGATTATGGGTAGATGGAGTAAATGTTGCAGGCTTATCAACAATATCTGCCCATAAATGATTATGATTAAAATCAGTAATATCTGCTTTAATATGAGTATGAGAAAGTGGAGAAGCGCCTACGTCGCTGTAATTTAATGTTACAACACCTGTTTTTCCATTAACACTTGTCACAGCATCAAGTGGAGTTAATAGTTCTTGCCATGAAGATATGATGCTATAATCAGAAGATTTTAATATAAATGATTTATTAATATCTGTTCTAATTGCAATATCACCAATTTCTGCCGCGTTTATATTTAACATGGCAGATTCACTATTAACAACAAAAGTATCTGTTATAGCAGTTGCTGGTATTTGATTAACATAAATCTTACCAGAAGAATCTAAAGAAGCAAGTCCATTAATTTGGCCTTTTTTAGAGTTTATTTGTGTATTAATTGTAGTGTTGATATCTGTAATATCATTTGATACGTGTGTGTGATTTGATGGAAGAAAAGTTTCAGGCTTATTTGTAATATCTGCCCATAAATGATCATGTTCAAAATCAGTAATATTTGTTTTAATATGAGTATGATTATTTAAAGAATATATAACATCAGATTGTTCTTTTGTATAATACTTATCATCATGGTTGTGATCAAAATCAGATATTTCTGTTCTAATATGTAAGTGTTGTTTTTCTGCAAAAATATCTTCTGCAATTGGCTGTAAAAATACTCTTGATTCATTTACAGTTAAATCTTTTGATCCATTATTAACTATTATTGAATTAGATTCTATTGTAGTGAAAAGTTCTTCATTCATACAAAATCTTGATAATTCAGAACTATCAATTTGAACGTTTTCATTTTTTAGAATAGTTAATCCTAATGAGCTGATTGTGATATCATTATTTGTATTATTTTTTAATATAATCGTCTTCATTATTTTCTCCACGCAAACTCTAATACTGATACCGCTTCTTGCAATGATGATCCTGCTGCATTTACATATATAGATATAACATCATTTGCTGAAAAGTTTATATTCAATGATGAATTAAATACTCCACCAACAATGCCCATAGTATAAGCAGAAGATTCATTAATGCGAATATCAACATTTTTATTAACACTTGTATTAGATTGTAAAGTAGCACTTATTATTGTTCCATTTTTAGCCATTCTATACCCAGTAGTAGATGTAGGACATTGTCCAACTGGGCGTAGATTTGTTCCATCTGAAAAACCATCTTTTCCAAATAATAATGTCTTAGATGGAGTAAGCCATTTTTCTCTACCACCGTCATAAATATATAATTCATTATCAATAACAGCAATTTGACCTGCTGCTAAATTAGTAGTAGGCGTAGTTGAACGATTAGTTAATTCTAATGGTGAGTTTGTATTTGTAGATTCTATTTTAACTGGAGCTGTTGATATATTAATTGTCTTGCCTGCATCATATGCGTCTTGTAAAGTTGAACTTATATTTGCAGTTTTATCATTTAATTCTTCTAATGCATCTTGAACATTGTCTGATGTTAATCCTACTATTTGATCAATTCCAATATATCCAGCACCAGATGTTGAATTCAACTCTGTCTCTGTGTAATAACGATTATCTAATTGACCATTATTTAATTCTGTTTTGGTATAATAATTATTATTTATCTCTGTCTCTGTATAATATCTATTATCTAATTGTCCATTGTTTAATTCTGTTTCAGTATAATATCTATTATCTAATTGACCATTATCAAGCTGTACTTTTGTATAATATCCAGCTAAAAATCCATCAACTTGTAATTTTGTATATATGTTATTATTTATCTCTGTTTCAGTATAGTAGCGATCATCATGTGTATGTCCGACATCTGATTTATTACTTAATAAATTATTTACTTCTGTCTCTGTATAATATCTATCATCATGAATATGTCCAACATCTGATTTATTACTTAATAAATTATTTATTTCAGTTTCAGTATAGTAACGATCATCATGGGTGTGAGTAGATAAAGAATAATTGCTTAATAAGGCATTTATTTCTGTTTCAGTATAGTAGCGATTATCTAATTGCCCATTGTTTAATTCTGTTTCAGTATAGTAACGATCATCATGATTATGGGTAGATGGAGTGAATGTTGTAGGCTTATTGGTTAAATTATCCCAATGAACTGAAGATAGCCCAGATGTTTGTAGCTCTGTTTCTGTATAATATCTATCATCATGCGTGTGAGTAATATCTGATTTATTAGAAAGTAAAGTATCAACTTCCGTTTCTGTATAGTAGCGATCATCGTGAATATGGGTTAATAAAGAATATCTCGCGTCACTTTCACTTTCTGTATAATAAAGATCATCATGATCATGAACAAGAGGTGAAAATAAAGTATCACATTCTGTTTTAGTATAAACTTCAGTTTTATTGTAATAATTATCTAACAAATCATCTATTTCAGTTTCAGTATAATATCTATCATCATGCGCGTGAGTAGATAAAGAATAATTATTTAATAATGTATCTACTTCTGTTTCAGTATAATATCTATCATCATGTGTATGTCCTAATGTTGATATTTCTATTAAAGATGATCCAATTCCTATTTTCCATTTATCATCCGTTTCATCAAATCTTAAAGCTGCATCATCTAATGTTCCTCTATCTATTAAAAGACCAGAATATCCATCTGATATACCTGCTCCTGTCTCACCTGAATTAAGAATTATTTCATTATCACTGACAGTTAAATCTGTTGAATTGATTGTTGTCAATGTTCCTTGAATTGTTACATCACCAGAAAATGTTTTATTTCCAGTGATAGTTTCATTTCCAGCAATATGAACATAATCACTCTCATTAAAATTTGTTATATTAGATTTTGTATGAGTATGATTAGATAGTGAAAAACTTGTTGAATCATATACTGATGATGCTATTTTTGATCCATCATATATTAAAAACTTGTTGCTTGTATAAGCAGTGTTATTTGTTCCACCTCTTGCTATAACTAATGTTCCTGAAGTTATATTTGCTGCAGAGTGATTGTGAGATGCTGAAGCAAACGATGAATTAGAATATGATGTTGATGCAAGCTTTGTTCCATCAAACGCAATAAATCTTGCTGATGTATAAGTGGTGTTGTTTGTTCCACCTCTAACAATTGGTAATATACCAGAAGTAATATCATCAGCAGAATGCGTGTGAATAGCTTGAGCAAAAGAAGAGATATTAACTGCTGCATCAGATAAACTACCATCTGATGTCTGAATTACAAAATTATTAACAACAGGAGAAGATACCTTATTTATTTTACTACTTAAAAAGACATCAGATCCTGTTTCAGTATAATAGCGATTATCTAATTGACCACTGTTTAATTCAGTTTCTGTATAATAACGATCATCGTGGATGTGAGTAGATAGAGAATAGTTGTTTAATAAAGTATCAATTTCAGTTTCAGTATAATATCTATCATCATGGATGTGTCCAACATCTGATTTATTATCTAACAGGTCGTTAATCTCTGTTTCTGTGTAATATCTATTATCATGTGTATGGGTGATGTCTGATTTGTTAGAAAGTAGAGTATCAACTTCAGTTTCTGTATAATAGCGATTATCTAATTGCCCATTATTTAATTCTATCTTTGTATATATATTAGTATCTATTTCTGTTTCTGTATAATATCTGTCATCATGGTTATGAGCCGATGGAGTAAAGGTTGCTGGAACATTTGTTAAATTGTCCCAATGAACTAAGGATGATCCTGATGTTGATAATTCATTTTTTCTATAATACCAAGTATCATGATGATGCCATGAAGAGTGGCTGCCACCTGTTAAAGATTGGGCTTGTTGATCTGTAAGATTATTTACTTCAGCCCCTGGCTCTATTGTATCTAATTTTTCGCCATCTTGACTTACATCTCTTCCATCTATTATCATAGTATGAGGATCATTTTGATGCGCAATGGTTCGCATAATAGATGTTGGAATTTGATTATCATCTAATGTACCAGTATGAACAGTTATATCATTCAAAGCATGTGGATCAACTTGTATTTCTACTGGGAAGCGTTTAGATATTTTATTAATTCTTACGCCATCTATTGATACGATATCATAAGCCATTCTTATTCCCCATATTAAGTGGTAATTGTTTCAATTGAAATTACATCACCATCTAATCTATTTATTATTTGTGTTTCTGTTTGTAAAATAACACCATTTTCATATTGTCTTTTAATCATCTGAATAACATCACCCTCATTATTACGAACAATTTCATCTTCTCTTATCTTTACAGCAAGTGTATTATCTTTGTAATAAACTATTTTTTTAACATCATCATTTATATCTCTTTCTACTTGAAAGAAAGATTGTTCAGATAATTCATGCTTCAAGGTGTTTAATTTCCCATGCTTATACTCTGATAGACCAGTAAGAGATTGAATTATTTGTACAAGTGTTGCATCTTCATTATCTAACATAAAAGATATTAATGAACTATTATATAATGGTTCTAAATCTTGTGATTGAACTATTTCTTGTGGAGAAAAACATTCCAACAAATTAACCTGTTGATTTAATTCTAATTCTAATCCAAGATCATTAATCATAACAGAATCTAAACTTTTTAAAATTATTTCCATACAAACTTTCCATCTTTTATTATATATAAATCACTATTAAAATGATCAATGTATATATTTTCTATTTTATAGTTTTTTACACTTACAACTGTTTGGAACATTTCTGTCTCTTCATCAACTTCACCACTTAATCCTACATGAAATTGAAAATTACCATTTACAATATCCATTAAATTATCTGTATCCCAATAGTCATAATGCCAATTTTTCTTATTATAATTATCACCATAAAGTATAAAATTATGACCGCGTATTGTTTTTTCTTTCATGTATACTTTATTCATTATTTGTTGCATTGAATAGTGTATAGGAAAATAAGTTAACCAATCAGGGTCTAAATCTTGATAACCTTTTAAATTACCAGATAATTCGCCAGAGAAAATCAAATCTAATATGATTTTTATATATTTATATCTCATATAGATCCATGTCCTTGGGATGACGAGAGATATAATTTTTTATATAACCTTTCATCCATGTCTCTCGTCTTTGTTTGTGAAAATCTTTTTCGGCTTTTTCTGCAAATTTTTCAACTTCATCATTTGTAGTTGTGTGAACAACATCAGACGAAAAATGTATATCTTGTATTTCTTTGGGTGTTTTCTTTGCTCCCCAAATTTTCTTTAACATTTCTTGTGGTATATTCTTAAAATATATGCTATCTCTTTCACTTGTTCTTGTGAATCCAGGATTTGTTGTCATTAAATAACCTCTTTTATTATTTTTCTATAATTTGGATCTATTTTTTTATATTCAACTTCAATTGAATCATTTTCAAGACAATATCCACCAAAATGATAACAAATTAATCGCATTATTACAGTTGATAGTCCCCATTTTCCTATGGATATTCTCAATCCTTTTGTTTTATCTGGTAGTTTATTATTTTTAATATGTAAATAATCATCTGTATCTGTATAATTCCACCCTTCTTGCTTTGCTTTTTGTTTTGCCTTAATAGAATTAATTTCCATATTTTGCATCGTCAATTTACGATCTTCACCATAAAAATTAAAATTTATATAGTGTATAAACCTATCACCTATATCTACTTTAGATTGACTTGCTTTATTATCAAATATGTAAATAAATTTATATAATGAATCGAGTTTTAATTCAGGACAATATAATATTGTATTTACACTCATGATCTATCCCTAAATAATTTTCTAATAACTATGTGATAATTATCCTCTACTGATGCATAAAATTTAGCAAAAAAATTATCCATATTTGACAACATATTTTCTTGATTTTTCTTCCAAGATACATAATTTTTAACTTCTTTTTGATCACCATATCCACCTGTTGCTGTATTTGGTTCTGCTAAAATAAATCTTAACCATGCACCATCACTCATTGTGCCATATGACACAAGTAAATAACCAAGACTATTTGCTCTTGGAATTATTTTATCAAATAATTTTTGTATTTCTTTTACTTGATGTGTAAATATTTTTCTATCAGTAATATTTTCATCCATATCCTCTCTTGGGTGGGCTTCAAATGATATATATTTTTCATTTTTATTAAAAATCAATAATATATTTTTCTTTTTTGCAAATTCTATAAGAGGCGTAAAAATATTCTTCTTTTTTTCATTCTTCTCATGTTTATATAAAACGTCCCATCTATTGCTTTTTTCTTCTTTTGATTTAACCAACAAATCCCCTATTTTATTTATAGAAGAGACTATTGGGTTGAGAACATCACTAACAGATTGTCTAAGATCTCCTTCACTACTTTTAACTGTATTATAATATACATCGCTTTTAATTTTTATTTTTGTGCCTGTAATATAAAAATATATATCTAATGGTATTTCTTTATATGATTTATATTCACAATCTTTAAACTCTATTTTGTTTGTATTTGCTGAATCAAACCATTTGTTTTTAGTATTATGAATATCATCTTTTCTAAATGTATCTATTGCACCTTGTACTTGATGATATGGTATTTTCCATCCGCTTTTCTCAAGTAAATAAAATAATGCACGAGCAAATTTAACTGGCTGTTCTTGAATCACATCCAAGGCACTTTTATCGAGTATTCTCTCTATTTGCTTTGTTCTTGATTCTGTTAGTTTATCCAAGATCATTATGTCCTTTAGAAAAATTTATTTTATCTATTTCAAAAATTCTTTTAATGAAAAATCTTAATCTATTTTGTTTTTCTTCAATTTTCCAATCTTTGACAGTATTAAGTATTTGTTTTTTATCAGACCAAGTATAAATAAATTCTTTTTGAAAACAAACTTCATCATCTGCAATATAAAATCTTCTTAAATTCATTGAATTAGAGGTTATTGATTTAATATATAAACAATTGTATATATATATTGTATTACCATCATAGGAATAAAAAAATGTCATCCCAGGTTTAATATCATCAAACTTCATTAAAAAACCTCCATGATTATCTTATCATGGAGGTTTAAATAGTTATACTTTAATTAAAAAATCAAACTCTCCAAGCCAAATAGACAGAGACTACAGGGTCATGAATTGCTTCACCAGAACCAGAAACATATGCCTGAATATAATCACCTGCTGTTATATTGATATTATCATTTGTTGAAGTGTATTCACCAGCAGTAAGATTAAACGTTTTAATAGAAGCAGGAAGACCATTTTTTCTAATTTGTATTTCTTTAGTTAAATTACCACCAGTTGTACGAGCAGTCACCTTAGTTATTACAGCATTCAATGGAATCTTAAATCCTACTTCAGTTCCTAAAGCAGAACCAACTTTTAGATATTTACCACTTGCTGCTTGGTCTGCCCAATCATATCTTTGCTCATCAACACTTATCCATTTTGCTCTTGTTCCATCATAGTTATATAAGTGGCCATTAATAAATGCAATTTGTCCAGCAGCAAGACCAGATGTTGGGGCTGCTGTTTGTTGTGTCAATTCTAATGGTGCATAAGTAGCAGATGTGGCATCTAATTTAACAGAACCAGAATCAACTATTACTACTCTACCAGAACCACCACCTGTAGGACCATCATAAACTTCATCTAATGTATCAGCACCTGATGCTAATGAACGAACTTCATTCAATGCACCAATGATTGATGTTGCTGTATAACCAACAAGACCAGTTGTTCCTGTTTGTGATAATGCAATAGGAGAAGACAAGAATTGATCTTTAAAAGTTAATGCACTTGCAGATGAGATAGCAATGTTGCCAGAAGTGAGAGTTGATAAGGTTAATGTATTACCAGTAACAGACAAATTAGAAGCAGATGTAGCATCTAAAGTTATTGCTCCACCATTCACATCTAATGATCCATTAATTTGAGTAGTTGTTCCAGTTACTTTTAATGATTGTGTAGCACCAGAAGATACAATAAATGATCTGCCAGATGATAATTGGAAATCAACATCAGTTGTGTCTACTGTTACAATTGATCCATCATCATAAGCATCATTCAATGAATGAGTAATATCCAAAGTTCCATTAACTATATTATCAATATCACCTTGTAATTCATATAAAGCAGATTGAACATTAGTTGATGCTAAATTACCAGATGGGGTGACAGAAATAGAATTTGATGCTCCCCAATCAATATCGGCTATTTTAACCCATTGATCTGACCAAGCACCAGAAGTAGCCACGCAAACATATTGAGCTGGCTTGCCATCACCATCATCAGCTACCATTCTGGCATCATTTACTACGTTACCAGTAACAGGAAGAACAGTTCCAGAACCATAACTTGTATCTGTTCTATCAACTGGTTCTTTCCAACTTAACGCACCAAATTGTGGAGCATTAGTAATATTATCCCAGTGAACAGCTACTGTACCTGTATTGGAATTACTTAGTTGTGTTTTTGTGTAATATCTTGTATCGTGATTGTGTAATGCAGTACCAGAAGAAGCATCTCCGCCATTTGTTAGTCTTTCTAACTCTGCACCAGTTACATCAGTATCATCATCTTTGCCAGAAACATAAGCAAAATCAATTTTATCAAATTTAGTAAGAGCAGTTAAATAATCAATAAGTTGAGTATAAGTAAGTGTTACTGCCCCAGATCCTTGATCAAGAGTTACCTCACCATCTCCTGCCATTGCTGTTTGGATGTCAGTAGATTCAACAATATCTTCATTTCTATAATTTAATAAAAGATCTGTTTCTTCCCCTGCTTCCAAATAGATACCAAGATCAGAAACTTCTAAAGCAACTGATCCTGTATTTTTAAATAATAGTATATCCATATATCCTCCATATAAGATTTATATTATCTTATATCTTTTGAGGATAATGTTTTATTTAGATAGTAATAATAATTTAGCAATTAAAAATTCAGAATCTTGAGTTGGTTTATACCGCTTTTTAAATGCATCATAATCTTTGTTGGATATAAATACTTTCTCTTTTACTATAACAGTGTTATTTAATTTATTATATTTGAGACGACTAGCCCAAAATCCAGATTCAGTATCCTCTAATTTATTAAATAGAGTTATATGAGTCGTTGTTTCTTTGTAAAAAATTAACATCAAAAAATTCTCTTAATTGATCATTTTGAAGGATTGCTTTTGCAACAACATCTGATCCTTCATTTAATTCTTGAAAAGGTTTAATACGAGATAAAAATTTATCTATATCTTTAGCTTGAATTCTTGAAATATGTTTTTTGACAGCTTTTGTTTTACGATCAATATAAACACTAATGATAACTGGGCCCATAGAAAGCATAAGAGGTCTATAAATTACTACATATCGTGGAGTGATTTTATGATAAATTTTATTTTCTAATTGCATATTATCTCCTCTCCAATAGTAGTAATTCTTTGGCTGCCAGAATTTTATCTGGATAAGATTCAACTATATCTCTTGCTTGAGGATAATAATCACAAGATGGATCTTTATTCTTCATATAGAGCAGAGACAGCCAAAGCTTCTCTTCTGGGATTAGTTCCTCATTAGTAAAATCAAGCATTACAGATTGATGATTTATCTCAAGTATTAAAGTTCCAGCAATATAACATCCTCCAAACCCTGGGATATTATGATACATATTCTTTAGATGATAAATAAGATCTTTATGCTCTACTGTAATCTTACTCATAATTCCTCACAATTGTAAGACACTCATCAATAGTATGAACTTCGCCCTCAAGCTGTTTGTCCATAACAAATCCAAGAATCTCTTTGAATTTAGGACCAGGTTTCATACCAAGATCAATAAGGTGTTTTCCGGTAAGAATAGGCTTAGGTAGCTGTTTCTCATTCTTCATCTTATCAGCAAGAGACTTGACAAAAGTAACACCATCCATTTTAGTATGAGCTCTCTCAGAATCAGCAGGATGACAAGAAAGGCAGTCAGCCTCAAAAAGAGTAATCAATTTATCAAAATGAGGTTGAGCAATGAACTTGCGAACCGTTGCCTTGCGCATATCCTGCATAGTTCCAATCTGCATGTGGTAAGCTACAAGAGAAGTAATCATCTCTTTATCAAAATTTGAAGACTTCATTCTCTCCATAATGGAAAGAGCAATATCAGCCCCAACTTTATCATGATTATGACAAGAAATATTACCATCAGCATTTACAACTGAAGTAGCAGGCTTGCCAACATCATGAAGAAGAGCTGCCCAAAGAAGATTAAGGTCATTAGTTCTCTCTCGAGTAGCATCTAAAACCATCATGGTATGTATGCCGCAGTTACCCTCACTATGCCACTTGGCAGATTGCTCACAATTCCAGAGAGTAGATACCTCAGGAAGAATTTGATCAAGCAACCCAAGAGATCTGAGCATTTCAAAAGCAATTGAAGGCTTATCAGAGATAAGCATCTTATCAAGCTCATCTTTGATCCTCTCAATAGAGACATCATGTATGCGATGAGCATTTTTGCGGATTATATTTTTAGTATCCTCGTCCATTGAGAAATCAAGTTTGGCAGCAAATCTTACAGCTCTAAGAATACGAAGTCTATCCTCATCAATTCTATCTTGAGCATTGCCAATAAAGCGGATAACCTTATTCTCAATATCCTGTTTTCCACCAACAAAATCCATGATCTTATCATTAAGAGGATCGTAGAATAAACCGTTGATGGTAAGATCTCGACGTTGAGCATCTTCTTTAGGCGAGGAAAAAGAGATTGACTTAGGCCTACGACCATCTATATAATTACCATCATTTCTGAAAGTGGCAACTTCATACTCTTGACCATCTATGAGAACCACAATAATACCAAATTGCTTGCCAACAGGGATGGTTTTTGAGAAAATAGACTCAACTTTATTAGGAGTAGCATCAGTAACTATATCAATATCATGAGGCTCAAGACCTAAAAGCATGTCTCTGACACACCCACCTGCATAATAGGCAACATGTCCGTGAGAGGAAAGAGTTTTTACAATTTGAAGTGCTCTTAAATCCATATAGTTATTATATTACATAAATTCAAGCTCTAAAACTAAAGGAAATACATTTCTCTTATTGAAACAAATGGTATGATAATTACATCATCTTTAGTTGTTCTAAAAACACAATAATCATCTCCTACCATAATAAATTTTCCGCTATATTCGTTTTTATCTAAAATAATATAAACTGCTTGATTTTGAGAATATAGTTTATATATTAAAGAAGGAAATTCTCTTGGATAAGAGAATGTTTGAGCAGACAAAGATAATGATAAGATTAAAAACAAGAGAAAGATTATTTTTTTCAAGCATATTCCTTTTCAATGATTGAAATAGCATGTTGAACACCAAGAGAGAAATCATCATTACCTGAAAATTCTTTTTTAAGATTTTCCAAGATATTTTTCTTTGGTTTCTTTAACTCTTCTAATCTTTTAATAAAAGATTCTGCTTCTGGTTGAAGATGATATTTGTTAAGATCTTTGTATCTTTCAAAAGAGTAGACAGTTGTTTTTCTGGTTATTTTACCAAATAAACTTCTTTTATTCCAATAAACTTTAATATCATCAAACACATCTTCTGAAAAAGCATTGCGCGATTCTCTTCTGATACAAACATCAAAATCAATAAAATTCTTTTCAATCTCTAATGGCAGAATCACACTACACCTCCACAAATTTAACTAAAGCATCAGCTTGACGAGTTCCAGGGATGGGTACCATCTCATTAGTATTTACCACTACTTCTGCATGACCATAAAGGCGTTTTGCTTCATCATCAGCATGTTTGACAACTTGAGTATAATTATAATGAAGGCTTGCTCTCTCAATCAAAACATGATATCCACTCTTTGTCTGAATTACATGATAAATAACACCATGATTTTTGAAATCAGAACATGCTTCTTGAACAAGCGCAATCTCTGGAACATCAAGATCAATATCAAGCAAAGAAAGTGTTCCTCTTGCCCTTTGATAACAGTTCATAAGCATGGTATCTAATTTAGCCAAGTTACCATAAGCCTCTGGATTGTCAGAGAGGTCAAAGAGAAGTTGATTTGTCTTCTCATAGAATTCCTTGAGAGCCTTTTTGCCAGACACAGGATTGATGTTGGCATATACTACAAGACACTTGCTTGGAAGACGAATATCAGATCGAGAAGTATAAGCATCCTCATGAACTTCATAAGATCTTAGCACCCTGAGAAAAGTAGAAAAGTCAGTCTTCTTGACCAACTTGCGGGCAAACATTTCTGTCCTTCCAAGATCAATCTCTTTCCTCTCTTCTGGTGTTAGATATTTGTTTCGAGCAGATAGAGAGAGAAAGTAAGCCTCTTCTGGTTTAAGAGGAGAAAGAAGAGAATGGAAAAGCTTTACTTGTTCAATGTCATAAATAAATTCAGTCATATTTACCTCTCAATGGTTCCACTTCCAATTACAATATTATTCTGATATAAAGCAACAATTTGACCTGGTGTAACACCTTTTTGTGGGATAGAGAAAACAATCTCATCTCCTACAACAGAAGACAAAATAGGAGTATGATTCTGCCTAATCTTGGCATAAATAGGATCATTTGTAATAGGAGAGAAAAAGAATTTGTTCATCTTTAATGAAGATGAAAAGATCTCTGCCTCTGTGGCTACAACAATTCTATTATTAACAGAATCAATCTCTTTGACAAAAAGAGGAGTAGTAGATCCTACATTTATCCCCTTCCTCTGACCAATAGTATAATTAGTAATGCCAACATGGCGACCAAGAATCTTGCCAGTAGTATCAATGATGTCTCCTGGTATAGAAGGAAATAAAATCTTATATCCTGTTCCAATAAAATCTTGTGAATCTTTCTTGTCAGCAGTCTCAAGACCAAAATCTGCAGCCATCTTTCTGGTCTGCTCCTTGGTATATTCACCAAGAGGGAACATAACCTTATTTAAGATAAAAGGAGAAAGCTTGCTAAGAAAATAGGACTGATCCTTTTTAGAATCTAGAGCCTTACAAACAAAAGACTTATCACCACATCTCTTAATACGAGCATAATGACCAGTAGCAAAATAATCAAATTCTATTCCACTCTTGAATACCTTATCCAAAAAAACACCAAACTTGATTTTGTCATTACACATAACACAAGGATTAGGTGTCCTACCTGCATTATACTCAGAAGTAAAGTAGTTCATTACCTCAACACTAAACTCAGCAGATACATCAATTACATGATAAGGGATATCATGTTTAGCACATATACTCTTACAGGTGTCAATATCCTTGAGTTTGTCTGACCCATAGCAAGAAGTAGAATTAGCCAATTTATCACGAAGAGGATTATTAGGATTATATGTTTTCATAGTAATGCCGACAACATCATAACCTTGATTCTTGAGCAGAATTAAAGTAGTAGTAGAGTCAACACCACCAGATAGGCCTACGGCAATCTTCATAGTATCTTTATTTTATATCGATCTAGCCAATCTCTAAAATTAAGTTTATCAGAATAAAATCCAATACTAACCCTTACTGGGAATTCTTTTCCTCCAAGCTTATATAGTTCTTCAGCTTGGTCATTAGTCATATATTTAATTTCTGGTAGGTTTTTAAGTTTGAATAGGGTTTTCATTTCTTCTCCTTGGTTAGAATATATTTTTTACTATTATCATGTCCATAAGCTGGAATTAAAAAGATCTTGTCTTTAAAAGTAGAAATATAAAACCCATGATCTGCCATAAATACCATTTCTTCTTTTTGGATCCAAGAAGCAGAAAAAGTAGAATCTTTTAAATAAACTTTATATATTCCATCAGATTGAAATACGATTATTCCTAAATTGGTTGTCAACCCATCCCATCTTTCTGCTGATAAATTCCACTTGCCAGTAAGATTAACTTGAGCAAATAAAAAAACAGAAAGAAAAAGAAATAGGATAAAGAAAACCTTTTTCATGCTATCTCCTTATTTAAGAACAATGATTGGAGTGTTAGTATATATATCTTCATTTTCATAAAATAATTCTATATTTAAATAATCAATGTTTGAAATTTGTTCATTTATTGCCATGTGAATAAAATCTTTCCAAGATTTATATTCTATCATAACATCTTGTTTATCAAAAGATTGGTTTCGCCATTTAAAAACATCTAAATTAGTCATACTAGAATGAAAGACAGAAGATATAATTGCTGCTTTTTTATTTTCATTATTAATGTTTAAAATAGCAACTGGTATAATCATTCGACTAGATTCTGAAAAAATATGATATCCACCGTTTTTTAATTTATAGTCAGTAATAATTTTATTTATGCCTTGAACAAGTTTTGTATTAAAATATTTTATATCCCTTGGTTTCCAATTTGGCAAATCACAAAATTTTATTTTAAATGATTGATCTTTATTATTACACCATCCTTGACCAGTGATGAATCTTTCTTCAAATCTATCGTCAAAATGTGGTACTTTAACATATATCTGTAGAGATAAACCAGTTTTAGAATTTATTATTTTTTCATTACCAATTTTTCTAAAATTAGAACTATTTAACTCCTGTTGCGAGATTGTTTTATCTAATTGTTCTTCATTTAATGAAAAATTAATTATATCATCTAGAGTATATAGATTCATATCTCTCTATAACCCTTATTTATCTTTTCTCTTATTTTTCTTTCTAAAGAGCCGGCTACTTCAGCAGATTGAACAGCTTTACCAATCCTTCCCCAATAAGCAAGATATTTAAATTTAGTAATTGGTTGGGCAGACCAGAATTTATAGTGCTCCTCTTGGGTGTTTACGAACACTCTGCCAGGAAATTGAAGTTTAAGTTTTGCTTCGTCCCAAATCTCAAGCTTTTCTGGTTTATCCATATTATGACAACTGCTCCTTTGCTTTTTTAACAAAGTAATCATTGATAAATGGCATAATTTTGTTTATTTTCTTTATATTTTCCTCGGGTTCAACTATTTGGAAAAAATCAACCCAGGTAAGAGTTTTTTCTTGTACATGACCATTACGCCATTCGATTACATCTACATAATCAGAGTAGATTTGTTGTACATAATACCAGACACCATCAGCCTTGAAGAGAGTAGAGTTATACTTCTCTCTAAGTATATCAATCAATTTCATATTAGGATATATGCAAAAAAAGAGGCTTTCAAAGCCTCTTTTTTAAATTATTTCTTTTTAAACATTTCTTTTATAGAATCAAGAGCTCGTTGTATATCCTTAGGGAATGTAGCTCCTACAACTACTCCTGCCATAAAGAAAACAAGAATAACTACTACTATCATTGTATTGCCTCCTTTAGTGTTAATAATATCTTTCTATAATTATGTCTAGTAAACATATATCTTGGAATTAAAAATGGATTTATTTCTGATGTAATAGATCCTGAATCAACAGTATATGCTTTTTTATATATTTTTTTTATCATATTAATTGCTTTATCGCAATAACGCCCTGTGGGATATACAAAATCAGTAATAGAAGAAGATAAAATATTTTCTAAAATAGATTTAGAGACATTTATCTCTTGCTCAAAAAAAGATTCATTTTCTGGAATAAGCCTTATATGATCAAAACCATGAGATGCTATAACACACTTGTTATGCAAATCTTGTATTTGTTTTTCACCTAATTCTTTAGAATTAGCTGGAATAGCAAGCAAAGGATAGATCTCTCTAGGAAATAATATTTTTTCACAAACATCAATTGTAGAAATAGAACCATCATCAATAGTAATATATATATTGTTTGAAGATAAATCTTCAAATCTAGAAACAAAAGTATATCCAAAATCTGTTAAAATATTGATTATATTATTAAATTTATTAAGAGAAAAATCATAAATAGATTCTGTGTTTTGATCAAAAGAATGAAAACATAAAATAAAATTATTCATCATTATAATTACAATTAATTATATTTGGATTCATATTTTATCCTTTTTAAATTTATTATTGACTTCTAACATATTATTTAAAATCTCTGGTAAGTATCCTGCTTTTTTACTTGCTTCTATAATAGCTGGTATATCTTTATTAAAACAATGTGAATCCCAATATGGAGCCTGTTCATACACATAAGTATTGGCAGGAGAGACACGAGAATCACAGATAAATAGTTCTCTTAATTCTATATAATCTATATCAAAAATTTTTGCTATTCTATAAAATTCATTTGCAAAACTAACTTGATTTGCTAGCCAACAATTCTCCATGTATTTTACTAATTCAGCTGTTTTTGCATCAGTTTGGTTGATACGAAAATAAGCACTATGTATTAACATATATAATTGAGCTACTTGGTTTGTTAAATATTTATCACCACCTAAAGTTATAAAGTTCATTGGAGGAATGTCATTAGAGTGAGGCGTTATACCATAATATTCAGGCGAAAAGACAATATCACAATTATATTTTTTTATTAAGTTATCAGTTGTTCCTGGTGGTATTGTTGATTTAATTATAAAAATTTTTACTCTATCTTTAAACTCTTGAACAACTTTATCTACAATAGAAGTATCACAAGATCCATCAGATAATGACTCAGTAGGAACTGAAATAAATGCCAAATCCCAATTTTTGTCTTTATCTTGTAGTTGATATAAAGGATCATGAATATCAGCCCATGGAAATTCTTTATATAAATGTTTTCCAACCATTCCATATCCTATAATTAATATTGTAGGTTTTTGCATATTAACTCCTCAAAATAATGTAAGTGAATAATTAGGATCATAATTATCTAATATTTTTTGCCACGTTGCTGTTATTTCTGGATCATTTTTAGATTTTTCTAAATCTAAATTACTATGTAATTCCCTAACTTGTCTATAACAATATTTACAAAAAATATCACCTTGCTTTTTCATTAATTCATCAAATGGTAGAAATCGTCTCTCTCCTACATCTAAGTGCAAAAGATGAGCAATATATACTGCTCTAGTACAAAGAAATATGCCAAATGGAGTAATTCCAATTCCACATTCTCTTGGCACCCAACATTTATCAATAGCAAAATTATATGGTTCTACTAATTTATATTTTTCAATTGCATCTGGAAAATCCATAATAGATTGAAAAATAGGAAAATGTTCTTCTACGTTTTCTGATTTTTCTTTAGTTGAAAAAACAGTAATATTTATTCCGTTGTTTTTTAAATCTTCTATTTTTTTAATTACATCTTTAGTAAATTGACTTCTTCCATTAGATCTTAAAAAAATTAATGGTTTTTTTGTAAAACCATTAGATAATAATTTTATTATGTCTATTATTTGTGGGTGAAGTGTCGGTTCTCCACCCATAATGTGGATTGAATCTCTTTTTCTATAATGTGGTTTTAAAATTTCAATATATCTTTCAATTTGATCTAAAGACATATATATTGATCTGTGTTTATATTTTGACCCACATAAACGATTACACCACTCACAACTTAAATTACACTCATAAGAATATCAAGCTGATAAAGCACCCTTAACCCCCTCATATTGTAAAGTAAAATTTTTTCTTTCTTCAATTGGACCATTATGATTAGAAAACATTTTAGGATATAATCTTCCTAAATGATTTAAAATTATATCTTCATATTTTCTAGATCTATATGCTGCTGTTTCTGTTCCATGTCTTCTATACAATAATTTAACTTCAAAACATGGAGCAAAAGTCTTTCCCATAGTAAATAATCTAGTTAACATCTCTCTGTCTTCGTTTCCATAAATAAATTCTTCATTATATCCACCTACTTCTTTCCATACTTCTCTTCTAAAAAGACAAGTCGGTGGAATAAGGGGTGGGTGTTTTCTTCTAAGAAAGCTTTTACATATATAGGGTGGTGGTTCAATAATTTTATTTTCACTTCCAAATCTAATGGAGCCTGTATATATTGTATCAGCTTCATCTTTATGTTTTAATACTTCCTCTATATAATTATCTAGTAACATATCATCAGCGTCTAATGGAATTACAAATTTAGTTCTAGCTAATGCAAACCCCAAATTCCTAGCTGCAGGTAATGGCATTTGTTTTTTTAAAATATAATATATATCATTCAGCTGATCTGCTAATTTCCAAGATTCTTCATCCATCAATATTGCAATTACTTGGTCTGGTTTTACTGTCTGTCTTCTACAACTATTTACTGCATCTAACAAGTACTCTGCTTGACCATAGCATGGTATAATTACTGCAACATCACTTGACATAAATATTCTCATATTGTAAAGTAAAATTTTTTCTTTCTTCAATTGGACCATTATGATTAGAAAACATTTTAGGATATAATCTTCCTAAATGATTTAAAATTATATCTTCATATTTTCTCATTTCATATGACATACAATAAGTACCATGTTTTCTATATAGTAATTTAACTTCAAAACATGGAGCAAAAGTCTTTCCCATAGTAAATAATCTAAACAATAATTCACTATCTTCATGCCCATAAATAAATTCTTCATTATATCCACCTACTTCTTTCCATACTTCTCTTCTAAAAAGACAAGTACATGGAATAGATGGAGCATAGTTTCTTCTAAGAAAGCTTTTACAGATATAATCATATGGCTCAGTTATTCTATTATCTGTTCCAAATCTAATAGAGCCTGTATATATTGTATCAGCTTCATCTTTATGTTTTAATACTTCTTCTATATAATTATCTGGCAACATATCATCAGCATCTAATGGAATTACAAATTTAGTTCTAGCTAATGCAAACCCTAAATTCCTAGCTGCAGGCACATCTAATCTTGGTTTTATAACATAATGTATGTCAGATAATTGATTTGCTAATTTCCAAGACTCCTCGTCCATTAATATTGCAATAATTTCTTTTGGCTTTACTGTCTGTCTTCTACAACTATTTACTGCATCTAATAAATATTCTGCCTGGCCATAGCATGGTATAATTACTGTAACATCACTTGACATAGTTAATCCTTTCTTTTGGTTTATTATTAGATTTAAAATCCTCTGGATATAATTCTTGCATTTGATTGAATATTAGTTGAAAATTCTTTATAGCATTTTTACCAGCTGATACTTCATTTTGTCTATATCTAAGAAAAGTATTATTACATTTTTTAAAATTTAACCCTAATATAAAAGCTCTATACATAAATTCCCAGTTTTCATGCCCATAAATAAATTCTTCATTATATCCACCAATTTTTTCCCAAGCTGATTTTTTTATCAATGTAGTAACTACAATTTGAGGATGTCTTTCTAAAAACATTGATTTTTCAACATCTAAAATTTTTGTTTTTCCACCATTTGGAAAAGTTCTATAATCTGTATAAACTATATCAGCGTCAACTTGCAAAACTCTTAAAATATAATGAGGTGGTAAAATATCATCAGCATCTAATGGTATAATATATTTTGTATTTGACAAAGAGAATAATAAATTTCTAGCAACAGCCGGAATTAATTTATCTGACACAATACAAGAAATAATTGGGCTTAATTCTGTTAGATTATGAAACATTGCCTGAGACTCTAAATCCATTAAAAGGATAAGAATTTTCTCAGGCAATGTAACTTGTTTTAAACAACTATCAACAGTCTCTAATAAATATTTTGCATGTCCATAGCATGGTATAATTATAGTAACATCTGAACTCAATTATTTACTCTTATTCTGGTTGTTCATTTGGGTTTATACCCTTTGTAGCCAAGAAATCAAGCCAAGCTTGTTCTGTATCATAGGTGACAAGACTTGGTTGACCTGATGAAACAACTTGACCTACTTCTGCTTTTCCATAATGAATAACAGAAAAGTCGTTGTTGTGTGCTACCCACCATTTTGCTGATGTTTGATTTTTTAGTTCTTGCATATTATTTCTCCTTTGTCAATCGTTTAATTAATCTCCATCTAAAATAGTCCATCCATAAGTATTTATTAATGTATTTCTAGCATCAGCTCCTGCTGAAGAATATATAGAATTACCGCCTCCAAAAGATACATTTGTAGGAATTTGTGTTTCTCCTACATCCAATGTAGCCCAACCATTAAGAATAGCATCATAGTTGGTTGTTGATAATATAACGCCTGCGAACATGCTACTCATATTAGTTACGCTACTAATATCCCAAGATCCAATGTTTTGATTAAATGCTGTTGTATTATAAAACATACTACCCATATTAGTAACACTACTTACATCCCAACCATTAAGTGGTTGATTAAATGCTTGTGCAAATGTAAACATATTACTCATATTAGTTACATTACTTACATTCCAGTTATTAAGTGGTTGATTAAAAGCAGATGCACCATTAAACACATCTTGCATATTAGTAACACTACTTACACCCCAACTATTAAGTAGTTGATTAAACACTGTTGCATTATTAAACATAGCTTGAATAGTAGTAACATTACTTACATCCCAAGATCCAATGGGTTGATTAAATGCAGCTGCATGACTAAACATATAACTCATATTTGTAATATTGCTTACATTCCAAGAAGATATATCTTGATTAAATAATGTTGCTAACATAAACATACCTTGTGCATTGTTTATATTAGACAAATCTGGTTGTCCTATGTTAATCATATTTTTAGTATCTGCAAATTGGTAGCCATTATTATGAAGCTTCACACTACCCCAATCATTAATAGATAATAATTTACCAGCATCAGTACGCCTAGTAATATAAAATCCAAAACCATTACATTGTCCATCTATTGTTATTGTATATTCTCCGCCAGTAGAATAAGTATGTGTAGCTTCAGCTTGATTATAAGAAGTTATAATGTTTGAAGAACCATCACCCCAATTGACTGTAAAGTTATATACTCCACTTGCATCAAGAGGTAATTTAATTGAATTTGTTCCAGATGTCTGTGTAGATGTTTTAGTAGTATCCCAAGTTGATGAGAATAATCCACCACCACTAGCTGCTTTAACTATAACTGTATAACTCTTGGTTTGTGTTGCTCCATCTTTGCTAATTGTGGCAGTCATAATAACTGTTGCATCAGATCCAGAAGGTTGAGTTACTACACCTGTATTACTTATAACAGATGGATTAGATGAAGACCAACTAATAGTAGTTGAATAATCACCAGTTGTTGGGAGTGTAAGATTAGATGTTATATTTTGTAAATTAGAATTTGATCCTAATCCTACTACTATACCTTGAGCTGCCAAATAAGCAGCTTCAGAATTACTGATCTCTAATGTATCTACAATTTGAGATAATGCATCATCAGCATTTTGTATAATTGTGTAATCTCCAATTGTCAATTTGAAAATATTGTCATCCGCACCACCTGCTGACCAATCAATTGCTACATCCATCATAGATGTAGGCATATCTTCAATGTTGGCAATTACTCCCATGCCCTTTAATGTTGCCACAAAGATTGATTGTATAGCAGCAATTTTCTTTTCATCAGTCATTGAAAGTATGAAATCTTTCAATGCTTGTATTTTTATTCCTCTTTTGAATGGTAATGTAGGATCTCTTCCTGCTAGTTGAGCCATTATCTCCCTCCTATTTTAATTTACTCTCTCCAACAAATTACAACCATCACAACAGCATCTTTTGCTGGAACACCAGATGCGGGTACGAATGCTTGCAAATAATCTCCAGCATCAAAATCTATATTTTTATTGATTGCAGAATAAGATCCACTTGTCAATGTAAAAGAGTCAAGAGGAGTTACTCTGTCATTATTTCTTCTTAATTCAAATAACTTGGATTGATTTCCAGATGCAGATTTAGCAGTAACAGATATAATAGTTCCATTATATGGCATTAAATAACCTGTTTGAGTTGCTACTGCACCGTGGATGTTGAGATACTTACCATCAGCAACGTTGCTACCCCAATCCAAGAACATTTGAGACATGCTTAGCCACTTACTCCTTGATGAATCATATTGGAAAGTCATATTCAAATCTGTACGATAGAATATATCTCCAGCAGAAGGAGCAGGTGAAGTTGGGAAAGAAGTTCCAGATGGCATATCAAACTGTGTTATTTTACTGTTCAATGCTTGAATTGCATCTTGAACATTATTGGCATTTAATGAAGTAAGTGTATCATCATAACCTACTGCAAATGCATTATCTGTCAAGTGGAATCTACCACCATTTACACTAACCATGCTAGCACGAACATCTGGAGCTGATTGAGCATCAACATGAACATCAGCATTTCCGTCTGAGGTGAGTGTATCCCAAGAATAGTTGTTATAAAACTCTACCCATACGTTTTGTGATGCACCTTTCAATAACAAATTGCCACCCATACAATCTTTTACAGTATTAGAAGAAGCTGACCCATAACTATCAAGATGTTCAACTCCTGTATCATCAATTGTTAATCCACCCATAAATACAGAGTTGTAAGCTGTAAGATTAGCAGCATGGATAGCAGTAGCTCCAGTTATGGAAACATCATTTCTCAATTGAACATAATCAACACCACCACCCAACATGTTTGCTGTTAATGTTCCAATTTGACAGTTATCAAACCAAATTGATGTTCCACCAGAGGATGTAGCTGGGTGAGTGAAAATCATATCTTGTGTTCCACCAAAACCTATATTCTTGGCAAACCATCTTCCACCACTTGTAAAGTTTGCAATATGGTCACCAGTTTCTGTTCTTACTTTTGTTGTTTCTTTGGAAAGACCCATGATTCCAATCCATGGTTTTAATGTCAAATCCTCTAAATAAGTTCCAGGCATAACAAATACTACATAATACTTGGTTGAAGAAGCATCCGTAATAGAATTCAATGCTGCTTGAACTGTAAGATATGGATTATCAAGAGTTCCTAATGTTACATTTGGATTTGTATCAGTTCCATTTTTAGCAACATAAACAACATTTTGTATCTCTGTTCCCACTTCATTAGACAATTCAGTAATTGCATCTTGAACTGTTGTTGAAGATAAACTTGTTCCTGAATTATTATATGATATGTTAGATGCAGCATGTGTGTGTAGCAAGTCAGCATTACTTGCATTTGTTAATGTTTCTGCTTCAGCAGCAGTTATATCAGTATTAGGATCAGCCAACGATGCTTGAGTGAATGTTACTGTATGTGGGTTATCAGTTCTACCTTCATGATCTGATAAACCATCTAATATATTTGTAATTATATTATCTATTTGAGAAATTACTTCATCAATATCATCGCCAGTTATATTTACATCACCTGTTGAATTATAGTATAAATCATTTGCAGGGAAGAGTAGTGTTTTTGTTCCATTAAATGTTACTTTGGTTTGATTATATTCTACCCACCCCCAATATACTGTTCCACCTGATTGATTATAATCTTTTGCCCCTGTTCCTGAAGAAAGAGCAGCAGAAACAAGATATACTGTACCTGCTGATTGAGAAATTGCGTCACCACCATTATGAGAGAAATCACCATTATGAACACGTAATGTTCCACTGGTAATATCTGTTACTGCTTCAACTACTTTAGAATCATAGAATTCAACTACACCTGCATCAATTCTAAACGTTCCACCTCTAAGATTTACATGTCTAAATGTTTGACTAAATGCTCCATTGATAAATGCTGTTCTTGCTCCAGATGTAGCTAATATATCAACATTAAAGATAGTTGGATTATTACCAGTTATAGTTAGAGCTGCATCAGTTGTCATACTTGATGTAGATACTAAAGAAAGATTATATACACCATTTGATTTCTCTGTTGTAGATCCTACAGACAGTGTTGTTCCAGAAGAAGATATAATTCTTGCTGCATTTTTTTGTGGTGATGCAAGATAGACAAATGGTTTATTTAATACAACATTCTCGTTATAATCACCAGGCATAATATATACAACATATCGATTTGTAGATGATGCACCAGTAATAGAATCAATTGCTGCTTGAACTGTAAGATATGGGTTAGCAATTGTGCCTAATGTAACGTTAGGATTTATATCTATGCCATTTTTGGCTACAAAAACTATATTATTTAAATCAACACCTTGTTCTGTAGCAATTTCATCAATTGCTGCTTGAACTGTTGTTGCAGCAAGACCAGACGTTGTATTATTAAAAGAGATCGCAGTAGCAGGGTGAGAGTTAGCAGAATCTCTATCCCCTAAAGCATCGTGACTACCCCAATCAACGTCTGCTATCTTAATCCAATCTGGTGGAAGACCAGATGAATCATAAACATATTGAGCAGATTTGCCATCACCATCATCTGAAACAACAACCGCCCAATTATCTTGTGGTGCTGGATCTGGATCCCAAGAATCTCCATCCCACTCATATATTCTATCATCTGATCCTGTTCCATCTTTAAATATAACACGTGTTCCAGTAGTTGGAGAACCCTGATCTGTCCAAACACCAGAAGTATATCTATATAAATGATCATTATCTGTTGACAAATAGAATTGACCTTCTTCTGCAGTAGCTGGTATAGCTGAATATGCACCTTTACCAACAAGATTTCCTAATGCCGGAGATTGCCATTCTAATGCTCCAAATTGTGGAGCGTGAATTATATTATCCCAGTGAATTGAAACTGTTCCTGCGTTTGATGTTCCTAATTCTGTTTCTGTATAATAACGACTATCATGGTGGTGGAGTGTTGTTCCATTACCAGAAGTCAATTCATTTAATTCTGATAAAGTTATATCAGTGTTGGTATCTGCAGCTAAAGTTTGAGTAATTGTTGTATTGTGTGGGTTATCTCTATCAAAACGTGATGTTATAGAAAGAGCAGCAATTGCATCAGCAATGCTCATATCTCCACCATTATCTCCTATATCCGTAGTTGATAGAATTAAATTACCTGCTGTAATTGCAGCAGTTAAATCTGTCGTAAGATAAGCATTTATACCATTACTATCAATTACTAATGATTGATTGTTTGGGAGGGAAATACCAAGATCAATAACATTTACGAGTGATCCACTGGTGTTTTTCAAATAATAAGTCATGCTCAATTCTCCTCATTTTTTTTAGAAAAATAATGTTTTATAGCTAAACTTATTTTTCTTTTTGTTTCTTCAGAAAGTTTTTTATTTTTATTTACTAAACTTAATTTTTTTTTATGTTCTTCTGTAAGTTTTTTCCCACAATGAGCATTGCTTATTTTTCTTTTTGTTTCTTGAGATATTTTTGTTTTTTCACAAGAAAATCTTTTTTTCTGTGAGATACTCATTTTTCTTTTAGTTTCTAAAGAATGTTGTTTTCCTTTTCTATTACTTAATTTATTTTTTTTTGATTCACTAATTTTATTTTTAGTTTCATTTGATAAACTTTTTCCAGTTTTAGATTTACTTATTTTTTCTCTCCATTCTTTTGATTTATTTAATGCTTGTAATCTTATTTTATTTCTAGTTTCTTCATTACAACGTTGTCCATCACCACCCAACGTTTTATTATAACCAAATTTTGAAATATAGGATTTGTATTTTCTAATATATTCAATTTCAATTTCATTTAAATTAATTTCATTTAATTCATTTATAGTATTAATTGCTAGCAGTATTTCAAATTTAAAATTATTTATACCATATTTATTTATTGAATTAAATAAATGTTTATTTCCTCTACCTTTTTTATGTTCACTCCATCGTTTTTTCATGGAAATATAACTTTTGCCTATATAAATTTTATTATTTATTAAATTTGTTATTTTATATACACCAATATCTGGCATTTAAGTTCTCCTACTTTATTTTCGTTTCCAACACTTTTTTGATTTTATGATTTAAGATTGGTTGAAGATTACGAGGTTCAAAATACTCATGATCCACCAATTCAAATTTTCTAATTTCAGGGAGGTTTTCACCTTCTACAAGAGCCATATATCCTTCATTTTCATTTTTCCAATAATAGAAAACATTATTATCTTCTGTCCAAGTACCGAATATATTTTTCTTGGCGTTATTCTCTTCTTTTATTTCATTTAATTTTTTCTCTAATAATCTTTTTACTTTATAATTCTTAAATTCTTGCATAATACGAGGTTCAAAATAATCTTTATCTAATACTTTTACTTCTACAATTTGTGGTAATTTTATGCCATCATCCTCAACAATTGCCATATAACCTTTATTCTCACCTTTCCAATAGTAATACTTTTTACTATCATCTTTATCAACCAACCATTTTTCAAATAAATTGAAATTATCTGATTTGTTTAATTCTTGAACTCTTTTGTTTAGAACCTTGTCCAATTCTTCTTCAATAATATGATTATCAAATAGGTGATATGAGAATTTAGAACAATCATTAACACTTTCTATTACCATTGTTTCATAATTTATTTTATATCCTTTATCTGATGTACGCCACATATAATAAATGTTATCATCATTTGAATCTTGAACCCATTCATAAAAATGGTTTTTATCTTCATCTAATGATTGAATAAATTTCTTGAACTTCATATTATTCCTCTTTTAATAAATTACTTTCCAGATCTAATTTTATCTGGTGATATAGAATATTCTGTCCCTGTTCCATCAACCAAATAGGCCCTTTCTTCTCCACACTCAGAACATTTTTCAATAACAGCTTTTACTCTAACGTTTTTAACATCACCTGCAATTCCTTGAAAATTACTACGTCCTATAGAATTATAAACTTCTTTCCAATTATGTTTATGTTTTTTATTTAATATATTAGCAAATTTCATATTATTCCTCTTTTAAAATAAAATTAAAACTATCACCATCTTTTATAACAACTAATTCTTGATCATCTGTCATTGTATCAATAATTGCTTTTATCTGATTACATGAAACATCATCACGTGACATTATCACCTGTTCTTCTATCTCCATTATTTCCTCCAAGCAATAGTAACATTTACTCTTGGATCATTGATTGGAGCTCCTGTTGCTACACAATAAACCTGTATAACATCACCAGCAGAAAAATCTATATTTAATGTATCATTATTATATTTTCCTGTTGTAAGAGAAAATGTTGCAAGATCTGTTAAAACTCCATTCTTACGAATTGCAAAACCTTTACTTTGATCACCTGCTCCACCAACTGCTGATACTCCAACGATTGTTCCATTTTTAAGAACTGAATAGCCAGAATTTAAATCACTATGGAAACCAGTTGATAAATAATTAGCATCACCTTTTCTTGCTTGGAAAGAAACAGATGTTTGATTAATACTTAACCACTTGGATCTTGTGCTATCATAGGCATATAACACTCCATCTATATTTACAATTTGACCTGCTGCCACACCAACTGATGGAGTATAAGCCACAGGTGTAATTTGTAATGGTGCATAATCATTAGATGCATTAAATGTAACTGGTCCATTATCTATTGCAATTGATGATCCACCATTATATGCAGCATCTAATGTTAATCCAGGGATAGTAGAACCAGAAATACCAACTGCTCCAATATAACGATATACTCTAACCCATAGTGGTTGAGACCATCCAAGATTTGATGCAGTATACCCAGCTCCAAGAACAATAAACCCCATCTTATAAGATGGGACCCAAGCACCTTGAGTTGTAGTAATTTCTGTACCAGGAGCTGTACCACTTCCATTATCTTGGAAAAGTTTCATGGCATAGCCCTTTCCAAAAATTTGTGGAATAAGCCAATCACCTTTTATAACAGATGATTCATTTCCTGGTGTAGAAAAAGCAGCCCAAGCTCTATCATTTGTTCCTGTTATTTTTGTTAATTTAAGATCAATTTTTTCAATCATAGTAGGATTAGCTGCAACAGCAGCATCTGCTTCGGCTGGAGTATTAGCAACTGGAACTTGTTCTACATATAAATCTTGATTTAAAAGAAATGGTCTCCAACCATATTTCTCTTCATAATATGCAAGACCACTTGAATCTGATGTATTACTTAAACCTTGAACACCAAATACCATTTTAATTGCTAAATTAAGTTTTTCTTGATCAGTTAAATTTGCCATAAATAATTCTCCAATAATTTTGGATTTTTTTCTATATTAATAAGATCGCTTGTCAAAATAAGAACCAATCCAATTTCGTTTTTTGCTAAATCAATTTTATCTTTTTGTAACTCATAAAAATAATTTGCTTTTGTATCTATATATTTATTTTCTATAATAAAATCTGGAGCATATCTTTCACCAGAAGATAGAATTATTTGTTTATGATATAATTCCCATTTATAATTTAAATTATCAAGAATTTTTGCTAATCTTAATTCATATGTTCCTTGACATTTATGAATTTTACCGGTTTTATCAACAAATTCTATCCATTTACTTTTGCCACCCTTATTAATAAATTCTTTATATTTATTTACATCTTGATGGGCTTTTTTTAAACCAATACTTATTTTGTTTTTATATTCTTCTGTAAAGATTTTATTTTTTAACTTTAATTTTACATCCTCTCTTTGTGAATTATGTTCAACATTATATTTAGCCATTATACTTTTTTTCATTTTTTCTTTATCTTTAAGTATATAATCTATACCATATCTACTTAAATTAGTTTGTTTTATTTTTTCTTTAACAGAATTTAATTGAAAACAATTTATAACTCCATATTTTTTTAAAAAAGAACATTTTTTACAATAACAACCATTGTTACTCATAATACTTTTTTTATTAGTAATAATATCACATTCACAATCAAGACATTTTGTTTGAACTCTATCACGTTGTTTAATTTCTATTCCATTTAAAAATAAAGCTTTAAATTTTACGCCATTATAAATAGAATCTTTAATTTCTATTTTTGGGCTAAATGGTATAGAAATCATTTCACTTCTCCTATAAACTTAATTGGTGATGAAAAAATAGTTTTAATAATCAAATTATGATCCAACTTATTTAAATCCTTGTGCCAATTTTCATATATATTTCTAACTTGGTTTTGACCATGTAATTGATTAGATGTTATGGTCTTACCAGTTATATTACTATAATAACCAAAAAAATAATGTATTTCACATTCCAGCAATAAATTTGACCAATCAAATTTGGATATAGTAAAATATCCAAATTCTAATCCATCACTACTTTTCCAATAATAATAAGCTTCACCTTTATAATTAGATGGAAACATATTTATTAAATTTCATCTCCAATTGTTGAAACATCATATTCAAGCATTTGATCTAAATTTGCCTTAAGCTTTTTAAGCTCGGTTTTAGAAAGAAAGATGCCCTGAACTAATGCTTCATTGTCTGAAAAATATACAAGATACTTTTCTTCATTTTTCTTTTCGATTTTGATTTTCATTTTATTCCTCTTCTGGTGTAAAGGTTTTTCTCTTGAGAGATTTTACTTGAGATGTTCTTACGCCATAAGATGCTGATATCATATTAATGGCCATTTTAAGGGCTTTTTCCACTTGATTTGATTGAATTGCTGCAACCAACTCTTGTTTCATTTTATCATCAACATCAGATTGTTGAATTTGATTTACAAGACCTGCTTTGAAATCATTTCCTAATTGTCTTTTTGCTGTAAGATTATCAGCAGCAAATTGTGATTCAGCAAGATCTATTTCTTTATTTAATTGTTTAAATTTCATATTTGCCTCTTACTCTGTTGTATCAACTACTTCAATATCAAATTCTTTCTTAAATCTTGTTCCAGAAATACCAAGTATAATTGTTGCTTCACCTTCTGCAATAGCTGTAACTACAAATTTACCTTCATTTGCATCAACACCAGCTTCTACTGTTGCAACATCTTCATCAGAAGAAATGCAAGTAAAAGTATATGTCTTGTCTGTATTTGATGGGACGACTGCAGGTGTAATTAATGCTGATTGTAATCCACCACTCACCATATCAAATTCTGTTGCTGTAATACTACCATTTACTCCAGTAATTGGTCTATCAATATATTGAGTTGAATCGTAATCTCTTACACCATCATTTAACAAATCTGATGATTTAGATAATAAAGGATAGAATGCATGATCCTCTCCAAATCTCATATATTCTGGGTTTTTTCCATAAAATCTAACTAAACGAGCATAAGCTACTGGAACTTTATCGCCTTGAAAATCTGCCATTCTAATCCTCCTTAAAGTTCAAATTCATCAACTTCATCTTCATCACTTATTCCTTTTCCAGTTTCATCTTCTGCATCCATTGTTGGGAATTCTGGTTCAGGAATTTCAGCTATTTCTTCTTTGTCGATTTCATTGATAAAAAATTCTAATGTTTTTCTTGCTGCTTCCAAGATTTCTGATCTATCAGCTTTCTTGGAAAATTGTTTCTTGACATCTTTTACAAATTCTGCTATGAGAGTAAGAGCATCTTCTTTGGCAAGATTTTTGCTTACTTGCTCATCTTGTTGCTCTGCTTCATATATCTCACTTAATAACTTTTTTAATAATTTTTCACTCATATTATTCTCCTATACTACCAATCTATTACTGACATATAACTAATGCGTGGTGCTGTGTTACCAGGATATAAAACCTTAACAAGAATCATATATCCTGAATTGACTGTATAATTTGTTCCTAATGTAAATTGGAAATCACTTGTTGTTTGTATATCTCTATTTACCCAACACCCATCATCATCTGCTCCACTAAATGAAGAGAAGTTATAATCTCTTGTTAGGTCTAACCATCCAGTTTGAGATGGGGCTTTAATCCATACACGAACATCACGATTATATAATTGTGTTTTTGTTATTCCTGTCATTCTTAATGTACCTGATGCATGTGATGAAGATGTATCTCTAAAAGCTCTTAAATAAACTTTATTTGTTTCAGATGCTATAAGAGAATAATCAGGGTTTCCACTTGGCATATAAGTAGAGAAATTCAATGTTGGGAAATAAAGTTCATCCATATAGAGTTGTAATCCAGCTCCATCATCATAAGTATCAAGAGATTGAGTACTATCCCATTGACCCGTTATTGTAGATGGAATTGAATTATATGCTAAATTTTGAAGACGATATTGTTCATCTCTGAAATGTTCAACCAAATCTGTAGATGCATTCCCATAAGACCAAATTAATATATTTTGTGATGCAGATTGAACTGCTGTATATGAACCATATGGATCACGAGGTGTTGCAGTAATTCTTGCATTACTTGCCATTTGATTTGCTGCTTGACCTAAAGACCAATTTGATACTGACATTATTTCACCAATATCAGGGGGTGAAGAAACGCCAGATACAGCAACATTGTTATATGTTATTTCTGTTGATGACATTCCAGGCCACCCTGAAAATACTAAAGGAGCTCCTGATGAATGATATACATTATCAAAAGCATCGCTTACAGTAACATCTACATCCCAAGTTGATCCTGTATCATAATATTTAACACCAGATAGATATTTAAATACTGGCGTATCTTCTGTAATAATTGGTGTTGAAACAGATGGATTAGAGCCTGTATCTGTATCATAGAAAATATGAACTGATGCAGAAGTTTGTATCCCACCTTCTTGAGTTGATAATCCTTCATGTTTAATATAAATTTCACTATAACCTTGACGTAATAAAGCAGGATCAGTTATTTCTGCCCTTACTTGGAAACGTTGATAAAATTTAAAACCATTATGAGCTTGAACTGAAAGGACTTGGAAAGTACCTCCAGTAAATGTTACTACACCATTAGATATAACACTTCCTGTACCTTGAACATCATATTCAGTTAAAATTTGAGATCCATCACGATTTGCAGGATTAAAATTTGCTCCTAAATCTATTGCAGCAATTACTGATCCATTGATATATAACTTGACTACACCACGATCTCCATAATTAGAATAATTACCACCAGGGGTAGTAATTGTAAAAGTTGAATCTCTTGTTATGTAATTTACAACATCACCTGCAGGATCATCTGATTTGTAATTTATATTAGATTGTGATAATCCACCAGTTACAAATGTAGTTCCAGCTACTGTAAGAGTTTGCCCATTCATAGAAAGAGGCGGATCTGGTGGACCAATATAAGCCACATTTTTACCATTTTCAGTATCAATATATACATCATCTTCTGCTTGTACGAAAACAAGTTTTTCTATATTTTCTCCATATGGATCATTATCATATTCTGTAACTACTAATGTTGATGTAGCTTGAGACCATTCAGCTGCTGTAGAATCCCAACGATAGAGAATTCCATTTTCACGAACAAGACGAATGTCTCCATTTTCATTACCATTAATTGGAAGATTAGCAAAAGTAGCAACATTTGGTTTCCATTGATTTTTTAATGTCAATCTTTCAATAGCTATTGCTTTTGTAAAATCTCCAGTTGTATTACCGATATCAGTTGTAGAGAGAATCAATCCAGTAGCAGGGTTATCTGATAAATTAGTGACCATATCATCAGACAAATAACCGTCAATATCATTAACATCAATTGTTATTGATTGACCATCTGCTATGACAATACCAAGATCATCAATGCTAACTTCTGCTCCTGTGCTGTTTTTAAGATAGTATTCAGCCATTATTTACATACTCCTATTATAAGGGAACTTGTAATTATCTTTATGTTTATTGAAGAAAAAGATAGTTTTTAGCAAGAAATTATGACAGATTTAATTTTGATATGATTTGTTTAAAATCTTGAAATTCAAAAATTATTTTTAATGTTTTATGTAAATTTTTTTTATAAGATACTTCCAAATTACCATATTTTAATATTAAAATAAATATATCAACTAAATCTTTTTCTGAAAAATTTTCAACATTTTCCTGAAATGTCTTGTATGGTGTTTCTCTAAATGGTGGATCAAAATATTTTTGAGTGTTTATTCTTAAATTGGCTTTATTTTTAATAAGATATTTAGCTATTTCCGCCCCATCTTTATGTTTGCCAGTTAGACAATAAAACAATAAAGTTCTACCATAACTATCTCTTGTATTAATATCAATATGATCAGAGATAATTAAACTTAAAACATCTTGTAGTTGACCCTTAGCCAACATTCTGTTTATTTCAACCATGATTTATAATTCACCAATTTTTGCTGTAAAGATATATTTAATAAATTTTCTCAGATGTTGCTTTTTAGCTGGAATATAATCAAATACTCTTATTCTATCATAAGATAAATAATCTATTTCTAATTTATTAATATCTTTGTCATATAATATAATTATACTAATAGGTTTAACATGTAAAAAGAGGCACTCAAAAGTATATTTAGTTCTTTTAGCGTAATTCCACATAATATTTTATATCTCACCAATTTCTGCTGTAAAGATATATTTAATGAATTTTCTTAAATGTTGTTTTTTAGCAGAAGTAAATTCTCTTATTACTACTAAATCATATTTTTTATGTCGTATTTCGAGTATATTAAATTTTTCATCATATAATAATATTATACTAATTGGTTTAACGTTTAAAAAGAGACATTCGTATTTATATTTATTTCCTGGTGTATAATTCCACATAATATTATCTTGCAAAAAAAAAGAGAGCAAGATGCTCTCTTTAAAATAAAACAACAATTATTATACTTTATTGCCTTGTAATAATATCTTGGCAGCTATATTTGGTTCAGGATCAATTAAAATTCCACCTTTTAACCAATCACAAAAATCATCCATTTTCATCTCTTGTTGGTTTACATATTGTCCATCTTTGCTAACACGACAAACAACATAAAGATCATTTTCATCTCCATCTTTAGGAGCGTATTTTGTTACATCGATAACACGGATGACATCTGCTCCATCAAAAACAACTGGAGGCATTGTAACTTGAAACATTCTTCCAATCATATTTACCTCTTCATTTGTAATCTAAATTTTGCTTCATCGCTTATATTATCAAATTTTACTAAATAAATTCTATTCTTTTTTTTACTATCTATTAAAAATCCTTGAAGTGATATTTGTCCAATGAATTGTAAGTTTATATCATAATTATCTATGAGAAAAAATAATGTATCTTGTATCATTCCAACATCTAAAATATGATAATATCTACTAAAAGAAGAAGTCATAGTATCAAATGATAATGAATCATATAAAATATCATTTGGGCGTATATCTTCTACTGATTTTATTTCAATTAACTCAGACATTTGGATATTTTTTATAAAAATCTGACTCTACATCCTTGGCCCATTCAAAACGAGCTTGTACTGATGGAGTATAAAGGCGCTTGATATCTACATTATTATCCTTACACCAACTAATACCAATCCTCGGATCAGAATAATTCAGTTTAGATGTACCAAGAGCAACGCCCTTGGTTTTTTCTTTCATATCAATTTTAGATTGAAGGTCATTAATTCTTTCTTCGAGCTTATTTAGCTTTTTAGTAAGAGCTTCCTCTTTCTTTTTATATGTTTCTTTAGCTCTCCTTATACTATCTTTTTTTCTATCACCAGTATACTTCTCAGCAAAGGAGATACGCTTATCTCTTTCTTGTTTGAGAAGATCAAGCTCTTGTTTGAGAGATGCCTTAATATTTTTAAATTCATTTTTATATGTCTTAAGCTTATCCTTCATGTTCTGCAGAGAGCGTTCATATGCTTCAGAAACAGCAGATTGGTGATTAAGCTTAAGAGCAACTTCTAAATTGGCATTAACATAATACTCAAGTTTTTTCTTCTCAGAAAGAGAAGAATTGATTTTTTGAGCTTGTAATTCCTTGGCTAGAAGAACAGAGCCGGTAGCTGTTCTAAATTGTTTCGCAGTGAGACCAGGAAGTACCATACCCAAGAATTCATTGACATCAGAACTTGTAATTGAATCAAAAACTTGTTCACTTTTTCCTTTACCATTAATAAACTCCTCTATATTACGAATTGCATTAATATGCAAATTCTCTACACGATTATGGTAGCGAATGCTATCTTTGCCAAGAAAATCAAAAACAACTGCTGTCCCATCAACTTGAATATGCTCTACTCTCAGAGTAGTAGCACCCACGGTATCAGCTTCGTCTTCATCTTTTTCATCTCCTACACGAATACTCATTTTGGCAATGAGCTCGCAGACAGTTGCAATTTGACGAGTAGAACGATCACGAGATGCAAGTTTCTTTTCAATAAATGAATTTACTTTATCAAAGTTATTTGCCAGCTCTATTGCCTTGGCAAATTTCTTTTCAGCTGATTTGTGAGATACAATAGAAGTAGCAGAAAAGAGGATTGGTTTAAATTTGCCAGTAAGAGGACAATACCACCCAGCAGTAAAAAGACTATTTTGATTCTCTTCTACCCTCTTCCAAGAATGACCTTCAGGAGGAGAAGGAGGGTTAAGATTGAGAGAGTGGTTAATTATAACATCTTCAGGGGCGATTGCTCTTTTCCATGAACCACGAAGAGGATGATTACCTCTCCCAAGGAAAAGGCCAGCAGGTTCAACCACATAATTACCAAGAGGAACTTTTTGACCATCAAGTTCAGCAAAACCATGAATAGCTTTTAGCTCTTCTCTCTTCCTCTTCTCTTCTTCTTTTACCTCTTTCCCAATCTGCTTTTTTTCATCTCTTTGAGCAATATAAATTCGTCGTAGTTTAGTAAAATCCCAGTCTTCAGGAAACTTAGATTTCTTTATCTCTTCATAATCAAGGTAGTTGTTAAGAGTAGAATTAGCAAGACCATCAGAAAATGTTTTGATAAAGTCTTTAAAAAAATTCTTTTGAAAAGTTTTGTCTTTTACATATGGTGTTTCAAATTTAGCAACCCAAGCCCATGCCATTTCTTCTTGTTTGGAAGTGAAAACAAATTCTTTATCAAACAGCTTAAAACAGGCACCCTTAAACTGATAAGGTTTAGGGAATACAGGGCCATTATGTTTAAGTGTTTTCCATTTTTCTGCCATATTCATATTATAATCCTTTTATTAATTCTCTAAATTAAGTAATAGTTTGGCTGCTCTTGCTTGCAAACGATCAAAATCATCAATGAATAAAAATATATCATAACTCCAATGGCCATAACTCCCACTACCAGACCCTGTGTTTAATGGTATAGGATATATATTATTTTTATAACTAGGAAGATATTCTCCTTTACTTGTATAAGTTTTTCCACTTATCCTGCCTCTATATCCAGGATAACCAAATGGGAGTTCAGGTTTATTATGCCAGTTTGTTGGTTTTCCTACTGGAGCATGATGACTATTAGACACCTCTGGATTAAATGTGACATCAAGAGATATATCATCAATATGGTCATCATACATTTCTTTAAGAAAATCATTTATCACTTCAAGATAGTTATCTAAATCAAAGTTTTTATAAAATTTTGCAACTGCATTTGCATAATTATTTTTTCTAAATTCTTCTAAAGCAGCTTCTTTTCTACAAATATCTTCATGCTCAAAAGCTTTTTTTATATTAGAGAATTTCTTTTTACAGTACTCACATTGATAATGCTCAACTATAATCATCTTAATGCTCCAATAAATATTTAGCCATTATTACATCAAATTCATCTTTTGTTATTACTTTTATAGCTGTTTTTAATAATCTATTTATCCCAGCCAAGTTATGAACAATATCACCCTCTGTTAAACCATAACTTGAAAAATAATAAAATTTAACTTTATATTCATAAGTTTTATCTGTCTTTCTTCTTGAGTATAAAAAATAATATTCATCGTCATCATCTTTTACATTATGTCTTTTACAAACAAATACTTGACCAACTTTATGCACCTTCATTTAATTGCTCCTTGGCAATAACATCCCACCCTATTTTAACTATTGATCCAACATAAATTTTATGATCTAAAACTCTTTTTGGCACCCATTTAATCAACTCATCTGGGTCTTTCATATTACTAAAACTCCAAGTATAATACTTGGTGTCTGTTTTGCCTTTTTCACAAAATAATCTTATTTTATAAATAAATTTTTTATTAAATTTTCTTTTATCTACTATTTCCATATACTTTAAAGAATTATATGGAAAAAATTGGGTTGTTCTTCCCAATCCATCTTTCGAGACATCACTATCAAACCCATAACTTTTGGGACAAGTAAAAACATCACCAACTTCGAACATCAAAACTCCAATTTTCGCATATACTACAAGAAGGATCTATATCATCAATATTTATTTGATTAGCATCACAATATATATAACCTTTACCTTTAATCAAATAATAACAATTAATACATAGTTTAACATCTTGATTATTTAATAATTCCTTGGCCAAAAAATTGACTGGCCATTGTTGGGGAACTACTCTTCTCAAACGTTTTCTACCCCAGTAATCTTAATTCCATATTCATCTTTTTCCCAAGTGAATTGGAATTTTTTCCTCTTATCCACCCAATCTTCAAGAGAGTCAAGATGTCCATCATCAGTAATGAGCATATTATACTCTTTACAAAGATCAGCAAATTTTTCTAAAAATTCATGCTGGAATCTATTCATCTCTTCTCTCCTTGATAAATTTATTGATATCAATTTCTTGACCATTAAAATAAAAATGATCACCAGAAAATGGACGCAAAATAGCTTTGATTAGTTGAATAATATAAGTTAATATTGTGGATAAAATTATTATTCCACCTAAAAATATCCAAAAACCATTAAATAATAATAGTTGTAATATCTCAATCATTTAAATAATTCTCCCTTAGAATTATACCAGAAAACAAAATCAAGAGCAAAAACAGGAATATTAATATCATGGGCAAAATCAATCATTTTACTTTCAATTTCTAAATATGCTTTTTTATTCATATGCCTAGGAACTTCAGGGATGACTTTGTTAGCTACAAGATTTCTAAGAATATGGCGATCAAGAATACAAATTTCATCACCAAAACCAACATTTCTAAGAAAATGACTTGCTTCTTTCATGCCCAATCCATTAATAGTATCTGCAAGCCAATTTCTTGTTTCTACTACTCCGATCTCTGCAATTTTATTTTCAACTATATTTTTAATATTGCTATATTGATTAATTGCTTGAGCAATATACTTGGCTTTGTTTTTATTAAATCTTACACCAGCTGCACTTAATTCTTGCTGAATTAGATATTGATCTGGTATATTTAAAAGATTTGACTTAGTAAGATATTGAACTGCTTTCCACCCACACTTAGCATTTGTTTGTGGAGTGCAAAGACAAAACACAAGTTCTGAAAATACTTCTTGTCCACCTAATTTCCAAATTGTTTTAAATGTTAGGTATCGTTGATCAATCTCTGGTTTAATTTGTTTGTAGATCTGCAACATGTTCTCCCCTATGATAAATAAAATCTAAATATATTTTGACAAATGATTCATTGATAGTATAATAATCATATTCATCATTTCTTATAACTGGCAATACAGATGAAGAGAGTAAAAGCGTTTTAACCCATATAATATCACTATCTATATTTGTTATACATTCTTCTAATTCTTGATAAAATAAAAATCCAATGTCTGTAAACTCATAATAATAACTTGGTTCATAAAATAATTTTAATAATCCAGCAGCTTCAAATCCTTCAACCAACTCTCTAGAAAGTTTCAATCCAAAATGAATTAAACGTTCATTGTTATCATAATCTTGAACAGTGCTACATGCTCTAAGTAATTTAATATGAGGAATTTTACCAAATTTATAATGTTTAGCATCTTCAGTGCTTATCGTAGTGAGAATTTTAAAATATAACATTAATGCTATCGCATTGTTATCAGATACTTCTTTATCATTAGATGCAAAAATTGGGAGTATTTTATTATCTGATAATAGTTTAATGAATTTTTGTTTATTGACTTCTATATCCATGTGGATATTATACAATAGATAGGATATATTCTAAATAATAAATCAGTGGGTAGAGGCTTCAACAAAGAATTGAAGTTGTTCAAGTAATTCTTGTTTTGGTAGTAAATTCTTTTTTAAAATTACTTGACCAGCCTTCTCATGATTGTTCTGTGAAAAAGAGAGTATCTCTTTTTTCAAATTCTTGTCTATTTTACCCCTTGACTCCAAGAAATCCAAAAAATCCATGGCTTCTCCATCTGAACGAATATATTATTATCTTATGTAGAAACAATAAAAAAGAGAGCAAAAAGCTCTCTTTTGTAAAAATTAACTAATTAAACATTTTTATGATATTGCAAATCCCTTACATACCTTGCTACTATTTCATGAATAGGATTATAGTCCCAAGAAGAATTTCTTACATCTTCCCAAGCGGAAGACCAGGTTTTAATTTTATCCATATCCACTTCAGACCATGTAGTGCGAAGTGAATTAAGATAATCTATTACTTCTTGAACAGTTGCTTTTTGTTCTTGAGATCGTAAAATAAAAAGGCGATCTTGTTCGGCCTTATCTATGGCTTGTGATAGACCAAGAGCTACAATCTTTTGTGTCTCTTCTTCTGTTAGATAATGTTTATTGTATGATACTTGTATAAGTAGTTCTTTGGCTTGCATGATCATGAATTGATTAACAATCAGATCACGTTTAACTTCCTTATCTAGATCTTTATATGCCTGTTTTCCTTTTTCTTCCATCCATCTATATTTTTGATACCCAATTTTTTTCTTTTCATCTTCTGAGAGAGCATCCCAAGCTTCTTGGCCTAATTTATCTTTAAGATCATTTCTAGCCTTATTTGTTTCTGACATAACTCTCTTCATAAGAGCCTCTGCCAGATTGATATCTACACCCTTATCTTTAAAATGATGAATACATTCACTTCCTACTTTTAGAATTTGTTCTGTTTTAAGGTTTTTAACTTCATAGGCAAAGGCACAATTTTTGTGTCCACAAAGCTGACAATCAAAAAATCTAGGATCGTAATAAGCATTGACAAGCTTAAACTCGTCATCAGGATTAGATGATATATTTGCTAGGTTTAATTGGATGCGATTAACAAAAGATTGAGAGCGGTATATCTTGTTATTATAATTCATACATCCCCCTAATGATATTATATCATTAAAAAGAGTTGTCTAAACTATTGAAACACGGCCCTGATTATCTATGGCTATAACTGACTTACATTGTGGACATCTAAATCTTCCAGATTTTTTAGTAGATAATTTTTTATCACAAATTGGACATTTAAAAACTCTTGGAAAGATGATTTCTTTATCATCAACTGTTATATTTTTAGCCAAATTATTGATTGCTTCTTCAAAAGAATCATCAAAATTAAAAAATGTAGAGAATCCTAATAGTTGAAAAACTTCAAAAACCTTAGGTTTCATATTAATAATACTTATGTTTCCATTTTTATTTTTAGCTGTTTTTAAAAAATCAACAAATGCTCCAATTCCAGTTGATGACATATAGTCAATTCCACCACAATCAAAAATTAATTTGATATAGCGAGCATTAAAACACATATCTACTTTCTGTTTAAAGAACTTTGTGTTATAATTATCAACCACACCATGACATTCTATTAAAAGCATATCATGGTGTGTTGGTATACGACGTAAGCGAATTTTAAAATCTTTTACAGTTTCTTTATCAAAGCCTGGAATTATCAAATCATTATCATTATAAGACATCAGTACTCCTGATTTAGTAATATTTTAGCAGCAAAATCATATGGTATAAATTTTATTTTGATTATTAAATTAGTTTCAAAATATAAATTGCTTAACATATAAATTTCACCATTGTTGTTATCTTTAACAAAATTGCCTATTTTTATTAATAACTCTCCTAATCTTAATAAATCTAATTTGTTCTTATAAACATGAATTTCAAAACAAAAATATCTTTTTCTTTTATCCCATTCACCCTTAGTAGTAAAATATTTTTCATATTTATCAATAAAAAGAGTTAAAAGTTGTTGTTCTATATCTTGATTTAAAAAATCTTTAACTTGTTGTGCATAGACTTCATATTCTTGTTTAGTAATCATATTTACTCCTAGAAATAATTATGCCAAAATAGGATTAAATATAATTATTTAATATGTTTTAATATCAAATCAATAATATTAGTCATGCTTGGGTGATAAGCTATAAAATGAAATTCATCATCATTTTCTCGTATTGTTTTAACTTCCCAGTTGAAAGACTTATACTCTTCTTCTACTTCCCCCATTCTCTCAACCATAAGATCAAAGGCTGATTCACCTTCATCTTCTTCATCGTAAAAATCTCCTACTTCAAAATTGAAATAATTTCCAAGATTATAATCATCAAAAGTATAATAACTTAATTTATATCCACTAAATATATCCTTGATTAACATTTGATAATTTGATTCATGTGGTAAATTTAAGTTTTCTTTTCTAACATACATTTAATTTATTCTCCAAGCTATTTCTAAATTCACCACCACATTATAAGTTGTAGTAAATTCTGATGTTGCTAAAATTTTTATTAAATCATTTGCTTCAAAATCTATTGACATGGTTCCGTCTGCAAAATAATAGTTATTTAAATTAAAGTTATAAATAGACGTAGGGTCATTATTCTTGGACATAATAAATTTTTTATTAGCATAACCAGATGATGCTTGAGCAGTTATACCTAAGATAGTTCCTTTTCTTAAAGCAGGCCAACCTGAATTAGAAGAAGAGAAGTCAGCTACATTAAGATAACAGCCATCAGCTCTTTTAATTCCAAACGTGACATTTTGTCTCATCATGCTAATCCATTTTGATCTTGTTCCATCATATATATATAATATACCGGCTCGATTGATAATCTGCCCATCTGCTAAACCTAACGATGGTGTATATTCTACTGGGTCTAATTGTAATGCAGCTGACCCATTCGCTGCTTGAAATTGAACTGGCCCAAAGTCTACATGAATAACTCTTCCAGAACCAGATCCACTTGCACCATCATATGCTTCATCAAGAGGAGTAACGAAATCATGAGTATCAAAACCCCTTCTTCCTATATATCTATAACCAGAAATATAAAATGGAGGAGAATACAAAGAGGGTGTAAATTCAAAAGTTAAATTACCATTTGCGTAATCAAACTCCCAATTAACATCATCTCCTACGAAAATCTGTGTATTATTATTATCATATAATTTTATATAATAACCTTGTTTTAATTCTTTATCTGGTTGAATAAAATCGCCAAGGCGAGTTGCCAAATTTCCTGGAGTAGAACAGGCAACCCATGATAAAGAACCATCAACGGTTAAATCTGGAGTTAATTCTAATTTATTAATTATTTCTATGCTTGATGTAGATGTAGAAGGAGGATTTTCAGGTATATCATCAATCCAAACATCACTTAGTTTTATTGTAAGAGCTTTGCCTGGAAATTCTTCATGCCACTTCTTGTTGACAGATGTATATTGGCGTTTAAGGAATTTTTTATATGCAATGTCCACTTTTACATCATTACTTGGCATAAATTATTCCTTTTTTAAGTTCTCCAATATCTTTTTTTCCATCTCTTCAAGACGCTTATATAAAATTTTTTGATTTTCAGCTAATGCTTCAATTGCCTGAAGAATTAAATTTTCTTGATTTTTTTCTTCAGCCATTGAACCATATTGTTGAGCTCTTTGTTCTATTATTTTTCCTAAGTTTGGTATTGACATTATTTAATCTTCTTTAGTGGCGATAAAAGCTTATCATAAGCAACAAGAACATCTGGTATTTTTTTAATATCTTCTTGCAATGCTTCTTCTAATTTACTCATATCTTTATCAAATTCTTGTTCGGAGATAGCATGATATTTACTTAAATCAAGAGGTTTGATATTTAAATTCTCATATATTTTTATTTTCTCTTCATATTCTTTTGCTTTTTTTTCTACTTCTGACATAATGCCTCCTGAATTATAAATCATCTATTGTCAATTTTTGTCGTCTTTTTTCTGGCTCAACAGGTTCACTAGCTTTAGGTGGAGAAAATATTTTATCAATCTCTAATCTTAATTGTGTAAGAATATTCATTCTCTCAACTATATCACCAGTAAATATTGCTCTACATACTTGAAAATATCCAAATTCATTTATCATATCGTCTAATATTGCAAGAGATTTTAACTTTGTTGTGGAAATTTTATCTAATATACTAGAAACTTCTTTTAACACAAGAATTGTATTTTTTATTTCTTGTGTTTCTAATCTATCTCCTGCATTATCCCAATCTTGCAAGACATTTATAATTTTATCCTCTATTTTATAAACAGCTGGTTTAAAATATTCTTCAAGATAAACCTCTAATCCATATTGTTGAATAATATTTTCTTTATCTTGTCTTATACTCAACAATATGGCAAGTTCATTTTGTATACCTTGTATTATAAAAGCTTCGAGATTTACCATATTGTCAAAAACTTCACCTAATTTATTAATTGATGATGACATTTCTTTTAAGCTTCTTTTTTGTTTTTCATCAGTAAACGTTGAGCTCCTTTCATCAATATTTATGTTTTTTAATCTCATATCTTCTCCTTACCATTTAACTTCCATATATTCAACATTTGGAACATTAGACGTTGGTAAAGTAATTCTTACAATTATCATATATCCACTGTTTGCTGTTGAAAAAGTTCCAGATGAGTAATGATAATCATTGCCTTCAACTTTTAATAAACACCCATCCCCATCTGAACCTGTAAAAACACTTACGTCATAATTTTTATTTAATGATAACCAACCTGTTTGGGTTGGCAATTTAATATCTATTAATATTCTATTAGATGTTATATCTTGAACTGTAACTCCATTTATTTGTATTCTTCCGCCATTTCTAGCCGTTGGTTTATAAAAACTTCTGAAATATCTTTGTTGCCCAGTAAAAGTAGAATAATTAGCAACTTGATTTGGTTTATATCCACTTGCAAAGTTTAAATTAGCATACATTAGCTTTTTATTAAATATTAATGCATCATTTTGCATTAATAAATTTTGACTGTTCCAAACATTAACTCTTTGTGTTGGGATGATATTGTAATTATCTTGTGGAAGACGATAAATTTCATCGCGGAAATATTCTATTAAATCTGTACTTCCATTTGTAAAAGTATTAACTAAACGATTTACTGGTGTAGTTGTAGCCACTTCACCTTGCCCAAATGGATCTCGTGTTTTTATTGTCATTACAGCATTGATATCATATTCGTTATATTCATTTAAAATTATTTCACCATTAAAATTATATAAATCTCCCAATCTTGGTGGTGTTTGATAACCTGTGGCATCTTCGTGATTCCATTCTAAATCAATTGGTTGTAATCCAGGCATGTCAATTTCAATTGGTGTCATTGTATATGTGTTATTAAATAATCCAATGCCTGTAAATTGCACATTGAATCTATCCCCAATAGAATAATATCTAACACCTGAACAATATTTTGTAGAAATAAGATTTGTTTCTTGTAATATTTTTTGTGTTGCTAAATATGGGCGTGCATTTGCTGTATCCAAAAAAAGTTTCAATGTCAGTGATCTACGATTAAAAGCAGGGCTTTCATGAACAACATATAAATAATTATAACCTTGTCTTAACGTTCCTGGTGTTATATTGATTCTCACTCTTCCTTTTTGCCACATTTTGAAATTATTATATACACCAACAGACATAATAGAAATATATCCATTAGAAGAATTTCTTATTGCACCATTTGTTCCAGCTATGCCTTCATTTTCTCTTGCACCATTAGCTTGTTGTCCATATGATATAGCAGATTGTTCTGTTTTAGCATTGTTTTCTACAAATGCAGCATATAATCTAAAATTATCTATTTCATTACCATTTAAAAATAATCTTATTGTTCCTTTATCAGCATCTGCAAATGATGATGAATTTGGAGTATATAAATAAAAAGTTGTACTCTCTGTTAAATAATCATGGTATTCGCCAGGACCTATTTCATAATTTATATTATTTTGAGACACATAGCCAGATACTAATGTTAAACCATTTTTATCTAATGGTTTATTGTCAAAAGTGTCAGGAGGAGATGGTGCAATATCTTTTAGAACCTCATTAATATCATCAATAGAATCATTAACTTTCATTTCATCAAATAAATATAATAATCCATCTGCCCAAGAACCATCAGACGGTGTTCCGAGAATAATATCTTGGGCGTTGCAACATCCTCCGGATATACCCTCACCAAATATAATAAATGTTAATTTATCCTCAGATGTTGATGCTATGCCTCTTAATTCTATTGTTGAATTTGATGTTTCATAATAATCATCATTAGGTTTTAATAAATCACCATTAAAATAAACTAACAATGTTTTTGAACCTGGAATGTAAAAATTCTCTAAATTAAAAACAGTTTGACCTGATGTTGCATTTTGTTCTTCAATTACATATGTTCCTTCACCTGATGCTTGATCCATAATTATAGCAATAATATGATCTTGTGGATAAACAAGATGAGTAAATGTAAAAGACACAGGGCTTGTTTCTATATAATCATCACCTTTCTTTTGTAACAATCCATTCCACCAAACTACTAAATTTTTACTATTCATAATATATGGTTTGCTTAAAGTAAAAACCATTTGATTTTGTGTTACAACAAAATCTTGTCTATGATATTCATTACTGATCTCAAATATTGTTTGTCCTTCCCAAGCAACAAAATCTTTTCTTATATAATAATCACCATTAATTACTAATGATACTCTATCACCACCTTTTGCTGGAATTATTAATTCTACTGCTTTCTCTTTTATTCTAAGCCAATCAACACCCTGCATTTGATGAAGACCATTTAAATAAACTTGAACATTGGTTTTAGTAGAAGTAATAATTACCCATCTTGATATTTCATCATCCCATCGATATAATGAGTTGTCTTCAATTACTAAACGAACATCTCCTCTAACATTATTTACCAATGGCAATAAATTATATGTTTCAACTGGTTCTCGCCAATAATTTACATATTGATTTGCCCAATGTCCTACAAACACCCACTGCATGCCATCCCACTCATAAATATCACTATCATTTAAAACCATACGAATATCATATAAATCATTTCCAGTAGGTGGCAAGTCAGCAACGGTTTGAACTGGACTTTTCCAATGTCCATTTGCTAAATCTGGTTTTGATACAACATTATCCCAATGAACCTCAGATAACCCAGATGTTGCTAATTCTGTTTTTCTATAGTATAAATCATCATGATCATGGGCACTTAATGGAGGAACATCGGTTAAATTATAATATGATATTCTTTTAGAATTTACACCATCATGATCATGTCCAGTGTCTGTATCAAATTTAGAATCTATTTTTTGATCTACTTGAGATTTAATATAATATCTATCATCATGATTATGATTTAAATCTGCTTTTTGGGCTAATAAACCAGATACCCATAATTGTAAATTTGATATGATTGAATCAATTTCATCTTCTCTATAATATCGATTGTCATGATTGTGATTCACAGGAGCAAATAAACCAGAATTAATTAATGACCAATTTACACCAGTCCAAACATAAAGACCATTTTCATTTAAAGTAATTCTGGCATCTCCCGTTGTATTTCCAACTAATGGTAAAGAAGTAAAGTTTGCAACCGGGCTTTTCCAATAAAAATATGGTATATTTAATAAATTATTATAATCTATTTTTTTAGAGTTAATACCATCATGATTGTGTCCAGTATTAGGATCAAATCGAGCATTAATTTCATTCTCTGTATAATAACGATTATCTAATTGACCTGCATCTAATTGTGATTTTGTATAATAATAATTATTGTGGTCATGTGGTGGATTTGCAACAACTTTCCAAATTTGACTTATTCCATCCCACATATATAACAATAGAGTGTCTTTTGCTATTCTTACATCACCATCAGTATTGTTTGTTAGTGGCAAATTAATAAATAAATCAACTGGGTCTTTCCATTTAGATGAAGAAGATATCAATACCCACTTGTTTTGTGATGCATTCCACCTATATACTTCATTTTTATCTAATGTTAATCTTACATCACCATCAGTATTGTTTGTTGTTGGTAAAGCAGCAAAATTAGCAACTGGTGATAACCATCTTACTATTGTATTAATTTCAGCTTTTGTATAATATAAATCATTATGGTCGTGTTCAGCATTAGTAAATTGCAACCACTGTGTCCCATCCCACCAATAAGCATCTCCTTCATCTATAACAAGGCGAACATCACCAACTCTATTTCCAGTTGTTGGTAGATTGACCATATTTTGAACTGGCAACTTCCAAGTTAAATTACCATAAACAATTGGAATCCATTTTCCAAGAGGGAGAGCATTACTATCCCATCTATATATTGTATTTGAATTTCTTACTAATATAACATCACCATTTCTTGATGATGTATGTTCTGGTAAATCTGCTTCATATTCTACTGATACTCTCCATCTTACCATGTTTATAACTTCATGTTGTCTAAAATAAAGAGAGTCGTGAAGGTGATTGGTTGGAGCATAAGATTGTAATAAGGTATTTATTTCTGTTTCAGTAAAATATCTATCATCATGATCGTGAGCAAATATAATTTTCTTCCAAGAACCATTATCATATTTATAAAATGTATTTTCTTGATTTACAAGACGTATATCTCCTTGAATTGCTATTACTGTTTGTAAATTAGCGAATGTTTCAACACTGTCTTTTACAACAGATGATATCATTTTCACCCAAATAGTTTTTGCATTGTCCCATCTCCAAAGAGTATTGTCTTGTAAAACAATTCGCGCATCACCATCTATATTACCCTCTGTTGGTAATTGATTTTGTAAAGGAACTGGATTTTTCCAATGACTTATACCATCTAAATCTACACCATAACTACCAATATATTGATAGCCAGATATTTTAAATGGAGTAGTATAATTATGAAAGTTTTGAATTGTTAAATAACCAGAAGCATAATCCCAATACCACTGCATTGTATCAGATGATACAATTTCATTATTATTAGCATCAAATAATCTTATATGATAATCTTGACCAAATTTTGGTGGAACCCAATCTTGCATTCTACCAGATAAAACACCATTAGATGAAGCATACCAACCTCTCTTGCCAGAGACAGTTATATCTTGTGTTAATGGTTTAAGATTAAAAAATTGAACTACACCTTGTGATGTTGCAATTGATGGATTTGAAGATATGGTTGAAGACCAAATTTCATCAGAGTGGGTAATCATCTTTGATGGGATGGTTTCTTCATATTCTTGTTTGTCCAATGATGTTTGAGTTTTACCATCAATTTTTTTATTGAATCTATCGACTTGCGTTTGAAACTTCAGATTTAATTTTGTTATAAGAAATTGAATTTCATCACTATTATTCAAAGAGTTAGTAAATTGTATTCTATATGGATCGAGTATATTATATTTTGTTCTATCTTCTGGATTACCGTTAAGATAGACTACAAGATTAGCACCATTATTTTCCCAAGGAGTGTTAGTAGAAAAAATGGTTTTTTGAGAGTTTTCTGCTTCTGCACCTGTTTTTGTAATAATAACATTTTCAATCATAATTTAAGAGTTTTCGTGATTACTTCTTTTATTTTTAAGATACGAATTATGTATGCTTCTTTCAAAAACGTATCTATTGTATCTACTAAAAATCTTATAAATGTTTCTGTATCAAGAAATGTTTTACCTATTTTTAATTTATATTCATTTGTTTTAGAAATAATAAGAGTTCTTATTGATTTTAAATATGCTAATGATTGTTTTAGTTTTAATTTGCTTTCTTCAAAATCTATGACTCTAAGAATAGCAGCAAGCCCATCAATAAATTGATCAACTGTCATAACAATATCTCTTACCTGAACTTCTAATTCTTGGACTGATGGTTTTTTTGCTATTTCAATCATATCAAGAATTGTTGTTCCTAAATCCTCGAGACTAATTTCCATCTTTTCTACATATTCATAAATGAGTTTTAATTTTTCTATATCTTCTGGGGTTTTATTTTCTTTGAGGATTAAATCAACTAATTCTGGTAAATCAAATTTTTCGAAATCTTTTTCGTATAAAAGACTTTTAATGCGAGTAAATATATCATATAATTCGCTCAAAATAACCTCTCTTAGAGCAAAGATTCTATTAAAAATTTAATTATAAAAAATAATATACCACCAGAACCAAATAATATACCTATAATCTTTGCCCAGAACATTAATTTATTTTTTTCTTTAGTGGCATCTGTTTTTATCTTTGAATCTTCGAGAGAAATTTGAGCTTTTTGTATATCACTTTTATTACTTACAAGAGAATTTATTATAGAATATAAGCCTTCTTGGTTTTTTATTAATTCATCTTTAGTTGTCTTAAAAGAAGAGGCTACGCCTTTTATTTGTGTTTCCATTCTCTCTAATCTTTTATCATTTTCTATATCTTTTGTCTTTACTTGCTGTGCTAATGCTCCAATATATTGAGCTAATTTTTTTAAATTATCAGTATTTACTTGAAAACCTTTGTTTAATTCATTTACAATTTTCAATTCAGATGCATTAATAGAAGGTTTAATGCTATTCAATTCTTTTTCTATTGCATCTAATTTAGCCATATACTCTTTAATAGATTCAAGAATTGTTTCTATTTTAACAACAGTAATTCTAATTTCTGATAAATCATGAGCAGAAACGTTTAGATAACCTGTTAATTCTTTGAGGATTATTTCTGTTGATGCTTTCAAATCATTGATAACAGTTATTAAGTTATTCTCTAACTGTTCAAGATCTTGTGCCAAATCTTGCAAGTTATCCATTATACTCCTACTTGTTCTATATTGATATCTTTATTTATCTTAGGTAAAAATTCCATAAAGATGTCATGTTGCTTTTTAATCATAGATAATTTCTTATCTAATTTAACTTTATCTAATTCTGGTTCTTTATCCCACCAATGAATATATCCATCAATACAATCAAAATCATATCCATATAAAATTGCCTTTTTATATCCTAAATCTACTGCTAAATGCAGTGCAAGCATAAATGCTAAGTTTTTATCATCATATAATTTTAATTGATGCCATCCACGAATATCAAAAGTTGTAAATTTATGAATTAGTGGATATTTTCTTGTCATCATTATATACCTTTCTTTTTCAACATCATACGGTTCATTATATACATGATATGTTGCTTTTAAAGGCAAATGAAAAATAGTATCATTAATTGTAAGTATATCTTTACCACGAATTGTTTGCCAATTAAAATTTCTTACAGAAGGGCCTGCAGAAATAATATGTATGTCTTCCTCTTTTGATTCTTTAAGATGAGACAATGGTGTTGCTATCTTCCTCTCTGTTATTATTCTTGGCCCTGTCATTTTATTTTAATTTTATATCCATCTTTTATAGAATCAATCATACCGATGATTCTATCTCTCAAGAATAATTTTTCGAACCAAGATGCTTTAATTGCCATACCATCATAATATGATACGACCTCATCACCGATTTCAGCTCTACCTTCTAATTTAATTTTTACTCTTCCTGCAATACCAATAGGAACAACTTTAGATGTTTTTAAATCATTAAATTTATCATCATTTAATAAATAACCATACGTGTTTGAAATAACACCAATAGTAGCTTTCTCTGCTCTTTTTTTAGATGGTCTTACACCATTTTCAGTTTGAACAACTACTTGGCCATATTCAAATTCATAATTTGGTGCCTTATTCCAACATTCAGCTATATCATTCCAAACAGCATTATATACTCTTCCAGCATAAAATCTAGAATAGGCATCTACAGTAACAGGTGGAGATGTATTATTGCCAGTTAAAAATGCTAAAGCAGTTCCTCCTGTGCCTGCTTGACCAAATGTAGAATTATAATCACCTTTTCTAAACCAAACAAAATGATCATTACTTCTAAAATAAACTGAACTAGATTGAGTTCCTATTTCCGGTTTATCTAATATGTCGTTAAGAATTATTTTCTTACCATTTATATCACTAAACCTTAATAAACTATTAAATCTTGCATCACTATTTATCTCTATTATTCCACTGGATTCAAATGTTAGATTTTTGGTTGATTTAGAAGAAATAACATTATCATTAAATAATATATTATCAATATAAGTAGGAGTTGAGCCAGAGTTAATTTGTGTAGTTGTTAATGGTTGAATTATGATATTATTTGCTTGGTTTACGTGTTCATTTCCTATTATTCTTGATATACCAGAATAAGAATTAATAATTACTTCTGATGATATTGTATCGTTAGCAAGAGTTGTATTTCCAGAAAATGATTTGATTTGATTATTTTTTACTCTTAAATTATCAAGATGAATGTCCCCTGTCCCTGCATTTAAATCTATATTATCAGAATTAATTTCTACTTTTCTACCAGATGGTGAAGTTAGTGTTAAATCATTCATACCAATAGAAGTAATACTATTGCTATCCAATTTCAAGTTATCAACTGTTAAATATCCACTTGGGTGAATATCAAGAAAATCAGTAGAACCAACTTTACCATATAAGTGATTTGTAATATATACAGGAATATTAAATTTAGCATCTGAATTATCACCGTATGGAGTTGTTCTAAATTCGATGTTATTTGTTTGTGAATCTTTACCATGGATAATCAATCTTTCTGTCATTATTGTAGTATTAGATTTTGTTTTTATATCCCATAAAGAAGAAACAACAATATTACCACTTGAGTCTGTTTTAAATCCACCTATTTTATTACTAAAAAACTTACAAGTATTATTTGGAGTAATTGCATTAGATGAAACAACTATATCTATTTCTTCTTCTTCACCCTCACAATCAACTAAATAAATATAATATTCTGTTAATGGAGAAAAACTTGAACTAATATCTAAATAAGAAGAATCTATAACTATACTATCATTAGAAGATTCAAATACTTTATATTCATTGTTATCTGGTTTTGATTCTTTCTGTGAATCTAATTTAACAGCATCATTTGTTTTTGTAAAAAGATTGAATTTGAGTGAGGATAATAAACCTTCAAATTTTTGAGCACCATTTCCACCTAATTCTATTAATCCTAATAATGAAGAATCTATGGTTGTATATTCTTGATTAAGTGATATTAAATCTTCTCCATTAAGAGATAATTTTATTTGTGATTGCTCCCATAATATTATTAATCTTTGCCAATGATCAATTAAACCATTAAATGCCATTGATGTCATAGATTTAGATAATTGTTTTTCTGTCTGTGTAGTAGCATCATATATAAAAAACGATATTGCTGATGATCCTAATTCAAGGCGCATAGCATCATTATAATATCTACTTTGTATAGGATTATACTGCTGAGTCATTTCAACTCTAAATAAAACATTTTTTTCTGAATTAAAGAATTTTGGCATAAATTCTAAATCAATTAATCCCTTCTCAATACGAATCATGTCATTACCATATTTTAATATTGATTCTCCTCTTGAAGATGGCGTAAATGTTGAACAATATGCCTTTTTTTCAATTTGAACTGCATCAATATAACTTTGAGCATTTGATTGTGTAGTATAAATTGATAATTTTAAATTATTATAATCATTAGTAGATGACCATAAAGTATTAGTTCTAATATTCTTTATTTCAACTCTTTTCCAATCAGAAGTTGGAGAAAGTGTAATTAAAGATACTGATGAATTGACTTCCCATCTTAATCCAGATGGACTATTATTCCAATAAACTGGTTGAGATGAATCATGTTTTCCTATTATTAAAAAATTTAAATCTTTATCTGATTTATAATAAAATGATATAGATACATTTGGATTATCATCATCATCTGGAACTGGTGGAAAATTGATGGCCTGCTCTATTTTTGCTTGTGATATTGCAGAAGATGTAGACAATAGAACACAATTTCCATATAAACCATCAGTTGATATAGATACATTTCCACCACCAGAATTTGTAGGGGTCCAATTATTTAAACCATCAGAAAAATCTCCATTTAATATTTCATTTATAGTTGATGTTTCTAATGCTATAGATTTTCCAATAGAAAGAGGGGTTTCTTTTCTATAATTAATATTAATGGCTGTGTTTGCAGAATATTTACTATTATGAGAGACGAGAGAGTCATTAAATCCAAAATAAGCAACTGTTGGTTGTTTTGTTGTTACAAACCTTGAATTTGCTTTTATTTTTAATTTATTATCTGCATTTTCAATAAAATCATTATTATCAAAATAAATAATATTATCACTATTATAATCTTGGATAATTTTTGAAAGATTTGATGCAGTTATTGGAGTATCAGGATTGTTTTCCCATACTAGTTTAAATTTAGCCATTTATCTCCCCTCTTATACTATTTCTAAAGTTCCTGTTTCTATGTTTTTTTCTATCATATATTCTAGAACTAATTTATAAATATTATCAATTACTGATAAATTAATATTTGGTTTTGATAATAGAATTTCATTAAATTTAGATTCATTGGAATTAATAGTAAATGTTTTTTCAAATAAAGTCAAAGAATCATTTTTAACTTCATAAGTTACAGCAATAGAATTATCATACAAAAATAAATTTTTGATAAAAACTTTATTATAATTTCTATATGGCAATGAAAGTTGTATATAAATCATAATTTCTCCTTATAGTTTTATGCATATTAAAAATTCTTTATATGGAGCAAAACTAGATGTAGTTCCACTATCTAAACTTGTAGGTTCACTTGTTTGCCCACTAAATGAAGTATGTCCATGTTGACCTCTTTGAGAAGCAATGCTTCCTGTATGTATATGACTAGATAAGGTAACATTTAGTGGTGTTCCTGCACCATTATATTGAATGGCTTGTCCAAGTTGTGTTGTATTAGTTGTTTGATTTGTAGAAAAAGAATCTAATTCATGTCCATGATTACTTTCTGGAGAAGCAGTTATTCTTAAATCCCAACCAGATCCACTAGATGCATGCTTATGTGAAATAGAATGTGAGTGTTGTGTATTACCACCAATAGAACCACAACTTTCAGATGAACCACTAACTATTGCAACAAAATTTGTATTCCCAGAAATTGCTTGCCATTTAAATGGTGGTTGTGCTACACTTTTTTCTACAGTCATATTACTTATAACAGAAAAACTTGATTCATCAAACATTTTTATTTGTCTATTATACATATTTGGAGTTTGTACCCACCAATTGTTTTGCCATTCTATTCCAGATGGTGCTGGCATATTATCATAAACATTTGGAGAATTTCCTGTTATATCATGCCACTTACCATCACACAAAAATAAACCATCAGGACATACTGTTCCGTGAATTATATGGATACTGTTTTTTGGAACATTTGTATCAAAAGTATTTACAACAGACATTTTTTCAACATACATCTGCCCATCTGCTCTTACTCTAAATTTACCAATACATCTTGAGTTATCAATTATTGAATACCATCCTCTTCTTGCTTGATCATTTATAAATTTTGGTGCTCCATATAAATCACTTTCTCTAAATATAATTTCTCCATTAGAATTAATATACACCCTCCATAATCCAGGATATATTGTTGTAGAAGGAGAATCAGAATAAGGATTTCCAGGTGCACTTCCTAATTGTATTTGATCTACCAATGTAGGACAATTATTAATTTTCATTTTATTAGATTTATCGCCCAAATATATTGGTGAAGAAATAGTTATTCTCTTGCCATCTACGTTAATATAACCAGGAGTTATTCTTAATGGGAGGAGGAGAGAATTATTATTTAAATCTATAGGTTGGATTGCTCCATTTACTTTTGTAAAAATTGAGTATTCTAATTCTACACCGCTTCTTTCATCTGTGTAATACATGTCTTCATATAGTTGATTAACGCTAACTTTAACATCTGCTAATGCACCTTCTACATCTGTAGAAACAAAATTGCCTGCTTCATCTTTTATAGAAATGTCAGATGCTACAAAATCTCTAACTCCTGTGTTGTCTAAAATTTTATATTTTTGTGTTATTATCTCTTTATTGTATGTTGTTAAATCCCATAGAGAATCTGGGTCTATACTTCTATCTATTGTTGTTCTAAATCCACCTATTTTTCTTATTGCAATAACTTTTGAACCAGTTGGTGAACTAAGATCTGCTATGCCTTGTTTCCATGAAGAAGTATTATTTTCGTCATCATATTCTGAAACTATTTTAATTTGGCAATAATCACCTAATCCAATTGTATTATATAAATAAAGATTATATCGCATGCTAGGAGAAAAATCTTGTTCTAATAAAAGTGATTCAATAGAAACAAGAGCACTCGTAGTTCCTATATCATAATTAAGATATTTTATTTGACCAGATGTATTAACATAAGACATTCCAATCTTTGTGTTTGCTTTTATTTTTAATAGTTTATTAAATGGAGTAGAAAATCCACTTGATATAAATGAAGGACCAATTTGAGTGTTTACTCCTTTAATAAAACTATTAGAACTAGAAATATATAATATTTTATCTACGTATATTGAGGATGGAGCAGGTTGCGTTGTAAAATTATAATCAGCCCAAGAGGAATAATCTGATATTGAATTTGTATATTCAATAAATTTAGATTCTGCTATTACATCTATTGATTTAGATAAATTTGTTGCTACTAGTGAAGTATCTGGATTATCTTCCCAAATTACTTTAGCATTTATTTTACCAGGCATTTTAATTCCCCTTTACAAGTAATTCTGTCAATAAAATTGGAGTCCAATAATCTCCACAACCACCTTCAAGTAATGGTCCTTTTGTTAAAATAACAAATTTGGCGCACTTTTTTTCTATACATTCTTTATCCAAATAAGGACATGTTTTAGAATCATAAATATATCCTTTTGATAAAATTGATTGTATACCATCTTTACCCATAATATAAACATCATTATTATTTTGTTTTCCAATTAATAATGCTGGAAATGATTTTACGCTCTTATCAAATTTTATATATCCATTCTCTGTTTTTTCATGCCATTCGTTTTCTAAACTTACTAATTCTATTGTTTCTACTTCAATTGAATTACTTACTGCCCAATCTTTCATTTCTTGGCATGATTCATCATTTAGTAAAGTATACAGTTTCATTTTTATCTCCTTTATAATTATCTTTGTCTATTATATATCTTTTGTATCGCCAAAAGTTTTTTTCATTTTAACTTGTTCATAAATTTCTTGTGTTGACTTATTAGAACAATCTACCTCTATATTAACTGCTGCTTCAATAATTCCTCTAGGTGAAGCAAGTTTTAACATATTTAATACTTCATCTTTTGATTGTTGAAAAAACAATTCACCTAATTGTAATACTATATCTAAATCTGGAAACTCTTCTATCCAAGATTGATTAATGTATTTTTGTATATCATAAAATTCTTGATTTAATTTATTGAACTTATCATATTTAATTTTTATCTCTTCATTGTTGTTTAAAAAATCTTGTATTGTTTCTTCTGTTTGTCCAGTTAATAACTTATTTAATTCTTTTTCTTGATTTTCTAATTCTACATTTAAATAATCAAGAAAAAATTTAACTTTATTTTTATATAATTTTTCTCCTTCTCTATCTTGTTCAGAAAGATAAAATTTAAAATTAACTAACTGGTTAGAGTTTTCTATTTTTATATAATTATTACTATCATTTAATAATGCCATATTTCCTCTTAATAATAAATTCTTACTTCACCTCTAGCACCAGTTCCACCATCATTATGCCCTGCTATTTGACCGCCGGCGCCGCCGCCACCACCACCTGGAGCAGTACCTGCTCCTCCTCTACCTTCATTATTTCCATTTCCTCCACGAGCTTCGGAGCCGCCTCCTCCACCACCACCACCATAATCTCCACCACCATAACCTCCACCAGATCCTGCTGATATTGAAGTATTATAATTTTCCGGTTTAATTAATTCAGATATTGCAGCAGAAGAACCGCCAGAGCTTCCAGCACGGCCGCCACTTCCACCAGTTTGTGAAATAAGTATTCCAATATTAGAATTATTAGGAGATGTTATACTGCAAACACCTCCAGGGCCGCCTGTTCCATCATGACCACCCCATCCAGCACCACCCCCAGATCCTCCACCAGCTATCATTGTTATGTTTTCATATGATATTGATGAATTACCACCAGTTGAACCAACAATAATTTGATTTCCATTAGACCAAGAATTTGTTTCTATTATTTTACAATATCCAATAAGTTTTCCACCTCCGCCACCACCACCACCATCATGTCTTTGTGCTCCATTAGTATATCCACCTTGTCCACCACCTCCAATAATATGAACTAGTATTATTTTAGGAGCAAAGGTTTTTCCACTTGTTCCCAAGATATTAAAAGAATAAAGTAAAGATCCTGAACTAGTATATATTTTAACATAAGGAGGTATTATTGGATTAGCAGAAGGATTTCCTTCATCTCTAGTAATATAATAAGTTCCAGGTGTAGAAAAAGTATATCTTAATGTTGGTCTGGGTCTTTTACCAATGGTAGCACATGATATATCTATATTATTAAGTTTATATCCTGTATTTGGTTTTTCATAAAATAAATAATCTAATGTATATGTAGCATATGCATTCATCTCAATATAAGAAGATGGAGTTCCATTATTAACAATATATTCAGTGCCTATATTTACAGGTTCGTAAAAATCATCTAAATCTTTAGTATTATATTTATAGATGCTCATTTTTTAATTCCTGGATCTGTTGTTGTAATTCTTGAACCGCTTTAATTAAAACACCAATACAATCTGATACACTCATTTTATCTTGAGTTGATGTTGATAATTCAGATGGTGTATCTTCAGCAATGAATCCAATATGCTCTTGATTTGAATCATCATTAATAAACTTATATTTAACAATTTTTACTTTATTTAATAAATTCAATGCACTATCCTGATAATCAACAATATCTTTTTTCATTTCTCTACTAGAAGTAGAATTAAAAGATGCAGCTTGCACTTGACCCGTTGCTGTTAGTGTAGATGTATTAATAGTTGTTGCTGTAATTGTTGGTATATTTACTTGACTGTTATTATTAGTTAATGTCAACAGTGCAGTAGTTGTTGTTCCATTCCAAGATTCAAACACTATTTTATCATTAGATGATGTTCCTATTTGATGGTGAATAATAGTATTATCACCACTCACTTCACAATAAATTTTTGCTGAGTCACCAGTTTGTGCTTTTGGATGAAAATATAATCCTTGACTATATAAATTTGTTGTATATAAATTAGCATCTATACCTAAACTATTTGTATTGCTTGGCGTTATTAATCCATTTGTAATATTTATCCCATTAATTGACAAAGTATTATTAGTTGTTGATATCTTGCCATTATGTTCAACTCTTAATCTTTCAGATTGATCTAATGATCTAACAGAAAAAATAGATCCACCGGAAATTGGATTACTATCTGGTTTTATTATTATACCAGAATCAGATGGAGCAGGACTAAAAATATGTGCAATATCATCTTTATCTAAAATTTTTAATGTATCAGTCGAAGTTTGATTTATTACATTTAAATTAGCATTAATAGTAGTATTACCAGCCACAGATAATGTACCACTAATTGTAGATTCTATGCCAGCGGATTCTAAATCTGCTATTCTTAATCTACGATAAACAGGATTTGGATTAGCATACTCGTCTAAAATCATATATTGTTTTGATTTTATAGTGTGGTATTTGCCAGCAATATCCCAAATGGAAGAAGAGATAATAACACCCAATGAATTAACCCTAAACCCACCAATTAATCTAGTATCTTTTTCAGAATAATAATCACCGGTTTCAGGAATTTGAGTGTTTTGAGGATAAGAACTGCTTTGAGATACTATTATTTGAGCAATATTTTTTCCAGTTTCAGAATTATTTATTCTAGCATCACAAAGAAATATAAACCAATCTTTATTTATACCCCATCCAGAAACTGAAGAGGAGGCATTATCTTTATTATCATAAGTTATCCATAAATCATCTAAACCTGTATCAAATATTTTATATTGTCCTCTTGGATAAGTAACTTCATCAACTTGATTTATTATTGAAAAAACACATCCTCTTTTTAAAACTAATTTAATTGGACTTGGTTCACTTGGATCTGCCATTAAAATAGTTCCTTCACGATGATGAGGATTGTTGGCATCATTATATTTAAAATCTAAATATGATATTACTAAATCAGCACTTTTAGATAATGCTGTTGCCGTAATTGGAGTATCTGGATTATTCTCCCAAATTAATTCAGGTATATGATCTGATATTGGTGTTCCTGTCAAAGACATATTATTCTCCTATTAAGTCAAGGTTGTACTAACCCAAGATGTTCCATTATAAATATATAATATATTAGTTGATGCATCAAATCTAACTGTTCCTGCAGTTGGTGAATCCGATGGTGCACCTGATGTTGATGGAATTAAAATTTCATTAAATTTGGTATCAACTTCACTCTCTGTATAATATCTATCATCATGATTATGATTACCCTCTGCAAATGTTCCAGATGTTGTTCCAAATGATCCAGTTGTTACTACTCCGTCTGTAGTTGTTTTAAGAGGTAAGTTAGCTGTTGATCCAACTTTACCATCATTAGTTATATTACCATGTTCATGATCACCTTCAGCAACAGAATCTGATACAGTGCCAAAATCTTTATTAAATGCTGTGTTCTTTGTGAATACTGGTTCATAAACACCACTGTGGTCATGTGTTGTATCAGATTTAGATAATAACAAAGTATCAACTTGTAATTGAGTATATTTATCTAAATCAGTTATATCCGTCTCTGTATGAGTGTGTCCTGTAGGTGAATAAGACAAATCATGATTATGTGATCCTATTGCTAATTGTGTGGCTGCAGTACCAATATCTCCATTTGTTTGCAATGTTTCAAAAGTAACTGCTGCAGAAGTTATATAATTTTCTGAGTGTGATGTATTTGAGTGAGTTGTTGGATTATATAATGATGGTTTATTTATAACATTAGAAAAATCAACTTGTTTTTTACCACTACTCTCCCCTTCGAAAAATGCATCAACTTCTTCTTCTGTATAATATACATCATTGTGATCATGCACTCCAACTCCACCTGGTGTAAGTTCTAACCATGCTGAAGATCCACCAAACCATAACTTGCTTGTATCTTCAGCATGTATTACTACACCTATATAATCACTTGACCAAATTGGAAGTGTTGCTTCATGCTCAACTCCATGTGGTTTTCCATTAATCTTTATTGGCTTTTGAAAATCTATTGTTCCCTGCCATTTCATACTCTATCCTCCTATATTATTTCTAAAATATTGAGCTTTGCTCATTATAGGTTTATTTAACTATAATCATTCTAATTATATCATTCTGTGATCTTGCTAATGTCAATACTCCATTCTCAAGTTGAACCATGTCAATACCAACTGTCTTACCAGTAGATGGATCAAAGAATGTGAATACAGCATCATATGAAGCATCAACTTGTATCAATGATATATAAGCATTTTTTGTAGGATCCCAAGTCCATTTTTGAATATCTTTTGTTATACTATTATTTGCCTTCTTCACAATAAAGACATTCATTGTCGTAGCATTATCTGCTGTCTTTACTCTTATTGTATTGAGATCAATAAATTCTATTGATTCGGCTCCTGTAAGCCAACCAAGACCTAATGTTGTATCAATATCAAATGTTGATACCATGAGTTTATTAGTATTAAAATTATGAACTATATCAGCATAATATCCACCTTGACCATCTGGCGTCCATTGACTTACTACTTTAGAATATTTATCAATTACTCCAAACACTGTAATATCTAAATTAAGAGAATTGTCAGCAACATAAATACGAACATTGTTTGCATCTAATCTTTCTATTTCTTCAACACCTATTACTATTCCATTTTCTGTAATAAGACAAACGACATCTGTTGTTCCTAATCCATGATTTACATCAGCATAATAATATCCATTATATTGCCCAGATCCAACTTGCCAAGCTGTATTTAATATTTCACCTTGTGATGATGTTTTGTCTTTTTGATTGAGATAAACATAATCAATTGCTGCTTGTACTGTTGTTGCTGGAATAGTAGAAGTTGTATTATTATATGATATGTCAGAAGCTTGGCCCCAATCAATATCGGCAATTTTAACCCATGCTGTTCCACTCCATACATATTGTGCTTGTCTTCCATCACCATCATCTAATACTGTTCGAGCATTTCCAACTGTATTTCCTGATGTTGGAAGATCAGCATAAGTATTAACTGGTGATTGCCAAGATAATGCCCCTGCTAATGCTGCTATCTTATCATCAACTTCTGCTAATGCACCTTCGACTGTTGTTGCAGTATATTTACCTGCAACATCTTGTATACTAATTAATGAAGCACCTTTACCTACTGTTGTACTTGCTAAATCTTGTCTAATAGATAAATCACCATTTACACGATTATTAATCTCAGTTGATAGTCCAGTGCTTAATGCCCCAACAGATTGATTAAGATTAAATATGTCGTTTGAATTAACTGCAATTGCAACATTAGCAGATGATATATTTTGTGTATTTGTAGTAATTCTACTTTCATGATTCATCAAGTTTGGTTTTGTTGCTAAAGCATTCCAAGTAGAACCGTCAATACCGTCTTTCATTAATCCTAATGTATTGTTTATATTAGATATACTTGATGAATTAGAAGATGTGTTTGTTTGTAATGTTGATATGTCTGATATCATACCTTGAATTGCATTATAATTCCCAGCAACAGTCATAGAAGCATTTCTTCCTGGTCCGGCTAATTCTTGTAGCACATCTTCAACTGTTGTTTCTATAAATAATCCATTGCCTTCTACTCCAATTAGTGATGCTCCACGATTAAGATCTTGACTCAACAAATCAGTTCTTAATGCATTTACAGTTGCTTGTCTATCATTTACTTCTTGTGTAATTCTTGATGATAGTGTAACATTATTCATTGTAGAAGCAATAAAACTAGATCCAATAGCAGTTGCGGATGATAATGTTGCTCCTAATGAAGAAATTAAATCTAAATAAGAAATTCCAGATTGTATATTAATTGCATGACCAAGTGTATAATCTGTTTTATCAAATATTCTAATATTATATAATGTGTTAACTCCATCGATATAAGATATTGCTTCAATACGATATGATAAAGATAGTGGAAGGCCAGATGTAGTATGTATTGCATTTGGCAAATAATTTATAATCAAATCTTCCCAAGTTATTATTGATGATGTAGTAAAATAATACTCTCCACCATTGATAATAAGAGAATAATCACCATTAGATGAAAGAGCAGTATCATCAGCATCTACAAATCCAGTTAAAATATCTTGATAAGATTCTGCTACAGATGTTTGATTGTCTTTTATTGATTCAACTTCTATATCAAGAGCAGTTAAATTTGTTTTAATATTATAAATATTATAACCACTTGACTGAGCCAAACTTCTAGTCCATAATCCAGAATTCCCATCTTGCATATAATCAAGATCTTCTAATGAAGTAGAAGTTGATGATCCAATTGCAGTAATATCATCTTTTAAAGATTTCAAACTTTCAGTTGTTCTACCAGCACCTGCAATTTCTTGTAATATGTCTTCTACCGTAGTAGCAGAGTATCTAGCACCAACATCATAGACACCAATTAGTGCCGCACCTTTATTTATATCCGTAGATGCATACAAATCTTTTATTTGTTGATCTGCAATAACTCTAGCATTTATTTCATTATTCAAACCATCAGATAAAGTATCAATATTGCCATCAAGTGTATTAACTGCATTATTAGTATTAATAAGATTATTTTGAATTGAAGTTGTTTTAATATCTAAATTTAATGCAGTTGCCTCAAGAGTTGTTATTCTATTTTCGTGATTACCAACACCAGATGGTAAAGATGAAGAATCTTGATTAAATGGCCAAGCATACCCAGTGAAATTCTTTAATTTACTAATTGCATTATCATTATTGATTTCATTCTCTTCATATTCTGCCACTCTACTTTGTAATGAGTTGACAGTATTCACAATATCATTTGTTATATCAACATATTCATAAGTATCTTGTTTTATGCCAAGAATTTCATTTTTCATTTCTTCTATATTAGAAGAAATAAATGATTCATTATAAAATTCATAAGTAGTATTCCAATTTAATACTTCTGAATCTGTTGTTGTATAGTCGTGAATTATTACATCTTTTACAACAATATCAGCGGCTTTTTCTGTACTTGTGTCGTATCCAATATACATATCAGCCCATATGTTGTTTGCAAATGGAGAATCAATGATATAATTAAAATAATCGAACCAATAAACAAATCTATTGTTGATATAATCATAAACAAAACCAATAGAATGCCATTGATTAAAGAAATCATCGGTTGTTTCAAATCTCCAAATTGATGAAGAATCATTATTTATAGAATATTCAAATATACCTCTATTTTTGTCTGAATCAAAATAATAAATAACTTTTAATCCAAGAGATTGATTAACAATTCCAGCATCATAAGCAGGCAAAGAAATTATTGTTTTTGTTTCATTATTCTCGTATTCAAAATATGGTTTAAATTTAAAGAATATAGTTCCTCTTTCTTTGTTAAGCAAAGATTTACCAATCTTAATTCTACCAATAGTATTATTAGTTGACTCAACAAATGGAGAAGCAAATGTTTTTGCTTCTAATTGAACTGAATCAATATAAATACGATCAACTTCTTTTATAACAAATCCAATATTATAATCACCTGCATATTCATTTATAAATGTATAAATTACTCTCCACCAATTATCATCAAGTTTTTCAATCTTAGTCCAATTTTTTTCTTCATTAGTAATCTTACATTGTAAATGATTAGATGTAATTCTGTCATCACTATGAATATAAGCAGATAATGTATATTTTGTATTCTCTTGTAAGAATTTTCTTTGAGTTATATAAAGAGGAACTGTGGACATCTTTTCAACAACTAAAGAATTTTCAGAGAATTTATTATATTTTGGATTAAGATTAAAAGAGACAGTGTTATTTAATGGTGTTTCTAAAACAACTGATATATCCCAAATTTCAGAACCAGGAACTCCAACTTGTTTTAATCCAGATATTACCTGTATTGGATTAATTACACCAACATCTTCTTTAAAATCAACTTCAATAGAGGAGGCAACAAAATCATCTGTTAAGAACATTAATCTTCCATTTCTTATACCCCAAGTAATTCTTGTATTTATTCCTTCAAATGCAGCATACATCATCTTCTCTAATTCATATTGATTAGAAATTGTTACTCTAGCATAACCATCAAATGCTGCTGGAAGAGTAGAATAATTCACACCTATTGCAGTTAACAAATCGTTCGTTTCTGTTGTGTCTGTAAATTTAACGCCTGAATTTGTGCCTTCAAAATTTGATATTGCTCTAATATCTAATCCAACTTTATTCCAAGATATACCTAAATTTAAATTGTTTAATTTAGAAAGGATAATATCCCATCTATCATCTACTGGTGTTCCATATTGTTTTGTTTGAGTAGTTGCATCAAGTGCATCTAATAATTCACAAGTTGGATTTATTTCAACAGATGCAGTATCTCCTCTTGCTGTTGTTGTGGCTCTTAATTTGCCATTTACAATTGACCATATAAGATCGCCTGATGTAACAACATTTAATTTATTTACAAGACTTGCAAATGTTGTATTTGCATTTGATCCTTCTTGGAAAATTAAATATCTAGCTCCAGCAGTTCCAGATCTTGGATTTATATTAACAGCACCATTTTCTATATTTGTAAATCTAACATATGGTAATTTACCTTGATAATTTACGGCTAATGTTATAACACCATTTAATGTTCCTATTGATGGATCAGAAATATAGTGTGTATCATCTGTTGTAACTATTTCAACAACTGCACCAGTCCCAGATGCATTAAATTCTGCTGCAGTATTTACCGTAGTTCTTATTGCATCTGCTATCTCTTCTTTTGTAACAAGCCCATCAATTTCAACTTTAATTCCAGTATAACCAGATGGAGAAGGATTGGTTGTTGGTTTTATACCACTTGTTATTACACTACCAGTAAAATTAATATAAGAAAAATCAGGTGGTGAAACAGATTCTTTTACAGCATTTGTAACTGTCAATATATTATTAAGAACAGTTGAATTAAAATCAATAACACTATTTATTCTACTATTAGTTAATGATGCTACATCGTTTGCTGACTCATTTGCAGCAATTTCAACCATATGTCCAATACCAGAACCTAAATATGTTTTTGCTCTATAATTTTTACCCTTTACTTTAAGACTAAAAATCATATCAGAGCCAAATGTTCCATTTGAAGATTCAAGACTGGTTGCTCCTGCAGGAATAATAAATCTGGCTGTATATTCACCTTCACTGTTATAATTTCTTATCATCGAATCATTTGTAAATCCAGATACTTGAGCGGTCAATACAGCAATTGTTTTTTCTATAATAGCAATTCTCTGATCAACACCAGTTATTGAAGAATCAAGATCTACTTTAATTCTATTTTTATCAGAAGGTGGAAGTGTAACAGATTGATTATTAACAGTATAATAAACATAATAATCTCCTGTTGGCGTTGATAACTCAAAATATTTACCTTCATAGTCTTCTTTTAATTTAATCGTATCTGTGAATTCAAGAGTAAATTGTTCTTGAACTGCAGGCTGATTTATTCCAGGATCACGGCCATCATTAGCAACATTATACCAGAAATAGTGCTCATTTCCACCGCCTGAAATGGTAAAGAATTTTTCATTAAGCATTAAATTTGGATCATTGCTTGTTGTGTCATCAGCAGAACAAGTAATTTCTGTAACTTGTTCAACGCCAGCTTGATTAGCATCAAACCATACATAATATAATCTATCATTACCATATTGATCATTGCTCATAATAGTAAAATATTTACTATCATAATCAAGAATATTGTTTGATAGTGCTGTTATTGTGGTAGTTTCTGCTTGACCATTATGCTTGGTTGCAGTCATTTTGGTGACTGGGAACGCAGTCGCAACTTTTGTTAAAATTGCATCTTGATTATCACCACTTGCTATTACTACCTCAACACCAGTTTTTGTGCTTGGAGAAGCAAGATTTGTATCTGGCGCAGCACCTACTTTTGTTGTTGTAATTGTAAATATTCCAATTGAATCATGATCTTCTGCTAATGAAAGAGTAGCATTTTGAGTATTTGTTATTGTAATAACATTATCAACTCTTTGAATGTTAAAATCTGAAATTGGAGATAATAGTGTTACTATTCTATTTGCTATTTCATTTCTTAAAACTTCAGGACCAAGAACACTATATGTTAAATTAAGCGGCAAATAAGATCCTGTATTCCCAAAATCTGGAGTACTACCAGAAACAGTTGAAACATCAATCCAAATGTTTACTGCTGTTCCATCATTTTTATATATTGTAAATCCTTTGCCTTCCCACGATGTATATCCTGGTATATCCCAATTTAAATTCACAGTAATAACTGTTGTTTGTTTTTGTCCAGCGGGGTCACGTGATCCACCATCCAGATATGTTCCATCAGAGAACCAAACATAATATTGTGTTTCGTCTCTTAAAGAAGAAATCTCAAAGAATTTATTTTTTAAATAACCAAGATCACCAACAACGGTTATATCTGTTATTTCTTTTGTTCCTTCAAGTTTAACAGTCTTATCAACAACAGTTGATCCAGGATAAAGAGTATATTGTAAATCATATTCTGTTTCCACACCACTTGGATTTAAAGGAGTAGGAGATGAACCAGTGATTGAAGAAGAAAATGTTAGTTCTTGATATCCAGGATCTGCTTCTAATTCAATTGTGTGTCTCTCAGTTGGTTGGCCGTTTATATCAATATCAAATACAAATTCACCAGCACCAACTCCTGATGAAGCATTAAAATCTGTAATATTAAGACCAAGATCTTGATATCCTGCAGCGGCAGAATATTGTGGTAAATCTGGGTTCACAACGTTAATAGTTATACCAGTATTATCTGATATCAATCTTGACTCATAGGTTTTTATTCTCCAATTAGATTCAAGAACAAGTGGTGTAGTATAATCAATAACTGTAGTTTGGGCAAGAGCATTGTGATTACCAGAGAAATTAGAGTTTTGTAATATGTTCTCTGTTGGGTTGCCAATAAACCAAGCCTGATATCCATCTTCCCAAGTCATTCTCTTGTTTGTCTCTGGCAAGAATCTATTTTTCTTAGCACCAAGATCTGAATCACCTTTTAATGACCAATATTCTTGTAATGTACGTGGATCAAGAGTTCTAGCAAGAGGAATTTGATTTACATAAGACACAGGATCGTTGAATTGAACTTTTTTTACATTCCAAAGTTCGAATTGTTTACGATCAATGAATCTGTTATCGATTCTAAACTCATCATAATAACCAGTCATCTTATTAGAACCATCAAATGCGGCACCAATAGTTATATATTTTGTAATATCATTATAATTCCAAGCATTGTTTCCATCATCACCCCTACCAGGGATAAGTTTTCCATTTGTGTATCTTGAAAGATCATATTTAACAAATGATTCAATTGATTCTTGATCATTATGATAGAAAATAATAATATTTTGTAATTTATTATATTCATCAAACTGTGGTTTAGAGTTAATTATTTTTTCATAGTTGATTGTAAAAGAAAGCCTATGCCATTTTTGATATTCTTCATCAGATGTGATGTCAATTGGAGAAATTATAGAATAAGATTTTTCTTTATTAGCAACTATAACCCTAAAGTGATATGGGTCTGTTGGTGAATTGGTAGGATCTGGTTCTACTGAATGATTATCAAGAGCATTGTTGTTATAAGCCAATACAATATAATCTTCATTATCATCAGCAACTCTTGTATCAAATAAAATACCAGAGTTAGCAACTGATCCTGCTGGTTTAAATTCTAATGTAACAGTTATTTTTTCAGAATTTATAGCCATTGCATAACGAATTGCTTCATCAATATAAGCAGTGTAATTCTTTAATTTTCTTGGGATGTCTTTTTCTGTTTGCTGTCTTATTTCTGCATAACAGCCAAGATCTAATCCACCTCTACCTTGCTCAAGAGCAGGAGAGTCTGATGTTGATCCTTTTGCAATTGACTTCAAATGATAATCATCCTCACCAATAAACTGTGGAGATCCACCAACACCTTCAGAATAAATACAAGATTCTCTGCCCAATAAATCACCACTTCTATAGTTAAAGTTTGTATATTCTCCAACCCCAGTAGAGAAATTTGGGAAATCAATAAAACAAGTGTCAAAATTTACTGATGAGTTTGTATTGAATGGTTTTGCTTGATCACCAAGTACTTCATTATTATTAAATAAAATTGAGTTAGAATAATTAATTATTAAATCATATTTTGGTGTAGCAAACAAACCATTATTATCTGCAATAGTACAGAAATCAAACCCAAAACTTCCAGACCAATTTGGTTCAGGATCAAATTCAACAATATGATCTGTTGAATTGTGAATAAGACAATTTTGGAAAGTATATGATGCTGATTGTTGAACAATGTTTGTGAATACATCACCAGGCGCAATAGACTCATTATCACTTGTAGCAACAGATAATGGAGTGCCTGTAATACCATCATCTCTTTCACTTGATTTCATATATGGGTGAATAAATGGAGATGGATATAAGATATTCTTTACACGAATCAATGAATTATGATTATATCTTGCTTCAGAATTATATATATTTATTTTTTGTGGAGAAACACAGTTTAAAGATGTATTTTCAAACGTACAATAATAAATTGATAGTTCATTATAAGGATAAAGAGAAGTATTTTTAAAATAAATGCCTTGTAAATTAAGTTTAGTGATGTTTTGAATTGATCCAAGCCAATTACAATAAGATTTAGCAACAATGGAAACGGTAAATGGTTTATCAATTTCTATATTTTCTGTGATGTTTGCTGGTTGAGTAATAATAATATTAGTAACATAATCATCAGTATCATTATAATACAATGCATCAAGTGCTTTTTTAACTGTTTTAAATGCTGTTGTTTCAGATCTACCATTGTTAGTATCTAAACCAGAAATTGGGTCTACAAACACAGAGAATGATGTTCCTGGATAAGTAAATTTAGTTCTTAATCCTAATTGATATCCATCATGCCATGCGCCAATTTCTTCAAGTTGAATAACAGAATAATTTTTAATGATAGGTATAATTTTGCTATTCTGAATAAAATTGAGAGGCGTGAGTCCATTTGTAGAATTAAAGTCTTTCTTAAATGGGAAGTAGGCAAGTGTTTCTGGTAATAATGAAATATTAAAATTAAGATTATCACGAGCATCAATATAAATTCTTCTATCGTAAATATCATTGATTTGATAATCATTGTCAACAACATTTATTTCATAAAGAACATCATTATTTGTATTGTCTTCTATTTCATATATTTCAACACCGTTATAATATTGTTTTGATTCTCTTATTCCAGTTCCTACACCTGGATCATATGGTTTATATGGATTATCATAAGCAGATCTACCACGAACAATATAAATAAAATTACCAAATCTATCTGGAGTATTACGAATTTTAATTTGATCAATTCTTGGATAATGATAATTATAAGATACCTTTATAGGATCTTGTATTTCAAGAGACAACATTGCAAACATTTGATTGATTGCCCAAATTCTTCCTTCAGGGCGGAGTAAGAAATAATCATCTCTTGGATCATAAATAATAGTTGTTATAGGTTTAGAATTTCCAAAATCATAAGCATTGAATATTTTTTCATATTTATATTGGAAGTAAAAATATTCATTATCAGATATTGTTTCATGGATTGTGATCTTTCTTGTGTTTGTATCAAAAGAATAATCAATTCCTTTTTCCATTTCTTGATATTCAACAAAATCTGCCCAAACGTGCATGTTTGGATCAATACGAGAGAATCTTGATCCTTCAATAAATGGAGTTGCTGAAGCATTCTTTTCTAATTGTACTTTATCAACTAATAATTGACCTGTAGTAAGAGAATAAATTTCTACTCTCAATTTAGTTGTTCTTGAATCTTGTACTTCATGAGATAAAGACAGTCTATGCCATTTATCATAATCTTCTACATCTTCAAAATTGTTGAATTCACCAATTTCTTTAATTAAAACAGAAGATCTAAATACAGTATCAGTAAAAGAGTTAGATGATTTATTATATCCAAAATTATTTACATTAGAATTATCACACTCTGAAATTCTTATTATTGCTTTTGAATAATTGTATGATTTAAGATCTAATGATAAAGTATATGTATCAGATGCAAAATCAACATCTTTTACTTGATAAATTAATCCTATTTCTTCACCAGAAGTCTCTGGTTGTAATACAAATTCTGTTATATCGTTTCTATCATCATAGAGATCTTTTGTTTGTTTAAATCTTGTTTCTATTTCATTACCATTTAATAAATGTAAATCCCAAGAAGTTGGCACATTATCATTATAAAATTTTTCCCAAATTGTTTCTATTGTAGATCCACTTGGATTTATGCAGCGATAATAAGTACTTTCATTAGACACAAACCAAGCATCGTTCAACACCATGCCATTGACTGGTAATTCACTTTTTAAAGATTTTTGTCCTTTATAAACATAACCAAATTTTTGGATAGCGGATTGGAAATAAGAGAAATCTGGATTAGATAACAAGTTATCTGTGTCAGATCTTATTATTTTATTGTTTGTATAATCAACAAAATAATCTTCACCTTCTGTAAATCCTACTTCTGCAACGGTGTTTGTCTTTAATCTTACTGAACCTTTGAGAAGATTATAACCTGGATCTATTGGAAGATCGATCCAAACTTTATTTATAGAAGTATCACCAAATGTTTTTTCTACGTTATCAATATGTTTATATTTTGTCAATACAACATCATCATAAATTTTCCATTTTGTATAATATGGAATTTCAACCCAATGATCTCCAAGCCATTGATAATATGCTTTATCTAAAACATGCCAAATATCGCCAACATTAGAGGAATTGAGTGATTTTGGAAGTAATTCTTCTGTTAATACAGTTCCTTTTATGATTGGAGTGTCTGGATAAAACCCAGAACTATTCTTTAAAACATTAGGATCATATTTGGATTGGAATATTTGCTTTCCTCTAATTATATAAAACTTTTTTGTTTGATTTTCAGGGATAAATATTTTGTGAACGTTTCCACGAATGTGTTTAGTTAAATCTTTTCTTCCTATGGAATAAAATCCATCTGTTTTAATTGAAGAAGATTCTGGAATTTTCCAATCAAAGTCTGGAGATATTGAATCTTGACCTCTCGGATCTAACCATTCTAATTTTGCTCCAGAATATATTGTTTTAATTGCTTCATATATTTGTTGAATAGTCCAAGGACCTGAATCTTCTTTTGGTGATATAATAGTTATTTGTTCACCATCTTTTTTACCATCAACCCAAACTTCAAAACCATATCTTTCATTTGGCTTATAATAACCCAATGTTGTATCACCATTTGGATCAATAACTTCATAGCAGTGTTCTATTCTTGTAAATTCTCTTGAAGCGGAGTCTACACCATTTGAATAAACAAATATATTCTCACCTAATAAATCCAAAAGTTGTTCACTATCATCTGTAGCAGGTTTAAATTCTATAGTATGATCATTTGCATCATCTTTATATTTTGCTTTTATTACTCTATTGTCAACTGTTCCGCCAAAAAGAATACGATCATTGAATTTTGCAATTGATTCAAACTTATAAATATTTTTTGTAAAATCAAGATCACTTTCTTTTTCACCAATATCAACAAGAGTAAATCTGTCATACGTAGTATAATTATTTAAGAAAACAAGGGAGTAAATTCTCTTATCATCTGCAACAAACATTCTATTAGAATCATCATGTAAAGCAGCATTTACTCTTTTAATTTTACCATATTTACCATTTACATATTTTATTGCTTGTGGTCCTGTTGGGTTTTTTATATCAATAAAAGCAAATGGTGGATCTTGGGTATTATTTGGTTGTTTTTCAAAACCAATAAAGAGATATTCATAGTTTTCAACATATTGAGATGCTTGATATAATCCTTGGATGGCAACATTGATTGAGAAGCCTTCTGGTCCTAATGTTCCTGCTTCAGCATCTACAACTTCTCCTGGCAGATCAGTCTTAACTTGAACTTTTATAGTGTTTTGAATTCTGTAAGCCACAAAATCTGACAAGAAGTTAATTGCAGCAGCAGTTTTATCAGCAACATTAATTGCTGTATCATTTTTATTAATTAAAACGGAAACACCGGTTTTAGTTGCTAATTGTGGATATAATGGAAGACCACTTCCTGGAGAAGATTCTACCAATTTGGGATCAAGAGAATCACCAACACCATTAAGGTCTGTATCAACATTCATCCAAACATAATAATCAGTAAATGGAGAATTTATAAGAAAATATTTTCCAGACAAAGAACCATTTACATCGGCAGCACAAGTTATATCTGTAATTTCTATTCCTGTATTATCTATCTCTTCTAATTGTGCTCCATCTATTTGAAGTGGTGTATTAGATTCACAATTAATATAATATTTCAAATATTTTGCATCATTAGAAGATACCCTAAATGATAGTTCTGGTCTTATCCACGTGTTGATATTGCTTGAATCTATTGCCCAATTTTCTTCACTAAGTGTGATAATTTCATCATTTGCATTATACTCAGCAATTCCAATTGTAGAATTTTGTGGAGCAACTGATTTTAAGAAAACAGAAAAATTATAAATTCTATTTCTTGAATTTGGCTCTAAAAGATATGTTTGCCAGACAGTAGCCTTAGAAGCAGAAACATATTTTGTAAGTACACCTTTATAATTACCCCATCTATCAGTATTAGAATTACCAGAAGAGGCTGTCATCTTGAATGTAGAAAGCATTGGGATGAGATTGTCAGTTATATTCCAGTTTGTAGGAGTATCTCCAGGAACGCCTGTTTCAAATGATCCGTTTTTTGAGAGATTAAAAATATTTTTATTGATAGATGTATCAATTATAATATTTCCTCTTGTTCTCTCTAATGTTGTAATTGTTTTTACAAGTGGATTTCCTGCTTGGTCTTTTATTGTTGTATTTAAATCTAATGCAGTAAATGTCCAATTAAACATATCGTCTTCATCTATAACTTCACTTAAACGTTGATCAGAATGCCAAAGTGTTGTTTCACCAGCAATCCAAATTTGATCATTCCATTCATACATAGATATAATGTTTTGATCAGTGCTAAATAATCCGAGTGTTTTTACAGCAGCCTCAGGAAATGTATTAGTTAAATCAATTGCTCTAATAAAACCATTTGTTCCGAATACAAATAAATGATTTTTAAATCTCTTTATGCCAGTGTTAATAAATGTGGTTGATCCACTGCTAATATCTTTTTGTTGCAATTGTATTGATACAGCGGATTTATAATATAGGTACTTTGTCTGTGTAGATCTAAGAATAAAATAGATATTATCATTAGAATCAACATATAGATCTTGAATATCAGCATTAGAATCTAAAAGATTTTCTGCTACTGACCATTGAATGTCGTTAAAGAAGATACCATCTGTTATAACTTCATATTCTTTTTCACCAGTTGTTAAATTTGTTGTAAATCTATTTTTTTCTAAGAATTTATCTTTTATTTCAATATCTTTTTTTATTTCGACATTAGATACATATGTTCCTGGAATTGTTTGACCTTCATCAGTTGGACATTTTAACCAATAGCCTTCACTACTCTGACCAAAATTGATATCATTTTGGAAGTTAACAACTTCATTAGTAGATGCTTTTGAATCTGCTTTTAATGGTGTTATTTCTTCCCAATCTCTATATGTTTTATATACTAAAACTCTATCGTCTTGACTTGGATTAGTTGTTGATTTATTAGTAATTTTTATTTCATAAGACTCAAAATTATCCGGGAGATTTTCAGATATTGTTGTATAAACAACTCTATATTCACCAAAATAATTATCATCTTTAAGATCAGTAAAGGCAACTCCATCTTCATATTCAGGGAAAAGAAGTGAATCATCTTCTCGCAAGAAATATAATATTTTTTGATTTCCAATACGAGTAACTTTACCATTTATAATAGAAGAGCCAGAATTAACTCTAAGAGGTGTTATAAATATTTCAGAGGATGGAACTTCAGGGTCAGTATAATAATCTTGTGTTTGTATGTCAAGTGAAAATTCGTTATATTTATTTTTAAAAACACCATGATCTACTTCAGAAGCAACATCAGAAATGTTTTTATCTAATATAACATCATTCTCTACCAAGTTTTTGAGTGGTCTATTATCTGTAGAAGCAACAACTTCATCTTCTTCAATATAAGCCTCTACACCAGGACCAATAATTTCTCCATTGATATCATAGGCCAATCCTTTAGTATTTGGATTGTCTCTATCACTATGATCTGGATATGGATTTCCTATTGAACCCGTGCTCCATTTTTTGATAACGCTCATTCTTTTTCCTCCGACTCTTTAAATATTATCTTTATAACTGCTTGATTATTCATTGCATTTTCTCTTTTTACTCTTGCTTGTTTATTATATTTGATTGCTATATCTTTTAATAATTTTAAAATATATCTTATTTTTGAATCTGTATTACTTAGCATAGCATATTCTGATTTAAGATGAAAAAGCATGTTATATCCACCTTGGCTTAAATATATTTCTCTCATTCTTAAATCACCAAAATTAGTTATTTCTTTTGTTTTATTTATTTCATCATAAAATGAATTAAATTGTTGAACTATCTCTTGAGACGCTTCTGTTATTAGATTTTTAAATTTCATATTATTTTTCTTTTTTGGTCTTTTATACCAGAACTATTTGGTCCTGTTATTTTATATCTTCTTATAAATTTTGCCATATATGGAAATTTTTTAATAAGGGAGTCATATCTTCTTTTTCTTTCATCGATTTCCCAAGATGAAATATCTTGACCTTTATTAAAAAATTTTTTTAATCTTACTTTAGTTTCAAAACCACGAAAACCTTCTTCATTATCATTTGAATTTATATCATTTATGAGTTTATTAACATCACCAAGATAATAATTAAGATTGAGTCCTAAAACAGAAAGGCCATTATCATCTGGATTATACTTCTCATCTACCGCGACGATATATGGGTGGGAGTCATGGATTTTATAGTTTTTTCGAGTCCCAATATAATGTAATTTATATCGCTTAAATGACTCATTCAGTGCTTTTTCGAATTGCATTGTCCCTCTATATAAATTTGAAATTTTGCTTAAAAAGCAATTAGAGGCTTTATTTTATCTTATAGGTTTTATGAAAAAATTACAGTTTAAGAATCATTTTTTGTCATTATTCTAATAATTAATTCTCTACGTTGTTTTTTATTTTTTGAATCAAAAACTCTTTTAGATGATACATAATATGCTATTCTTTCAATTGTATTATTATCATAACCTGGAGATACATAAAATATTTTATAGTTTTTAAGTTGTATACCCAAACTCTTATCTACAAAATCATCAAATGTTAAAATAACACCTTTAAAATAATCTACAGTGTCATCAAATAATATATAATAGAACCTCATATCAACTCCAACTTGGGAAATTCTATTTGTTTACCAAATTCTACACCATTATTCTCCAAATATAATCTTGTATTCTTTTCACAAATTATTCTTATGATTTTCTCTGCTATTTTTGGGCTTATTTTTTGCCCATTGCTTTTTTTTATCATTCTTGGTTCTTCGTTTAACAAGCCCCAATTGCTTGGTAATTTATCCTCTGAAATCATATTATCTGGTGCTATAATATATCTATATGTTGATAATTTTAGTAATGATTCATCTAATAATTTTGTGCTTTTATCTCTTGTTTTCTTTAACTGTTTAATATATTTTTCTTTATCACAATCTATTTTAAACTGCTCTTTTAATAATTGAATTTTGGTTTTTATATCATCAGGATTATTTAATTCTCGAGTATAATCTTTTATATCTTGTTTGGCCTCTATGATGAAAACTCTTGAGCCATCTGTTCCAATTACATCAAAAATATATTTACCTATTTTTACTTCAGTAGAAATATATTGACATTCAGCATTTAAATATAGCCACTCTATTGCTTTCATCTTAAGGACTTCATGATTATGGGTTGCCATATAGATAATCCTTGATTACTTTATCATCTTTATATAACCTATGAATATATAGCGAGCCATCTTTTTTCCACAGTTTATATTCACCATCATAATTTTTATTTTTATAAAAACAATGCATAACTAAACTGCCATTTTCATGCCATTCTTTATATTCACCCTCACTCTTATATCCACTAAACCATAGGCCATTCATCATTGCTCTTTGAGGATTATTAAATAAATAAACTATTTGTTCATGCATTACATTCATTTTAAATAATCCTTGACCACTTCACCATCTTTAAATAAATAATGTTTATATAATTTTCCATTATCAAACCATGATTTATATTTGCCATCTTTTTCACCTTGTTTATAAAAACAATGTACCCATAATTGCCCATTTTCGTGCCATCTTTTATATTCACCATCTAATTCATCATTTTTATAAAAGCAATGTCTTGTTAATTGCCCATTTTTATACCATTCTTTATATTCACCCTCACTCTTATAACCACTAAACCATAAACCATTCATCATTGCTCTTTGAGGATTAGTAAATAAATCTTTTATTTGCTCTCTGGCTATATATTTCATTCTAAATAATCCTTGATTACTTTACCATCTTTAAATAAATAATGTTGTGTTAATTTACCTTTTTTATCCCATAATTTATATTCACCATTATACTCATAGCCACTAAACCATAAACCTATTATAAATATTGTTTTTTGAGGATTATTAAATAAATCTACTATCTGTTTACGCATTATATTCATTCTAAATAATCCTTGACTATTTCACCATTTTTATATAAATAATGTCTATATAATTTTCCATTTTTATACCATGATTTATATTCACCTTCCATATTACCATTTTTATTAAAAAAACAATGTTCCCATAATTGACCATTTTCATACCATGATTTATATTCACCTTCCCACTTATATCCACTATAAAATAAACCATTGGTTATTGTTTTTTGAGGATTAGTAAATAAGTCTATTATCTGCTTATGCATTATCATATATAGCCTTTATAAAAAACCTTTTATCATCATCTGAACAATTATAATCTACTTTTACATCAAAATTTCTAATAAATAATTTTAAATTTCCATCGTTTAAAAATACTAATTTATTATCACCGATGAAATTATATATCATAATATAATGATCTTTGGAATTTTTAACTATTATACCATGCTTTTTATCTGTTATTATTGGTTTATACAAATAATCACTTAGGTTCATTTTCCCATTCTCTTAATAAAGCATATAAATCTTCTTTATTCTTAACCGCAGGTTGAAAATCATTGAGAATAATATATCCAATCATTCTATGATAACCTTGTTCACTCTCCTCTTTTTGAATAATCAAGGCTTTATCTAATTGTTCAGAAGTAATTATTCCTCTTTGAACTAAAAATTCTCCAAATTTTGCCATTTCCTACTCCTATAGTAGTAATATATTTATTCTATATTTATACGTTCACCATGTGAACTCCAGAGTTCATGTAGTGAACAGCTCTGTTCATTTAATAAACAGCCTTATAGTATATCCTTGAAATTTTTCAAACAATAATTTAATAATTTTTTTATATGGAAGGGCCTCATAATAGTTATCATTAATTCTTTTTTTATATATATTGCATAATCCATTTGGCATGTGTTTGAGTAAACCTGCTTGATTATATGTTATATAATATTCATCCATGTCTATTACCCAAAAGTAGAAATTTCTGCCAAAAACAATGCTTTAACAATTTCATACTTATGTTCTGTATCCTCTTCTAATGATGCAAATATATGGTCAGGCATTGGTCTATATTTATATAAATAAAGATTATATAAACTACTACCATCTGAATAATGTTCAATGCTCAAATACCATTTACACATATAATTTTTTTCTTCTTTAATAGAGTAAACTACTATATGTTTTAAGCGTGTCTCATTGGTAAAAAATCTTATCATTATTCTACATCCTCAAATTTTACTTCACTTTCAAAAATTTTAATAATACAATCTTGAGGATATACTCTGCTATTATATTCAACTGCTGAATTTTCTAATTTTTTCTTCATATTGCCAAAATAAATAGTGTCTTTAAAAAAATTTGGATATAAGATTATACCATAATAAGAAAAATGATTGTTATCTAATCTCTTTAAAGGACAAAAAAGAGTATAACCATAAGTGTGATATTCATCTTCAAAAGTATACCAATTATATAATTCCATATATTTATCTTTATAAAAAAAGACCTACTATTCAAAGTAGGTCTTTAAAACTATAAATTTAATTTTTAAAATTGGAACGTCCAATTGAACTGAACATCAATTGAATCATTTTTTGTGATGCCATAAAATGTTCTATATGCCATCATTATACCTGTTCTCATTTTATTATCTATACTTCCACCATTTGTTACTTTAAGAGCAGCATCACAAAATAATCCTGCTTCAGAAATAACATATCCATCATATGGATAATTTGTTCCACCACCTGGTAATTTAACAGAAAAAGTTACTTTATTAATTGTTCCTATACTTCCTTCTGATAAAGTAATATGGGATGTATTTGTTGCTCTTGTTCTGTCAATTGTTACAAACGGGAAAACATCTAAAACATTTTGCAAATTTGTAGCAGAAGTAGGAATTCCTGTTCTTGGATTTTGGTCAGCATCTAAACCACCAATCCCAAAACGCATTTTAGTTGGGAAAAATGGATAAAGGGGTGCTCCTAAGGTTGTGCTATCACCAACTAAATCACCATCTTCATAGGTTCTTAATTGAATAAGTCCTCTCATGGCATCAGAATAAACCCAAGGTGATGCAGTTTCTCTATCTCCAGAAGATGAACCATCAGTGTTATCCTTAAAATGTGGAATTTGATTATATGTTCCAAGATTGACATCAGTAAATACTTCACCATGATTTCCCCATGTTGAGAATAATCTACCTGACATTAAATAAGTAAGAGCATGTCTAGCCCAATCTTGAATTTGATTGTGGTCAACATCATGTCTCAATATTTCTCCAGTTTTATAATCTGAAACTATTATTTCAAGAAAACCTTTTGGCATTTTAAATTGTTCTAAAAAATTCATTGTATTCTCCTTATATAATTACCTTACGAAAAATTGATAGTAAATTCATATAAATTACTCCACTCTGTCCATTGATTATTTCCAACATAAGATTTTATTCTCCAATAATATTTACCATTTTCTAATTCTACAGCAAATGAGTTATTAGTAACAAAACTATCATAAGACATATTAATGTAATAATTATTGACATCTTCTGCTGGAACATAAGAATAAAATTCATTCAAAGATTGAACAAAATAAACAGAATCTAATTCCTCAACCATGTTAATTAACTGATCTAATGTTCCTATATTTCCAAGAACATTATGCATATTATCATTCTCTTGCCATTGATTTAATGTAGATTGCCAACAATAAAATTTCTCCCTATCCAAAGTATACCAACAGTCCCCAATTTTTTGTTCAGATACCGGGAGGTTTTCAAATTTATCAATAACACTCCAAGAATCTGGTTGTGGTATTTCAACCCAATCTTGATTTATAGATTTATAAATATAAAACTTTTCTTCATCAACTACATAATATTCTGTCCCAAGAGGTTTATTAGTTGGTAAAGTAGAATAATCAAGATTATAGTATATGCCTTGTTTTATAGCCCAAACATAAGGTTTATTCTTCATAATTTGAATTTTATATTGTTGTGAACCAGGGATATCTTGCCATTTTATGTTGAATTTTGCAGTTTTAAATAATCCCAATTCTCTATTTTCAGAAACGAATGCAGTTGTTTTATTTATAATTTCTCCATTATATGGAAATGGTAAAGCATTTATAGCAAATTGCCATCTATTTGACCACAAAGTCCATTGATAATCTAAAGTGTTTATTGGATTATCGCTTGGTAAATTAGGAAATGTAGCGTCATTTTTTACTTTAATTCTCCAATAATATCTATCATTTGAAAACAATTCAGATGATATATAATTATTATTTGTCAAAGTATTATCATCTACCACTATAGTATTGAAATTTGAATCAGTAGATACTTGAAGCCAATATCCTTGATTTCCTTTTATATCTTCCCAAGAAAATGTTAAATGATTTGTAGAAATTGTTTGGCCACTATTTGGGACTGGATTAACAGGTGTTGCTGGATATGAACGATATGAATAATCATTCCACAATATAATATCCCATCTTGATATAATTGAATTAAAACGATAATATCCAAGCAAATTATCATTTTCATCATATTTAACATAATAGATTGTGTCGTTAGGAATATTGCTTGGCAAGTCAGAATAATAATTTACTTGTGGTATAATATCATCATTTATATAATCTCTTATTTGCAAGGATAAAAAGTCAAAGGATATTTTTTTATCTCCTTGATGTGTTATGTTTGAAATAAATTTAGGGTGTCCAGGTTGACGAATATATACACCATCGCGTTTTAATGTTGTTCCAATATTTTCATGACCGCCTAAATTCATATTATTAGAAACACTAAATGTCATCTTTTCACCGTTTTTATAAATTTCTAACACTTCATCACAAGGTTCATAATCATAATATATACCATCATTATTAAATCCGTTAAACCCTAAATCTGCTGATGTTTTTCTGGTAAACGGCCATGGTTGTGGTGTTGGTCTTGGGTCTCCCAAATTTTGTATAACAGAGATAAGCCAATCATCATTTGAATCAACAATAATATTTATATCTTCAATCCAAGGTTTAATATTAACATTAATCCAAGTAAATAGATATGTTGGTGATAAGAATTTGACATATTTTCTTATTGTCTCATTATCACTTGCTGTAAGATTTAATTTATCAAAAAATGGATTAAGTTCATATTCTATTAAATTGGTTTTAAAATATTTCCATGGATTAGAATGCCAAGTTGGATTATCAAGTATATTATTATATGGTTCAAAACCTAACATATATTTTATACTATTGGTACAACCTTTTGATTCTAAACTTGTAAGTTCTAATGCCCAATCATTTATATTTTTAGTTTTTTCAAGATATTTTGCTGGTTTGTTATTAGAAATATCTAATGTTGGATTTTTTGTTGTGAGATAATATTCAACTTTATTTAATTCTACTCCAGGGAAACCTTCTGGATTTTTCACATCACGATTAAAAAAGAATTCTTTTAACGATATTTCAAAACCAAGAAATTTAAAAAAGAAAGAGAAAGAATAATTAGTTCCTTTTATTTTATAAATTTCTATTATATTTTTTAATAACTCACGAAACGAAACGTTTTTTAAAGTATAATCTTCTTTTTCATAACCAATATTCTGGCCTAAATAATCTAATAGTTGTTCAGGCACAGAATCAATATCATAAATATTTTTCATTTGTGATATTGATAGTTCTATGTTATCTAACTTCCTTCCTATTGCCTCATATAAAAGTTTTAATTTTGGTTGTGATAAAATATAATCTCTATCATATTCTGGCAAGAAATTTAAAATATTATTTTCATAAAAATTTTCAGTAGTTCCAAATTTGTATAAATAAACTGTAAAATTTAATAATTCTTGTAGTGGTGTTCCTGAAGAAGATAATTGATCATCAAAAGGTGGAAGAAATCCATATAACTCTCCTATTTGCTCGATTAATTCTGAATAATATACTTGTTGTAAATTAGTGGATGCAATTTCATCATGGTTTTCTAACAAGAATAATGCTACGGCCTTAATATTATCTATATCAACATTAAACTCTTCTAATAATTTATGCATTATTGGGTGATCATATAAGAGATGATAGATTTTTATTTGTGTATCATAATAAGTTCTTAACGCCATTGTACTATTTTCCTTAATATATTATTAATATCGAAAAACTCATCAAAAACTATAATATTCTTTCCATTATTTATACATTCTAAAATTTTATATTCAAAATTATCATCCCAGTAGTATCTTGAATGTGGTTCAAGATATATATCATATTCTGGTAAATAAAAGTCTGGAAAATAATATTTTTGTTTTTTATTTTTATCAAAATATTTTATCCCACTAATTCCCTTATGTGCAATCCATTTTATATTATTTTCGGTTAAAAATTTTGCCACAAGTAATTCAAAACTTCCTTGTATTAATTGACCATTATATTCAATCCACTTGCATCTATTGTTAATTTTTAATTGAGCCTCTGCAGTTTGCATATAATTTTCAACTCCGTATTTTTTTAAACAAGTTTGTTTTTGTTTTTCTATATTAGTATAATTTTCATTACCATATCTTTCAAGTTTTGTTTGTTTTTGTTTTTCTATATTAGTATAATTTTCATTACCATATCTTTCAAGTTTTGTTTGCCTTCTTTTATCAAGAACAAATTTCAACTGCCCTGGGTTTTCAACGCCATACTTTTTTTTAAATCCATTGTGTCTTAAATCTTTCCATGTTTTATTATATTTAATTTTAAGTGTTTTTTCTTTTTTTTCATGTATTAACATATTTTCTGTTTTAGATTTATTTAATTTAGATTTAGATATTTTTTCTTTAATACTTCTTCTTTGAGAATTAAATTCGACACCATATTTTTTCAAATTATTTTCTTTCATTTTGTTTATTCTAACAAAAGAATTTTCTTTTTGTTCTAATGATAATGAACATTTTTTGCAAAGGTTTTTATTTTTTTTAACTCTATAGTTTGCTATATGAATTGTTTCTTGATAAGAGCACTTATCACACTTATATTCTATTAAATCTCTTTTATTACATATTATTTTTTTATTTATTATAAAAGTAAAATACTTTTTATTATTGTAGATTGTTTCTTTCCATTCTATAAAATTTTCTAAAAACAAATATTCTTTTTCAATTTTTATTATTCTTATATTCATACTATTATCTTGTTAAATATAGAATAATAATGAAATTTAAGCGTAATTACTATCCTTGTATTTAAAAACTAAACCATGAATTTTATTTTCAATCATTGCTTCACCATCATATTCATCATTTGATACAACATAAATTCTATTATATTTTGCGGGCATTTGCTGTTCTTCTAATTTAGAATAATTGATAGCGCCTAAATTTGATAATTGTTGTTGTGTTATTTGGTCTAAAACATATCTTTTATAAAGATGATAATTTGTTCCTAAATAATCTAATTGGAAAAATCTTACACCATCAAAATTCATTATATCACTAATAATATCTGGAACAAGAATAGGCTTATCATATGTCATTTTATCAAGACTATATTTATTTCTAATATAATTTTCCAAATTCTCTACAACATGTGTTCTCATATTTTTATAACAATGAACCGTTCCTGCTATGTCGAATGGTAAAAATTCACTATCTTTTATATGATTATCAACACAAATCATTTTTTTATTTTTTACTATCTCTAATAAATTATATTCTTCTGATGTTGTATTATCAGCATCATAATTATCAGCATAATATATTATAACTTTTTGATTAGTAGATATAGTGCCAGACGTTAATCTTGTGATATTACCAGTTTGCCAATCAACTGAATAATCTTTGTCTTGTGTATATAACACATCCATTTTATTATTATAAATTTTAATGGTATAAGCAGGATATAATATATTATTTCCTAATCCTAAATATATTTTGTCTGCTAAGTCAAATGTTTTCACTGTTTTTGTATAAAAGTCAGCAACATTTGATTTAATATATCTTACTCTTAATGTTCTGTCTCCAGATGGTATAGAACCGCCACTAACAGTTGATATACGTGTTATTTCTCCAGTTGTGCGGTTTAATGTATAATCTACTCCTTCTATATATGATTGCACGGTTAGCCAATTAGAACCTTCAGCACTATTTTCATATAAAGTAATATATAAATTATGACTATAATATTTTTTTATCTTACCTAATAAAGTTGTTTGATTGGTTGCACTAAAAATAATATCTTCATATCCATCTTCTTGCCATATATCATAAGGACGAGTTATATTAAATAAATTATTATATTCATATGGTGAATAACTTGACCATTCGTCTCTTGTTGGTGTTATATACAACCAGGTATCTAATGGTGGAAGAGAGTATCCATAATCTTGTTTTAATTCTTCTGGTTCATTCTCTGCACCTATTGCTTTAACATGCATAATTCTTGAATCATCTTCAAGATGTGTGATATAATCTTCTTCTGTAACTGTTTTATTGGCCGTTCTAAGTGATATTGGTGCAATTAATTTCTCTTCTTCAATATCATCACCATCCGCTCCTCCAACTGCTGCTTTTGGATTAGATAATATAGCAGTAACTCTTTTGCCGCCTGAAGAATAAGTTTTTGTAGTCGATATTCCCTTGGCAACAATATTTGTGTTATTGCCTCCACCAACACGATAATAAACTTTTATCTTTTCACCTTTTTCTGGTGTTTTAACAATTTGTGATGAACCCCACTTTATTGTCATTCTATTTTGAGCATCTATTTCAATCATATAGGGTGGAATTTTATCTGCCATTGATATAAGTTCTGGTTGTTGTGCTTCTGGTGAAACAAATGATTGAACTTCTATATGTTCTTTACCAGTTGTTTCTGAATATACTCGAATAGATTTTTCTATTACAGGATAATTTATAAGCACGACCTGTTCATTGTCTACACCATCTAAAAAAATATCTGAATCTATAAATGTTCTGCCTTGATAATATGGTATATTACTTATTTCTTTTATTTTATTGTCTTCTGTTCCAGTGTTTATTAAATGTTCATAATCATAATTTGGTTTACCATCTGATGCTATTTCTAAACACTCAAATGTTATTGCATCCCCATTTTTATCCGTTGCTTGTATAGCATCTCTCTTAGGAAGGACAAAAGATGGAACCCATTGGGTTAATTTCATTGTAACATTTGCTTTAGATGCTTTAGGTAATGATGGTCTGTGGTTAATTAATTTTAATAGATTAATTACAGATTGTCTTTGTGTAGCAGTTGAAATAAATAATTCACGAGCAATCCAATCTGCTCTCTCTGCAAATTTTTGTATAATAAATGATACAAGTTCAACTGTCATTCTACCAGCATTACTTTCAAGAAAGTCGTCCCACTCTTGATTATATTCTGGATGTTCTTGTATAAGTTCTTTTATATCTTCTATTATTGTATCAAAGTCAAGCGAAGTATATGAAAATTTTGGTAATTGTATTAATTTATCCATTTATTTACTCCAAATCAAAATTATAAGTCAAAATATTGGCACTTTCAGGTGGCTCGCTTTTTAAAACAAAAGATAGTTTTACTTGAATAAGATTTTCATCCTCTAATGAAATGATATCTAAACCTAAAATATTTACTCGTGGTTCATATTGAGAAATTTGGTCAGTTATGAGATTTTCAAGATAGGCCGTGGTTTCATCATCTATTTGATTAAATAAAATATTTCTTAAACCAACACCAAAATATGGTTGCCCTACTCTTTCACCTGGATTAGTCATGAGGATACGTGTTATTGATTCTGCAATCAATTCTTTGTTTTGTTTTATGACAAAAAAATCCTTGTCATAAAAAGCGAGTCCGTTTGCCATATACTTTATCTTTATGTAAAATTAGATTTGTGCGTATAATTTATTAAATTCATCTTCTAATTGAGCATTGTTAAACACTTCATTTAATGCTTGTGGACTAACTGTAGCATAATCCATACCAGAGAGTATGGCATCAATTACTTCATGTTTTCCTCTAAATGAAGCACCTACTAATTTTATATTTGATTTGCTTATTTGTTTTAATTTATATGCTTGTTTAAACAAATCAGGGTTCTCATTTTTATGTTTATAAACCATGGTGTAGTCAACACCAAATTCTATTGCTTGATTTATTTGAACAATGTCATATATTGTAGTTGTTGCTACTTGATAATTTTTAGATTTTAATTCTTTAATAAAATTATAATGTTTTGGATGAAGCATCACTTTAAAAATTATATTTTTATTTTTAAATTTTTCAACTTCATGCATATTAGACACTTGAATAAAAATTTTTTTATTTAATCTATTTGGTATAGAAGCAACCATATCTAAAAATTGTTCAGTTGTTATTCCTTCTTTTTCTAATAGATAAGGATTAGATGTTACACCTTCTATAACTGGAAGCCATTCAAGAATATCTTCTTTTTTAACACTGTCTAAAAAATATGTCATAAATCCTCCAAGTCTTGTGGTATATCAACTCCATGGCTTTTATGAACCATTTCTATTAATTTAATAGACAATCCATGTTCTAAGAAGGATATTTGTTCAAGCCCTTCTTTTTTGGCCAAATCACTAACAAAGTAATTAATATTATTAAAGTCCATTCTTTTAAATAAACATGGGTGGAAGATAAAAATTCCAATATGCTGCTTGTATTCTTCAATTGGCAATAAACCATTCTTTGAGTATGGAATAGGAGAACGCGAAAAATATAAAACATTATCATCATGACTTACTATCTTACAACTTCTATTTAATTCTATTCTGTTTTTATCATAAAACTTAGTATAGCAAGTTGTAATAAAATCTTCAGGACCATATTGTTTTTCAAGGTGTTTAAACCACATTTTATTTATTTCTTGATGGTCTAACATTGGTTCATCTGATGGAAATGATACATACCAATCGTAGTTAGGATATTTTTTCCAAACATGATATGACCTTTCACTTCCACATCCTACTTGTTCCCACATATAAAAATATTCTATATTTCTATTTTTACAATGTGTTGCTACCTCTTGACTATCTGTTGCAACAATTAAATGGTCGGCTATTTGTGCTGATAAAACATTATTAATTACTTTATCAATTATTTTTTCACCATCTATTTCAGCAAATAACTTGTTTGGAAAACGCTCGCTCTTTAATCTTGCAGGTATAATTGCTAGCATGTTATTCATATATTTGTTGTATTACCTCTTTTAGTTGATTTGATGGTATCATAACTTGACCATCACATAAAGCATTTTCACAATCTGGATGTGTTTCTAAAAATATACCATCTGCTCCAGCAGCAATATATGCTCTACCTAATGTTATGGCATTATCTACTTTATCTCCAGGATAGTTTTTATTAGGGTGAGTAATATCACATAAAACAGGAAAAGAACATCTTTTCATAATAGGGACATGACGTGGGTCCATGAATACTTGGTTATATCCTAACTGTGTTCCTCTATCTGTTATTATAATTTTATCAGCACCATATTTCCAGGCATTATTGGCTATATTAATCATATCTTCAGGGCCTACAAATTGAGGTTTTTTAATATGCATGCCTAAATTATGTTTAGAGCAGAAAGCGGCGGCCTCTTTTAATAAAGAGTGTTGTTTGGCTAAATAGGCAGGAATTTGAATTAAATCAATTTGTGAAAAATCATATTTTATAAAGTCTTCTGGTGTATGAACATCAGTGCATATTTTTATTTTATATTCGTATTTTATATCTAATAGGAAATCAATTGCTTGTTGTGGGTTTATGCCAGAAAATCCAGTAGTTGTTGTTCTATTATCCTTTCTCCAAGAAGACTTAAAATAAAAATCAACATTTAAATCAGAAATTGATTTGAGTAAATCATTTATTGTTTTTTGTAATATGTCTTTGCTCTCTATTACGCAAGGTCCTGCTATTAAAATCATATTATTTATAAAAATGGTCAGACTTAGAGTCTGACCAAATATAATTTTTAATAATTATTTTATAAGTTGTAGTTTTTTCTTATCAAAATCCACATTCCAAGAATTTTCTGATGTAGTTATAATATTATTTTCTTTTTGCATTTTTTCAAACCATGCATCATAATTAATTTGTGCATTGGTCAATTCTTGTATTAATTTTTCAAACACAAATTTGTTGTCTTGTGGTGTAAAATCTTTAATTAAAGATTTTATTGCTAAAAGACCTGTATTTAGCATTCTTATTTCTTGTGCTTGTTGTTCAGATAAATCGATTTCTTTTATTATCATATTTACTCCTTTATATAAAGTATGCTTTTTATAAACTATTATCTAGTTCATTATATTTTTTCCAATAAATTTCTGCCCATTTTGATTGAATTTTATGAATTTCACAAATATTAGTTTGACGATAAAACTTTCCACATTCAGCATAAGCTGATCCTATACACCATGCACAATTAGACTCAACGGGGCATGATATGCATTCTGGTTTACTTATATTGGCCCTTGTTTGATCTCTAATAAGTTTAAATCTATCTTTATGATAAAATCCATTAAAAACATCACCAACATAAAAATCTAATTCTTTTGAAGACATAGTATGTGGCATAAATCTAAAACATGGATATATTTTACCATTTATACTAAGTGCTGGCATTGCACCAGAACCACACCATCCTTTATCTGGTTCTTGCATAGGTTTACCTACGCCAAATTCTTTACTTATAATTGACCAATATAAATCATTTTTGTGTTGTAAAACAAAATCAACACATTTTTCCATTTGTTCATCTAAAATACTTAAATCTTTTTCTTCTAAGTATAATGGTTCAAAAATAAAGTTTTGATTTATATTGCGCAATCCTAAGTCCAAATGCATAAATTTTAAAGAATCATATAAATATGGAATGCTTTCTTTATTAAGAGTAGATTTAGTTGTTGCATTTTCCAATCCAACATATTGTATATACCAATCCCAATATTTTAAAATATCATCCATGCTATTACTTCTATTTAGATTATGTATTGTTGGGCTTCCATCTACAGATATTCCAAGAGAAATATTTCCTTTAAATTCTTCTAAAAAATCTCTTACATTCGGGTCACCAAATAAAGTTCCATTTGTAGAAATAGAACTTCTCCATCGTGTAGCCCATCTATGATTTTTTATTGTAGATGCAAAAATAAAATATCTTAATATGTCTCTTGTTAAAATTGGGCGCATTAATGCATCACCACCAATGAAATCTAAAATCAAACCTTGTTTCATTATCCATGCTTCTGATGTTCCCATAACTCCAATTGGATCTGGATCATCTAAAATAAGATCAATAAATTTTTTTGCATATTCTAAAGGTAAATCACCTGGTTTTTTATTTAATTCATAACAATATTTACATCGTAAATTACAATCTTCTGTAACATTAAAAGTAATATTAAATCCAGCATATTGTGGTTGTGGTTCAATCATTTTTACCTCTATGCACAATAAGAGCTGAGTTTTCAAAATCTAATGAGATGTTTCTTTCTGATATATTGTATTTTTCTATAATCATATTCCACCACTTTTGTTCAAGCCATAAACTTTCACCTCTTGCAGTTATAACTGAATTTACGTATTTATTCATTGTTTCTTGATCAATATTAAGTGGAATAGTTTTGATCATCTGTCTAGTTGTTTCTAATTTGTTTAATATAATGTTCATAGAATCAATTTCTTCTTTTTCTATTTGTATTGAAGTGATCATCATTTTCTCCTTTAGTATTTAAAATATCCAAGACATGGTTTTTCACACTCTTTTTCATATTTACATTTAGAACAAATTTCTGGAATTGGTATATTGTTTTTTATTATTTGAGCTTTATTAGATAAAGCATTTTCTATTTCTGATAATGTTTTATATTGATTTTGTTTTATAGTAATTTTAGAATTGGAATAACAATATATCACTTCTCCGCTTGGAAGAAAATCAGTTGGTATAAATGTATGGCCACAAATTTTATCTTGTTTATTGTATTGTTTAACAAACAAATACTGATCTTTAGTACTATACATGCATTTATATAATATATTATCTACACCAACATTTAATCCTAATTTTAGGATAAAAGAAATTAATTTAATCATATTTTCACCAATTATTGTATTTCCCAAAAAGTTTATATTTTTCTGTTCATCATTAGATGGACATGCAGTGCTTATTCTAATTGTTGATATATTGGGAACTTGTTTATGTAAAAAATCTATATATTTTATATATTCCTCCACATTAAAATCAATTGGGAATGTAATCCTTACAGGCATAAAATCACAACCAAATGGTTGTTTTTTATTTAAGACAGCATAGATATCATTATAATTCTTTTTAAAAATAAAAATTCTATCTAAAACATCTAATTCACTAGCATTTATTAAAAATGCCAATGAATTATTTTGTATATATTTTATTAACAAATTTTTTACGTTTTCTGAAAAAAGAAAATTTGTTATAAGAAATGGATCATTTTCTTTTTTTAAAGAATTTAAAATTATATCAAAATTTGGATGAAGTGTGGGTTCACCACCCATGATAGGTGCTATTGGATCTTTTATTAAAATATCATTAAATGTTTCTATATCCATATGTTGTTTTATTTCTAGATTTCTAGTTATTTTAGCAAAACAAAAAGAGCAATTTTTGTTACATGCGTTAGTTAATACAATATGAGACATTATTTACCTTAGTTTAATAATATATATGCAGAATGATTACCATTTTTTCTTTTATGTAAAATAAATCTTTTAGAATTATTTTCTTTTAATCTATTGACCAAATTATCATATAATTTTATTTTATTCTGTTTATTAAAATAATAATATATATGTTCAAGATTCATATCAAAATTTTCAGGACAATCACACCAATAGAATATACTTTCAACTTTATTTTCTAATGTCATTTTAGACATAACAATATAACTTGTCTGTTTTAAATCTTGATCCAATGGATATTCAGCTTCAAATTCATATTTTTCAATAGAAGAAAATGTTATATAATAACTTTCAAGAACATTGTTTATAAAAGCAACATAGCATCCATTTAAAAATACGTCAAGATTGAAAACAAAATCTTTAATAGATTGTGGAATTAAATTAAATTTAGATGAAAATAAAAAATATTCAGCATCTATTTTGCCAGTATTAATTTCTGTTTTTATAATATGATCTCTAGGTGGAGATAAAATATCTTCGCGCCAAACTAATTCGTTTTCATCTAAATTATAAACTAAATCATATGACATTTAATTAATTAAAATCCATGCAAAATATTCATCATTTGTTTTAGATAATAAATAAAAAATCATGTCTTTTGAATTTAGCAAATCAACTAAATTATTATATATTTGAATATTATTTTTTTTATTAAAATAATCATATAACTCTGATGATTTATAATAACGATATAGTAATTCAGTTTTTTCTAAATCTGTTTTTGCAATTATTAAATCACTTAATTTAAATAATTCTGGATCAATTTCAACATTAAAATTATAATTTTCTTTTGGATCAAAAACTAAATAATATTCTATATGAGAATTACCATCCATCATAATTATTGAAGAATTTTCATGAAAATTGAATTTTTCTATGATAGAAAGATGATCTGATGTTATTAGAGATTTTTTATTATTATATTGATATCCATTATAAATTAATTCTTTTGAATTAGAATCAATTATTTCAAAATTAGTATTATCATTTTTAAATAAAATTTCATATATAAAATTTTTTGTACCAAGATTATAACATAAATATTTCATATTTTCCTCCTAAGCTCTTCCTGAAGCATCAGCACCTTGTCTAGCAGAATTAGCACATCCACTACTACATGATGAAAGACATGTAGCATTACAGCCACTAAGACATAAATTATTACATACGGTGTTACAACTGGTTAAACAAGTATTGGAACATCCAATACCACATGTTCCAGTACAATTGATAGATGCACATGTTGATGTGCAACTGTTTGTACATGTTCCAACTGTACATGTATTTGCGCATGTTCCAACTGTGCAAACATCACCACATGTAGCAGAACAAGATAATCCACATGGTGAACATGACCAACCAGATCCAGAAACGTATCCCTTACAACCATTAGAACAGCCACCACCACAACGCCCAGTACAATCAACTTTACAACCAGTTTGACAATTTACACCACAATAGTTTTTACAACCATTTTGACAATTTCCAGTACATAAAGTACCACATACATTATCACATGCAGTAGAACAAGTTCCACTACACCCATTGCATCCATTTTTACATGTAGCAGTACAATCAAAGGCACATGAGACACCACATGTTGATAAACAAACAGATGCACATGTTATTGAACAGCCAACACATTTTGCTCCATTAGCTGCATCATCAACAACTTGACGAACTTCTTCAAGGTGTTTATTTAGAATAAATGTTGGACTTGGAAATGTTGTATTTGTAAAGTTAAAATTTATTCCGGTGCTTCCGATAGCATTACTATAATCAACTAATCCATTGACACCATTTCTTAAATCTATTATTACTTGTGGACTTGCTTTTGATCCCTCGGTTGGCAATGTAGTCCACGAAACAGTTGATAAATCTCTTTTAGGTCTTTCAACGTTTATATGGTTCATTGTTTCTGTTAAATCAATATCATTAATTGGTTTTTCAAAAAGAGGTTTGTTTGAATAGGTTTTTTCATTAGACATATTAATTCTCCTAATTGAATCTAGTTATTATTATCTTAAGTATTTTAATAACTAGATTCAATTATTTGTTAAAATTATTATATATTATAACTATGCCATTAATATCATTACCCATACTCTTGATGGGGTGGAATCTTCTTTTTTCTCCATAACTTTTGCGAATATTTTTCCTTGACCATCTTCACCGGCTCGCTTAACAGTAGCAAAACCTATTTTGCTTGATGTAATTAATAAATCACCAATTTTACAAGGCTCATCAATCCAAACTTTTACTCTTCCAGATATTCCCACTGGGAGTTTATTCTCTTGATTTTCTGCACCAAGAGCATAACCAAATGTATCAGAATAAACACCAACCACCGCTGCATCTCCTCTATTAGAACAAGGAGCTACACCATATTCTGTTTGAACCAAAACCATACCAGGTTCTGCATCTAATGCTTTTGGCATAAATTCTGCCAAATCGTTCCACACTGCATTATATACTCTTGTGGCATATAAATAGCCATCTAAATTTAATCTATCTGTTGCTGTAGGATCGGTTGTACCAGAATAAAATTCACCAGTTGTTTTAGAAGTAAATTTTCTCATTAGTTCTGCTGTACTACCAACTTTTCCAGCTTCCCATTTATCTGTTGTTTCATTCCACTTAAGCTGAGCATCATTATCACCTTCAGTAGTTGTTTTTGCTCTTCTTACAGAGACCGTGGCATCACCATCTGCTCCTGGGTTTGCAAATTTAATTAAAACATCAGAATCAGATACTTGACTGTTTTGTGAATCAATATATACTGTTGTCCCACTTACAGTTAAATTACCAGGGATAGTAACATTACCATCACCAGAAATAGTTAATAAAGAAGAAGTAGATGACCCATTATTTGCTGCAAATATAATTTGGTCCCCTGCATCTCTACCAATTTCATGTCTAACAATTGTATTTGATCCGCTTGTTTCACAAACAATTTGAGCAAAATCATCTACTTCTGCTAATGGTTTAAATAAAACTTCATTGGTATATATTCTGGCAAGTTCTTTGGTTGAAGATCCTATTTCCATGGAATCATTATTAAGAGGTATAATATTACCAGACATAATCATATTATTTTCAACAGAAATTTTTCCTGTTCCAGATGTGCTTAACACAATGTCTTGATTTGTAGTTGCTGTTATAGAAGTATTTGTACTTGGAAGACTTGCTTGAACAATTTCACCATATGTTACCCCATCATTAGAAACTTTAAGTTTTCCACTGTCTACTTTTATAATATGACTTGTTCCTAAATAAATTGTAGATTCATCAAAATGTCCAGTTTGTGCATAAACATTACCAAATTTGTGTGTTGCATCTCCTAAATCTACTTGCCCATTATTTGCTGGAATTAAATCTTTTCCATTTTGAATAGCAGATACATTTTGTAAGTAATTAAAATCAACAACAGCATTTCCTGAAACATAATCTTCTACCCATATTTTTGATGCATATTGAGAAAGAGATGCTGATTTATAGACAAGTAATGTAACTCTATCGGTTGCCACCATACCAGTAGTATAACTGACATCTAATTCGATTGTACTTGTATCAATAATTGTATAATCATCTCCAAGTGCTAATAAAAGACCATTATAATAAACAAACAAATCAGACCCATCTAATGAAAACTGTTCATCTGAAATAAATCTATATTTTGCTGGTGCAACAAGAGGGAAGCCAGATACATCACCTGCAAGTCTTAATGTTGTTACACCATCCCAAGAACCATCTACTGGAATAATTTGATAATATGGATCTACTTTTGTAGCTATTCTTAATTGATCATTTGTTGAATCATAAAATAATCTACCAGCTAAAGAAGCAGCCCAAGTTATTCCTGTTCCTGAAACTGGAGTATCAAATGCTGTAAATCCTGTTAAATGATCATGTAGTCGATGTCTTGAACAATTTGGATTTATTATAACATTTTTATCAAAACCAGTATTAGCATTTGTAATTCTTATATCACCACTTACCAAACTAATTGATAATGATGCTGGAAGAGCAGCATCCATAAGTGAAATAACTGTGTTATAAGATATTGGTTCACTTTGTCCTGTTGTATTAATAGAGTACTCTACCCCATTAACATCAAAATAATAAATAGTGGTTGGTTTTAATCCAGAATTGCCTGATCCATCTCCTATAGAAAGACCAAATTCTTGATAACCAGCAGCAAATGTATCAAAATCTTCTACTACTGTAACTGTACCTTTTGTAATCCATCCAGTTGGATCAGCAGCTGCATTTGCTATTTTTGATTGTTTAATTGCAGCATTAACTGCAATTTGTAAGTCACTTAAACTTTGACTTTGTATTTGTTCAGCTCGTAATTTGGGCATATTAAACCCTCCATTTTTAGATTTAATTTATCTTTCAAGCATATTTTATAAAAGTTCATTATATGAAAACAAAATGTATATTTATATACAAATAAAGGATATATGGAAAAATATAAAACAATAAGAATGCGAGAAGCATTTTGGAAAGAGATTAGTCATTTATCTGTTGAGTTAGATAAAACAATGGGTGAGACTATTAAATATCTTTATGATTATTATAAGACTAACGGTGGCAAAGGCATAATGAAAAAATAAATGGGGCTCGTTACGAGCCCCATCTAATTAAGTTAATTTAACTTATTTAACAACTCTAACTTCAACCATCACTTTATCACCGCTTACCAATGTAATATCATCAGTTCCATTAAATGTAAGTCTCTTTTCACCACCAGTATAGTTATAGTTCCATTCAGTATCAGCTAATCTTAAACCGTTGAGATATGCAGCAACGTGATAACCAGCAGCTCTCATTGTAGATGGAGATGCAGGGAAAGAACCAGTTGTTGGAAGCTCAGCAAGAGTAAGAACAACATAATCATTAGTAACATCACCAGAAGTTGCAGTTTTTTCTTCATATCCAATGTCAATAGATCCTTCATAAGCAACTTTCAATGCACCAAGGATAGATGTTGCTCCACCAGGAAGAGAAGTAGCACCAGCATCAGAGAATGGAATAGCAGCAGTTCTACTATCTTTGAGTGTTAATTCACCAGCAGCAGAGAGAATAACATTACCACTGCTTGCAGTGGAAAGAGTTAAGTTATTTCCTGTGACTGTGAAATGAGAAGCAGCTGTACCATCAATTGCAATCACTGCACCATCAACATCAACTCCTGTTACACCAGTTACTACAACACTACCAGAAGTAGTTGTCTTAAGAGTAAGGTCTGCGGAATTAACATTGAGATAAGATGCAGAACTGCCATCGAGTTCAAATGCTCCAGATGCATTAACATCAAGTTTTGTAGCACTAACAACAACATCTTTTCCTGAAGTAAGATTAACATCATATGCTCCAGTTGTAGAGAGAGTAAGAGCAGCACCAGCTACTGTGAAATTAGAAGCAGCAGTTGCATCCAAGCTAATGCCAGCAGCATCAACTGTGAAAGCACCAGAAGCATCAAGATCCATAACTCCAGTAGCATTAAGGATTACTGTTCCACCAGATTGAGCTAAATTACCAGCTACTGTTGTAGCATCAAGTGTTGTATCACCAGTTACATCAAATTTGGCAACTACATCAACTCTATCACCAGTTGCAAGAGCCTTAATAGAGAGAATATCAGCACCAGCAGCTTCAGTAACATTAAATTCATAATTGTCTGTTACTTGCCATTCAACTGAACCATTATCCATTGTGACAACTCTTGTTCCTGTCTCACCATCATAAATCTCATCAAGAGTATCAGATCCTGTCATTTCAGCTCTTAATTCATTCAATGCACCAACAATTGATGTACCGGTGCTGAATCCAGAAAGACCAGTTACACCAGTTTGAGAAAGAGCAAGACCAGAAGAGAGATATTGATCTTTGAGTGTCAATGCACCAGCAGAAGAGAGAGCAAGAGCACCAGAAGTAATTGTAGAGAGAGTAAGATTTCCACCAGTTACAGAAACATTAGAAGCAGCCAAACCATCAATAGAGAAACCAGCAGCAGCTCCAGTATCTACAGTAACAGCACCAGCAGAAGAGATAATTACTCCACCAGAAGTTGTTGTAGAAAGAGTAAGAGAAGCTTCTGTAACATTAATTAAAGAAGCAGCATCTGCTTGAGCAGTAAGAGCACCTGTTCCAGCTTCAAGAGTAAGACCAACAGCTGTAATAGATGCGGCATCTGCAGAAGAAAGTTGTAAGTGTGTTCCACCTGTTCCAGAGGCAGCAAGATTAATATCAGCACCATCAGCATCAATTGAACCATCAAGATTCATTGCACCAATTACTTGTGTTGCACCAGTTTGTACAAGAGAACCAGTTGTATTAATGTTTGCAGCATTGAGAGCGAATGTTCCAGCAGCATCAACATCAACACCACCAGCAGTATTAATTCTTAAACTGTCAACAGCAGTTGCTGTTGTATCAACTTTGAATGTATAATTACCAGTTTGATCAAAATCACCATCAAGATTTACATCACCAATAATTTGAGCATCACCAGTTTGTGTAAGAACACCAGTTGTATTAATTGCAGGAGAGTCAATTGTTACTGAAGTTGTAGCATCAACGTCTAATGTTGCAGCAGCAGAAACATTAACATCACCAGAAGTAATTGTAGAAAGAGTAAGATCAGCACCAGTTACAGAAACATTAGATGCTAATACACCATCAATTGAGAATGAACCAGAATCAATAGTAATTGGTTTTGTAGCAGCAGCATCAATATCAATACCACCAACAGTTGAATTAATCTTAACTGAATCATTTGCTGTTCCTGTTAATGATGTAATTATTGCTTTGCCTGTGAGCAACATAACAGAACTACTTGAGTCAACATCTTCTATAATAATAGATTTTGTTGAAGCAGCTTTAAGATATACATCTCCAGATGTATTCATATTAAATGTTGAACCAGAATTTTCATCAATAGTAAATCCTGCATCTACATCAATATCTACTCCACCAGTTGTATCAATCTTAACTGAATTAGCACCAGAACCTGCAGAAACTACGAACTTGGAAGCATCTGTTCCGTCTGCAAGAGCGAATGACTTAGAAGCAGCCATTGTGAAAACAACATTTGTGTTATCAACTGCAACTGTAGATCCACCATCATAAGCACTATCCATAGAAAGAGCACCAGTTCCACCACCAGCAGTAACAATCTCATAGAAGTTTGAACCATCATTTGTAAGTTCCCACTTGTCAGAGCTTTCATTCCATCTAAGAGAAGTATCTGCAGATGTTCCTCTTTCAACTGTAATAAGAGCATCAAGAGAAGGAGCACCAGTAACTCCAGAGTTAAGAACTATTTGATTATCTGCTACTAACAACTCTTGTGAATTAACAGTTGTTGTTGTACCAGAAACGTTAAGGTTACCAAGAATCTCAACAGTAGATTGATTAATTCTAACCAAATCTTTTGTTGTTGTTCCTGCAGAACGCATAACAATTTGATCATTATCTTCATCACCAATTGTGAATACTAATCTTGAATAATATTCGCTAAAGAAATCAATTGGTGTTGAACCTTGTGCTAATGTAACGGCATCAATGTAGAAATCATAGTCTTCTGATCCAGTACCATCAGCAATAATCTTAAAGTCACCAGAAGCACCATTATCTGCGCCAAGAGTTGCTGTAACTAATGTCCAAGAAGTATATGTTTGTGGGCCATTAATAATTGTAACTTGAGCACCAGCATTTAATTGAACATAAATATCACCTGGAATTGTTCCCTTAACATAGAAAGAAACAGAGTGTGCTGTTGCAGCTGTAAGACCAGATGTTGCTTGTACTAACAAATCTCTATCAGAAGCAAGATCAAGAGCAGAGAATTTTATTGAATAAGAACCATAGTACTTATCAGAATCTACTCTTGTAACCCCAGTGCCTTCTGTCCAAGAATCTGCATTTGTACCAGAACCAGCTTCAAAACCAGGGTTTGTAAGCTTGTTATTTACGTTTAATGTACCACCTCTTGCACCTGTAATTGTTGCATGATCTGTTGGATCTACTGATGTAATCTTAATATTACCAACAGAGAGCCAATCAGTATCAGGAATAACCACATCACCTGTAAATTCAGCAACTGGTGTATCAAACCAAACTTTATGATCAGAATTAAAAACAACATCACCATTACCAGTTGTATTAAGAGTAATATCTTGATCAACTGGAGCTGTTATTGTTGTTGTTCCATCAATTGTAACTACTGTTGCATCAAGGTCAAGTAAGGCTCCACCATTGATTTGAACTTCAGTATCAGATGAAATATCAACTAATTGACCAGTTGCAGCAGCAACAGATACTTTACCATCAGTGTTAAGACCAACAGAAGCACCAGATGCTGTAAGATCAACAGTATCACCACCAATATCGACATCGCCAGTTGCTGCAACAGTAAATGCTCCAGAAACTGTAGAATTGAAAGATGCGCCATCATGGTCTACTGCTCCATTGAAGTCAAGTGTTGTAGCAGTAAGATCAACTTCTACGCCACCTGCAAGAGCAACAAGAGTGTCTGAGTCAACAGTAACTGACTTGCCTGCACCTGCATTAATGTCAACATCACCACCATTAATCTCAACTTCAACAGCAGATGTTGTTGTAACTTTTGTATCAGAATCGATTGTTACTGTATATCCTGTACCAGCATTGATGTCAATTGCTCCACCAGTAAGATCAATTTCATCAGCTGATGAAAGTTGAACTTCACCAGTTCCAGATGTTGTAACAATCATATTAGTATCAACACTTGTAGTAATAAAAGAATCTGCGTTTGCTTTAATTTGCATTGCTGCACTATCAGAAGTAATACTAAAATCACCATTGATTACAGTTTCAGCATTAAGTGTAATTAATTCAGAAGTAGCTGTTATTTCTTCACCTCTAGAACTGTCAAAAACTATCACGCTTTCATCAGAACGACCTAAAACTACTTGACTACCAATAGTTAATCCATTTGCAGTTGTAGGATCTCCTAATTCTATGGAAGAAGCATTAATATAATATGATGATCCAGTTATTGGTCTAACAGATCCACCAACATAATCAAAATCTGTGCCTTCAACAACACCGGTACCAGAAGTTAATACAATAACCCATCTATTTGTATCAAGAATAAAAACTGGTTCATTTGTCTTAAAATAAGTTCCGCCAGCCTTTGCTGTTGTAAATGCAGCTTCATCTGCAAATGTTTTTCCACCACCAGCACCCATTGCAATACCTTCAAGCATAGCTTGTAAGTTAGAATTTCCACCAAGAGAACCACCAGTAGGAATAACACCAGTAATACCATCAACACCAATAAGGTTTGCACCTGCTGCTGTTCCGAGAGCAACACCTTGAGTTCTTAATAATTCAACATATTCATACAAGTCTTCACGGTTTGCATTAACAGCAGCAATAACAGAAGTTGGTGCTGTGTTGCCAATAGCACGTCCAGTCCAATTGAAATCTGTTTGAGCATCATAAGCAAATTTTGCAGTTGCGAGTGCTGTAGAATTTGTTTGAGAAAGAGGAATAGCAGATGTAAGATATTGATCTTTGAGTGTTAATCCAGCAGTTGAAGCAAGAGCGATTGAAGAACCATCAACTGTGACTGCTCCACCATCAATATCTACTGCATTTGATTCAGCATTAAGAGTAACCGATCCACCAGATTGGCCAAGATTTCCAACCATTGTTACACCATCAAGAGTAGATGCACCAATTACTTCAAAAGCGCCAGTTACTGTTGTTGCACCAGTAATTCCCGTTACACCAGTAATTGTAGTTGCTGCATTAACTGCCAATGTATCACCTGCTGCAAGAGCAGAAACATCAACAATTGCTGCACCAGTTGAATCACCAACAATAAATTTCTTGGTATCAGTAAGATTGAAACTTACATTTGAACTATCAACTGCAATAGTTGATCCATCATCATAGGCATCATCAAGAGAGTGAGTAATATCCAACCCACCAGATACAAGACTATTAATATCACCTTGTAATTCTGCAAGAGCTCCTTGAACTGTTGTTGCTGCAAGACCATCACCTGCGGTTACACCAATTAAGCTAGCACCAGAAGAACCAGATGCTGTTGAGGAGAGCTCTGTCTCTCTAAAATAACGAGCATCAAGAACGTTAGCTCCAGTTGTTTCAGCTGATGGACTTAATTCAGTTTCTGTGTAATAACGAGTGTCTAATTGACCATTATTTAACTCTGTTTCTGTGTAATAACGATTATCTAATTGACCTGCATCTAATTGTGTTTGTGTGTAGTAAAGATCATGGTGATTATGTGATCCAGAAATACCAACAACATCAGCAAAACCAACGCCTGCAATGAATCCTTTTACTGGAGCTGTCAAGTAAGAGAAAACTTCCAAGAAAAGAATGTCAATGTTTGTGTTTGATGCAAATGTATAAGCACTTCCATCTGACTTGAAGAAATAGAGGGTGAAATCTGTTCCATCATGTCTTAATTCACCATAGACAGTTGCTGCATTTGCCGCAGCACCTGGATCAGAATCTGTACCATCAGCAATTGGTTCACCTGTTGCTGAATTTCTGATTTGTACTTTGTAATTTGTAATACCAGCTCCATTTGTTCCAGAGCCGGTAAGTAAAACACCCTTAGCAGTTGCTGCTGTTTGAGGTGTATCTGTTGCCGCTGCTCCTTGGACTGCAGTTGTTACTGTTACTGAAGATCCAGTTCCTGATGCTACACCAGTTACCATATCCCAGAGAGTAATCAACTTTGAGTCAAGTGCGGCATTTTCAACAGATTTGTTGGCATTAAGATCTGATGCCACAATTTGACCAGCTAAATTAAGCTTAGAATAAGCTATAGCTGCAGTTGCGGAAATGTGACTGTCTTTAATAATACCGTCACGGATCTGTTCGCCACGAATTTGTGTTAAAGCCATTTATAATCCTCCTATAAGATTTGTGTATATTACCAATTTATCGAAATCTCTTCAATTGGAGGTGCATAAGCACTGCTCATTGTAACTCGTAGAATAATCATATATCCCGAGAGAGCTGTGCTATATCCGCCACTTGTCCATTTAAAGTTATTTCCACTATATTCAACAAGGCATCCATCATTGTCTGCCCCATGAAAATCAGCTTCATTGTAAGGTTTTTTCAAATCAAGCCATCCTGTTTGTCCGGACAGCTTCATCATTATCTTTATATATTGGTTATCAAAAATGTTATCTTTTATTGTAAAAATTCCGTTATTATGAGGTTCTCCACTATCAATAAATGCACGAATATAATGTCTTTCTCCTGTTAGGCCAGAATAGTTGATTGTTTGATTTGGGTAATAACCAGAAAGAAAATTAATGCCTGGATATGCCAGTTTTTTATCATATAATAACAAATCTTTATTTCCAAGAATAATTCTACTATTCCACAGATCTTGATAATTGGCAGGAGTGGTATTATATTCTTCTACTGGAAGACGATACTTCTCATCAATAAAATATTCATGTTTATCATCCGCTGCTTTTGTCCATGTATTTATTAATACATTTTGGAACAATTTAGTATTTTCTATAGAACGATGGGGTTGATTTCCTTTTAATTTAATTATAGGGCTTGTAGAATATATATTTATTTGATTTAATGAAATTGAATTTTTATATATAATAGGCATTAATGTATTAGGAGTAACTGGTGCTATTCCATCAGTTGTAGTATATTGACTTGTATAATCAAAAGAGAATGGAGTCACTCCTAATTCTGAACAATTTGCCTCTATTTGTGCTCCTTTTATATAGGTATTGTTAAATAATGATTGAGCAGTAAATTGTAAATTAAGTTTATCACCAATAGAATAATATCTAACACCAGATAAATATTTTTGTGATCCCAATAAAGATTCTGTCAATACATAATTATCAAAAAATATGTTAGTAGGAGTTGCATCCCAGAAAAATATAAAATCAGGAACAGATCTTGTTTCTCCATTTACTATATGATACAGATTTATTTTATTTTCACCAGGAGTAAGAGAGGTTTTAGATATATTTAATTTAAAATCACATTTTTGATATTGTCCAAAATTATTATATGGTGCAATTGATATGATTTCTATTTTACCAAGCGGTGAAATATAAGGCGTCCAAGATTGTTGCTGACCTCTTTCTGATTCTATAAATCTATCTCCAAGATTTATGCTATCTGCTAAAGTGTCATTAATATATAGAGAAAAAACACCTTTATCAGCATCAGAAAACTCAGCAGATTTATTAGTAGATTCTAAGACAAATAAATCTCCTACAACTATTTTATTATATTGTTGATAAGCGGATAATGTTCTAAATGTGTTTACTTGACCTCCAGATAAATATCCAGTATAATATGGAGTATTAGTTATTGTTAAATGGGCAGTTAATGGGATAGCATTATCTGGTATAAGATAAGACAAATTATCAAGTTGAGTTTGTAAAGTTGATAATAGAGTATTTACTTCCTCTCTCCTTGGATAACGAGCATCATGATCTGCATTTAATCCATTGGTATCTGGCATATCAGATAAATCAGTATGTGTAAGTGATGAACCTGCTCCTTTTATTTCATACCATTGTCCTTCTGATTCATCCCAAGAATATAATGTATTGTTTTCTAATACAAGAATGACATCTCCATCATTATTATTTATTGATGGTCTTTGTGCCATTGTTGCTACTGGGGCTTTCCAAGACCCTGAACCAGATGATGATCCAAAATATACTATTAAAGTAATTTTATCCGTAGGATTAGTTGGAGTTAGAAATTGTATATCTGTTGAATTGAGAATTATATAATCATCTGTTTTATGTTTTAATACTCCATTCACAAATACTTCAAGATTAGATCCAATTGAGTCAAACTCTACATCTGATTTATATGTTTTATTTATTGGAGAATCAGTTGATTGACTTCCTAATTTAATTGTAGCATATTTAAATAAATAATCTGGCAATTCATCTGGTCTTGCAGGAGGTGGTCCTGACATACCAGGTATATTGGTTCCAGATGACGGTGTTGATATAAAATCATCTGCTGATTTTGCATCTGATATTTCAGATGTTGCTCCATACCACCACCAATTATTTGTTGCTTTTTGACCAATATCAAATGCTTGGACTTTATAATAAGGATTTTCCTCTGCCTCAAAATCAACATCATAATCAATATAATAAGACAAAACTTTACCAGTATTAATATCTATATTTTCTATTGTATAAGTTTGTCCAGATGGAATTAAAGCAATCCAGGTTCCTGTTCCTGAAATAGGATCATAATCATTGGATTTATATACAGTATAAGCAGTAGCATGTGCTGTTTCTTCCCAGGCAAGAATTAAACCATCTGGAATCATTTGTAAATAATCTTCGTTTACAATAGTTTGTTCATCATCAAGATATTGTCTTTGATCAAGAGACATATGCGTTTCAATTCCACCAATAATGGGTGTTGCTATGCCTTTATCCCAATATTTTTGAGTTGAGAAAGAATCTTCCTTTAAAGTAACACCTATTATTCCAAATGATTCTTCGGTTTGGGCTATTTTTTTATCTGCATCTTCTATAGATGATCCAATAGATACAAGAGTTATTTTTGATCCACCGTTTTGAACATCAATAAGATTTTTAATCCACAATGTTCTAAATCCATATAATGTTGATGCATCAGATACATCATTACCAAAAACAGTATCTATTTGGGAAGCCATTGTAGATAATGTTGTTATTATATTATTTAAAGATGTTTTTAATCCAATAATTAAAGCATCTAACTCCAATCTATTTTTACCAACTTTATCTGTCAAATAAGTATCAATAATAGAAATCATATTTGTAATACTTGCTTGCCATCCTACCTGTTGTGACCAATTATCATCTCTACCTGGGATGACACTTGGATTCATAAAAAAGTTATCATAATTTACTTTTGTATATTCAATGAATTGCCATACTTCTTGTAATTTATTTTTTATATCTTGTAAAAGAGTATCTAAATTAGAATCATAATAATCTCTGTGGATATATTGATATCCTGGTGGTCTTGTTCCGCCTGTTGCTTGATCTTGGGCAATAGTTAAATTATTTTCAAAATCATATGATCCATTACCAAAACTATAACTACCATTTTGCCATTCACCTTCAGTTCCATATCCTCCAGATGTAGAAGAATAATTAATAACATCAGCGAATCTATTTCCTAAAATTGTATCTGGTATAATAGTTGTATAAGATGGAGCAGATCCTCCTTCTTCTATTTCACCAGTAATTGGTCCTAATGGTGATTTATCCCCAATAATAGATAATGCATCATTTATCTTCCCAATTGTTTGATTAGTATCATTTGGCGGATAAGAATAAGATCCACCTATTAAAACTTTATCTCTATTATCTAAAAATGTAGAAGATGTATAATCATATTCACCCTTGGCTGCCTGTTGATTTATTGTTATCCCAGATTCTGCTTTGCCTTCAAAACCAGCAGCATTACCCACAAAATATCCAGATTTATATGCTGTTCCAGACATTACTTGTTCTGCTGTTGTTGTTAAATCAGATCTTTTATATGCTGTATTTTGAGCAGCGCCTCCATTAGGGATTTCTTCGTTATTAGTTATTGGGTTATTTCTTACTTTGCCATTGATCTTATATATAATTTCATAATAGCAGCGTATCAATCCTTCAACACCTAATTGTGTCCAATCTATTTGAGAAGATTTAGATCCACCAAAGAGTTGAGATAAGTTAAAATCATCTTCTTCAGAAGATGATTCAATTTCAGGGGATGCGCTTCCATCTCGAGCCCATAAGAGATTTATTTTTTGTTGGACTGCTCGTGAACGAGTTTCTTTGATCTTTCTTTTTTTCTCTTCTATACTAATCGCCATTATTTTCTCCAAAAATTGTCATAACCATATCTCTATATTGTAATGGAGTTAAATTTCCCATTGTTATTTTTTGTAATCCATCTGGTTTTTGTTTTACAACTTCATAGCGCCATACATTCCATGCTTCACTATAATAAAGATATATAATTTTATTATTTATTATATAGTAATGATGAACCATATCATCTAATTGAGGATCGCCATAATTATCAGGGCTTACTATGTCTTCTTTTTCATAATAAATTGTCATTATTACATCAAAATCCTATATTCAAATAAGTGTTTTATAACCATACTATAAAAATCTTGAGATAAAGAACTCAGATCCAACTCCTTACAAGTTTCATCCATAACAGGTCTTGATAATTCATTAGTATATATACTTACATTTTCAAGATGTTTTAATGGTTTTGACATTTTTAAAAAACCGAGAACTTTTTCGCCTAAGAATATATAATAAATATCAAAACCATATTTGCTAATTTGTTTAAAATATACTTTCATAAAATTATCTTGCTGGTTTTTATTAAATTAAACCAGCACCTTGTAAAATACTCACATCGGCTGATGATTCTAATTTTGCGGCTAATTTTGGTGATGCTGTACTCATTGATTGAATATATAAAAGAGTAGCACAAAGTGGAATACCAAGAGGTAAAATAGTGGGTGTTACAACCCATTTAGTATATGCTTTACGCATTGCCTTTATAAACTCACTTTCTTTTGGGATAGGTGGAGTATTTGGCAGTTCTGGAGATAAAGGAAGATCTGGATAAGGCGGAACTGCTACTTCAAATAGATCGGCCAATTCTACATCTTGATCCCAATCATTTGGGATAGTCATACTTGCTAATTCTTTTTTTTCATCTATTTCTCTTTTCAGTGGAGTTTGACGTAATTCAATGGTTATAATCTCAACAGATATTTTTATTATTTCTGCAAGCCAATTATCGTGTATAGAAATGGATTCTAACAATCTATCTCTTTCTATTATATTACCTTCTGTCTCTGCGATTTTTGCTTTATTTCTAATTTCAAATATAACGTTGTTATATTTTTTCATTTCGCTTTCTTGTTTTGCCTGTAATTCTGGAATTGTTTTGCTATTAGTATCATATTCTGCTTGTAAATCTTTTAATTCATCTTTTATCTCTTGTTGTCTATCTTGTAAATCAGAATATAATTTATCAGCTGATATTCTTCTTTGATTTTCTGCCTTGGTTTTTTCTGCCTCATATTTTTGCATTAATGATTGAGATAACTTGGATAAGTCCTCAAAACTCTTGAACATCATTGCCTCTATCTTAGTCATAGTAATTGATAATGCTATGCCAAATGGAATGACAGGTAAAACACCAGGTAAAAATGGAATTGGCTGAAGAGAGGAACTTGCCACTTGAGCCTGGGAGATGGCATCAATCGTGGCAGACGGTTTTGCAGGCATACCCCTTGAGGATGTCTTGCCCATTTTAATCGATTGACTTACTTGTGGAATTATTGGCATTTTGCTCCCTTATTTTATAATCAATTTCTTGTTTCCAATATTCTATAGCATTACACAGATTATTATCTGTTATAATAAAAGATGGCTCTATATTTTCAATCATCCATAAATTATTCTGTTGATATATTTTACAAACAAAGTTTCTATAGTTCATAATTATAATTAAATAAAGAATCTATAATACTATGTTTATATTTATTTTCTATAAAATCTAATGATATTTCTTTACTTACTGCTTTTAACATATTTAAAAGAAATGCATCATAAGTTCTAATTATAGGAACTTGATAAGATGTATATATTATTATATATAATGATTTATTCTTTGTAAAAAGAGGAATAATAATTTCATCAGCCAGATCATTTCTTTTATATGCTATCATTCTAACTTTACCTTTTTAGAATCTATTTTAACTCTTGCTCTTGGTGGTGGTCCTGATGGGCCTGATGGTGTTGGATGTGTATGTGAGGCATATGTCTGATTTATGAAATCTCTTAATGGTTCAAATAAAACTGCCTTGTTAGAGTTGCCACCTAACTCTATTTTATCGGCATCAACAACCATCTTCTTGCCTGTTATTTTTATATTACCATTTTTGTCAATTAATATAGATGTTTCACCACTTGAATCTATATTTACACCATCTTGATTTATTGTAATAAAAGATTCTTTACCGCCATAATTGGCAATCAATTGACTTTCGCTCTCTGTCATATTCAATTCTGAATAATCTTCAGCATTAGAATTAAATCTTATAGTTATTTTATCATCTGTTAAAGTTATAATCTGATAATTAGGTTCTGCTTTTACATCATAATTTTCTTTCTTGTATTCATAATTATCACCTTGTTTGACCTTAGCAAGAGTAAATTCGCCTTTACTCATTTTTAATATATTTTCTACTTTATTTTCAGGATCATCCAAATCCTGATTTTCAAAACTATTATTTTGTGTCTTAATAATAAAATCATTTATTGGATTATCTGCTTCAACTACTCCTGCTACAACATCTGCATCACCTATATTATCTGCTTTAGATTTATCCCAAGGCATTAATTTAGATCCAACCCAAACTGGTCTTTTACTGTCTCCACCTTTATACATAATATAACCAGATGCCCCAATTGGAGGGACCCATTGCATAGCCATATTAGGAAGCCCGCCTATTGGAGTGAGTATTTCTGCGAATGCTGGTGTTCTCATTTCTGAGACTTGAACCTTTATTTCTCCTGTTTCTGCAAATTTTGAATTATCAATAACATAAGCAGGAACAATATACGCTTTTTCTTGCATTATACCTCATTTAGTTTGCTGTGATGCGGAATTAATATTTTTTTACCAGCAGTAACATCTTTAATTGGATCTTCTATATTATTATATTGTGCTATTACCCAATCATATACTGCTGTTCCATAAAACTTAATGCTAACTAAATCAAGACGATGTTCCATGCCTTTTGGTATTACAAAATATTCATCTTGAGCATCAGATATAATATTATCAATTGGTGAAAAATTATAAAATGCTACTCTATTTTGATTAATTGATTCATCAAAAATAATACCATAGTGTTTCATTCTACTTGTTTTACTATATGATGGAACTTTAGATTTACTATCAATCATAATTATCCTCTTTGTGCATTATAATTACCTATATTATCTATAACAGAAGTACGAATATCTTGATAATCTCCCCAATCGTGGAAGATTTCTTTTAGTGTCATTGATATATCAAATCCTCTTGGGAAGTTAGATGCAGTATATCCTAATTCTTGTATTGGATCAATTGATATATCTTCACAAACCCATCTTGAGAAGAGTGTTCTATTAGCATCTTCTTTGCCATCTTCATTATATGTATGAATTGCTCCTTTTTTAGTATGACGAACAAATAAACCATTAAAATCAATAATGATTACAGGTGGGACTGCTAAATTAGGATTAGACATATCCATAGGGAGGACAAGTGATCTATATTTTTCTACTGTTTTATGAACATATGATGCTGTCCATTGACTTAACCAAGTATCATAAACAGGATTATTTTCTAACTTAGGAATATTTTTTGTAGGTCTTGAACTATCTCTAACATCAGGACCACTTGTTACAATATAAGATGTTTTTAAATTAATTTGTCTTGATGAAGTGTTTGTCCAAATAAAGAATTCATTTGTTCTACCATATCCAGTATGTGAAGACCAAGATGCTTGACGAGATTCAGCTGTTATTTCTGGATTAAATTGAAGTGGAATGATAAATAATGTTTTTTCAAGAGAAGGATCAGATTTTGCGTGTGTGCTACTTAACCATCTATTTTCACCGTTTGGAGCTGGTACATATGGATTTGGATTGACAATAATTCTACCAATACTATTCTCCATTTTATTCTTTAAATCTTGCTTCCACTTATCAATATCATCTCTTTGTCTGATGTCGTGTCTATTAGTTGTTGTAAATATTTCTTTGTTAAAAGTTATATTTTTTTGATCTACTCTTGGTGAGAAATCAGTTATTTCAAGCTCATTTTTATTTAAACCTGGACCTTTAGCTGGATTAAGAGTATTTGCGATATCTTTAACAATACTATCATAAATTCCATATGATTGAATTGTTCCATCGGCGAGAAAATCATTTAAATTTCTATTATCTGTGTTATGCCCATTTAAATTATAACTTCCATAATTTGTATATAAATCTGGTAGTGGTCCATATTTATACCACTCATTATCATTTGCTATTTTTTCATCAAAATAAGCATCTTTTATAAGTGGATTTATATTTGCTTTTATTTCTGTATCACCAACATCATAATATTCTTGATAGACTGATGGTTCTATTGAAATAGAGTTATCAATATTATGAGCATTAATTCCAGAATATGATTCGATAATAGTTTTATATTTATCCCAATTCCAAGCAAAAATTGAATTACTTGAATCTCTTGCAGAATAATCTTCTTGTTTATATTCAGCTTTATATTTTGCCCAAATATCTTTTATTTGAGAACTTGATTCTACTTTAATTAAATCTGATAAAGAATAAGTTTTTCCGTCTTTAGTAAAAGTATCATCTGTATAATAAACATTGGTTTTATTTATTTCTCCATATCCTTCTAATGTTTTTATATTACTTTTGATTGAGCCTTCAATAAAAAATCTACTTTTTTTTGATATATTTGATATATTATCATTAAATGCTTTTTTAGCACTTCTTTGAGTAACTGAAAAATCATATCCATTCACATTTGTTTCATTAATTAAAGCTGAAGATATATGTGGATCATTAAAATTATCATTAGAATATTTTTTTAAATTTTTATTTTGTATGTCAAAAACAGTTCTTTGATCACTGAAAGATGTAGAATATGAATATATACCACTTTGAGAAGAATATGGTAAATAATTTGATTTTGATATGTTTTCATTCAACTTCTTCTCAAAATCTATCATCTGCCCAATCATTATTTTTAATTGATTTTCTTGAGCATTTGATGTATTTAATTGATTATATCTGGATAATAGTTTTTCATTTAATTCATTCTCATCAAATTTTGTTTTATCAGAAAGTATATCACTTATACCTGCAATTTGAATTTTTAAAGTATTAATATAATCACCATAACTTTTATATTTTGCAGCAGGTGAATAAGAAATAGGTTGATTTGAATATGGATATAAGGCATTAATAAATTGATCTTTTTTTATTTCACCACGAATATTTTCATCAATTGAACCTTTAGTAAATGCAGGTATATTTTGTCCTGCAGAATCAGCAATGTTTTTAAGTTGTGGAGAATTAACTGCTCTTAATGTTTGATCTTTATCTGATGAATTAATTTTACCATTTATAAAAACAGTATCTAAAACATTATTAGCCACGGCTCTAAATGCATTGATTGCTAAATGTCTTGCTATATTAGTATTATCATCAGCATTAGTCCCAGCTTGTTTGTTATCTCGTGGCGTTAGAGATATAGCAGCATTAGATCCTTTTATAGCATTTGTAAGATTAGTATTATCAAAATTGTTTGTAAGTGGTAAAGCATTGTTGAAAGCAACAGATAAAAGATCTGAATTAAGACCAAGGCGTTTTTCTTGGATTTTTAATAATCCAATTGGTCGTGCTAATGAATAAATTGAAGCCCAGTTTATACCTCTAATTTTTTCTTTGTCTGTATCTTGTCTGTCTGGTCTATATGCAATAGTAGCATCTTCTAATTCTGTTATAATAACTGGTTCTTGTGCTTCACCAAACTCATCAGATATTTTTCTATCTCTTTCAGTGGGTCCTAATTCTCTTGTAGAGAAATCAATATTTAAATTAATATCTTTTTGACCATCTTCAATTGTATGCTCTGATAAATCGGATCTATCTTGTGATGTTCTATTATTAATATTGTCTGGTTGATAATAAATAGGATCTTGTGTTTTCTTTGGTCTTTCTGTATTAGTAAAAGATCTTGTTGTATGATCTGATTCTGATTGTTGTGCTTTATCATTTTGATCAAGTGTATTAGAAGAAAATTCAATATCTGTTTTTATGCTATTTTCAAATTCTTGTAATATATTATTATATGATAAATTATTATTTTGTTTAATAGAAGATTTGGTTGTAATTTTACCATTGTTATATTCTAAATTTGTATCAATGAAAGATATATTTTCTACTTTTAATGGATCTATTGTAGATTCAGCGGTTATTCCATCTATACCAGATTTTAATTTTCTATTTGGATCAAAATCTTTTTCACTTTCTTTTTCTATATTTGTAGTATTATATTGAATAGATTTTTCTGATTTTTGCAAATCAGGGAAATATACATCCCCAATTGTTTGTTGTATTGGCTTTTCTGAATTTTGTAAACCAGGAAGATAAGTATCCCCTATGGTTTGCTCCCACTCTTTATATTGTCTTACACCAGATCCAAATGCTGACTTCTCATCTTTATTTGGATTTGAAATAGACATTTCTTTTTCTATCTCTTGTTTTTTATTAAGTCTTTCATTTGATATAATTCTTTGCTCTTGTTTTTTAGACTCAACAAGCGGAATATATTCTTTTGTTGTTTTTTGTGAAATTGGATTATTTGTTGTTATTTCATCTTCTTGTTTTGTAAATCCAGGATCTTGAATATTGGTATTCACTTCTTGTTTTTTAACGGAAGATGGTGTAGAAGTCTCAACTTCTTGTTTAATATTACGAGTATTATCATCCTCCACTTCTACATTTGCTTTTGTATTATGATCAAGATTGTTAAAAACATTCATTTCTAATTTAGAAGTATGAGATCTATTTTTCAATTGCAATTCTATTTTGCGTCTTTGTGCTTCTGGAGTATTTACATTATTCTCTTGTTTTTGTGAATGTAAAGAAGTAGCATCAATATTTGCGTCAACTTTGCTTGCTAATCTTGAAATATCCTCTTCTAATTCTTTATGTTTAATTGCTCTATCATATGAAGTTGAGACTTCTGCACCATCTTTATATTTTCTATTATCTATTTCTTGCAATGTAGATATAGATTTTTGTTGTGCTTCATTATTTAATAAAATATCGTTTAATTCTTTTTGTTGTTTTTGTCCAATTGAATTAATGTCAACTATACTTTTTTCTTTTCTCACACCAAATGAGCCTATTGTTCTAAGAGTTTTTTTATTGCCTGTATCAAGAGGTGTTATTGGAGACAGATCTTTATTTCTATGTTTTTCTGGTAGAGTATTTTCTATTCTCTTATATTCACTATCTGTTCCTACAATATCACCAGGTTTTGTCTCTTGATTAGACATTAAGTTGCTCCTCCAGCAGTTGTTAATCCAATTGATGTTCTTACTCTTGTTACTTTTATTAAATCATAAATTAATTCATTCGTTCTGCCAGTATTAGTTTCAATGGCACTTAGGTGTTGATTTGTTGTTTCTAATGTTTTTGTATAATCTTTTGTCTCTATTGTTTTTTGTGCATCATTTTCGCCTGTTATCTTGGTCTGGATTTTTGTAACAATATCAGCAACCATTCCCTTACCAACCAAATTATTCATTTCATTTAGTTTTATGTTAATATTTTCAATTTCAGAAATAACTCCACTGGATATTCCTTTCCAATTACCACCTAATTGTTCTTTAAATAATTTTATTCCATCAGCTGCTTGAACACCATATTGTGCTATTAATTGAACGCCTTCACCCATTGTTTTATATGACTCTTGTAGTTTTGAAATAGAATTAACAACAAGTGCTATACCAGCACCCATTAACAGAAATGCTGCACCTACTGCCAAAATTCCAACTGCACCTACACTACCTGCAGCCCCAATTGCTGTAATTATTGGCGGTAATAATGCTAACATACCCATAAATCCACCAAACACTGGCAATAAAATAAGTGCTATTCCTGCAAGTTGATTAAATGATAACCCTGCTTCGCCAACTGCTTTTACTAATTGAGTAATTGATAATATGATTATTGCAATTCCAGCTGCAAGCATTAACATAGCAGCACCAACAGCTAATATTTGTTTTGGGCTAGGAAAACTTTTCATTGCTTCACCAATACCTTTTAATTTATTTGGTGCTTTATCATCTATTTTAGAAGTAGCATCTCCTATTTTTTCTATTCCTTTTGCTTCAGGAGCTCCTTTTCTTGTAGACCAAGCATGTTTTATTTTTTGGGTTAATGTTGCACCACCATCTGTTTTCATAGCTTGACCAAGATTTTTAGCAAAAGTCCAAGCTTGTTTTACACCTTCTTTTAATCCACCAACCCACCCAAAAATATTTTTACCTATTCCACTTGTTAATCCACCAATAATTTTCAAATTCATAATAAATGCTAATAGACCAACAGAAATAAGAACTTTTAGTGCTGTTCCTAAACCAGCAACAAATTTATTACTACTTGTAGACATTTTATTTATATATGTCAATACAATATTAAATGCTTCTGCAATTCCACCAATGATTTTTAAAATTGGCAAAAGAGTGGTTTGCATCATTACTAACAATGAATTTTTTATTCTTGTTAGTTGATCAGTTAATCCTTGGCGAGCTGCGGCTGCTGCTTCTTCTAATGCTACAGTTTCCTTTGTATCTTTTAATCTTTGAGCATCATATTGTGATAATGATTGAACTTGTTCTAAGTTTAATCCATGGGCTTCTGCCATTGCTTTTAAGGCATAAATATTTCCACCATATTGTGCCTTCAAATCTTTGGCAACTTTAACCATTTTAGCAGTCATACCTTCCATATTCTTACCTTCACCTTGCATCATAGCAAATCCTTCTGCTGCTGTCATTCCCATAGATGACCATAATAAAACTGATTTTTGAACATTTTCAGGATCCATCATTTTATTAATAATTCCAGCGGCATCTTGTGCTTCAAGACCTACAGATGTAAAGGCTGCTGTCATTTTAGCCACTTCTTTAGTAACAACTTTAACATCTTTAGAAGATCCACCACCAAATGCTTTGAATTGTCTCATTAAACTACCCACAGTGGATCCAACAACCCCAGCTTCAGCATCTGATAATCCGAGTTGTTGTTGAACATTTGATAATTCTTGGGCAGCAACTCTTATATCCTTAGACCCAACACCACCTATTAAACTTAAACTTTTAACAAATTCATTAGCAATACCTGGAGACATTGAGAGTGCTTTTTGCATCAACATAGAGGTTTCTGTTAACTCTTTAAAATCAGTTTTACTTCCAGCTCCAACACGCATTTTCATCAACTCACTCATTGTTTCACCAACTTCACTTAAAGATGCTTGTGTTGTTGTTGCTATTTCAGCATTCATCTTCATATAATCAAAAGCAGTATCTCTTACAGCTTTTCTTAAATTCCAATTTGCAGATGCTGCTTTATCTGTAGAATATTCTACATTATTCCAAGATTCACTTATTTTTTGACCCATCATCCAAGATGTTCTGGCAAGTTCATTTTGTGTTTGAATTATTTCAGTAAATATTGAGTATGCTGTTCCTAAGCCAATAGTATATTGCATAAAGCTTCTTACTTGATTAGCTACATTTTCTATTTTTCTTTTTGTTTCTTCATAAGGAGCTGATGTTATTTTTTCTATTTGTTTAACCAACTCTTGTGTTTTCTTTGGATCATGTTCTTTTGACAAAGCATTAATCATATCTATTACTGCTTTTGTTTGTTTTGGAGAAAAATCACTTATATTAGTAGAAAATTTTTCCATGGATTTAGTAAATATATCCATTGATTTTAAATCCATACTAGCAACATTTTTATTTAAATTATTAAACATTGTTTGAAGTTTATTTACGCCTTCTGCACCGTCTAACTTACCAACATTAAAAATATGTTTAAGGTTTTCTTGAATACTACTAAGAGAACCAGCAACACCTGCTAATGTTTTATTTTTAATAAATTCTGCTCCTAAAGATTTTCCAAATATTCCCATTTGTTCTGTAGCATATCTTACTTTTTCACTTATTTCTTTTACTTGACCAGCTCTAAATTTAAAACTGCTGTCCCAGGCTTTAGAATTTTCTTTAAATGACTGTGTAAAATTAATAAATGCAGCATTAGCCCCTGCTATTCCACGAGTAAACATTGCCGTGTTCGATGAGAAGTTAAGTGCAAAATTAATTCCTAACATTTTATTCCTTATTGTTCAACTGCAGATCCAGTTGCTTGTGCTTTTCTTCTTTGCATAACCTGTCTCTCAGCTTCTAATCCTTCTTCTGGACTTATTTTTCTAACATAAGCCTGTAGTGTCATTTTAGTTTTATATGACCCATCACTTGTAAAATCATGTTCACTTTCTAATAAAATCCATTGTCTACTAAACATTTGAATTAGTGGATCACGTATTATTCCACTTATTTCTTTTCCATCCAAATCAAATACTTTTCTAAGATAACCTTCTTCACCAGCAAAAGAGAAATCTGTTGTCATTATTGTTCTGCCACCTTCTAATATAGTTCCTATATCTGGATCACCCATAATTTCTACTGTTGCTTTAAATGTATTTTGTGCTATAATTGAAGATAATGTTTGATCCCTTGATGGAATGTCATTGCTCATATTACCAGCTTGTAATTGTTCAGCTAATTCTCTTGCACCACCATAATTCTCAATAACTGAATCATATTCTTTTGTGACTGCACCAAACGATGTTACTTTCTGCCACCAATTTGGTTTTTTACCCATAAAATCTTGAACTGCTTCAAAAGTATCAAATTTCTTGAGTGTTTCAAGAAATTTTTCCCAATTTTTATTTTCTTTTAAATTGGCATATTTTTCTGCTAATTTATCTTTAAACATTCTAAATAATTGTTCGTAAGAATTAAGATCACTTTCCCAATTTAATACTCTCTTTTTATCTATAAAATATTTATATGATAAACCATCATTATGAACTACACTTGAACTTAATGGTTCTATAAGAGCGGTTTGATCATTAAAAACATATTTTTCTTGTCCTGCTTTCCAAAATAATACTGGTCCTCTTGCAAAATTCTTTACTCCGGCTACCTCTTTAAGCCATTGTTCAAAAAAAGTTAAACTATCTTTATTAAATATTTTAGAATCTGGGTCTGGATCTACATGCCAATCGTATTCTATTATTGTCCAAACTTCTCCATCATCATTTTTTTTATACCAAGCGTTTTGTCTTCTATATGTTAGAATCATACCTTTATCTTTAAGAAGTTTTTCATCTTCTTCTGTAATTTGCACTTTAGCCAGCATCAAATTCATCCATGTTATCAATGGCATAGTAAATTCAATTGGTTCTATATCATGATCTCCTTGCAAAGGTCTTGCTTTATATCCAGTTGATTTACAGTTAATTATTATTTTTTTCTTGGCTAATTGTTTTGCAAAAGAGAATGTCTGATGGTCTGGTATTATATTATCTGTTCTACTTGTTCTATTAAAAATAGCAGAACGTGCAACATAGTTAATTACATCAATAGCAGTTGGTGGTTGATTGTTGTTCTTTGTTAATAACACTTGCCAAAATTTTTCTGGGTCAGAATTTATTATATCATTCCAATCAAAACATAAAACATCATCAAATACAAATTCTGAATATGGAACAAATGTTCCAGATATAGACACGGCACCATCTTCTTCTATATCAAATTTTACTGATGTTAATTTTGCAGTTAGAGTATCTTTATGAATTGCACCTTGTTCTCTTATTGGTTTTAATCCAGTCCACCCAAATGATATTTTCATATCTGGTCCTGGTGAGTGTGCAATATCATTTCCAATTCTTCCTATATCTGCAAATCTATTTGGCCAAACACCAGATAAATCTTTAATTGAAAAAGAACCTTCACGACCTTGAGGAGCAACACCTTTTATATTCATTTGAGTAATTAATGCTGTGCCATCTGCAGTAAACTTTCCATCTTTTGCATAAAATCCAGTTTCAGATTGATTTGTGCTAATTTTATAATAAGTAAAACGAGGTGGTCCAAGACAAATTTCTACCCATGGTCGAGATGTATTTACTATAGCATTTTCTATCATTAAGGATTCTCCGGTGGTCTATATTGTATAGATATACCTTTCTGATTTTGATAGGGTTTTTGCGAATTTTGTCTATATTGTATTTGTATCGTTTGTGCTCTTATTTTTTCTGCTGTTTCTTCATTATAAGGAACTTTATTGAATGAAAAAATCTTTGGTCTTATAGCGGCATTAAGTTGTCTTACCCATTGTTCTCTTAATGCTGCCATAGTATTTACTGGTTCTTGAATTTGACTTAATCCTTCAGATACTTTTACACCTCTTAACATTGATGTAAAATATTTTCTATATGCTGTTTTTGGTATCATTGGATAGCGTGTTTTTAAAACTTGATAAATTGTATTAGAAGTAAGGACAACGTTAGCATGTCTTGAATTACGTATAAAATTAATTAATTGTGATGCAAATCCACCTAAATAATGAACATTTATTCCAACAGTATAAAAGGCATCAGACCCAATTATAAACAACAATGGTCGTGGGTCATGATGCCAGTTTCTATATGTGCAAGCGTATACTCTGCCTATTCCAAATGGAACTACATTAGAGTTTGGTCCATAGTTTTTTCGTAATACTTGAGCAAGTCTTGCAAATAATTCATTAGCCATTTATTTTTTAAGTTTGAATTTTGGATTCTCACCTTTTTCTAATTCTGTTTTTAGTTTTTTATTAAGTTTTCCAAGTTCTGATTGGTCTAATTTTGCAATTGCATCATCGAATTCTTTGCCACCGTTTGGATTCTCTGTGTCTCCAGTATAATAATCTTTGGGATATTCTTGAACTGGAATTTTATTATAATCTGTTGTCTTTCCTTCTGCCATAGTTATTCTCCTGTTTGTGTAAAATTATATCTAAATATTTTTTCTATTAATAATCTTTCTGGATTATCGTATATAGTTGGCATAAATATATCCAAACTACTTGTTTGCATTTTATCCCAATATATTTGTTTTTTAATTTCTCTTGTTATTAAAAGACGAATATCATATATCTGTCCATTTTTGGATATTGTATCACACCACAAAATAGTAGCATCATGCATAGTATTATATTTTAATGTATAGATGCTTTTTTCTTTAATCATGTTTTTCTAAATAAATATCATTGACAAACATATCAGAGTAGAATTCATCTCTCTTAGACCATTTTTTAAACAAGAAAATAATTATTCTTGCAAAAAAGTTTGCTTTAGCACCTTGTAATTCAGGAGAATAAATATTTCTTAATTCACGAGAATATAATTTACCTTTATAATATGTTCCAATATACTCTAATTTTTTAGACCTGGCTATATCAGCAGGAGCAATGATTGCTTCTTGGCCAATCTTTATATTAATCAAATCTTTTCCAGCATCTTTATAAGATAAAGCCACCATCTCTGAACAGTTATGCATTCTATCTAATGACAATTTTTTTATTCTTTTTGAACTCAAGAATGGAAAAATGAATCCTTGTTCGTATGAATAAGCGTGTCCAATTTTATTTTTTGCTGCTTCAAGTATTTTGGATTGTGTCTCAGTATCAATTTTACTTAATCTGAAAATATCTAATGCTTCTGTTTGTGGAAAATTTTCATATGTTGTTCCAAATGCACCAGCACCAATTGTCCAACCATCTTTATCATAAATAGATACATGGTTATATGCTGATGATGTAAATAATTGTATACCAGCACATAATATTTTGCTTCTCTTTCCACGATATAAAACAACATCACCTGGTTGAGCATCATTTGTAAAATCAGACTCGAATCTCTTCCCTATTGTTTTTTTTACTAAAAACGTAAATAATTTCATTATTGCCATAGCCCCTCCTAAGATTTTTTAATTCTTTCAGTTTCTATCTGAATTAAAGTATCAATACTCTCTGCCATAGTTTCTATTGTTGTACCTATATCATCCAACTTTTTCAATAATTTCTCGTTTTGTTTCATTAATTTCGCCAACGCTTGAATTATCAATTTTTCTGTCTCTTTCATTTTTACCTCGTTCTAAATATTTTTGCATTCTTTTTTTCTTGGCTTCCATAATTATTACTAATTCTGCTCTTCTTACATCTGCTCTTGAACCACCTTCTTGCAATATTTTTAATCCAATAGATTCTAATTTTCTATGGCAAGAATCACAAACTGATACTAAATTAGATAAAGAATTATCTTTGCTCACTTTTACTGGGATAAGATGATGTGCTGCTAATTTACCTCTTTTACCACATAATACACATCTGTATCCATCACGTTGATATACTTTCCTACGTATATCATCCCAACATTCTGTATAATACTTCTTTTTTATTTTGCTATCTACTATTTGCTGTGCTTTTGTTTTCTTTACATTTGGTCTGAAATGCTTTTTGTATTTGAATATATTTTTATCCAGAAAACACCTCCAGTAAGTATATTATTATCTTATGAGTTTAATAAAGTTTAATGTTGTTTAATTATAATCTTTTAAGGTATCTATCCAGATTCTTTACATCTTTCATATTAGATGCTTTTTTCTGAAGAGATTTTAATTGAGGTGGAGAAAATTCTTTTTTATATTTCCATAACATATAAGCAGCAAGTGATGCTAATATTACAGAGAACTTAAGTGTTGCTTTAAAAGAATAATCTTTAAATGAAAAAGAGAAATCAAATAAATCAGTTGCAAATTTTTGTATAAAACCAAATTCAGAATGTTGTAGTTTATTTGGTTTTAGTGCCTCTTTAAATTTTTTGGCTAAAAAATTACCTAAATCTATTTGTGATGAGTTAGCATATACGTTTAACGGGAGGAGTGCTCTTGTTTTATAAACAAGAGATATGGGCGGAGAGAACTTTTGTTTAACAGAAGAAAAATTATCTTTTATCCATTTTTCTGCATCAAATACATATTGCATTTTTTGTTTATCAATATGTTTTAATGTATAATATTTTTCTTCTCCTGGTCTTGAACGAGATGAAATAAATTCTTTATAAAAGTTTTCTAATTGTTGTTGGGTTGCTTCTCTTTTATTTGTTGGCATAGGAGGTCCAGGCCATTCTAATCTATACCACATCATCCACTCACCTTTATATTCATTAATCATAAATCTTGATGTTGTTAAAATTAATTTCTTTTGTGATTGTGGTATGATTTGAGTGTCTGGATATGAACGATTTTGTTGTTGCGGTGGAAGAATTGCATCAACTGCTTTTGTTTGTGGAGTAATAGTAAGTTGTTGTGATAAAAGACTTGCTAAATCCATTATTGTGTATCTACCTCAAACGCATTATTTTTATAATAATCACTTATTGATATTTGTTGACCAAATATAAATTTAATTACTAATTTATAAAATATTGGCTTAATGTTTTTTAATTCTACACCTTCTACTTTGCTATATATTTTTCTAACTTGAAAATCAAATTTACCAATTAAATCATATGCCCAATACATTGACTCTGTTTTTACTATTAAAATAGGTCTATATATATTTGATTCACCATAACCACTATGCCATATAGCAAGAATTTTCATTCTTCTAAGTATCCTTGTATCTCTTCGCGAGTATATTTACTAAGCCATTTTTTGAATGTTGCATATTCAAATTCTTCTTTTTCTTCTACTTTTATTTCTTGAATTCTTTTAATATCATCAACTATCTCAGAAATTATCTCTTGTTTATTTTCTATTAACTCCTCTATTAAAGAATCAAAAAGCCTTTCGGCCTCACTTGAGATGTTATCTTTCCACAATTTTACGTTGATTAAATTAAAAAAATCTTCTGCATTTTTCATTCTTCTGTTTTTATACCTTGTTTAAATGATTCTCGCGACTGCACTCTTTCTCTATCCAAGTCATATAATCTCTTAAATTTATAATGACTAAATATACCGTCATTACTATAATCCTTCAAACACTCCAGAATAATTGGAAATTTACCAGTCAATGCATGAATTTCTGTAATTAAAAATGCACTGAATATTGGTAGTCCTGGTAAATTTATAATAAAGAAATCTTTTTGAAAAAAAATAGTTTTATTTTTTTCAATCAAATCATGCACTTGAATATATGTGCTATATTTTTTTAAATTCAAAGATGCTGGAACACTTATCTGTTCTATTTTAATATTGTGTTCTTTCTCAATTGCATCAATTACATTTTGATGTAGTTCTGCTCCAAAATTTATAAGATTAACTTGTTGCTCTGACATTTTTACCCCCAAAGAAAGATAAATATTCTTTGTATTATCTTATATAATTTTAGAGTAATGTTGATAATTTTAGATGAGATTTAATCCATGAATTTTATGGCTATATGAAGGCGTTCTTTCTCAGAACAATATTTTAAAGCAAGCAAATTTAATTCTTCTTCAGAAATATTTTTTAATTTTTCTTTTTCTTCTATATTATGTTTTAATATGCAATCTATTAATGCTTTATTCTTAGCATCTATATTTTTATTCTCTGAATAATTTAAACTAAATGGTCCTGAAGAATTTTTAATAATAAAACTTGAATTGATTTTATCATCAACATTTAAATCATTATTATAAAAAATGGAAATAATATAATTAACTATTGATTCTACTTTTGTATAATCTTTTGTTTTATAAAAACAAGTATGAAGATTTCCATTTGCCTCTGGAAAAGATTTCGACACTTCTTCATAAACATTTATTTTTATATTTTCTTTATTTACTTTATCATGTGGTGCTAATGCAACCACCCATTCGTTTTTATAAAGAGTGATTCTACAAGTCCATGAACATGGTTTTTTGCCATCGTTTATTAAAGTTGATAATTCACGTAATGAACCTTTTGTATTTGGTTGCATAACAATAATTGCTAATTCACCATATCTACAAAATGATTTTATGTTAGTATCTAAATTTTCTTTTTTAACTTCTTTTTGAGAATAATGTTTTTCTGGTTCTTGTAGGTTTTTTATTTGTTCAAATTTCATGAATAAAACATCACTTTCTTTTCAAACATATTTTTAATTAAATGTCTTGGATTATCACTTTCATTAAGGGTTTTTAAGATTTCAATACCAATGGGCATTTCACCATTAATGAGATTTGTGCGATTTAACATAAAACCTATTTTTTCTCCGTTTTCATTAAAACTAAAATAATGACCAGAAAAATTATTATTATCTTTAATAAAAAAATATTGGTATACACTACCTGTAATACGAGCATACAATGTATTTGATTTTATATCTTGTATTGTCATATTATTATCTTGTTAAATTTTTGTTATTTTATATTTATGCCCAGAAATATCTCTTACTATAACTGGCAAATCACTTTCTTCTATCATATTATTTTTCTCTAATCTATATAATTTTGGATATTTAATATCAAACTTTTGTGCAAATTGAACAACTCTTTCTAAACTCTCTTCTTTAAATCTTTCATGGTCAAATAAACTTTCAAGATATAAACCTTTATTTTCACCACTTTCTATCAATTTCAAAGTATAAGTATAACAATATTCCCCAGACATCACATTTTTTATAATCTTGGATACTATATCTTCATATGGTGATTTAATTTTTTTAGGTGAAGAAAAACGCCATTTGTCTATTGCGGGGTCCCAAAACATATAAATGGTTTGACCATCATCTAATGGTTCAATAAATATTGTTGTTTCATCAAATATAAAATCCTTATCTTGCTTTAATTCTGTTAGAGATATGTCTTGTGTTTGCCATCCTGGAAAAGATACAAGATATGGTGGATGAAATATTATTCCATTACATACATCAGTTAATTCTGATATATGACCTCTTGGGTCTGATTTTAAAAAATATGAACCATCTTCTTCAACTACAGTAATTCCCTTTTCATGGAACCATTTTAGTTTTTCTTCAAAAGAAAGATTAGACATTAATTTATTTCTTATTAATGTCATTAATGCTTTGGGATTTTTTATCATTTTAATTCTCCGATATTTGTCTTATTTTATTATTTTCGTCATAAATTATTGTAATTCTATTTGGCACAAAATCTATTGCTACTACAGTTTGTGGTCCAATATATCTTACTGTTTTATATCCTAATTCTTGAATTACTTTTTGGACCATGTTTTTATCTGGCCATACTTGTAATATTTTGTAATATTTCTCTACCAATTCTGGATTTTCATTTCGTAATAATAATTTTGCTTTCTCAATCATTTTTATCCCTCACGTATTGCAGAAATCATATTGTTTTCATTAAAAAAAATATTTATTCTATTATATCCATGATTTAACGGCGTAATATCTTCACAATGAATATATCGTATATCTTTATAACCGTATGTTTTTATTATGTTATTAATTTTCTTTTTGTTTGGCCAAGCAATTAAAATATTTGACCATTTGTTTATTAATTCTGAGTCATAGCCAAGTAATAGTAATTTTGCTTTTATAACTGATTCTTCCATATTGGGCAATATCCTTTTTTATATTCACACCATTTACACCCATAACTTTGTGTTGGTTCCCATTTTTTATTTGTCTCTATTTCAAAGATAATATCTTTTATTTCTTTTTCAAACAAATTAATTTGTACATCATTAAATAATATCTTATCTTCTTCATTTATTCTTGGATAGTAAATAATACACTTAATATCTTTGGGTTGACAATTCCATTTTTTACTTAATATTAAATTATATAATTTCATTTGAAAAAGATGATTATCTCTAAAATTTGATTTAGATGTTTTATAATCTGCAAACATTTTATCCTTGATAAATAACTTATCTGCAAGACCATAAACCCAATAATCTTCTGTTTGCAATTCTAATTCTTGCTCATTAAGAGATTCATATTTAGAATATTTATTTAACCAAGAAAATAAATTTTCAATAGTTTGTGGAACAAGAGATTTAAACTCTTTATCTAAAGAAGATTTATATTTATTTACTATTTCTAATATTTGTTTATAATTCTTGCCAGTATAAAATTCTGCCACCTCATGAATCATTTGACCAAACATTGTATCAGAGGTGATTGGTTTTTCTAATTTAAGTTCTTTATTATAATATAAATCATATTTCAATTTACAAGATTTATATGTCTTTATTCCAGATGCTGAATATCTTTTCATTAGTATAAATATGCTTATGTGTATTGTGTATTAATTTGTTTAATGTCTATCTCAAATATAGTTTTAATCATATCATGAAAATTATTAGATTTATAAATATGGGGCTGTTCTAACATTGCTCCTCCCCATATATCTTTGGTAAAAATTTTACCGCTTCTTAGAACAGTAAATCCTATATATCTATTGTCTTCTTTATTATAAATATATACATATCCTGCTATATGTGTTGATGAGCCTGCGTATATTATAAACAATTTATTTAAATAATTCATCTTACTCCATAATTAAATATTATATCAAATATTGCTTCTTTTTGTTTTTTGGATAAAATTGATGGTGGAAAAATTGCATACCCAGTAGTTAAATCAAAATAAATATTTCCATACATCTTAGCACTATCAAAATCTATACATTGGGCACATAACCCAGCAACGTTTTTCGTTATTTTATAAACAAAACCATTAAAGGGATTTCCATTTTGAAAATAAAATGTAATGGCTTTATTCAATAGTGAGTAAAATTGTTCTTCTGTTTTTAATATTATATAATCACTCAAAGCAATCCCTTATAACTTCTCTTCTTGTTTCTCTATCTACATCTGCTACTTTACTTTCCATTTCATCTACTTCTTGCACTAATTTTCTTAATTTATATTTTAAATCATCCCAATCTCGCCAATCTTTAATCATTTCTAATTCATCTGAATAATTCTCATTAAAATCATTCCATGCTTGTTCGGAATAAAAGTCTATTTCATTTTGATAATCTTTACTGTCTTTATAATCTTCCCAGTTAGGATATTCATCTTGTACTCCATTCATGTTTTCTTCCCAAGACTCTTTAGCCATTAATTCCAAGTTTTCATAATCATCTGCTGCCTCACCAGTCTTTAACATCTCATCAAGTTTTTCTGATACATTTTTTACAACTTGAGCAAGTTTGTTTTTATCTTTCCACTCCCAAAAACTGAGTTCATTATCTAATAATTTAAATGCTGTATCACCAGATAATTCATAATCAATATTATGTTCAAACCTTTCATCATAATAATCAACGGCATCTTGTTTAGAATATATCATTTTTCCTCCATTATTATCTTATAAAATATAAGATAAATATATATAAAAAGGAGTAAATATGAATATTTGTGGAATTGACCAATCTTTGACAGATACAGGATTGACTTTTTGGTCTAATGGAGAATTTTCCTGGGCTACTATAAATACAGAAAAAACCAAAGATACAAAAAATCCATCGATTGATTATACAAGAAGATTAATTCAAATTGCTGACAATGTTGAAAAAATGATTAGTGAAAAAAATATTGATTTAATAGCAATCGAAGGGATGAGTTTTTCAAGCACCGGAGCAGTGGTTTTTGATTTAGGTGGTCTTTCACATATTTTAAGAGCAAGATTTATTTCATTAGGTAAAAAATTTATTGTCATCCCACCAACTACTTTAAAAAAATATTGGTTTGGTAAAGGTAATGCAAATAAAGACGAGATGTTGCAAGCCACAATAGATAGAGGGTATAATATTCCAATGTTAAAAAATTATGGAACAAAAAAACAGCCAATTATGAAAATGAATGATAACGTTGTTGACTCGATGGCACTTTGTATATTCGCTAAAGATATGGTTGAAGGTAAATTAAGTGAAGATTTTTTAAAGAATATTGAGAAAAGTGAAGAGGTGTTTATTATAGAGGATTTATGAAAGCATATAGATTATTAATAGTTCAAATATTTAATTTTAATATAAGAGAATGGTTTGATGATTTCAAAGAATTAATACCAGTATCTACAGAAGAAAATTTAGAAATTATTAAAGATTTAAAAAAAGCATTTTATAGACGCGTAGCAATAGGTGAACCATTTGTTGTTGGTAAGTATATGCCAGATAGAAATTTATATTTAATATGTTCAAGTAGTTATTTAATGCTTAGTAATATATGTTATCTTGAAATACTCCAAACTGAAACAGGGAGAGTGTTTAATTTACAAGATAAACTAAACGGTCAAATAATACAGGGTAGAATAGAATATTGAAAAAAGTGAAGAGGTGTTTACTATATGAACAGGGCTGTTCACTACATGAACTCTGGAGTTCACCATGTGAACGTATAAATATAGAATAAATATATTACTACTATAGAGGATTTATGAAAGCATATAGAAAATTAATAATTCAAGTATTTAATGAAAACAATTCCATAAAAAAATGGTTAACTGAATTTAAATATTTATATCCAGTTTCTGAACAAGATAAATTAAAAATTGCTAAAGAACTTAAACAAGCATTTTATAAGCGTATAAATTTAGGAAGTATATATATACTCGGAAAATATTATGAAGACAGTGTAATGTATTTAATTTGTTCTGATAGAAGAATATTGGGTAGCAATATTTGTTTTCTTGAAGTATTTAGAGAAGACGAATATAAGGTATTTAATTTAATAGATAAAATAACTGGAGAAATAAGACAAGCAAGAATAATTGGAGAATAAAATGTTAGAATATGATATTAAGTATAAATTCGTAGATGAATGGCATAATATATTACAAAAGACGTTAAATTTAAAAAATTTGAGATTATATGCAATAGAATTAGATGTGTTTACAGACGATGGGAGAAAAAAAGCAGATTTAGTTTATGAAATAGATGTTGATAAAATTCCAATGAATAATCCGATGTTTGTATTAGAATTAAAGAAAGATAAAATAGATGTTGGTGTTTGTGAACAAGTAAAAAGATATTCACATTTTATTGAGAGACAATTATATAGAAGAAAACCAGTTCAATGTATTATAGCAGGACCTAATTTTTCTAATTGGGAGTTAGATACTTGCAAAGAACAAAAAGTTCATGCCTTGCAATATGATCTGTCTGGTAATATGAGGTTAGTAATTTAATGAAATATGCAATAGTTATACATGAAGGAGCAAATCACTCTACATATCATCAAGGTTTAGATGATAATACACATATTTCAAAAAGAATAAAAAAAATAATTAAAGAACTTCTTCCAGATATAAGTAAAACATATAGAATTGAAAACAATAGAGTGTGTAAAATAATTGATGAATTTAAACAAAATTATATACATTATATTTGTGTTGACTTATTAAATGGAAATTCAGGTATAATAGGTGATGGTGCTTTATTATTTTATGATGAGAATAATAAAAAAAGATTTTTTGATAGGATATTTAATAAATGAAATATGCAATAGTTATAGATGAAGAGGAAAACCACCCAGCTTATCATCATAAGATTGATAATAATATGCACGTGTCACAAGAAATGAAAAAACTTATAAAGCAACTTTTTCCAGATATAAGCAAAACATATAGAATTGAAAGCAATAGAGTGTGTAAAATAATTAGTGAATTTAAACATAATTATATACATTATGTCTGTGTTGATTTATTGAATGATAATCCTGGAATACTAGATGCTCAAGGATTATTATTTTATAATGAAGATAATAAAAAACTATTCTTTGATAAGGTGTTTAATAAATGAAATATGTAATAGTTATAGATGATGGACAATGCCATCCTGCTTATCATAAAATAGATAAAAGTCTACTTCCACAAGATATGGTAAAATTAATAGATAAATATTTAGATCAGAACAAACTATATGAAATACATTATAATAATATATGTCAAGTTTTGGGAGAGGTCGATGTTGATTCACGCTTTATGGAATCGTCTATTAAAAAACTTTATTTTTGCAAGAGTATTATAAATGATGAAATTGGTTTTATTAATAATAATGGTGTGTTAATTTATGGTGAAAATAATAATAAAAAAAGATTTTTTGATAAGGTATTTAATAGATGAAAAAAGCAAATGTAATTACGATAGGAGATTTTACATCTTATACTGTTGAAGATTATAAAGAAATGTGGTCATATCAAGATGAGATTGATTATTATTCATTGTTTTTTTCTATATTTAATAGACATGATTTTATAAAAAGATTAGATAGATTTTTACAACAGATAGACCATAATGACTATGATCAATATAAAGAATTTATTTTGTATTATATAGATTATAAACCAGATATGGTGCATGAATATTCAAATATAGAAGAATGTATTAAAGCAATAGAAACACAAATATCAGATATTGAATATGAAATAAAAAATTTAGAAGAAGAAAAAAAACAAGCAGAAAATGAATATGAAAAAATAGCCGATGATGTTCGTGAACAAACAGGCAATTATATTAATATACAAAATACTCAATCAACATCTAAGATTAGAGTAGCAATTCCTACACCAAAAGATGATTATGATCTTGATGATCAAATAGATGATCTGGAGAGGTGGTCAAGAGAATATTGGGAGAAAGATGAAGAAATTGGAAGACAGGAAGAATATTTACAAATGGCTAAAGATAATTTAAATACAGCAACAAATCAACTAAATACATTAGGAGATATGATGTATGACTAATTTTAGAAGAATAGAAGAAAAATCTTATCAACATGATGCTATAAAAAATGCTTTTATTCCAGGATATGGTAGAAAACTTTTAATGAATATTGCCGATAGATATCAGCAACTATATGATCATCATTTATTGTTGCGTGATGTTAAAATTAAAGATTATCCACAATGGACAACATTGGGCCCATCACATGAATTAAATCTTGGCATACTACCAAAATACTCTCTTAATATTAAGATGGCTCGTGGTGGGTGGTATATGAATTTGAATAAAAGTAATGGCGATTATATAAGCATTGAAGATAGAAAAAAAATATTTGATAATCCAAATAATGATAGTATGTTTACAACTGAGACCAGATATGTTGCTGATATGATTGGTGAATTAAGACAGTGGATTATCGATCTTTCTCTTTAAAATCAATGCAGGACTTCTTGACTCTTTTTAACATTATCTTGTAATATTTACAAAACATTCCTGATTTATGTTTTCCAAAATAAGCACAATACTCACAACCATCATATTTAGGCGAATTAGAAGTTATATGGATTTGTTTTGGTGATAAATCTATATCAATATCATTAATAATATCATATTTTATATTAATTTGATTTCTAAAAATATGTTTCTCTTTGAATTTGATATTTACGCCATCTCCATAATAAATATGACCAAGAAAGTCATCTATTGTTCTACCAATTAAATATTTATCATATATGAAATATCTCAAGTTAGATGGTTTATTTGGGATTATGCGTATAGTTTGATAGAGAAGATTGCCTTCTCTTTTGCCTTCATATTTAATATCTGCACTGACCATATACTAATATATGTCAAAAATCTTATCAAATATCTCTTTTTTCTGAAAATTTAATTAAAATGACCTTTCATTCTCTTATGTAAAACGGCCCACTTATATGCTTCTGCTCTTTTGCCTTTTAATCCTTTCTTTTTGGCTTGTTTTTCTAATTGGTTTGTAAATCCTTGTCTATCAAGTTTGGTTAGATATGTATCAACTTTTTTTTCAGTAGCATCACCGCCTGCTGCTGATGCTAATCTTTCATGGCCTAATTTTTCATTTAAAGCATCATCAAATGTCATATCCCCTCCTTTAAGATATACTTCATTGCTTCACGTCTTTTATATTCTGAAATTAAATTTAAATCTCCAAGTTCTATTATTTCATTATTAAAAATATTATCTCGATAAGAGTATCCACTTATCATATCTTTTATTGTGTTGTCTAATTTTATTCTTGCCGCATGAAAATATAAAGTATCAGCAATTTTCAAATAAATATGACCAATCAAACCCATTTTTTGTGGATCTCTATATTTAGATATAATAACTTGACCAATCTTAACCTTGTCTAATTTCATCATCTTCTAATAATAATTCTTGATCATATTTAGAGAATAGTTGAACTATTGTTTCTAAACATAATTGTTGGTTTTTTAATATCTCTTTTAACTCTCTTATCTCATCTATAATCTCTTCACATTTATCCATTTTTTATCTCCTCTATTCCACTTAATACTCTTAAATTATATTTTTCTTGTTCTGTCAAAGATGAAATGTCTGCTTCTTTGTTTCCTCTTTCATCTACTTTAATTCCAATATTTAATTTATTATCAATTCCACCCATTGGATATTGTGTTTCTATTACTTGACCAGTATAATCTTGTAATGGCATTTCTACTGGAGTTGAAAAAGATGTGGTTTGTTTTGGTTGTGGACTATTATAACGAGGTTGTTCATCTAAATATAGATTAATAGCAGATCTAATTGATTCAAATACTTTTCTTCTTTCATTAGAAGATTCAAAATTAGATTTTACTGTCTTAATTATTACACTGGCAAAATCCAATGCTGTCTCAACAAAATCTTCATCTAATGGTTCTACTTCTTGTTTAGGTTCAATTTTTTGTTGTCTTGGTTGAGGCATCTCAATCTTCTTTTCTTCTTTTACTTGTTTTACTCCAGGGATTTCTCTTGCCTTGCTTTCTCTATTTAATCTTGAGACAGTATCTCTGCCTAGCTCCGCAAGGAAATCGTTGAGACCGAGTTCCATATATTTACTCCTTTAACCATTTTTCTAATATGGTCTTTTCTACTATTTTTGTTCCAGTTATACCCTCAAGAACAATCTTTTCTCCATTAATTTGTTTTATTTTATATGATTCTTGTTGTGGTGTAATAACTTCTTGACCAATTACTACTGTTGTTTTTTCTTGTTCTGGTTCTTGTGGCTTTTGTTCTCCAAACCAAATTGAATGTAATTTATTAACAATTGCTTTAACCGTTGGTTCCAAATTTGATATCATAAGTGCCTTAATATCAGCATCTACATCTTCACCAGGTCTTACTGCTTGAGAATCACAAATCTTATATAAGTGATCTTGTAATACTCTAACCAATTGTTGTGATTTTTTTACCTTAGGATCAACATTTTTATATGGGTCTTCTGGCATTGGTGGCTGTGCTGCAATTGCCATATCAAACTCTCTTAATACACTTTCTACTAATTTTTTTGCTTTATATTCCATATAATAATTCTCCTCAATATTGGGTTGGTTTGTTTCATCCATTTCAGAAATCAATTCATCTTGGATTTGGCCTTCAATAATATATTTTTTTAATTCATCCATAATATACCTCTTTTTTATCTTAATCAATTTTAAGAATTAATGATTGAAAATTGATTCAAAAACTAAAATATAAAAATTTTTATTATCAATAATAAATTTGTTATTAACAAGAAAATTTATAAATATAGTTGGAATTATTGTTTTAGACAAAGTTTTTACAATGTCTAAATTTGATAAAACATATGATTCTAATTTATTACAAATAGAAAGAACATTATATCTATTAAAATCTTTTATTATTCCTTTATCTTTTATTAAAAAAGATTCTGCTTTGTCTGAACCAAAAATTTTTAAATATAATTTATTATCAAATGTGGCTAATGACATTTCACCAGAATAGCCACCCATATATGGACCAACCATTATATGCATGTATGATCTTGTTCCATCTCTATATTCAAATAAATTTCTCATAAGGTTATCTTAATAAAAAAAAGGCTCACAATACAACGTATTGTGAGCAAATGCGAATGGAGGATATACTTTAAGAATTACTCGTTCAACTTTGTAGGAGGAGTAAAAGTAATTCTCGCGGCGATCTTGTCTGCAATCAACACATCTTCTTCAGACCAATCACCTTTTTCTTTGGCCTCTACGAATTTAAAAATCTTATTTAAATCTCTGACTTTGATGCCAGTTTTTTTACTAATTTCCTTTTTTTCTTCTCCAACATCTTCTGCAATTGATCTGGCCTCCTCTTTTAGATTCTTGATTCTGTCCCACCCTTTGCGAATGTCATCAATTGCTTCTTCATTAATCATATCAAAGTTTGCCATATTTACTCCTTATATATAATTATGCTTCTATTTTTTCTTTTTCTAACAATCTCTTGGCAATTGTGGCTATAATATTAATAGTCACTTTTTCATCACCATCTCCCATTTCTCCTAAAATAATATCTTCACCTTCTGGGGTTCTACATTTTATTTTACCCTCCTCAACATAAATAACTCCAAGGGCATTTGGTAGTTTTGGATAAAAATCACCACTTGCTTCAGGCCAAGTGGAATCTATTTTCCACGTTGTAGTAGATGGTGAATTATATATTTGTGATTTATCAATCCAAATGTTATCACCTGTTGTGATTGTATATATTGCTTGTGGACCTGCAGATGTATTGCTATAATCACCTACAACATTAGATGATATATTTGTTATGGAATATTTCATTTTTACCTCCTATCATTGAGATAATGCTTTTTTTGCAATATCTGCAATAATTTCTGTTTTTATATCAATAGATTTTCTATGTTTACAAAATAAACACTCTACATTACAGTTTATATATTCTGTTTGTATTATTACTTTATGTAAATTGTCCCATGTAGAATAATTTTCTTGTATACTATTTTGTTTATACAAAGGACAATCTGTTTCATTACATATATTAATCATCTTGATTTAATAGTGCATTTTTTGCTAATGATACTATTATCTCACTTTTCATGTCTAATTTTTGAAAATATTTACATGATAAACAATATTTTGGTGTTGAAGCTGTTAATTCATTTTTGATAATTAAAAGATTTGTTATTTTATTCAAAGATTGTATATTAGCAACATTATTTTCTAATAGTTTTAATTTAGCATCTATGGACTGTAAAGCTTTTTTCTTATTTTCATTGTCTTTATGAAGAGGACAGTCTATTTCATTACAACAGTTTATCATTTTACTAATGCAAGAATATTGTGAAGTGTTATTTCTGGATTTGGATCAACATTAACAACTTGCAATTCTCCTTGTTGAATTAAGAAATCATAACCAGCCTTTACTCTTTCTTTAAATAGAAAAGTTTCTGTCTCAAATAGATCTTGAGCATTGTCTTGAGTTGAATTAATTAATTCTTGTGGTCTTTGAAGAAAGAAAGCATAGTGTGGTTTTACATTATGTGAAGCAACTTTATTCATCCAAAAAGCAAAATCAACTGACAAATCATATTTTTTTAATAGTTCTTTACCATAAAATTGATATGCAATTGTGCTATACCAATATCTATCGCAAATCACCGCCTTACCTTCTTGTAAAGCAGGTATAATTACTTTAGAAGTATGTTCTGATCTATCCAATAAAAAGGCAAAAAGATTAGATAACGGATCAAGATCATATTTTTTTGTTTTACACATATCACTTAGCATTGAATTAAATGGAGCATCATTATCACCTGGTTGAAATGTATATATTGCCGGGATATTTACTTCATTTAATTTTTTTACTAATAGTTTAGCAACCGTGCTTTTACCAGAATGATCTTGACTATCTAAGACAAGTAATTTATTCCTACATTTCTCTAAATCCATTATTTACTCCGATTTATTTGGGTTGTCCAAGAAATCTTGCAATTTTTTAGGGTCTTTCAACATCTCTATATATGCTTCTTCGCCTACCAACGGAATGATATAAACACCCCAAGTAGTGCAATATTTTTCATTTGTTCGAATTACTTTTATTCCTGCCTGCTCATACCAATTATTTATGACAGGACACCAAGAATCTGAATATAATAATCCAGAGTTAGGTTCTGCTTTTAATGACATTGAACCAGTGCAAGCAGGGCAACTTTTTGTAGGGAATTTACCTTCATCATCTTGAGATAATTTTACATCACATTCTTTGATCCACTTATCCTTTAAATAACCTTGATAATCAAATAATGATCCGCATATAAATGTAGAACCACAAACTTTTCTAAATAGGGCTTGTGAGCATGCAAAAAATGGGCAACCTTTTTCTTTGAACCAATTTTCTTTCCAAGAGTTGAATTCATCTTCTGTAAAATTTTTTCTCATAATTTCCTTTTTAAGAAATCATTAAATGCTTTATTTAATTTGTCCTCATATTCCAATATTTCAGTAATATGATTATTAGTAGATTGTGGAATAGATCCAGTTTTTATACGATATATTCCAGCATTATATGATGCAAGACCTAAATATGCATTTTCTGTCTTAGAAATACACTCAGCAAGATGTTTTATTCCTGTAGCGGTGTTTTTGTTTATATTAAAAAAATCTGCTTTACTCCATTTATATATTTTGTCATTTAATTGAAATAATCCCCAATCTCTTGATCCATTTGTGTTTAATCCACTTTTGGCTGTAGGATTAAACTTGCTTTCTCCCCAAGCAAGAGCAAATGCAAGCATAATAGGGACGTCCTGTTTCAATGCTTCTGATAAAATAATGGTTGTTATTTGTGTATCATTTGTATATTCATCAAAAAAAGAAATAAATTTCTTTATACCTTTGTTTTGAATTATTTCATTTATCTCTAATCTGGTATAATATGTTGATTGAGAAGTAAAAATTGGTTTATATAATTCGAGCAAGATATTATAGGTAGATGTAGTGGGTGATTCAGGAACGAATAAGGAAGATGAAAGAAGAGAAAAAACAACAGCTATAAGAAAAAATAAATTATTTCTTCTTTTTTCCACTTTTATCACCAAGCAAAGCAAGTTGTTCAGCTTCATCCATGTTTACAAAATCAATATCACCTTTTTTATTTATAACCATAAATTCTTTATATTCTGAGTTGATTATCTGCACACTATCAATTTCACCAGTATCTAAATTTCTATATACTATTGCTTTAGTATATATATATTCGTCATTTTCTTCTGTATTAGAAAATAATACATTTAAGTTATCAAAAAAATCTTCTCTTTTCATTTTATTTCACCTTTTTTATTTATTGATATTACTGTTTTACAAGATGGACATTTAAATCTGCCTGCTTTACGAACTTGGAATTTTTGTTGACAGGATGAACATTCTATTGTCAAAGGAAACAAATAATTCTTATCGTGGATTTCTTTTATATCAGAAATAAATATGCAAGATTCTTTTAAGCCCAATAGATTAAACATTTCTATTATTTTATTATTGGCATTTAAAAAATAGATTTTTTTAAGATTTTGAAATGTAGAATTGACGCTTACTAAAGATGCTATACCTTGTGATGATATAAATTCTAATTCTTTTAAATCATATATTATTATATCTTCTTTTGTTGCACTTAAAATAAGAGTTATATAAGAAGCAACATCTTGTGCATTATATACATCTAATGATCCACGTAATTCAATAAATTTAATACCATCAACAGATTTCTCAGATGAGTTGTGAGTTTTAATCATAAAAAACCTCCGTAATTATCTTACGGAGGTTTATCATAAAAGTTATTTATGATATTCTTTAATGTCTACATAGATATTCTTACCATGAGGGACAGTGGTATTTTCTGTGGTAACACACCAAATAGTCTTAATACCATGATTATCAAAACTATGTTCAAAATATCCATCAGTAAACATTACAATTGGGTAGGACTTTAGCTTTTCATTTAACATCCAATCAAATGTTGCCTGAACGTCAGTGCCTCCTCTTCCCTTGATGGTAATTTTTTTGTAATCACCTCTCTTATATTCTTTCCAGACATCCTTAACTTCAGTATCCCATTGCACAACAACAAGCTGACTTACATCTTTAACAATGTTTTCAATTTCTGAGAAAAAGACTTGAACTTCATGATCACCAATTGATCCTGAAGTATCAATTCCAACAACAATTTTGTTGCTGAATTTTTTAATTCCAGGGAGAGGAAGCCCACGGCGATTTCTCTTGCTCCAGTTATTCTCATAAATATTGCCAGGAGAGTTTACTGTTGCTGAAAGATATTTTCTTAAAAGCACCTTCCAGTTTATTTTTGCTCCTTTGCACAATTCTTCAAGTTTTTGAATTCCTGCACCAGTAGCATTTCCCCAACTACGAATCTTGGCAGTATCAATTACTTCTTTGATTGCTTGTTCAGCAAGAGCATCTGACTCTTCAAGAACAGAGTGATCATCAATTTTAGAACCATAAATAGCATCAAAAAGACCATCTCCATTTCCAGGTTGTTTGCCAGTTCCAGCACAATGTGGACATGGCTTGCCAGTTGGATTTCCTTGGTCATCTTTTTCTTGGCCATCACCACCACAGTGTTGGCAAGATCCTGAACCACCACCTTGATTCATAAGATCTTGCATTTGATTACGATACTGCTCTCGCTTATCAAGAAGCCAGAAGTAAAGAGCTTCAGTAATTGCCTCTCCTTTATATCCTTCAGCGGTTGCTTGATTAAGATATAGAGCACCTTCTGGAAGGACAAGCTGTCTGTTACCAATGGAGATGGTTGAAATATCTTCATTGATAAGCATATCTGCTGCAATGTTCCAGATGTAGTGATCTTCAAGAGCTCGTTCACCATGAACACGAATCAAGTGTTCAATTTCGTGAACAAGAACACCTTCAATCTCTTGTTCTGTAAGAGGTGATGATTCATATTCTTCAATAAGTGGAGCTCCAAATGGATCAAGTTTAATATTTCCTTGGTCATCCTTTTGGAAGATTGGAAGCTGACGAATCTTGTCTTTGTCTTGTTTAGATACTATAGGCTTCCCATTGTTATCAACTGCAATAGGATTATTGTTTGCATCAACCCATTGCATTTTAGGACGCATTTGTCCACCACGAAGAAATTTAGGATTGAGATATAGGTTGATACGACCACCACGAGAGTTCACTCCCATGGTAGGAATCTGTTCTGTCATATAATAATTAAAACGCAGAAGGAATTCAGAAAAGAATGGGGCGTGTTTTACCCATCGTAGAGAAATATCCTCAACTTCAGGGGGAATTCTTACCTTTTCTACCTTCATTCTTTCATTGAAAACATCTACTTGTTTGTGAAGATATTCTTTTTGCTCTTCAGTAAGTTCAACTTTATTGGTATTGATTTCGTTAGACATATAATCTCCTGCAGCTATTATATCATAATATATGCTGCTCTAAAAAAAGTGTGGGGGCCAAAGGCCCCCACGAATGTAGGAGGATCACTTACTTTTTAGTAAGAGCTGCAACAATTTCCTTTGATTCGGCAATATACTTTTTAAGATAAGCATCAATAAAGTCATTTCCTTCTTTGGAACACTTACGGGTGAGAGTTTGCATGAAAGCAATGTAAATGTCCTTTTCAAGGCAGTCTGCACTATAGTCATGGATGTTTGCTAACCAAGAATCAAGAAGTTTTTCAGAAGAAGCAGCTGCTTCCTTCTTGGCATCTTCTTTGTTCTTGCCGTTATTGACTGCAAGCTTGAATGCTTTCTCAAATTCTCGATCTTTTGTTACTGTCCAGTTCTTGGCAACATAGTTAGAAAGTTCTTCATTGAGACCATAAACTTGATCTCGTTGCATAGACTTGATTCTCTTCTTGACAATCTTATACTTACTAAGAACATCGAGAGGTGTGACAATTGTCTTTTGTTCAAGCCAAGTAATGAACTGAGCAGCTGCTCCATTGATAATGGATGGGCCAATTAGTTCTGTTACGTCCTTAGTATCCATATTCTCGTTTTGTTTAAGAACATCAGAGAATTTCTTCCATGAACGAGGAGTAAGAATTACATCGTCTTTTTCATTGAGCTTTTTCTCAAGATAACCAGGTTTAGCCTGAATGAATCCAATCACATCAGGATGAACGCCAGCAGCTTCTGCCCAATCAAGCCAGCATTTGTCATTGACAGTTGTGGTAAAGTGAGCAAATCGGTTGTTAAGAGCTGAGTCCATCTCATTGACATCTGTCCCATCATCCTGTCCAAGGTTTCCTGCGGCTACGATGAACCAGTTATCAAGGAGTTTATGAAGACCAACGGCTCGGTCAAGAACAAGCTGGAAAGCAGCTTGCTGAACATCAAATCTTGCTCGGTTGAATTCATCAAGGAAGAGAATTCCACCATCTTTGAATTTTTTTCCTTTATTGATAGGATAGGTTTCTGGAATATTAAGATCAGCAAAAGCTCTGAAAGGAATAGTTTCTGGTGGAAGCCATCGAGATGAACCAAGAGTAAGATCTGGGGTTGGGATACCTCGAAGGTCAGCACTTTCAAGCTGAGAAAGACGAAGATCAATAAATCCAATATCCAGTTCTTCAGCAATCTGGTAGGTGGCTTCTGATTTACCAACACCAGGTGCTCCATGGATAAATGGAGTTACAGATTGAGTATATCCCTTTTTAAGAAGAAGGCGAAGTCTAATCTTTAGTTCAGCAATGTTCATCAATTACTCCTTTAAATGTCTTTGATGTAATTATATCTTGAAAATTCTATCTCTAAATAGGAATAAATCCAGAATGTGGTGTCCATTCCCAATTATGATATTCAAGTTTACTAATTGGACTTTCCCAGAAATTATCTTCTATTTTATCTGGATAAAACATTTTAATTGCTTTATATAAACCATTTGGCCCCTCACCACCATATCCGATAGAGAATCCAGATGCTCTATAGGCGTCATCACCATCAAACACGAAATATGTTTTACAATTGACAGCATTTTCTGCTTCAATAATAACTTTTACAAGTTTTCTTTTATTGTAAAATTCAAGAGTTTGTAGGCTTTTTTGAGTGACTCCATCATTGTCATAACCAATAATATTCATATTCACCTCTCAAGAATATATGCCTATTTTTCTAACAAAAATCTTGCTTTCATATTTATTGAGCAATTATTTCTTGATATGATGTGTTCCATTAAGGAATAAAAAAAAACATCATCTAAATGTGTTCTCATATAAGAAATTATTTCATCAGAAAAGTATACTATATTTGAAAAAACTGATAAAAATTCAAATGATACCGCAGATGGCATTGAACAAATAAATTTTACTGCAGGTTCAAATTTAGAATTGTCAGCACGAATAATAGAGATCAAAGCTCCTTTTCTCTCATTTAAAAAAGTATAAAAATCATTATTCATGCCACAAACAGATTGAAGAAAAAAATCAAAATCAATATATTTAGACATAGTTTTAGGAATTATTTCCCATGCTAAAAATACAAGACCAAGATCTAATTTCATGATATATTGTTCTATTAAGTCTTGAGTTATTTCTTGTTTAATAAGAGTTTCAGTATATATTGCTTTTGTTATATCTCTTGATTTAAGACCAACTTTTGAAATAACATCTATAATTATAGATTCTGGTAATTTTTGAAGACTGACAAGATCATATCTTATCTCTCTTATTTTCCATAATTCTAATAATAAATCATCTGACAGTTGATTTGTTTTAAAAAATCTTTTTAATCGAGATCTATTTCCACCACTACTAAACCATTTATAGTCTTTATTAAGTATTTTTTCTTTTATTAAGGCTTCATCTATAAGCATGATTCAATATATTTTTGAACATCATTTAACATATCTTTATCATTATTAAAAAATTTTTCAACAAATTCTTCTGCCATTTCTAAAACAGTATCGATTACAAGATCATTCTCTAATTCTTCATAATCATCATAATCAATATCATTTCTTGAATATCCATCAGCTAAAAATTCATGGGCCATTTCACTCCAATTAGAGCGAATGGCCCACTTGTCATAATCCTCTTTAGCCTCTTCTACCTTATCATATAAGATATTTGCTAATTCTTCAGGAATAATATCATTTTCCTCAAAAACTCTTTGCACATGTGATGAAAAAGAACCAGACGATAAAAGAATTTTAGCCTTCTCGTTATCTTCCATTCTATCTGCCTGAAAATAAATTGATAAAAGGGATGATTTTTGCCTCAGGAAGAACATCTTTCATGTTTTTAGCACCAGCTGGATTTAGAGTATGAAGAATAATTTCATCAAATTTTAGATCTTGAGAGGCAACCCATTTAGCAAATTGATAGCCTGTATTAGGTTCATTTGAGTCAACATAAACACGATCATCAAGATCATGATCAAGAAAAAGGACATCAAAAGGACCAAGCAGTTGAACTGCCTCTATGGCATCTTTAACATTATCAAAAAAATAAAGATCATGCTTAAAAAGATGCTTTTTGAAAAGCTTAATCCTCTCAGGAGAATCTTCAAGTATGAGAGCTTTCATACATCCCTCTCTTTACAGCCTTAAAGATATACCCTGCATCACTTAATACAAGGGTTTTGATAACAAGACTCTTTTTCCATGTTTCATCAACTTGTCTAAATCGTCTATTATATTGTACTGTAAATTGGTATCCACCTAAAGCCTTTAATTGCTTTACAGTGTAATGTTTTAAAAGATTACGATAAATCTTTAAGGCACGTGAAAATATAACCTTTATGTTATGATAACCTGGATTTGGATTATTTTTAAGAGTTGAAATGGCTTCTTCTACAGCCATCTGTGAAAGTGTTCTTGAATTTAAACGTTTACCTTGGAGAGCAGCTTTAGCCAAAAGAGCGTTTCTTAAACCAATATCCACGTTTTACTCCTTGAGGATTAGTTGGTATTAAATATGCTTATTATCCGCGTCCTTGTCCAGAATCTACAATATTTCCATCTGTATCAAAAGCATCAGCAAATGATTCTACATGGACATCACAATATATAAAGTTTCTTGGACGCATATTTCCGAGCCATGCTTTGCTGGTTATAATATATAAAATATTGCCCAAATTATTTCTATATAATGGTCCAAAAGCATTTGGCACCTCATCATAACCATCAGTAAAGAATAACAAGAATGGAACATTGGCATAATCAAAAGATTCTTTTAACATGTCTCCATATTTGAATTGTTTTGTCTTTAATTTTTTAATTTGTTCTTGGCGATCATTATCTTTTACATAAGTTGTTTCTATTTCATGTTCAATTTTATATAAATCTTTTTTCTTGTCAATTTCAAATAGTCCAGGTTTTGCTTCATCAAACACAAATTTATTAGATACCAAATTACCGCGTTTTTCTTCTTTCAAGAAGTGTTGATTTAAGAATTTATATACACAATTTACAGCATTACCGCCACCACCTCTAGGAGCTTTTGGTTTTTTATCGTTTTTCCATTCACGAATTGGAGTATAAACTCGTGTATCATATTCCAAAAGGAAAACTCTTCCTGGGATACCACCAGATCCTGCTGAATCTGATTTAAAGAAATCAGCTATTTCTTTAGCCCACCCATATACTAATTCAAATTCTTCATCACCCATTGATCCAGATGTATCTACACATAAAAATAAAATTGCAGATTGTTTATTTCTATCATCATCTTTTACTTCAACAGGTCTATTGATATCTGATTTACCGCCTTGTGATGCACCAGATAAAATAGAAAGTTGATATGTTTCATCATCCATCATTTTTTTAGAAATTTCTTCTTTAAAGGCAGCAAGCTCATGTTTAATTTTATCCATTGGAAGACGTCTTCTTACAATTTTCTTTACATCATCTCTAAACATATTACCTGCAGCACCTTGCCAATTATCTGGATTCTTTTTACCAGATCTTCTTACCATTTTATCATATATTTCACTTAATGCATCATCTAATTTTGAATTATCAGATTTATTAGCCATTATTGAGTGATCATCTATTGAATTGATATCGTCTTTTAATCTTTCACCAGTTCCTTTACCCCACTCACCTTTTTTATTTTTATCTTCACCTTCTTTACCACCACTTTCTTCACCAGTTTGATCTTCTTCTTTTGGATTACTTGCCTGTTGATCTTGTGATTTTTGGCCTTTTTTATTTTTATTAGATTGTTTGTCTTGGCTTTGTTGTCCCTGTTGACCTTGCTGACCTTCTTGTCCTTCTTGACCTTCTTGATCTTCTTGACCTTCTTGTCCAACAACTTCAATATTTGATGATCCACCTTCACCATCGCCTTGTTGTACATCTTTAGGGCTTTTCAATATAGTTATTTGTTCTGGTTTCCAATGAACATTTAAAAGACCAGCTTCATTGAGATTGATATATTCTACATTATCTAATTCTTCGGCTAATTTTTTCCAAATACTCATATTTCCACCTTATGCTATATCTATTGTGTTTTTAATAGTAAAATCATTTATTTCTGCTTTTTTGGCTAAAAATGATTTTTTACCTAAAACAATATCTTCTGCTTCTTGTTTTGTTAATGGCTCAATTTGTTTAACATTACCACCAACTGTTTTTACAACCCTTCCATATTGTCCATCTGGTCCACGAATAATATCACCTTTTTTAGGTTTTATAATTTCTGATTGTTGATTTCCACTCTGACCTTCTTGTCCTTGTTGACCTTCTTGACCTTCTTGTCCTTGTTGACCTTCTTGATCTTGATTTGGATCTCCATCTTGTTTAGCCTTATTTATAAGATATTTATAAAGATCAGCAGAATTACCAATTGGAAGATATTCTTTGGGATTAATTTTATCTCTTGGAATGCTCAATGTTTTTTCCATAACTTTGTCTATGCCATTCATCTGAGCACCTCTATACTCTTTACTCTCCTTCATTAATCCACCATCAACAAATTTTATAGGGATGCCTGCAAATTCACCATCACGATTAGCATCTTCATTAATATAAATATCTTCTACTATGTTATTTAAATTATGGTTAGATTTACCAAGATTAAAATTTCTATTACAATGTCCTCTTTTATAATGAGCAAGTTCATGATATAAAAGGAAAGCAAGTTGAGATATAGTTAGTTGACTATAAAAACCTTTACCAATATAAAATTGTAATCTTCCCTGATACATAGCAACGCCCATAGTTGGTTCAGGATGATCTTGGGTTGGTTCCATCCAATAATAATCAGTATAATTTTTTAATAATTCATATGTAACAGGTTCTGAAGCTCTTATATAAAGAAGAAAATTTGAAAACTTTTCAGGAAGTTGACTTATTCTTTGATCTTCATTTAAGAGCTCTCTTTTTAACTTATCTAAAAACACATTAACCTCTCATGTTTTCAAACAATGATTTTAATCCCTTTTCAAGAACTATGCTTTCTTTTTGCATATCATTCTCTCTTGGTTGTTCAATTTCCACTGGGACAAACCAATCTTGTTGAACAGCATGCCATATGCCTTTGAGATAATTTTCTATTTTATTTCCCTTTAAACCAGAAATAAATTCATTGAATTCATCAAGGAATCCAAGCTTCTTAATTTTTGATAATTGAACATTAACAAATTTCTTAATACCGTCTTTAAAGTTTTGAGTAAAATTACTTGATCCTCTTTCTTCTTGTAATGATTCACCAAATAAATCATCTACATCATCTTTACTACCAGCATCATCAAAATTAAAATCCTTAAGATCAATATCATCAAGCTTACTAAGAGCAGCTTTATATTGATCATCATCTGCAAGAACAGAAGCAAGTGTTCCCAAAAACTCCATTGTTTTTTCATCTTTTGTATCAGCAAGAGCTTGACCAATAGAAATTGCTAATCCAGCAATCTCATCACCAGAACACATAGCATCATCAGTGAATCTCCATATATTAGTTGCAAGATACCAATATTCATTTTTGAATCCTAATTTTTTAATATCTATTCCAGTAATTTTCTTTTTATAATTCTCAATTGAACCAATTTGAACTAATTTTCTTGGAATTTCATCAAGAATAATATCTTTGGCTGATCTTGCTACTTGTTCTAATTCTGCTAATTTATCTTCATCTTTATTATATTTTAAGGCAGTTTCAACATGTTTTAAGAGAACTTGTTCTGTGTCTCCTAAAACCATTTCTTTTTGTGTTTTACCATGAGCTGCTTCAATATCTGCAAGTATATTCTTGCCACCTTTCATTAATGATGCTTCAATGATCTTTAAATATCTTTGATGACCTTGATTCATCATTAAATAATATGCTTGTGGAGATGGAAGAGGTCTCTTTGTCCATTTTTTCTCTTCTGCATTATATATTGGAACTTCTTCTTTTTTATAATTTTTTTCATACCATTCTTTTGGTAGTGTTTTGGATGTTCCAACAGGAGTTACGAGATTATCATTTTCCCAGTCCTGAAGAGCAGCCATAGATACGTTTTTAGAAATACGATCAATAAGACGTGGGTTAATTTTAACAGGAGTTCCAGTTTGATATGATTCAAGAGAAGTTCTTTGATATTGACCTTCTTCCATACCATTACGAATAACATAGTTAAGCCATAATGCAGGTGGAATCATTTGCTTCCACTTCTTGGCCAACTCTGGAGTTAATTCAAAATTCTTATGTTTTACTTCCCATTCAGTTGAATCAGATGGATTGAAATCTGGTTCTTCTCCTTCTGAAGGAAGAGATGTCATACTACCCATAATGTGAGAAACAGAATCATTAATCTTGCCTTGAACTTTTACAATAAAACTGAAACGAGTAAGAATAGCACCAGTAATTTTGGATACTTCTTCACCATCTGAATCATCTGAACCACCTTTGCCACCAAGGTTTGATGTAGCTGAAACAATTGTTTTTAATGGAAGGAAGTAAATTGTTCCAATTGCTCCAGTTAGTAATAAGTTCATAACTGCAGACATTTTTTTATCTGTTCTTGAGAATTCATCTAATGCTAATAGCCATGGGTCTTTATTTCCTGGATCAGGTAATACACCCTTTACAGGAACAAGTTCGACAATTGTTTTTTCTGTACGAGATACTTTTTCTCCATCTGCTTCAACAATTATTTCTTTTTCTTGAACACCATTATACTCTTCATTCTTTGATCCTTCAAATCTATATCCCATAGATTGAAGTTTTTGTTTTACTGGAGAATATGATTTATCCCATACTCCAGTTAAAGATCTTTTAAGATATATTGCTTGTAATGTTGTAAGCGCTGCTTGCTCTGGTGAATCTTCAATTTCATCAGCTACACTTGCATCGCCTGTAAGTATTTTTTGAACATAATTATATTTTTTGTTGGCTTTTTCAAGATCTTCTTCTTTACCCTCGAATAGCATGTTTCCAATTTGTACAACTTTAGAATCATTGACAGATTTACCTCTTCCTGTTTCAGTATTATATACTGTTTGAGAAACAGGCATACCACCAAAGATTTCTGTATAAATAGAAGCTACTTCAATTGCTTTATATCTTGCGCCAATCATTTTTGCTACTTGAGTTCCGATTGCTGTTTTTGCTTCACCAGGAGAACCGAATACGAGAATTGAAGGGATGAATTGGGTTTGACGAGTTCTAAATTTTACTTGGAAAGCAAGGCGTCCAAACAATTGCTTCATTTGTTCGACTGTAATTGTGCCTTCTGGTTTGCCTTCATATGATTGCTTGTATTTTTTATCAATTTTTGTATCTTTTAATTGACCACCAAGACCAAACATATGTTTCATAGCACCAGATTTATCTGCTTTTACTTCTTCTTCTTCACCAGTATCAAAAGCATCTGGATTTATACCATCATCTGCTTCTGTTAATTTGGTTTTTAATTCATCAAATATAGATTCATTAGCAACACCTAATTTTGTTCCATTAGTAAAACCAAATCCATAAAATCTAAGCCCACCACTATTTTGTTCAGTAATGTGAAATCTTTCAACACCAGCAGAGTCAGTAATACCCATCTCACTATCACTTTTTTTGAATATACCAAATACTTTATTTCCAAGTTTTACAATTGATGTTTTAACTGCACCATAAACAGATTTAATTTTTTGGATAAGACCACCAGCTATCTCTTTTAACCCTTCATCGAGATTCTGCTGATCTTCCAAGTTTTCATTTAAAAACTTTCCAAGATCCATTTTTGTTTCTCCTGTATGAAAATTCCTCCCTCTTCAAGAGGGAGGAATTATTGTGAATTGTTTTATTTAAGGAAGGAAGCTGCTCCACCTTCTGCTTTTGGTGCAACAACTGCTACGCACTTTTCTAATAGATCGGCAAATTTAAGACCAGTAAGTTTTTTGCTAACTTTCCAGTTTGCGTCTTTGAGTAATTCAGTCCAACCTTCTACATTGCCTAATGCTTCTTCTTCAAGAACCTTACCACTAAGAATTTCTTCTGCAAGATTCATATATTTTTCAATTTCTCTTGCTTCACTTGTTTGTGCTTTTGGTTCTTCTTTTCCTGCTCTCTTTCTAAGAGCAGCAGCAGCTGCCTTATCTTCTGCTGAACCAAGTGATTGACCCTTTCCAAACTTCATGACATAGATGTCCCAAGAATCTGGGTTATTTTCTCTAATAACAAGAAGTGAGTTCTTGGCACTACCAAAACCACCCGCACCACTCTTTACATCAGCAGCACTTGAACCTTTTGGTTGTGGGATATATGCCCATTTTGCACCTTGTACGGCTTGAGCAAATGTTTCTCCACCACTTGAACCAGCATCTTCTGCTTCGTTGATAATCATATCAGCGTTCTCTTCAAGACCTTCTAAGAAATCTCTCATTTAATACCTCCTAAAGTATATATTTATATAAGATTATCTTGTGTAATTTCATAGAAATGTTTTAAACAATTTCTTTTTCTTCTAAATAAGCAATCTCTTCAGGTGTTAATTCATAATACAACTCTTCTAATTTAGCAAGAGCTTCATCTTGTAAATTAGGATCAAGACCATCTTCTTCACTAATTTCATAAAATTTGAGGTACAGTTTTAGATTGCGTGTTAGTTGCATAATATGTCTCCTATACCAATATCTTGTATAAAAAAGTTAAAAAAATAAAAAAAAGACGCTATTTAATAGCGTCTTATGGAGCTGCAGGCAATGACGCCTGGTCCAGAATATAAACACATAATATGCAAATAGTTTTTACAAGAACTTATTAATCTTGTGCAATTTATTGTTTTTCATGACAAATCAGCTAAAAGTCATTATCTATTTATTAAAGCTGCATTCAGGAAAATAGAAAACCTATAAATGCAGGTAAAGCAGCAATTAAGCTGCGAGTGCAAAATTGTCGTTTATTTAAACAAAACTTTTATTATGTGTTTTATCTACTCTGTCGAAATCTTTTCAGCCCCCTGTAATAATTTTTTTGCTTGATAATATAAAATAAAATCTTCTTTTTTCATTTTATACAACTTTACTAAATCAGTTAAATGTGATTTTTGTTTTATTTTATTTTTATTTTTCCATTTATTCATAACTTTCCCACTCAGAACAAAAATACTCAGAACATATAATTGGTCTATATTTATAAATAGTGCATCTAAATGTTTTTGGGTCAGTAAATATACAAAATCTTACTGGTCCAATCGTTTGAGTTCGCTGTGGATATTTTTCAGTCAACTCTTTTGAACTGATGTTCATATTGTTTGCTATTTCTATCCAATCATTATCATCTAATATATAAATAGCACAACATTTAGCAGCACATGTTGAACATTTCATAACATAGAACCTGTTGGCGAAAAATTAACAGGCAATGATTTACCTCCGGTATTAAATTTATTACAGCAATATATATGCCTTTTACATTTCTTATATTGTCCATTACAAAATTTTATATACCAAGGAGATTTTTCATCTTTAACATATTTTTGAACAAATAAACAATTATCAAACCTATCACAACTTGCTTGCATAAATATAGCCTTTTACAAAAGAAATTTCAAACCCATCAGGGTTATTAAAAACTGTGGTTATCATCTTATGATAAGCTTCATTTTGTATTTTTTTAGTATTTAACCATTTATAACCTATTTCTATTTTTGAACGACTTATTCTTGTTGTATATATTTTATTAACCTCAGGATCATAAAAGATTAATTCAGTACCATATCGACTATCTGGCATTACTTCTCTTATTGAAAGACAAAAAAGTAATTTTCCTTTCATGGTTAAAAAATCTTGATTGATATATTTTTTATAATCCATTAAATAATGCCTCAATTATTTTGTGTAAATGTATTTTACCCAATATTTCAGATAAATCATCTAAAATAGAAAAATTTTTATTATAATTTCTGCCATCTGTTCTACTATTAAATCTAATATACATTTTATTATTATAAAACATAATTTCCATTTTATATTCTATATCATATGATATAACTTCAGGTGTTAATTGTTGTGTTTTTATCTTATTACACAATATAAGATGATAATTATCACCTTTATAGTCTTTATAAGGTGATTTTTGTAAAACCCATTTGTTCATGATATATTATCTTTGTTATGATAATCACTTATGATTAAACCTTGGTTCCATTTTTCTTTATTTTCTAATAAATAAATTTTGGCATATAATGGATAATCTTCTTCTTTTATTTCAGAAATCAAGTTATTTATTTTCTTGACATTTTCTATACTGAAATATAAGATATTAGCAATTTTTCCAATTGGACTTAATTGCTCCACTCCATCTACAGTTTTTTTATCATAATAATAACACTTTGATACTAAGCCATTCCATCTTGCTCTTTGAATACTTTTTTGAGCTTGATTCGGCGTTATATTTGGCTCATGTTTTTTTAATATTTCATAAGCAGTGTCTGTTTGAAAATAATGATTTTGTACAACATCTAAAATGTTTTTTATTCTAATAACATAAAGAAAATTTTTCATATATCAAAATATGCAAAAAAAGAGGCCGTAAGGCCTCTTTTATTATTCAACTAATTCAGTGTTCCAGTATGCATCTGAAATAAAATGAGTCCAGCTTCGATACTTAGCATTGCCAATATGCACAGTAATGTGAGGACTTTGCTTTGGCTTTTGAGGTTGACGAATCAACTTCATATGTGCTTCGTTTGGGTCTCTGTCCCTCTTCTTTTGATTGCACTTGATACAAGAACAAACAAGATTCTCCCAGCTATTCTCTCCACCCTTGGAGCGTGGAATAACGTGGTCAATGTTAAGCTGTTCAGTTGAATATGCTTTGCCACAATATTGACAGGTGTTATTATCTCGTGTGTAGATATTTTTTCTTGTCAATTTGATAGCATATCTTGGAACATCTTGGAATCCAAGTATACGAATGACTCTTGGAATTTGAAGAGTTAATGAAGGCGTGTGAATCCATTCATCATACTCAGCCCAATCTCCCATCTCCTCTTTTAATTCAGATATTTCTGCCCAAGAGGAGAATGTGTAGTTGGCATAAGAGCCATTTTCGACTGTAACGACTTCTGCGCAATTCTTCCAAAGAAGAATAAAAGCTTCCTTGGCTGTTACGATTTCAATAGGTTGATAGTTTCGGTTAAGCTTTAAAACTCTGTTCTGAAGAATTGCTTCCATGAATAACCTCCTTTTTTCATGGCTAAGTAAGATTATAATATATAATTATTTACTCTAAATTAGAATAATGATTCATACAAGTAGGACACACACCATCTGATATTTGAATATTGTGAATTGTTAGATATTCTCTTAAATCATGCCATGCTCCATTTTCATCTCTCATTTTTTTACAATTTGAACATACAGATATAATTGCAGGCAACTCCTTTTTGTCTTTTTTGGTCCTTATATAAAAAGCCCAAGCAAGATTTGCCAAATTATCTACAATAGTTAAATCATCTTCATCATATTCAATATCTTTATTTCCTACTCCCATCACAGCAACTACTGAACCAAGATGTTTAATTGGGACAACTAACTCTCTCAATAAAGCAACATGCCCACCAGGTAAACCTTTTTTTAATTCAGGTGGCATTTGTAAATAGTTATTATGAATAACAGGTTTACCATCTCTTACTGGGTCTGCCCATATACCTGCAGCTGCTACTGGATAATGTGATGCTTCAACTGCATGACATTCTTGTGCAGTAGAGTTAGTCCATGTAAATAAAGATATTGTTTCTTTATCTGGATTTACAAAATGGAAAAAACCAATTTTAGATAAGGTGATTTTTTGACATTCCTCGAGACAAAATTTAAAAATATCGATTGGGTGTTTATCATCCGAGTAATCGAGGAATGTATGAATTGTTTGACAAGCCTGATAGTATAAATCCCTTATCATAATATTATCTTTTCTTATTAAGAATGATTATTAACTTTTTTTCTCCGTTTATCAGTTGCTTTTTTATGTTTGTGTCTTCTATCTATTTCATCATCCATGCTTAATTTTTTTGTTTTTACTTTGCTGACACTAATAACTGTTTTTTGTTCATTTTCATAAATTCGTCTTCCACATTTTGGACAAAGTGGTTTGTTTTTTGTTATATATTCTTTAACATCTGTTTCAATAATATATTCTATTTCACATCCTTTTTTACATTCTAAATAATATTTGTAAATCAATTATGTACTCCTCTGGTTATAATTATGCTTAAATAGTTAAATCTTTTAAATAAGCGCCAGAGGGATTATATAAATGGTCTTTTATTGATAAACCTAATTTCCTTTCAGGACCTATATGTATTTCTTTATTTACATGTTTATGTCCAAATATTCCAGGTGGTAATCCAGGTACAACATCATTACCATAAACATATCTAAATGTTTGTGGAACACGTTTATTATATGATTCTACAAAATATTTATTTCCAACTTTTGGAGACCCAGTAGTAAGACATTCTAATTCTTTATTAAAATTATATTGTATATCCAATGCAGCAAATGTAGCAATTGCCCCACCTAAAGATTGACCCATACAAATTACTTTTGGTGCATTTTGTGCTCTCAAATGAACTGCTTGTCTTAGCAATAAATAGGATTTATAAAATCCTACATGGGCCTTTATTTTTTTATTTGTCCCGGTTTCACTATATGGTGTTTTAGAGAATCTAAACCAAAAGTTGTATAACCAATCTATAAATTGATTTGAACCTAAAAACATAAATATTCTCCACCCATCTTTTTCTAAAATAGCGAGTTGCATATGTTTAAATTGAACAAAATCAATAACATCTTGTATTATAACCTTTGGTTGTTCATAATTATCGAAAAAGAGTTTTCTATCTTGTTTTCTTATTTCATGATATTTATTTACAAGATAACTTGTCATCTCTGGTGTCATAATCCCCTCCTAATTACTTCTTTCTTTATTGCTTGCTTGGCTTCAATTAATGGATAAAAACAATCTTCTAAAAAATGTATGTGAACGTCTTTACCCAAAATATTTTCTTCAATAGTAAAATTAATTTTAAATTCTTGTTTAGGAGTAATAATAAGGGCATCATATTCTCTTATGTAATGAACATGTCTTTTATTATCTGTTAATAGTTTTATTTCTGATATTTCCATATTGCCTTAATAATAGTTCTTTGATGTTTATTTTTACTTCCATCATATATGAAAGTAAATGGTGAATCCAAAGTAATTCTTACATCAGAATATGATGGGAATAAAAGTCCTGGAGAAAGTTCTGCTTTTATTTTTGGCTCTGGTCCAAGAATAAATCTTTTATTTGTTTTAACAATTTCAAACATATGCGCGTCTGACCAATCTTTTTTATTAGATATTTTTACTTCTAAAAAAGCAACATCAAGATATAATTTAGGACCTAATAGTTGACGAATATAAATTATTTCCATACTTTATCTTGTATATTTTAATGCTTTATGTAATAATAAATCATGGTCATATTTATCTTTTATATAAACATGACCATTTTTATATGAGAGAGTATAAAGTTTTTTAAAATATTTGGAAGTAATACGAAGAATTATTGTTTCAAGTTTTATTTTTTCAATATTACAAAGTTTCTGTATTTTAACCTTTGTTTTTAACTTATATTTAAAACTTGATTGAATTTCTTTTTTACTTAATAATATAACACTGCCATCTAAAGTAAAAACATTTCCATTATGGGTATATAATCTATTATTAGCATCTCTTGCAACAATTGCATAAACATACCCATTACAAATTGACCTAATCTACTTCATACTACTCTCCTTTAATTACTGTTAATGATTTATATCCGTCAGTTATAATATAATGATTCACTTGAGCCCATTCTTTTAATAGCCACCCACTTATATCATCAAAAGTTCCCCATACATTACCTGTTCTATCTAATTCATTTTTAAATCTATTAAAGTATTCTTGTTTCACTATATTGTCTATTTTTTGATAATCTTCAAAAACATAAAAATCATCATAGTGTCCCACAATTATACCTCCATAATGTTGGTCTAACTCTATTATACCAAGAACTATCTTCTCTTTCATCATTATCAACATAGGATAAAGCTTGTTTATATCCCCAAGAAATAGATTGGTCAGAAAATATAATACCATCTTTTTTAGCTAGATTAATTCCTATATGCCAACATTCTAATTCAATTATTAATGTATTATAATTCCATTCTTTAATAAATTCTTGAGTTATACGACAATGACCTAATTCATGAAAAAATGAAATTAACATTTTTTCTTCATCATCATAATCTCCAAGCCAAATTTCATCATTACCTATAACCCAAGAATGATTTTTTTTGTCCCAATCATCATGATTTTTATCAATAAAAGTGATAATAATATTATATTTTTCTGCTAATTCTAAAATCTTTTCTTTTGCCCTATTCATAATCTTCAGGGTTAAAAACTGTAGAAACTTCAACGTTTGGCAATTCGCCTGATTCTGTTTTCTTTATTAAATCATCAATTATTTTAAGTGTTCTTTTTGTTTGATATAATTCGCTTATTGGACGTTTAATATCAACCAACTCCATAGCAATAATATCCCCTAAAATACCAAGCCAAATTTCTTTTGTAAATGGTCCATCAAGACAATCGTTTCCTCGATGCCAATCTTCTCCAGCTCGTGGTTTTCTACTTGTCATTGTGCACCCTAAATAACCTTCATAACCATCGTGAGGTGGTTTAGCAGTAATTGAATAATGATTTATGTCTGTAAATAATGACATTTTAACACAATCATCATCAACATAAATACAATCATTAAATTCGTATTTATGTCTCCTCACTGTCTCTAAAAACCATTGATATAATTTGTCCGCGCATTCTTGTAGGTTCATAACAAACCCTCCTTGAGGATAAAATAACAAGCCATAACAACTTGTTTTAATAATCGGGAGGCGAGGATTTGAACCTCGCTCTTTCTACATTCACACTTTAATCATGATTTACTGCAGTAATCATGCTGTCTGAAACTTGCTGTCCACCTCCGCGTTGGCTTTCAGTATTGTCAGACTCGAAATGTAGTTGTGCTATTCAGCTCTAAGGCTGGCCTTTTTCCCTACACTACCCCCGTAGTGTGCCCCATTTGGGAATCGAACCCAAGTAAATAGTTTTAGAGACTACCGCTTTACCATTAAGCAAATGGAGCAAGTTTGCCAGTTAAACTGGCAAAACTATATATGCTTTAGACCTTGAAAGTTTGCCTCATTTCATAATTATCCCAACGTTTACCAGCATAATGTTTAATATCTGTCATACTATGTGGAAGAAAACCAGATTCTGAATTATTTTCTTCAAATTGATATTCAGACATTAATGGAATTAAAATCCTACCATTATATAATGACATCCATGCAACGCAATCGTCTAAAAGTTCATTGCTTCCTAATTCACAATATCCAAATAAGTCTTGGACTTCCAATTTTCCCTCAGATATTTTAGATAAATCAATTGCTTCTAATTTCCATCCTCCACTATCATCTCCCCAAACACATCCAGCAACAATAGCCAAGTTTGCTATTTTAGAATTTGGGTCTAATTTAGACTCATCCCAATAATCATAATCATTAGGAACACTAAAATCTACTGGACAGAAACCAGAGTTATGTTCAGCTATTAACTGACAATCTGGCAAAGACATTAAACTCACTGTTTCATAATCATGAGAATATAAAGCATATTCTTTCTCTTTCCATTTAAATGGATAAAATGTATTATACATTGAATGATAATTTCTTGTATATTCGCCTATTTTAATTCCATCTTTTAGTATTTCAACTAATAAAGAATTACAATATCCATGACCATTACTTATATCTGATGTTTTGGTTGTATAGTTTTTTAGTCTTTTCATTCTAGCCACTCCTTTCCATTCTCTTTTAACATGTATTTTACTGAAATATACGCATGTTTTCTTTCTTCAGTTTTTACTTCATCATCGCTGACTTTTGGTTCAATTTGAGAAATTGTTTTGCCTCTTAGCATTGAATTATAAATATGCTGAATTCTGAAAGAAGATTTCAAGGATTGGATTGTATTTCTAGTAGAATTGATTCTTTGTAAGATGGGGGAAATTGTAAAATGATATTTTTCTGGTTGTGCATAACACGTATTTCGTGTATATACTTCATCTAAAACTAATTTGGATAATTCTCTTTGTGCTTCTTTATGTTGTTGTTTTGTAGATTTGATAAGATTTGCAATTTCATTATTTTCCATAATTTATCTCCTATAAGTTTAATAATAAGGTGGGAATTAAACTTTAAGAGTTATGGTGGTTTTAAAATCTATGACATACTCTCTCCTTTTATATATAAATATGCTTTTAATTTTGAAAAATTTACTTTAAAGGAAAATATTGTTCACATTGAAAAGAACCTTTTACTTTTTTATGGTATATTAAACAAATTGCTTCACTATTAGCATCTGTTTTTATACCATTTTTATCAACAGTTCTTTCACCAGTCCACTGTATACAGGTACAACATCTTTTTTTACCAATTGCATGATACTCTTTAGACATAATTTCTCCTTATAATATATTTTCAACCATCTCATCTATTTCAGCAATAGCCAATGAGATTTTTGTAATTGCTCTAATCATTTCATCAGCATCTTCACATTCAATAATTGATTTAGACATATGTTCTTTTGTTTCAATTAAATCATGTTTTATCATCTTTAATTTTTTCCTTCTTTCTTCCATACGATTAATAATTTCATAAAGACCCATTTTCACTCCATGTTGTAAATATCCATTGTATTGTATTTTGGCAAATAAATTCTTTTAGTTGTTGGTTTTTTATATTATTTAATTTTCTTAATGTATTCAGAGAAACACCACTAGGCCAAGAATGTGTATAAAACATGGCTCGATATGTTATATTATTATATTTTTCAAGCATTTTCATATTAACAATATACTGACTATGGAAAGCTCGAACATCAAACATTTTTATCAGTTTATCTTTTACAAAATAACATTCAATGTTTCTTGTCTGGGTATTAATTCCGATATACATAATAGTTATCTTACATAAAAAAAGGAAGCTTGCGCTTCCTTTATATTTTTTTTATATACCCATATAAAAATTCTGTTTTACCAAATTCTGCATTTATATGGAAATGTCCACAATACCATTTTTTATAATTTACACTATTCTCAATTATGTCAAAATAATCTCTAAGAGGTTGTTCTTCATCTGCCTCTTTATGAATCATATCAAATTCTTGACTCATCTCTTTGAATTTATTGTATGAGCAAGAGTGAGTAATAATGTAATCAACAGTATTGTTATGCTGAGCAAGATTTTTCATGCCAAGAGCATATTCAGCATAATTTGGCATTTCTTGTGGCCACCAGTGAATTTGTGGAGTGCGCCTTGCTTTATCTATTGAATAGCCACCACCAAATGTAAAAAATTTCACTCCATCAATAATATATACTCTTCCTCTTTTAAGATGGAAAATAGAATCTCTTACTATACCTACTTCATCACCAAACATTGATTTAGTAGGGAGAACTTCAAGACGATTAAAATTCTCATGATTTCCATCTACGAAAAGAGTAGTCCATGGTTTTGAGTTGAGCCAATCAAGCTTATATTTTTCAGGTGCTTTGGATTCATTTACATCCCACACACCACCAAAATCACCAGCAATAATAATATAATCTTGTTTGGTTAATTCTTTACCATCAGAGAAATGTTTAGAGGAAAATCTTTGAAAATCTCCATGTGTATCACCAGTTAAAAAAACCACTAACACCACCTCTATAGTCTACTGTCATTCCAGGCCCATATAAAACATTGAGTTTTTCCAAGGCTATTTTTTCTGCCTCTTGTCGATTATTAACACCATTAAACAATAAATCATATAGTGCTTCAGTAGAAGCAAGTCTTACTACTTCTTCGTTGTGAGAACCACGGACAAGTATAGTCATTGCTCCTCCTGATTTATAGTATCATAAAATTAAGATATCTAAACTGATAAATATTGCTTAACCAAAAGCATTAAAACATTTTGGTCAAACGGTTTACTTAACCAACCATCTATTTTGTTCTTGCTTGATAAATTTTGTAATTCTAATATATTATAATTTCCAGTTATAACTAATACTGGGAGATTTTTAAATTTTTCATTTTGTTTAATAGTTTCAATTAATTGAAAACCATCCATTTTAGGAAGTGTAATATCAGAAATTAAAAGATTACAATCTAACTTGCTTAAAAAATCCAAGGCCTCTTCAGCAGTTGCGTAATCATATACTTCATAACCACCATGAAGAGTTAAAATCATTTTTGTTGTTTTTCTAATTGAGTCAGAATCTTCAATTAAAAGTATTTTTTTTCTTCATAAGATTATCTTATGTTTTTTCAAAGATATGACGCATAAGACTATAAAAAACTAATTTAGAATCTCGACTATATGCAGCTTCTTTAGGAATATATGCTAATGGCTTTACACTGTCTATCAGCTCTTGTGCTTCACCTGGTTCTGCAAAAGAATGATAAATTATAGGGATAGAATAATTTTCTTTTATGAACTTTCCAATCTCTTCACCATCTATGGGGAGATTAAATCTATAATCTAAAATCACGACATCTGGCTTAAACTCTTCAATTGCTTCTCGTGTTTTATATGGATCAAAAATTTGCATATACTTAGCTTTTATTTCAGGAATAACATGCTTCTCCAAGTTCATTGAAACAAGAGGTGAGTCGTCAATAACTAGTATTTTTTTCATATATTATCTTATATATATTACTTAATTAGTTATTAATTTTACTTACAATAGTTGTCTCAATTGCTTGCTTATTCATGTATGTCATAATTTGTTTTAGGTCATCTTCATATCCTTTAAAAACAAGCACCTTGCCATCAAATTCAAAATGATTTGTAATTTTTGCTCTTACAAAATTATAAAATTGATTTTTAAATTGATTTGTAAAATTCTTGCCCTTAAAAGAAAGTGTGTAAACCATTGTATCCTCCTAAAAGAAATATGCATAAAAAAAAGGAAGCATTGCGTTTATAGCGATGCTTCCTCTATTTTATTAAACAATATATTACCATATTATATCTTGCTGTCTTTTTTCATTTTTGTTTCATCTAATAATAAAATTTTTGCTTCTATTGCTAATAAACCATATTGTTCAATTTCTTTTTGAGAGCATGGCATACTAGAATTTAAACTTAATCCACCCCAATAGGTTTTAATAGGTATCATATAGTCATTTTCAAAATTAAAAATACTATAATAGGATTTAGGATTAATATCATAAACATAAAAATTTATATTAAAATCATCAATTGGAATAATATATAAAAATTCTTTTCTTCTTCTCTTTATCCACTTGTTTGAAAAATAATTTTGTAAACGTTTATTATCTGCAATTTTATGTGTTATATCAAAATTAGAAAACAAAACTACTGTAATCATACAAATAGAACCGAACATATAAGACAAAACCACTATAAATGCCAAAGGTGTTTTAATTGCAAGAGACATTAATATTGAACTTAGAATAAATGGAATTACTGAAATACAAATAACAAGTATTTTGTGCCCTTCTATAAAGTTTGATATTGATAGTTTTGCTGTTAGTCTTTTTTCAAATTTAGTCAAAATAAAATGTCCATATTAACCAACATATGCCAAGATGATTTTCATTTTCTGACCCATAATGAAAATGCCATGGGATAATCCACTCATACCACTTCTGGCCTTCTAATTCTACTCGCATTTGTTTCTCCTTTTTTTGCCTGCAGCTAATCTATATTTTTCTTGGCGAATTTCTTTTTTAGATTGATGTTTATTTTCTATATTACGTCGTCTGAACTCTGATGCAATTCTATTATATACTATTTGAGCTGTTTCTATGTTATATTCTAGGTCATATTTTTGAAATGCTGAAATCATTATTTTACTCAAAGCACGTTCAGATAATCTAAAAATTAATAATAATTCTTTTTTAGGAGTTGAAGAAAAGTCGTGTGAGCGATATTTTTTTAATTGTCTTGATAGAGAAATAAGTGAGAGATACTCATTATAGATAAATTCAAATCTTTTATCTAACATTAAAGCTTTTGCTATTTCCCACTCTTGCATAATTACCTCTTTAAAAAAAATCCTCTCCTGAGGAGAGGATTTAAAAACAAAGGGCTGAGACTATACCCTTCTCGCTATCACTTTCAAGCCCGTACCTTTGAGGTGCTACCCTCTCCGTTAAGCTCTTATCCACATCCTCATGGATGTCTGATAGCATGGCTGCCTTTTTTAGAGAGTGGCTTTTCTCTCGTCACAACAAGTTAATCAACCTTCCGGTTACCGTCTACCTTGCGAGCAGTAAAGGACCGCTAAGTCCACCGTGCACCTTCCCATCAAACCCTTCCGCCTTGCGAGCTTCCAGGCTCCAGATTCTCTTTCGAGTCTGGACTTAAGCCATTTTCGCTTGTTGTCGGTCAAGACTTTTGCGTTTTCAATTGTTGGACTCGAACCAACGACCGATTGTATTACAAGACAATTGCTCTACCATTGAGCAAAACTGAACGGGTTTCCCCTTGACCACGAGGTGCTTGACCAGTTGCTCCATATCCTTTTGAGATACGGAATACAACACCTCGCATACATTTTACCTGCCGGCTACTTTGTGGTTTTTCAAGACCAGGTATTCCCCTGAATCTATCAAACTGCTATTAAGCACTTGTCTGCAAAGACTCGCACCTAATAACTACTGTTCTCTCTCATAGATAATCAGTTTTGCATGAAGATAATCCCTTGCGAGGAAAAGTTACTCTCACCCGGTTGGCCCTGAATAACTCTGTCTCTTCCTGATGTCTCTACAAATTCCGCTGGTAGCGAAATCATAGGAGAGTCAGCTTGCTTACATGAACTGTATTACTACAGCGGGAGGCGTCACCCTTTACCCCTTTATGATTATTGCTAATCACTATTCTTCGCCTTTCGGCAGGACCATAAGCAGCCCTTAATTAAATTTTCAAAGATCTATTAGCTTTCGCTCTTTTTTATTATACTATTATATATGCTTACTCTAAACATATTTTTTGTAATTCTTCAAAATATTTTCCTTGGGGATGTAATTTTTGATCAAATAAAGGAAAAATTTTATTTGAACCAAAAACTATATCTTTCCCATGATGAACAAAGCCCATCCAAACAGTTGGCAATTTTGGAACAAGATCTTTTTTATTTACATATCTAATGGTTTTAATGGTTGAAAAACAACGCGATACAAACCATTCAAATCTAGGAGAACCGAATGCAATACTTTCTATATCAGAAAAATATTTTCCATATATTAAATGAAAAAGTTGTGCCCTTCCACCGCCCAAAGAATGTCCTATTACATAAGTTTTTTTATTAAAATCAATTTTTTTACTAATATAATTTTTCCATGCTTTTCTCATTCCTAATTGAATACCAAGATGAATGAATTTAAAATGATATGGCCATGGTATAAAAGTTAAACTTAAAATATAATCTAATGGTGTGCTAGATCCATGAAAAGTAATAACTTGATAAGAATCATATTGTTTGACATTACATTCAAAACTTAATTTTTTATTTTCATATTCCCATACAGGATGTAGGATGTTTTGTTCAAATAAATCAAGAATAGTTTTATTCATCTTTCTCCTTTAAATACTTTTTTACACATTTTAAAGCATTTTCTGTAGCACATCTTGCGGCAAGACTGTTTGGTGAATGAACATATTGCTCAACTAAGCCAGTAAAAGAATTTAAGATAATAAATTCTACAGGCTTATTTTCTTCTTGAGCTGTTGCCTTTGTTCTTTCAAGCCAATCTTCATAATTTCTTATCATGGTGTATCCTTATGTATCATCTGGCGTAAATATTTCTATTTTAAAGGCACTTGGTGGAATAGAAATTCCTAATTTATCTGCTTGATCTAAAAAACAATCAACACATAAAGACCCACCACCATTATCATTTCGTTGCATTACACTATACCAATATTTATCTTCAATAAGCCAACATATTCTAAATGATTTGCCACAATTTTCACATGATTCATATGGCCATTTATTAAGAGATAATGAGTTCCATTGTTTGATAAATAACCACTTAATACGTCGTAATAATCTAAGAAATAACATTTTTACCTCTTAAATAGCTGGGGCCGGATTCGAACCGACAATCTCAACCTTATGAGGGTTGCAAGATACCATTTCTCTACCCAGCGTCGTATGCGTATTGAATTTACTAGACCCACACCGAATTGAACGGTGATCTAAACTTTATCAGAGTTTCATACTTACCTTTATACTATGGGTCTATGTTCTTCATAAAGAGAAATAAAATCACTACCATATTTCTCTATTACATAATCTAAATATATTTTCATATCATCTTTCTCTAAAACCTTAAGTCTTTGTTTAAATTGACTTATTTTTGTTATACATTTTTTGTCTTTATATCCTTTTATTTCAAAATATTCTCCATCAATAATAAAATCTGGATAATATTTATATTCTTTTCCTTCATATATATAAGTAAATCCAGTAAAATTTCTATTAAATAAAATTCCATGCTCTATATTATAAATAACAAATGCTAATTCCCAACTACTTTGACAATAATATCCTTTATACCATCCTCTATGTCCTTTTCCAGACATTTTTCTTAAACCACCACCCCTTGAACAATTTTTAAGCCATTCTTCTTTATGGTTTTTTTGATATATTGCAAAACCTCCTCTTATTTCTTTGGGTAATTTTTGTAAACGTTTACTTACTTTTTCAGCACTTTTTCTAACTGACTCTGAAGTTTCTTTAGTTAAACTTTTATTCCACGAAGGTTTGCCAATTTGAAGTTTATGTCTTTTTTCTAAAGATTTAAAATGTCTTTTTCTCCCCTCTTCAGTATGATTAATAATAATGTGAGAACATATTCCTTTTTTACATACTAATTTCTGACATTCTGGACATTTATATAATCCTGAAATTTCGTCGTACCATTCTTCATCAATTTTTAGTTGATGTTTTTTTTCTTTGAAATGAGATTGAAAATGTCGCTCATAAACAGATAAACTAACCAATCTATTACATACTTCACAATTTTTATATTTCATACAATTATCTTATATGGTTAGAGCAATTATGTATGAAATATATAAAAAAATTTACGAATTCCAAAAGGCTGTGAGCTAATCCCGCATGTTTTCTAAATATCCTTTGCATCCAAGATCAGTGATCTCTATTTCTAAATACCACCCATGATCCTCTTTTTCAAACTGAATACCACCTTCAAACGGAACAATTGCAAAATTCAAATTTTCTAAATATGTAGCCAAGTGTTTTGCCATATTATATACATAATCTGATATTACAAAATCTTTAGTCTCTTTAAAAAAATCTATTCTTTCTTGCAAGTTCATTCTATTTTTTTCTTTATATAAACTGTTTTCGCTAATTTTTGTATTTCTTTTAAATCAACTTCATTTTTGGCTTCAAGTAATAAAGCAACAATCATAGCATCAACATCTTTTTTAAGAATGATTTTTTTTGATTGTTCTGTCTGTTCTACTATTTCACCTTTTTCAAAATCATAAATCATACTCATTCCTCTAAGCGCCGAGAGGGAGTCGAACCCTCGTCTCCAGCTTGGAAGGCTGGGGTAATAGCCGTTATACGACCGGCGCAAATTAAGGGGATTTTTTTAACTACGGTTCCCCTCAAAACCACGTTTAAGATTTGGGCGCATAATGCGCGGCTCACCTTATCAGACACAACGGTCTGATTTGTCGGCGATGGGATTTGAACCCATAGGTCTTGGACTCTGAAACCAAGAAGTCTGCCAATTCCTTCACGCCGACTAGTTCCCAACCTGCTAAACCGTAGGAAATGGTTGGTGTTGGTATGTCATAAACATATTATATCTTGTTTATTTCTCTTCTAAATTATTCGTAGATGAAAAGATTTTTTGTTCTAAGGTTCCATTTGTTTCCATCTTTGAACATTACATTTCTATACCCAGGAAGATCTTCATTTCTACTCTCTGCAAAAGCACGAACAAGAGTAGTAGACTTGTTTTCATCTTTGACTCGTAGAATATCATTTGTTTTATCATAACAAATCTTACCAATATTCTGCTTGATAAACGCCCGGCTATCATTATCAACAAGCACTTCAAAATTCCTACCCCACCCCCTGCCAACATGTTCAAGAACCATCTTTCCACCAGCCATAGACTTAATCTTCATATTCACTCCTTGATATATATTAGAACTTCTATGAAGTTCGTTTTACGCCTACCAGGAATCGAACCTGGATAATCTGCTTAGAAGGCAGAGACTTTGTCCATTAAGTTATAGGCGCTCGTTTATTAACGTTTTTAAATATGCTCATGGATAATGATTTTCATATAGATCAGGATGTTTATTTCTAAATTTTAGATTTTCTTCAGATACATCAAGACAAAAAATTTTTATATGGCTTTTAAAACAAGCGCCAAAATGATAAGCACTAACTTTATGAAAATTCATATCATATGGTGGAACTATTTGAGTATAAAAAGAATCATTTTCATATTTACAAAAACTTGAAGATAAGTCAAATACTCTTGAATTATCAATAACATCAAAATTAAAATCAAACAAATAATTAAATAAAAATTGATCTACTCCCCATACAATAGGTGCTAACCCTACTTGTATACATTCCTGATATTGATTTATTTTTTTAATAAAATTATCTCTATTCGCACCAAAATAACAACCCATTATTCCTTTTGTATATATTTTTTTAAACATTAAATTTACTTTATTATAAAAGGATTCAATTTCATTTTCATCAATAGGGTGTCCTAACCACATGGGTGGATTTAACGTTCCACTAAAAATACAACCATTATCTGGAGTTTTATGATTAAATAAATCATCAAACCATACGTCTAAATCATATGCAAATATATTATCATATTTTATATTAGATTGAATATAATTTAATGCATCAACATGTCTCCAATACATTAACTCTTTATAATCTTGAAAAGCAAAAGTTCTTTCAATATATTTTATTTGTATATCTAATTTTTTTGCTAAATTTCTAATTTTTGAAGGGATAGGTCCACCATAAAAAAATATAATTACATCATCATTATATTTTGCAACATGTCTTAAAGAAATCATAAAATCAATCATATGTCCGAGTGAATGATCCATAACATCATATCTAAATATAGATTCATTGCTTTGATTTAAAAGTTTAGAATCCAAATATGTTGTTGGTTTTCCATGATTAGATGTTGTGAGTAAAAGACTAGCATAAACTAAATTCATTTTGGAAATGTCAATTCCAAGCATCCATCTTCTAATTCTTTAATCAAGACATCATCTCCAGGATGGATATCAAATGTCTTAATTATTTCTTCTGGAAGAGGAAGCACATATTCGCCTGTTTTTGGATCTATTTCAAGTTTTACTATCATGTATATAACTATGCTGAAAAAATAGTTAAAATACTCTCTCCATACTTATTTAAAAAAGAACGCAATATAATTTTAATAGATGAAATATCAAACCCATTTTTCCAATATTTTGGATTAGAAGATATTTTTTTTCTCCACAATAAAAATGCTGATTTAATTTCTTCATCTGAAAATTTGGACATATCTAAAATTAGCTTGTGTTTTGCTTCATATATGTTTGGAGTGTCAAATGCAACTAAAACTGGACCTACTACATTCAATTTATCTATTGCTATAATGATGGGGAATGCAAAGCCATAATCATAATATTCAACAAGAGAAAAAGCATCATAATTTAATAATCTTTGATTTAAAGGCCAATTTGTAACCATTAATAATGCAGGATCAGTTTTTGAGTAAGATGATATATTTGGCAAAGTATCTAAAAATGCTTGAGCTGCTATTTCTCCTCTTTTATGACTATGTAAAGTAAAAAGAACATAACCATAACATCCATAGCCTGGTTCTTGTTGGCCTCTAATAATATAACTACCTACTGGTATTCTATATTCTGGGCTTTGGACTGTAAATTCTGAATTTAAAACACAAGATGCTAATAATAAATAAATAAGACTAATCAATATTCTCATTTTTTCTTCCTGCACAAAATAGATGATATAATTGTAATTATACTAACATAAAAAAGAGCTATAAGACCAATAGCTCCTGCATTTAGAGGATTAAGAGAATCGCTTAATAAAAACACTGTAATTGAAGTTAAAATAAGAGATAAGAATATATTAAAAGGAAGTGATTTCATAAGATTATCTTATGAAAAAAGAATAAATTATGATTTTTTTCTTTCGTACCCTAATTCTGTTATAGCATTACGATATTTATTTAATCTATTTTCCATAGCTATACCACGTTCTTTCATATCATCTAAAAGAGAAAATGCTCGATCTGTTATTTCTATTAATTGTTCTTGTAGTTTTGGTATTTCACTAATAGTAGCGTCAGTGAAATTTAATTCTCGTATAGCTTCTATTTCATATCTAAGATGATCATTTAAATGACAAATATATTGTTTTTGCTTTATAGGTTCAACTTTCTTTCTAGGCATACAAAACTCCTATAAATTTAAATTCCAAAAATTTGCTGGAATTTTTTAAAGACATCATTATCAACAAAATAATCTATATAATCATAAAATTTTGATTCAAACATTAGCTGATCTTTTAAATTACTATTTTTATAAATAGAAAAACAATTATCTAATAAAAAAATTTTAATGTATTTATTATCTAGTTTAATTTTATCAATATAAATTCGTTCTTCGCCTTCTTTGTTTATTAAATTATATAAATAATTATATATTTTATTGTGTAATTTTTTATAATCAAAATTTGAAAAATTTTCTTTATATTTTTTAACGTTATTAATAATATCTTTTTTATTATCTAATAGTTTATATTTGTTTAAAATTTCTTCTATTTCTTTTTCAAAATTTAAAACCGGTTCATTTATTGGTTTTGCTTTTATATTATGGATTTTATCATTTACAATATCAAATTGTATTTCAAATCTAGCAACAAGATTTTTTGAATTAGGGCCAGTTATTGATTCAATATCTTTAGATCCAGATGGTCTTATAACAGATATTTGATCTAAATTTTGATTTAAGTTAGAATAAGTACTTCCAGATTTAATATAACCAGATTTTAAGATATTTAAAAAACCTATCATATTTGTGTAATGATAAAATAGTTTTTCTGAGCCAGATTCTAATAATGTGCCCAATAGCTCATCAAAATTCATGTTGCCTCTTTTACGGAGAGAGAGGGATTTGAACCCCCGAACGGATTGCTCCGTTGCCTGATTTCAAGTCAGGTGCAATCAGCCAGACTCTGCCATCTCTCCATTTAATTCGCCCAAATGGATTCGAACCACTACTAAAAGCTCCAAAGGCTCTTGTGCTACCGTTACACCATGGGCGAATGTTTAATCGTTAAAATCTGAAGGCCTTCTTTCTTGTCTTTTGCATTTTTCACATTCTGCAAAATCTTTTTTTCTTCCTTCTATAAAAGAAGTATGCATTTTGATTTCTCCACCACACTTGCAATAAAATCTTTGAGTTGTCGATGAAGTACGCGAGTTTTTAGATACAGCCATTTATTAATTCCTCTCTTAATTTTTGTTTCCATCTTCTGGATAAACGATGTAAAAATTTTTGTCTTGTTGAATGATTGTGTAAATTCTTTTTAGGATTAGAATGATTGTGTCCACCACAACAACAATATTTATCACTATGATCACAACCATGATTTGAATCAGATGGAAAGAAAGAATCAGATTTCACATATCCTCCAAATAAAGCCCCCGCGGTGAATCGAACACCGGACAAGCAGTTTAATTTAATAACTTTTTCCTTCTTTATATCTTTGACGTCTATAGTGCCTTCCTTTTCCTCTATTTCTACTTTTATATGTACCAAGTTGTGAATCACAGTTTGAACAAATCATTCTTAAATTTTCTCTAGAATTATTTGAACTGTTGCCATCTATATGGTCTAATATAAATGGCATTGGTTTTCCATTCCATATTGGCTCTATACCACAAATAGCACATTTACTATTTTGTTCTTCAAGAATAAATGGTCTTAATGATTTTGTCCATTTTCCATTTTCTTTCCATTTTTGAATGGCTTTTTCTTGTTCTTGTTTTCCATTTTTTTTACCGCCTTTACTTCTTTCATCAAATGAAAAACAATGATGTTTTCTGTTTTCTTTAGGAACCCAACATTCTCTACCTTTTAATGACAAAGAAACTTTTTTATTTATTTCTTCTCTTCTTTCTTTTGTAGCAAAACTTTTAGCACATTTAATTGAACAAAATCTTCCAGAACCGTAAGATCCGCCATGCTCATTACCACAGTTTTCACATTTCATTTTGAACTCCTCTGTTGAATATAATTTATCTTATACTCAAGAGTTCAAATAATCAAATATATTTTAAAAAAGCCCTGACCAGGAATTGAACCCGGATCTGAAGATTACAAGTCTACTGTACTAGCCATTTGTACTATCAAGGCAAATTAATGTATCTAATGTATCCACAAATGGTTTCTCCAATAAAAACCATATGATTCGGGGATGTAGGATTCGAACCTCTTCTTCTGGTCCCAAACCAGACGTGTCTCCCGTAGCACTGCATCCCCGGATTAAACTATAGCATATAATAATATATGCATTTATCTTGTAAAATAAGAAAGATAAATGTATGAAACTAAAACAAATTTTATCTGAATTAGCCCAGTTAGAATATTCTTCTACTAAAGGCTCACAAAAACAATTATCTCAATCAGGAATTGAAAATAAATTTTTAGAAACAGTTGAAGCTGCTATAGCTGCAAGTCCTGAATTACAAAAAATGTTTGATGTAGAACAAGAACCTTATGATGTCCAATTAGAAAGACAAGGTGGAAATATTAAAATTATTCTCAATCCAGAACATGGTCAAAAACAAAGTATAGCAACATTTCCAATGTCATATTTAAGTAAGTATTTTAACAATCCAAAAGGTTTAATTTCTTTATTGCTAAAACGTGGTTAAAAAACTGTTTCCTCTACTTTAACTGGGATATGTTCATCTTGGCAACATTGTTCTATTTCTTGAATTGTTTGCTTGGCATTTACATCAATAAAGTGATCTACATACTCACAAAAATAATCATTTAACTCTGAATCATAATAAAATGCAATACAATCATATCCAATTTGTATATCATCTTTAAAAAGATTTCTTATGGTGAGATTTTTTATAGAAACAGAATCATCATTACAATAAAAATTTAATTTATCTTTTAACATTTACCACCACTCTTTATTATATGAAGTTAGAATAACATCCCAAATTTTATATTTTCTTGAATCAGGATTTGCATAAACTCTATCAAGCACAATAATCATATCTTGAACAGTTCCAGAATATGTAGCCCATTCAAATAAAAGAGATCTAAGTGATTCAGCACTCCCAGTTAGTTTATCAGACCCTTGCATTTGTCCTAATAGCTGTCTTAAACTATCTAAGCCACTAAACCAACCTAAAACATATTTGGTTTTTTCCATACTTGTCCAGCTTACCCAAGTATAACCATCATTATCTAATACTGATTGAGCAAAAACAAGATTTACAAGCAAACAAAACAATACAACAAGAAAGGCTTTTCTCATGTTTTCTCCTTGTTTATAAATATGCTTAATTGATATTAATATTTGTTTCTGTATAATCAAATTTTTTCTTTATACTTAGCTTTATATCTTCACTTTTTTCAGAATGGGGGATATATATTGAATGTGTTTTAGTTTTAAAATTAATTGTAAACCCACATCCAACATAACCATATTTTGTTTCACAGCATGATTTAATATTATTTTTTTTATATAAATTATGAATTATAATGTTATCGATCTCATTGTTTTTTATTTCACCAAAAACGTTTTTCATGTTTACTCCTTTAGTTTTTTCATTGCTTTGATTCTGTTTCTTATTATTTTTTTAGAAAACCTAATATTCTTCATAGAAACAAAATATTCATATAAATAAATAATACTAAATGGCAATAATAAGCTAAATAAAACAAGTGTTAATGAAAGAGAGAAGATTAAAACTTTTTGTTTATTTAATATTGAATAATAACTTTCAGCACTTGAATCTACTCCAATAGATGCTATATGATTTTTTGATTTAGAATATAGTGGACCATAAGCACTTATACTATAAGTATCAAATTCTTCATCATAAGATGTTTCTTGTTCAATTAAAATTTCTGATGTAAATAAAGACTCAAGCATTAGTTCAAAATTTGAAGTATCATATTTTTTACCTAAAAATTCAATCTCTTCATCAGCATCTATAATAAACGATACAATATTTACATCATTAAAAATATAAATATAAATATATGTCACATATTCTGGATATAAATTTTTTATAAACTGCAAATTATTTTTAATTTTTGTATATCTAACTAAAACTTCTTCATTTGATAGATTCAATTTACCTTGAGAATAAAGTATCAATTGCTCTAAACTATCAGGGCAAACTACTAAAGAAGTAAGTTTAATAATTCTTGCTAATTCTGATTTATAAGCCTGTTCAACCATATTTGCTTTTGTATTATAGATAAAAAAGTATACAATTGTTGTAATTATGATTGTATAGAGAATAAAAAATATTGTTTTACGCACATTATCTCCTAAGATTATCTTTTAAAAAAATAGTTTGCCTTATTTGGATTTGAACCAAAACACTGAGCTTCAGAGACTCGTATGCTACCATTACATCATAAGGCATCGTTTTCATATAATTCAGATAAATCTATTGCATATTGATTATCTTGTAAGTCATTACATTCACATGGAGAAATATTTAACCATGTCATAGCATCTAAGCATGAATATAATTTCATTGCGTTTTTTCTGTTCATATATATGCAACATGCATTAAGCTTTTTATTATCTTGACTTATTGATGATAATTCTTTTATAGCCCAATTAGCATAATTTTCAAAATTACTTCGGAGAGTAGAGTATCTACAATTTTTTCTTATTTGTTTTAATTTAATTGATTTGAAATCAAATTCTTTAAGAATTAAAATCTTATCTTTATATTTAGTTAACATTTACTCTCACCAGGAATCGAACCTGGACTTTGAACTTAGGAGGTTCATGTTCTATCCATTAAACTATGAGAATTTTATAAAAACTATTTTCTTAAATTCTTTTTGCTTCTATAATTCTCTTTACATTTTGATAAATTTTTGGAGATTCTTTAGTAGCCTCAGCTTCATTAGATCTAAAGAATTCACACATTTCAAATTCTGTCTCTTCATCTTCACCAAAATAAGATCCCCAACCGGATATAGAACCAACTCTTAAATGTTGGCTTGAATCAAAATAAACCTTACCAGTGTCTGAATCAACTTCTTGGGTGTTATCGCTTGGTAATTCCACAATCCTTGTAATCTTCATTCTCATTCCACCTGGTTTAGTGTTGAGAACCTTACCATAGATGTTAAACATTTCACCTTCAATGTGAACATAGTCATCTTTTTGCATTTCACTGAATGAAGAATATTGTTTAGATTCCTTTGCTTCTAATAATTTATTAAAATCAGAAAAATTCATTACAACCTCCTAATGGTATAATATAATATATCTTTCTTCATTTAATAAAATAATTCAAAAATAATAAAATAATTCAAAAAAAGCCGCTTCTGAGAATCGAACTCAGATTACTTGTTTACGAAACAAGCGTAATAATCCATTATACGAAAGCGGCTTATTCTCTACTCTATATTCCACCAATTCTTATCATATTCTACTAGCAGGACTTCAATAATGCCATATTTTCTATTTTCTGGTTTCTCATATACTTTATCTAGAGAAACAATAACTGTCTGAACATTTACACTAAAATATGCCCAATTGCTAAACATCTCAAGCAAATCATATGCTACTTTTGTATCGCCTGTGTAATTATTAACCAGTAATTCTTTAAATTTTGGACTTTCTTGTAGTGCCCAAACATATTCTAGCATGGTGTTAAGACCAAAGAAAATGCCTCTAACAAATGTTTCTTTTGTAGATGTAGTGAATGTTACCCAGTTTTCCCCATTAAGAGTTAAAATTCCTCTATCTGGTCTAGGTGGAGAATCACTAATTTGAGCAAATGCAGAAAAAACTAGACTAAGAAAAACCAGGACAAACATAATCTTCTTGAACATCTTAACTCCTTTAAAAAAAGATTACGGAAAGTGAGGGATTTGAACCCTCGGTGCCCTTACGAACACGCAATCTTAGCAGGATTGTGCCTTAGACCACTCGGCCAACTTTCCATTAAATATGCAATATATCTATGTTATTTGATTCAAAAATTATATTATTAGGACTTACTGCCCAAGTATATCTCATCTTATCCAAAATAGCAGATACAATAACTTGAACATTTTTACGATTAAATCCATTTCCTCGAATTGAAGCTATCTCTAAATATAATGTCTTGTTTGCAGGTACATACCCCCAATAAAAAGTAAAATCTGTTTCTCCTTCTAATTTCTGCTTAATTTGAGCATGCTTCATGCCTTGCATGGAGATAAATGCTTCGCCTTTAGATGAATATACTCCTCGACCCCAATTAGATCCAAATGGTTGCATGGGTTGAGTTGAATCAATCCATCCTTTAGGAAGATATTGTTTAATTGAAGAAAAAGAAGTAATAAGTTTGCTGACTGTTGCTTCTGTTAAAACTTTGTCAAACTTCATGTTCTAATTCCTCTAGATATTTTTCAATATCTTTTTCTAAATCTTTGTCTTTAATTCTCATAAAAGTGAGAGCTTTGAGCATCCACTTTAATAAGAAAATTACAAGACTTGTTTTCATCTAGGTGATCGGTGGGAGTTGAACCCACCTTATATTATACTGAAATAATATCCTTTCTAAAATAATTTACAACTATTAGGGGTTTAGAGGGAATTGAACCCTCGACAGTGGTTCCACAGACCACGGTTTTACCACTAAACTATAAACCCCATGCTATTTTAATCCTAAACGAATTTCTTCTCTAATGATATCTTCATTGAACCATTTTATTAAAACCTTATTTTGTTCTTCTGCTGCTTTCCATTTTAACAAATCTTTTTTTGTTGTATATCCTTTTGTTTCAATATAATAAGAATTATTAACTTTAAAATCAAACAAATACATATGTTCTTTATTATCTTCATCTATATACACTATTCTATCTTTAGTATATTCCCAACATAAAATTTCTTTATTTTCTAACATTTTATCTAAAACAAAACATGTTCTTAATTCATATGTTCCTTGAACTTTTATGTTTTTATAGTAAAACCATTTTGTGGTTCCTCCATAAACTTTTTTACCATTCTTGTATTGTTTTTTTAATATATTAGATTGTTTATCTCTATGTTCTTGAGATTTTATTTTACATTGAAAACATAATCCAGATTTGGATTTTTTATTAATTTGTTTACCACACTTGCAATATAAGCGTTTATATTTAGTTTTTCCCTTATTATGTGGTATTTTGCCTTTTATTTTAATTGATATTTTTAATTTTGTTTTTTCTGTATGTTTTCGGCTATTACCACAGGAATGAGAACAATATTTCCTTTCTTTTTTGTCTATATGCTGCGTTCCATCTTTTTTTATTTTTCTTTCTATTTCAAATTCTTTTCCACATTTAAGGCATTTTTTTATTATTTTAACTCTTTGAAGAGTTAAAGAATTACTAGATTTTATATAAAGTTCTGGGTTATGTGATGCTTTATGACCACCATATGCTGATGAGTTTTTAAATTCTTTTCCACATATTTCACATTTATACATTATATTTGTTTTATATAAAAAAATAAAGGTGGTCGACGGGATTCGAACCCGCATTCTTTTCAGCCTGATCCACAGTCAGGTGCATAACCGTTCTGCCACGACCACAGTGGAGAATGCCGGACTTGAACCGGCCACATCCAGCTTGCAAAGCTGACGCTCTACCAGATGAGCTAATTCCCCATGATGAGTGAAGTATTATTTACATTTACATTTACTTCACTTACTTCTTTGCCACACAAACACTCTTTCTTTATCTTTACTAGTTTACCATCCTTGTAGATATAAATTTTTATTATACCTTGATTTATTGAGCAAAATTTACATGTATCACAATTCCATTCCATAGAGACCCCGACAGGATTTGAACCTGCATAAAATGGATTTGCAATCCACTCCCTAGCCATTCGGGTCACGGAGCCACAGAAAACATAAAAGCAAGTAAGATGAAAATAAAACCAGAAAAGAAAATAAAACTACCAATAAAACGAAATATAATCTTCATGCTTTTATTATATATTATATTTTAATCCTCTAAAACGGAAACGGTGAGATTCGAACTCACAAGCCCTCTCGGACCACTGGTTTTCGAAACCAGCGCCTTACCATTAGACTACGTTTCCATAAATCTATAAATTAAATTGACAATATTCCTCTCCTTTTTGCATAAAATATTTTCCATCTTTTTCAAAAATAGGTGATAACACCCCATTTTCTTCTTTTTTACCAATAATAAAAGAAAATTTTTTGTCTTCATGCTGCAATATTATTTTTTTATTTGGATAATTAAGTTCTACAAGTTTATAGAGTAAATCATCAGTATTGTCATCTATAACTTCATAATTTAGTGGTGAGTTTTTATTTTCCATTTTTATTAAAAATTTTTGTATCATATAAGCCGCTTCCAGGAATTGAACCCGGGTCTTCAGTTTACAAGACTGTTGTAATAGCCAACTATACTAAAGCGGCATAAGCGGGCATATCTGGTTACGATCCGGAACTACAAGATTGACAGTCTTGCGTGCAGAGCCACTACACTATACACCCATACGGAGAGAGGGAGACTCGAACTCCCAAGTCATATTTCAGACCACCTCGTTTCCAACGAGGCCAAATACCATTATCACATCTCTCCATTGGTCCTCTTATAGAGGACCATTAATTTACTTCTTCTTTTCTTTTCTTATTGGCTCTTCATATCTAAGAGCACAATTCCAACAAAGACGACCATTTGGATCGTTCTTTTTTGTGCAATCACTGCACCAAATCCAAACTCTCTCATAATCTTTTTTTGTGTCCATAAACACCTCCGATTAATATAGAGGTGTTTTTAACTTCCTTTCATTTGTGCTCCTATTTAAACTCTAAATTTTCATTTTTAGAAATAGCATTTAACATTCCATTACACAATTCTAACCCCATAGTTATATCATAATCATCAAATTGTGTTAATAACAAACCCTTTGCTAATTCATTTACTGGCTTGTTAAATAATTCTAATGTTTTTTCTCTCAAAATAGGTTCAATTTTCTTTAATTGCTCTGGTGTTAATTCCCCGTCACAATCTGAATGATCAAAGAAATCATATAATGGGTGGTCTACAGAGATTTGTTCTAACCACACATCTTCTTTATATAAAAAATATAAGTCATCAGAAAATCCACATTGATTCCATATACGACGTCTATATTGTCCAAAACCAGAATATGACCAATGCGCATTACAATGTGAAAAATCTATTCCCATAATCTCTCCATTTATTTATTAAATATAGAAATTATAATTTTTTCTAGTGCTTCAAGAACTATATTTAAATTATCTTGTATATCTAGAGGTGTTAAGTATTCTTCTACATTTTCTTTTGGTACCTCACCTCTTACATAAAACCAGGGACCATTTTCTTTTGTTGCATTTTTATCAATTGGTATTGGTTCAAAAAAATAAACAACAGCTTTTTCACTTTTTTTTGTGCTAAAAACAAGACTATAATATCCAGCTTTTGTTTTACCAAATATCATAATATCCTCCTTACTTTAATCCCTGACTAGGAGTCGAACCTAGACCGTAAGATTCAAAATCTTTTATGCTACCGCTACACCATCAGGGAAAGTAATGAGGGCCTAGGACCCTCATTGTTGAGATTTGTAGTGCTCTCACACATTACAATTGTGCGCAAAGGGGCTCTCAAACCCTTTTAACCCACTGAGATTCATCAGCTCCCCATGTGGACCAGCAATATAGCACATCGAATTTAACGCCGAGATTGTGCAAAGGGCGTGCCAGGTCAGGTCATAAGGCCAACCACCTTTATTCACTCCAAAAGGTAAGGAGGAGTAAGTGGACACGGGGGGATTCGAACCCCTTAGACCTGAATGCAAATCAGGCGCATTACCAGTTATGCTACCGGCCCATGGTAGGTCAGGTTGGACTTTAACTAACATCTTCCGTAGTTGTTCATGACCAGAGCTACGGCGTTTTAATTATTACTACTGACCTGTTTGTGCAATTTTATGATTAATTGCTGTAATCCTATTTATGCAAATTTTTCTCATAAAAGGCAACTTATATCTAAACAATCGAGAAAGAAAACAAAAGAATAGATTATCAGAACCATGAACAAGCTTGTAATAAAAGTTGATTTTACTTCTAAGGCTTTTCATATTTCTCCTTTAGCTTCTTTAGTAAGGCTAATTCCTCTTCCTCTTTTTGCTTTTTCATCAACTTTGCTTCAGCTCTTTTTCGCTTTCTTGCTTCAGCCTCCTTATTGCATCGAATAGCAAACTCTTCATTAGTCTCATCTCTTATTCCAAAAATGGTATAAGAGCCAGGAGCATGTTCATTATATGCATAATCATAATCAATTAAAAATGACTTATATTTTGTTCTATCAACATCACCAATTAAAAGATTCCAGAGGTCTTCAGGAGTAGATATAGTATGTGAATCTAATCTCGAAACTGAATAGTTGTCTATTTCATCTCTTACTTCCATCTTTTCCATCATCTACTCCTTTTGCAAGATACAGGACTCGAACCTGTGGTAATACTTAGGGGCTGAAGGGTACGATCCTCCGACATCTACGGTGTAAACGTAGCGCTCTCCCAACTGAGCTAAGCCCCCAAATTTAAAATCAATTCTACAAATTCTTCATATTTCTTAACTACATAAAAATTCAATTTATTCTCTTTATATAGTTCTATTTTATCCAACCATTTTTCATATGACTTTTTAAAACTTTCGTAATTCTTAACTCTATCTCTATCAATTCCATCTAATTCAATCCAAATATCTTTATCAACTAAATATATATCACTTAGTCTTGATGAATTTGGCAAATATTTATGAGGATCAAATCTTATATTTTTATCTTCTAAGAAATTAAAACATTTTTCTTCTAAAGAAGATTGAAAATATGTTCCAACCTTAGTATATCCTTTTTTTCCAAATCCACCTTTTCTCCCAATTTCTCCAAGTCTTTTTCTTTCTTTTAACGAAGAAGCATTTTTTTTATTTACTATAGACATTGTTAATTTAAAATCTGATGAACTTCTATAACAATCCACACAATATCCAGTTTTATTACCATATTTTAGTAATTTATTACAAGTTTTACAATATCCATATATTTTCTTTTTTTTAATATTTTTAGGTTTTTTAAGTGATAATTTGACTCCTAATGAAATTTTTCTTTTCCATTCTTCTGAGTGGACATGCCCATTTGCACAAGATCTACTACAGAATTCTCTTTCATATTTTGGAACATTTTGAAATCCATTTTCTGATATAGTTCTAAAAACTTCAAATTCTTTTCCACACTTTTTACATATTTTATTAATTGCAATTTTATTTAATTTTTTCATATAATTATCTTATATAAACAAATCGAACCATGTGTTTTCTATATGTTATTTTTTCTTCAGCTGGGCTAATCTTGCATAATACGAGCCGTGCAGGAGTCGAACCTGCCTCCACGGATTAACAGTTCGTACCCTCACCACGACGGGCCTACGACTCAAATAATACTCCTGGTGTAGGGTTCGAACCTACGACCCAATGGTTAACAGCCATTTGCTCTGCCAACTGAGCTAACCAGGAATGATGCATGCACCTGGTGTTGGACCAGGACCTTCAGTTTATCAGACTGACGTGCAGAACCGCTACAGCCATGCATGCGTTTACAGGTCGTGAAGGAATCGAACCCTCAACTTAGGTTTTGGAGACTCATATGATACCGTTTCACCAACGACCTATAAATTTTTCTGTTTTCTTCTGAGAGTGTGAGTTCCACTCTGTTAATCCTCTTTCGAGGCACGACATATACCGCTTCTTTCGAAGAACTACCTTTCGGCATTTCGGTATACCGCTTGCATCCCTCTCAGCTACAGAATAAAACAGAATACTGGGGCGACAGGACTCGAACCTGCATAAGATTTCTCCACTGGTTAACAGCCAGTTGCTCAGCCTTTGAGCCACACCCCAATGTGCAACCCTAGAGTCGCTAGGCGTCTCTTTATTGGGTCGCAAGCGTCTTGGCTCCCATGGGATTCGAACCCATACTGTACACATTTTAAGTGTGCCGCCTCTGCCATTGGGCTACGGAGCCATAAAATTGGGCTCCAGACTAAGGTTGCCCTACCTAGATATATCTAATATAGTATCAAGCAGGAGTTTCCTATACCAAGTCTGGTTGATATAGGACGCGCTCTTTAATCTTTATAGAGGGAAAGAGCACCGCTTATGCCTGCAGCTCTTCAGCATCGACCCTCTTACTCAAATAATTTCACAAATATAAAGTTCTAATTAGCGAGGTGGTGTCATCCTAACCTCCATATTAATCTACAAATAACACTTAATTAAACTTGCTAAATTCTTACTTACCAGGTGGCGTCATCCTAACCTCCATACTAGGCTAATTAGTTAACTTTTGCCATGTTGAGTTGGCGCTCTTTATCTGATACTCTTATTCTACCATACTTATATATGCTCTAAATTGCAAAATATTGGATTTGAACCAATGACTTCCACCATGTCAAGGTGGCACTCTCCCACTGAGTTAATTTTGCGTAGGCCATCCATCTAAATCGTCGTAATAATCTCCTTCAGGAATCATTTTGTCCTCCATAAATAGTCTAGGTGGAAGTACTCGAAACTTCATTGTGTCCTGGTCCCGGGCCAGGCGGGTTGCCTCTTACCCAACACCTAGATGAAACAGCTCGTAGGGGGTTCGAACCCCTCTATCTCCTGCGTGACAGGCAGGCGTCCACACCTAGCAGACTCACGAGCTATAAGTGGGGATAATAAGCTATCCCCGAAACTATCAACCTTAAAAATCCCTTGTCTTCAGTTTAGTAATAATCCTCTCCCCTTTCCTAGAAAAGAGGCTCACACTTGGGACTAGAACCAAACCTTCTGCTTTCGCATTTCCTATTGTAGACTTAAAACCTCCTTTTACCATTTCAATTGCTTGACCTAATGTTCCTTTAAATAGAACAGGAACAGATTTGATACCTAATTTAGCGGCAATACCATCGACATCTTCTCGCTTTAACCACCAACCATCAATCCAGACATCAAACAAGATAAAGTCAACTCCATTAGGGATGTAATCCCCTCCACCTTTTTGAATCTTAGCTCCATAGCCTTCGCCATAGAGAGTTACATTTGTCATTCTATTTCCATCAAAATCACGTTCAATACCAGGAAAAGCTTCTTCCCAATTAATTTTGGAAACAATCTCTTCTAGTTTAGTCTGAAGGAAAGAAGGGATACTTGCATTATCTGACTTGCCTTTGATTTCTACTTTCTTGCCATCCCAAATGATGCGAATGTTTGTTCCATCAATTTTTTCTGTTCCAATCCATTCATTGTTGAATAGATAGGCAAATTCAGGTTGAGCAAAATCTCCAATGATGAAATCACCATTATCATCTCGTTTATACAGTCCATTAATTTTATGATACTGTTTCATTTACACCTCCAATTATACCACCAACAGGATTTGAACCCGTATCACCTTGCTTCGAAGGCAAGTGTCTTAATCCATTAGACTATGGTGGCAAGATACCTCTACCAGGAATCGAACCCGGATACTCTGTTTAGAAGACAGAGGTCTTATCCATTAGACGATAGAGGCATGATATGCTTCTGCCGGGACTTGAACCCAGATTATAGGTTTCGTAGACCTATGTCCTATCCATTAGACGACAGAAACTCAGCTGCCACAAAGAATTGAACTTTGATTTAATCCTTACCAAGGATTTGTAATTATCCATTATACGATGGCAGCATTATCCTTCTCTAATGCCAATTAACCCTAAGAGCATTGGCTTTCTTTTTCAAAGTTCTTGTTGTCTTGGTCATTATATACTCAAGACTTTTATCTCTAAAACAAAAAAGGCATTCAGCCTAAGCCGAATGCCTGATTAAAATCAAACCTTGAACGGCTTACAACACTGGTATCCCTGTATCGACAGTTCTCCAATTATGATTGGCTACTGGGGATGAGGTACTAATTTGTTGTAAGCATAATTCTTTCATATATTTTATCTTGCGTCCTTTTCTATAAATATGCATTTTTTTGTAAAAATTTTTATTTTTTTGTTATTTTTATATGATTATATTCTTCTGTTTTACCTAATAAAACTTTTTTGCCTGCTTGACTATCAAATCTTCATCATATATTTCATACATCTCTTGAATACTAGAGGTTAATTTTTTATCATTATTCGGATGACCTGAAAAATTAAAAATAGAAATAAAATCCCAAGATAAAGACCCAGGACCGTGTATATTAACACGACTTGCCGCCCATCTTCCAGACATCCATTTATCATTATACTTTACAAGATAAGTCTTACTCTCATCTATATTAGATATAAATTTATCAAAATCATAATTACATAAATCAACTGGTAGAAGTTTCATTAACAAACCTCTCAAGATAAGATTTAAATCCTTTCATATCTTTATCTATGCATTGCAAAATCAAATAATTAATTTCAGTCATCTCCTTAAAGATTTCAACACTCCATTTTAAATCTGACATTTCTTCAAGTATTGTCATAATGGCTTGGGCATAAACGCGAATTTCATATTGAGCATGTTCATGTAGGCGTAATTCAAGAAAATGGAATAAATTTCTTAAATCTACAGTAAAGTAAAATTCCGTATAATTGCTTACTGGGGTGGCCATTCGAGCCATTTCTTTGGCAACACCTTTAGATAATAAATCTTCATATAATATATGAGATGCTGAATATAAAGAACCGATACGAGATTTTAATTCTTTATTTAATTCTGAGTCTATTGCTTCTCCTGACCCTTGATGGTTTTTTACTCCTTGGATACGTAATTCATTTGGCATATACAAATCATCAATCATTGGGGAGTAGCGACCACTATATTCATTAAATGAAAATGTACGATGTCTAAACCATTGTCTTGCTACAAAAATAGGACATTTAATCCTAAAAGTTAATTGAACTTGCTCAAATGGAGAAAGATGTTGATTTTTGTATAAATAACGAATTAATCCTCTATCTTCTTTGTCTCCTTTTTTAGCAATTCCACCTGTTGAAACTCTAGCTGATTGCAAAATACGATAATCATCTCCCATTTTGTCTATAAATTCTACTTCACCGTGGTCAAGAACTTGAATCATTTTTTACCTCTTTTACTTGGATGCGTGTTGTATATATATTATTATTGATTAAATCATGACGAACTTGCTCTGGTGTCATGTTATCTGGATAATCTACTTTTTCTATTAATTCATTCCCAATATAAATTTCAAACTTCATTTAATAATCCTTTAGCATGTTTAGCAATTAATATGGCTCTCACATCTGGTTTATTGAAATGAATACAAGAAGAACATAATTGCATATATCTATTTTCTGCTTGTAGCATTGTAACAGTCCATGCAGTAATACTTTCTATATTCTCGCTTTTTCTAATTTTTTCATTAATTTTTCTAAACTCTTCATAACTTTCTGGATTAAAATAAATTCCATATAATGGACAATCTTGTTGATTACAAACTTCATTCATCTGATTTCTCCCACCTTTCACATGTTAATTCTAATGGCAACATCTTAAACCAATTATAACACATTATTACTTGATTGTTGATTATACACCCATCATGAATACTTTCTTTGCTTATACCTGTTAATTTTTCAAAATTGCTTATTTGAAATGTGTCTTTGCCGGCTATAATTCCGGCATTTTTGCAGTTATAACAATTTCTATTTAATAACAAATTTTTAGCCAATATATTATCGTTCATTTCGCCAATCCTCACAAGTATTATTTTCATCTCTAGGGCGCCAATCCCAATAACCATCTTCATTTTGGCAATGAGAACAATATTCTACTTCACCTGATTTACCTTTTGGAGCAACACAATTTAAACATGTTCTGTTTAATAATAAATTTTTAGCAATTATATTATCGTTCATTATACCAATTCTCACATGTATTATTACTTTTATCTTGAATGACCCATTGCCATCCTATTGCTTCACCTAAATACTGAACACAATATCCATCTGGGGATTTTTGTGCTATACATGTCTCACATATTTTATTTAATAATAAATTTTTAGTTATTGCTATTATGTGTTCTTGACCCATTTATCACAAATTCCTAATTTTTCATGTTTTCTTTGTTGAAATAAACCAATTTTTTTACAAACAGTAAATCCTAAATCATAATCCATATATTTACATGTTTCACATGTTCTGTTTAATAATAAATTTTTAGCAACTATATTCTCATTCATACAAATATATATGCATAAAAAAACTCCCTGATTTCCAACCAGGGAGAAAGTCTAACTTTTTTAAATGGTACTGCCAGGAGGATAGGCCTCCGCGCTTTTAATAAAAAAGGTTCAAAGTAGCCTACTTTGAACCGTAAATTACCATCAAATTAATAATTAATAAAATTATAAGTGTCTCATTACTAAGACTCGGCTTACTTAGGCCTACATTCTCTCGTTGGCTTTCCGAGATATAATTATCTATGCTTATTTTATGTTGTTTTTTATCAATTTTGCGTTTTTATCCCAATTTTCATGCATTTTTTTATCATCTACTTTTCTGGCAGGATAAATATAAATTTCATCTTCCTCGTAGGTAATATAAAATCTTTGACCTTCTTTTATAACCATTTCTTTGTTTAATCTATGTTTATGTGCCAAAGATTCTAAGAGATAATCATGATTCATTGTATGAGAATAAGCCACTATTATAAAATTATCATATATGACGAAACAACCTTCATTCTCTTTTAATTTTTTATTATGGGTATTAAAAACATAATAATATTTCATACATCTATATATGCTTATTTTCTCTAGCCCATTGAGTATATTCTTGGTCTTCACCTAAAATGTGGTCAATTATCCAATTTTTTAAAAAATCAGACATCGTCATAGATAAAAACAACCCATCAGAAAAATGTTTTAACATATCATTAATATGTTTAGAATATTTGGTATGTTCTTTTTTATGATGTTCAACCATTTTTTGAGGTAAATTAATTTTCACCCAATATTCTTCTTCTGTTTTAAAATGATATTTTGCATATTCAAATATTTGTTCCATGCTCTCTTTTAATTTTAATCCCTTTTCATGCATTGGAACTGAACATATATCGGCTAATAAATTAAATAATTTTTTATGTTGTTCGTCTATCTCTGGTATTCCAGTTTCATATACTTCTCGCCAATTAAGGTCCATATCCCCTCCTAATATTCAAAAACCATATACACAGGATAATGGTCTGAAATTTGTTTTGTTGTTATATTAGGAGTTAAATAACTCTCAAAATATAAAACTCCTGATTGAATTATCTTTATTGGTAATTTATCAGAAGTAATTATTCTATCATAAGTATTATTACTAACTGCAACAGTTGTGTTTAATTCATTTCCTATAACAATATTATAAATTTCATCAGAAAATAATGTCAATAAATCTTGTTCTGGAAAATATGAACCATCAGCATTAAAATCACCTACAATAACTACCTCTTTTTGATGTTTTGTTATTAATTGTGATGACAAAATTGCTAAATATGTTAATTCTGATTTGGCACTTCCTGGAGAAATATGGACATTTACAATTTGAAAACTTAATTTCTTGTCATCAGTTTCAAAAATTCCTATGTAAGGAGACCTTTCAAATATATCTGATAAATCTTCATAGTTATATTCTGATATAAAATCTAAAACTCTATCATCATAAATATATACTGCTTGTTCTTTAGAAGAGGAGCGACCTTCTCGTGGACCTGCTATAATTTTATAATGTTCTGGCATTAATCTTTTTAATTCTACAAGAGTAAAATCAGTATTATCTCTTAATTCTTGAATTGCTATTAAATCATAATCATCAATAATATCAATTATAATAGAAGCAATTTGAGGATTAGAAATTTTTGTCCTCCCTAACACTTGAATATTAAAACTTATAATGGATAGTTGGTTTGTTTGTGTTGCAGTAGTATATATAGGTTCTTTTGTACAAGATACTAAAATGAGAAAAATTAATAATAATTTTTTAATCATAATCCACCAAGAGCATTGTAAATTTTTAATAAATTAGCAAACTGCTCAACTGTCATTTCTTGTTCTATACTGCTCGACCCAGTAGTTCTTGTTATTGATTCTATTTTAGATAATCGAGATAGATATAGTTTTTTTAACTCTTCTAATGTTAAGTTGGGCATTATCTGTCCACCAGCATTTAAATATTCTCTTTCATATATCTCAACCAAATATTGATATTTTTCAACTGTTCCAAATAAAGTGATAATAATTTCCATTAAATAGGCCTTGGTCAATTCAATTGGCTTGCCATCAGAATCATAAACAATAATAGATGGAACATTTGGATGTGGTTGTGGTTCTCTTTGTGGAACTACTACATTAGGGCACTCACTTGCTAAAATAAAATCATGTTCATAAGCCCATTCTTTTAACTTCCTTTCTGGAATTAATGACACACAACTTGATAATAATAAAATTGGTATAAGCATTGCAGATATAAATTTCATATTATGCTCCTAAACCAAGAGAGAAAACCAACTCTTGTGTTTCTTTATATAATTTTTCTGCTTCTTCTCTTAATTGCTTAAATGGTGTTAAATCTAATATTGTTGTTGTATCTGTAAAAGACGCAGTTATTCCATTAAGTTGATTAAATTTATCTACCAATTTTCTGAACAAATCCTCTGTTTCAGGTGTTGGTTGACCTTGTGGGTCTAATGTCTTTTTTAAATCTTGAACATCTTTTCTTGTCTTTTCATCAACTGCTGAATATTTTTTTAACAATTCTAATGCTGCCAGTGTATCATTTAAAACAACTTTAGTAGCATTCAATTCATTCACTGCTGCTTCCCATTGCTTCTGCATTGTTTGTCTTGCTAAAACTGCCTGGTCTCTTTCTGACCTTAGATTTGCTAATTCTATTTGAGTCATCACTGTCTTGGTTAGAAATCCACCACCAAAACCTAATGTTAATCCAATTATTACTCCTACTATAATAATAATTTTGTCTCCCATATTTCCTCCTATTTTAACCCATCAAAAATAGAAGCATCATTATCATCATTTTTAATTGATGCTTGCAACTTTTTTATCCAAGTATTAATTAAAGAAGCATCTTTCATCCTTGATTCATCTTTTGCTCTTTCTAATGCTTGCTTTTTTCCTGCAGGGCTAAGTTTTGAATATCTATAATCTTTTAATATCTTTTGTTCTATTTCAGGCCATGATGACCTTCTTAACATATACTCATTGGCATTTGATAATAAATCAATTGCTCCTTGTATTCCTCCACCATATTGATTATTGAAATCTTCTTGATCGTCAATATCTAAATCTACTAATATATCTAAATTGTCTGGTTCTGTTGATTTAATCATTTGTATTATATTATTAGGCACTAAATCAACTTTATGTTTTTCTGAAAATGCTGCTTTACCTTGTTGAATATATTTTGCAAGTTCTGATTGCAACCCCCAATTGCTTAATACTTTATCTGGATTAAATCCTCTATCAAAAGTAAATTTAACTTTTGCTCTTCTTTCTATAGCATCATATTCCTCTTTTAGTTCAGAGACATCTGTATTCCCCATTCTAACTTTATATCTAATTCCACTTGGAACAATCAGAACATTCCACCACATTTATTTACTTCCTGCTGACATATGTGTTGGACTGTTTTTTAAATATATCTTAATTGTTTCATCAACTGTTGGTTCTCTATCATGTTTCTCAATAAAATTGGAATAAAACCTCTCAAATGATAGAAATCCTTCATGATCTGTTGGATATACTTTTCCTTGTGTGGCTAAAGTGTTCCACACTACTTTGGCATTTTTCCATGGTTGGGGGAGTTGTTGCTTAGTCATGTCTATTGCTTCTTGAAGTTTCATATTATGCCTCCTATATTAATGATTATATCCAATATGATATTTAACATTATATTGTTCATTAAGTTTTCTGTATTCATCATAATCAACAAAATGTATTTTTATTAAAAAATATAAAACATCTTGTGGAACAAAATCTGGCCATTTGTTTATTTGTTTAAATGTATCAAGATATTTTTCTTTTACTAATCTTATTTTATCTGGGTCATCAGTCCCATAAAACTCTATTTTCCACTGGTTAGATTTTTTACTATACCATATTTGAATTGCTTTAAATTGTGTTATATATTCTGGCATAGGTCCAAAATCTGTTATCCATAAATCTAACTCTGGGCTACGATATTTTTCTGGCATAGGCGCATTTGATGTTGATACTTTCCATCTTATATCTTGATGGATATCAGAATTCCAACTATCATTATAATCTGAATAAAATTGATATATTTTCATTTGGTTATCTCTATTTTAAAACTTGGATTTGAAAATAAATCTTGCAATAAATCTTTCATTAACTTCTCTAATTTCTTTTGATATATTTCTATATATGCAATTGCTTCATAAGAATTTGGCTCTTTGTTATATTGCTCTCTATATCCTTCCCATGTTTTTTTAACTATTAATTTATTTGGCATAATAGTAATATACTCACCTGGTTTATAAAAGAAATAATATGATTGAAAACCATGATCAGAGAAAAATTTTTTTATATAATGAATTTGATACCATCTGCTATCGAGTTGATTGTAATATATCCTTCCTTCTTTTATTTCTTCAAATGGTGTTGTTTTAAACATTAAATATTCCTTTTAAAATTGCTCTTTTATATTTATACATTGCTTTAAAAATAACATTATATTGATTTTCTGTTAATTTGCCTTTTTTCTTGGCACTATAAATTAAATCTTTTACAACATTCATTTGATTATAATAATTTCTTGGCAAATAATTATAAAAAACTAATTCCCAAATTTCTGCTTCTTTTTGACTTATATTAATATATTTAGGTGGATTTAAAACACCAGCCCATACACTTTTACCATATTTAATTTGATTAGGTGTTAGTTTATATTCTTTAGATGCTTCCAGAATAGATTTTAAAAAGTTGTGTTCGTGTGTTTCTAACCATTTTTCTATTTCTATCAATTCTGGTAATTGTTCTAAATTATATGGTAATATCATTTGAATATTGTCCTTATTGCTGCTCTCTCGTCTAAGAATAAACTTTTTACAATAGACCCATCTGGGTGCATAGTGTTATTATCAACTGTCATGCCATCTATATCATAAATAACTTGAATAATTTTATAAGCATATGCTTTTTGATTATTATAAGAATCTATTGTTTTAACCACACATACACTTCTTAATGTATCAGATTTTCTAACTATATATCCAATCATTCTCTGTCCTTTTTATGATCCAAAAATCTCTCTTATAATTATTCTTTCATTTGTTAATATTAAATGTCTTAAAATAGCACCATCTGAATAAGAACTAACATCTGTTTGATTATCCGTATCATAAATAATTTTAATTATTTCATAATCTGCTATTTCATTTGCTGATTTATTAAATTCTACTTTCCATACATGCTGTAATTTTCCAATATTTCTAACTATATATCCAATCATTCTTGACCTTCTTGTTTTTTAATCCAAGCGTCTATAATAGCATCAATTTCTTCTTCTGTAGCACTTTTATTTAATTGTTCTCTAAACTCTTTTGCCTTCTCTTCTATTCTTTCTTCGGGTACTTGCACCTGAAAACTTTCACCGGGGCGAATCAACATTTTATTTCCACATTTTTGACATTGAAAATCAACACCATCTTCTCTTACTTCTACTTTTACTTTATTGCTTTTACACTTCAAACATACAGATATAAATCCATTAATTGGATATTTTTTTATATAATATTCCATTTTATTTCTCTAAATGCTTTTTATTATTATGGGATGTAAACCAAGAACCAAATGCTCTTTTTCCTCTTCTCTTTCTTTTTTCTTTTTCTGCTTTCTTTTTTAATTCTTCTTCTTCCTCTGGAGTCATTTTATTTTTAAAATAATGACCAACTTCACCAGTATCAATATTTATTTCTTGTAATATATTATCAAACTTCATATTTCCTCCATATTTATCTTTATTATTATTGTAAGATAATAACATGAATATAGTGAGGAAACATGGAAAATACAATTAATAGAAGAGAAGTAAAAAGAGAATTTAATAAAATTAACAAGAAGATAGAAGCAACCAAAATAGAATTAGAAAATGAACGAAGAAGGTCTGAGAAAAATTTTGAAAGACAAATAAAAGAAATAAAAGTTTTATTGTTAGGCAACAAAAAAGACATTCAAGAGTTATATAGAAGGTCTACTGATAATACAGATGAAATAGAAAAATTACAAAATATTGTTAGTTGGACATTTAAAACAATTGTTGGAATTGTTATTACTGTCTTATTAACAAGTATATTAAATATATTTTTTGGATTTTTTAAATGAATTATTACATATCTTTTTCGCATAACAAAATAACAATATATATTACCCAAGAAGACAGACAGTATAGATACAATTATAGATTAGCAGATGAACGAGCAGTAATAAAATTTATATTCAATCGGATTGATTTTTATAGATATAAAACAGAGATAGTGCAATACTAATAAAAAAAACATCCTCTAACGAGGATGTTTTTTTGGCAAAGTATCATCTTAATATAAGATACCTTACCAAGCGTTAAGAAGCAACCTACCTCTTAACAAGCCCTTATAATATTATTATATTAATTGGGCTTACATAATTATCTTAAGCCTTACGGCCCAAAAAACAATAATGTGTCTGGCCAAACAACATCATTGCTCCAAGGTTTTCTGCTTGGTTTTTGCAGAATTTACCTTGATTTAACTATATTTATATATGCTTAATTTTTCACAAAATCATCAACTTCTGAAATAATTTCTGGATTTGTTAGTTTTAATAAATCATACTCCAAATCTTCTATTGTTTTACCAATCTCAATAATTGCTTTTTTCCACTTTTTCTTAAATATCAATGGCTCTTGTTTAGATAATTCAATTCCTCTTTTTTGATAAAAATTTATGCAATATTTAATATATTCTATTTTATCCTGTTCTGTAGGTTTTTCATATAAATTATGTCTCAAGTAAAAAGGTTTTGGTGTTGTTGGTCCAGGTTTAACTGTCATTTTCTAATAAAATCCTTGCAATATCAGCAGAATCAATTTCTCTAATATATGTTTGGGCTTTTTCCAACGTCTGATTATCTTTAATTTCTTGTTTGACTAATTCAGCAATTTTTTCTAAGGCCAATTGTTCTGATGGAAATAAACACGTGGTTTTCCAACCATCAGGCCAACCACTATCTTCTTTATATATTTTCCACTTCCTGCCATTAAAATATTCTATATAATATTCACCAAGAGGAGGGTTAAACATTTTACCAGTTCCAATCTTAATTCTATACTTCATAACTAAAATCTATTATCCAAATTTAAGTCTATGAATAATTTGTATCTCTCCATCTTTATGTAATACCAAAGTTCCAAACCTTGTAATAGAAATAAAATCTTCTCCTTGAACAGAGATGACAATACCATCTAAAGATGGTTCTAATCTTCTATCTGTAGGATCAATATCCTTAGGATATTTTACTGTATCTCCAATATTCATATTACCTCCTAAAATCTATCGTGCTGCCTATTTACTCTTATTAATGTTCCACATTTGCCAAAATTCTTGATAGAGTTGGCTCCTATATATGTTCCTGCACTTCTCAATCCACCAAGTAAATCATCAATTACATTCTGAACAGGACCTTTATATTCTACTTCTTCAACTCTACCTTCACTCGTTCTATAATTCTTCATTCCAGACATATGCTTTTCTTGGGCATATTCTGAAGACATGCCATAAAATACTTTATATTGTTTTGTAATTGTTTTTTTCTTATATACTCCATTATCCCACTCTAATTCATTAGATTCAAAACTCTTTTCAACTATATCACCTTCTTGTTCGTCAGTTCCTGAAAACATTCCACCAATCATTACCATATCACTATTTGCTACAAATGCTTTTGCCACATCGCCAGGTGAGCGCATCCCCCCATCTAATACAATACCTGCACCTAAACCATGTGCTGCGTCTGAACATTCTATTGCTGCAGAAATTTGTGGATAACCTGCACCAGTTTTTAATCTTGTGCTGCACATGGCACCCGGACCCAACCCGATCTTACAATAATCTGCTCCTGCAATTACTAACTCTTGAACCATCTCTGGCGTTGCAACGTTGCCTGCAATAATAACATTTTCAGGAAATTCTTTTCTCACTTTTGAAACAAATGAAGCAAATCTTTGAGTATATCCGTTGGCAATATCAATACAAATTTTGATATCATATTTATACCCAATTTTAATTAAATGTTGTTTAAATTGTATCAATTCTTGCAACTCTTGATCGCTCATCCCAATTGTATAAAATCCATAATTAAGCATTCTACCCCAAGGATAAAGAGATATGTTCTCTTTTGAAAAAATTTCAAGCCATTTTTTATTATTATGTTTAGCAATAGCAACAAACATCTTTTCTTGGGAAAAAACATCAAGCATTTCAAATGTCCCTGTTGCCATATTAGCAGCAATGATTGGCACGCCAGAAAACTCTGCACCATGCAGAGTTTTAAATACCCTCTCTAACTTTACTTGACTACGACTTTCAAGGGTTGAACGCTTTGGTCGAATTAACACATCAGAAAAATCTAATTTAATTTCATGATCAAGTATCACTTTTTGCTCCTAATAATAAGTTTTTTGCTTCCAAAATAGTAATGGCATCAAGTGCCTCTTGCTTATCTACAATTTTATATAATGTTAAAAGTTTTTTTATTTGTTTATTCAAGGCCGGATTATACATAAATCTCCTTGATTCAAAATCATAGGCAAAATATTTTTCTTCAATCATCATAATTACAGGGTCGAGAATTGCTAAATCTATATTTTTTATTATTAAATAATTAATTTTCTCCATCTAATAATAACCTTTTTGCTTTATCCACCATTTTAGGATTAAGGAGATAAACTATCTCATAATCTGGCTTGCCCTGTTTTAATGCTTCTATTATTTTTTTATAATTTGGGTCTTCAGACTGTATAATAACAACCTTATCTAAATAAAAAGTTATACAATCTTGTGTAATAATATATTTCATTTATTCAACTCTTGAACATATGCTGTTATGTTTTGAATATCTTTATCAGTTAATTTAAAATTCCAAATTGTGCTTGAAATATAATGATTCAAATATTCTAACATGGGGTAATAATCTAATAAATTATCAATTTTTGAATCATCTTCTATTTCTATTTTTGGGAGGAGACTATTAATTAAATTAAAATTCTCTCCTTTAAAAAATTCTTCTTTCTGTTTTTGTAATTGACTTACTTGATAAAAAATAAAATACATCTTGGAGTAAAGAGGAAGTGTCATTCTTCCTTCTTTAAAAGCATTATAGAGAAATTTATTGCTGTGAGAACTAAACCATTTTTCTAATGCTATACTAATTTTTCTAAATTCTTTTACCTTGTCTGTTTGCTTTTCCAATACCCTATTTAACTCTTGTGGGAGAAAGTCTAAGACGTTTATCAATCTATGGCTATATTTTTGAGCAACAGATTTTATTATCCCATAGATTTTTACATCCTTTGATAGGATATTTAAGGTATAAGCATTATCAAGCATTCTCTGAAAAGAGGCTGTGTTTATTTTTTGACCATTATTAACTATCTTGCCTCGCAATAAAGGAACATAATAGATTGTGCCAGTCAAGTCTTTAAAAGAGTAGCCATTAGAAGAATAAAAAGAACCAGTATATAAAATAAAATCCTTGGTCTTTTTTCTTGATGAAGGAGTTGATTTAGGTTTCTCCATTTGACTGGTTAAGATATGATCTGCTTTACCCAAGCAGTCAACAATTGCTTGATCAAAGTTATCGAAAAAGATAATTCTGTTGTCAAATTTAACCAAAGATCTGGCTTTAGTAATTGATTCTCGAGGTTTTAACCCATCTCCAAAGACTATAACATCTTTGTCTGGATAAATAGAAAATTCATATTTAAAATGTGTTTTCTTAACAGTGCTATGATCTCTTTGATATATAAAGGCTAATGTTTTAAACTTTTCTGGATGAAAATTAAAACTACCTGTCAATGCTTCTCCATTATATAAAACTGGAAGATCAGATGAAGATTTTAAACCATATTTTCGAATTGATTGTTTTAATTGTAAATTAGCCTTCCATAATGTTTCTGCTTGACGAACTTCTTGAATAAATAAATCATAAAATTCATCAAACACCTGATTCAACCGAGAGGATATGTTTTTTACAGTTAATTCATCATATGACAAGGTCTCTCTACTTGCTGCTGTCTCTAATTGTCCTATTGGAAATTGGATGATAAAATTATTTGCCAAGACAAATTGATGTTTGACGTCAGAGAACTTGGTATCACTAATAGGATAATAAACATTGCCCTGTAGGGCAATTGCTTTAGTCATTGTATGTGGTTTTACTAATTTCCAATTAGAACCAGACAATAACACCTCTGGTCGTGGAAAATCCGAATTACAATTTACAATGGTAGGAGGAGTATCAAAAAAGTAATATATCTTTTTAGCCTTATTAATAAATTCAGATATATCTCCTCTTTTGACATTGATTTTGATAGTTATCCCATTTTCTTTATCAGTGTCTTGATCAACTATCTTGGCAATTTTAGGTGTTCCATCTTCTCCAAGAAAGCAAGTATAAACACAATATGTAGAGTTGTATACAGACTCAACAACAAAACTATCAGTATAAGAGAAAGCACTCTTAGATCCTAGACCTAATGCTCCAATAAAATCATTTGATTCAGTTTTATTACTATCAAAATAAGTAGTGAATAAAGTATATATAGTAGAATGATCCATGCCTGTTCCAAAGTCTTGGACACTAAAGAATGGCTCTTCATAAGATGGAAGGTGGACTATGAATGGGGTTGTTGCTTTACCAGCAGACACATGACTATCATAAGCATTAGTGCTATATTCACGAATTATAGCAGTGATCTTATCTGAGTAGAGATTATCAGACAAGATCTTGAATGCCTTAGGAGATGTTTTAATAGTAAAAGAGTTGGTATTTGTTATATTGGTAGAGATGTCAACAACACTGTCATGCAATCGCATTAGGCCCCCTAAAATATATCATCAAGCAAACGCTCTGCTAAATTATCTATATCCATTTGACCACGTTCTTTTACAGAGGAAGAAATAATTTTCTTGACATCTTCTCGAGATAAACCCATACTCTTTAAATCCAACAATGACTTTTTAACTTCATCGTCTAATGGATTAGATTTGGGTTCTGTCTTCTCAAATAATTTTTTAAATAGAGGAAGAGGCACATCAATCATCTCTCCATCAATCATAAACGAGACCATATCTTTCTCTTTGTCAATAAGAGGAACTGATTGAGGCATTTTAGGAGCGTAATAGATTGTTTCCATATCTTTATATATGCCAAAAAAAGCCACCTGTTAGGGTGGCTTTGAATTAATCTTTGGTTTTTAGTTAGAGTGTAACACGAGCGTATTCATTAGTAGCAATAGAAATCTTATCAGTAAAAGCATCATAAGATATGTCAATTGTATTATTCAACTTATTGGTTGTCCAAAATCCAGCTCCACTAGAAGTATCAACAAAAGTACCGTCATCATTTAGATGAATTCCATATGAATTAAAAACCCACCACTCGTTTGCAAGTACATTAATCATTCGATAGTCTTCGAAAGTGATGTTAACAGGATCAGAGAGAACACCATCTTCACTAACAGTGATTGAATAGTTGGTGTAGGGAAAAGCTGTTCCAGTAGGCTTTACCTGACGATTTTCTACAACAGGAGCACCACGATCATAAGTAATAGTTACTTCAATTGTAGCAAATTCAGTCCATACCTGCACAGGAAAATCAGTGATTTCTACACTCATAACAATGGGTGAAGTGGCTGGATTATCACAACCCACGAAACTGAACAGCGTAACTAGAATAGCAAAAACAAACATAATCTTCTTCATAAAACCCTCCTACAGGTTTGATAAGATTATTATACTGCAAGTATGCTTTCTCTAAACACTTTTTTTAAAAAAAATAGGCCCAGACAGGAATTGAACACTGTGATTCTATCAATTGCAGTTGATTTGCCTTCCCACTTGGCTACTGGGCCATAGATTATCTTGTAAAAGTATAACCACCTAGTATGATTTCTCTGTTATAGAAATCATATGAACCAGATATATCACCAAATAGAGTAATCAAAGTAGATGCTGCTGGAACATACCACGTGCCAGATTTTGAATCTGAAGTGGTCCAAGTTCCATTTTGTCCACCAACTACATCATAAGATGTTTGTACAAGATTTAATATAACTGTACCATCTGACCAATCATCACTTGGATTATTGATTGTTATTGATATAGGGTTAGAATAAACATATGATCCAGTTAAATAATCAGTGATATAGGATCGAATTACAGCAGTTCCATATCTAATAGCCTGACCATTATCTACTATATCAGTAAATCCTGTTGAATCTACAGAAGTAAGTCGATTTGTAATGATAGAACCATCATCCATATAAATAGTTGAGGTAAAGCGAAAACCAAGTTGATAGCCATCTGATCCTGGTGCTTGTTCTAGAACAATGCTTTCAGGCTTAGGAACAGGAGGAAGGAAACTTATAGTACAACTTGATAGCATAAGCAAGATGCAAAGCCAAATCATAATCCCTCCCAATCTGTACAAATTCCATACTTGGTTAATTTGTTCTTTGTACAAATAGTTCTGTTCCCATCAGAAGTAACTGTAGAAAGATTATAAACAAATAGACCACGAAATGTGCTTTCATATATACAATTTTTACAACTATTACCAAGCATCAAATTCTTGGCAATAAATGGTGGAACAACTTTCTTTTTAAAAAACATATTAGTTAAACGTATTGCCTTTCGCTGGTAGGCCCATACTTGTTTCTACACCTTCAAAGACACACTGATCTTCAGTAAAATGTACTAGGATAGTATAGTCCTGACCATAGAAATTGAAGAGATAGAGTATCTCACCATCATAGTCATAATCAAAAACCTGACCTGTTTTAAGGTTCTTGACTTGACCTTCCTCATTGAATCTTAGGACATAAGTTTGCTCTCCAATAGTGATTTCCCAGGTTCTAACCCAAGGATTCCAATATGGGAGAGCAATGGCTGAAAGAGACAGAATGAGAAATAGGGCAAATACAATCTTTTTCATAACTCCTCCAGGAGGAATTATACTCTATTATTCTCTTCCTCTAAAAATTTTATATAATTATCAAAAATAAAATCTAAAATAGGTTCAGATTCCAAAGCATATCTAGATGCTTTTTTACGCAAAAGAATCCAAACAATTGCACTAATAAAAGCCAAGTATTGTAGTGCAAATAGTGGAGGCCAAAGGACACCAAATCCAGAAAGTAGATACAAAGACCAGGGGATGAGTCTAAACCATCCAAGTAATAGAGAATAAAATTTTACCATCCTCTCCTCCTCCTATATTCATCGGCTCTTCTTTCTGCTTCTTGTTCATCCCAAATTAAGATTTCCCAATGTGGGTGTAATGCTTTTACCTTTTCTAGAGAATAATCAGTTTGCTTTTTTAAGAACATAGAATTGCTTGTAAAGTAATAATCATGTTCCCACCCATTTAATGTTGATTTATCTCTTTCATGATAAGAAAGGCCTTGATTATGAAATTCTTGTTTAGAAACAAAGGCAATTTGCTCGTTTAATAATTGCTCGGGGTTTGGAATAACATTGCTAGAATCAAGCACTTCCGCTACTACAATAGATGTTTTTATAACAAGATGATTGTTGTCTGTTAAGAAGACGTTTCTCTTTTTTGGTTTATCATAAAGAATTTTTTCTTTTTTATCTTGACCTTGATAATAACCTTCTGTGATAGCCCACAGACTACCTAACCAGGTACCGATCTCTCCAGTTTGTAATCTTACTTTATATCCAGGTTTTAATTCATTCAAAGATACTTTCTTGTTCTTTAATTCAAATGATTCAATTCCTTCTTTATATAAATCAGTTCCTTCAGGTATAAGAAGAAGTGTAGTTTTATCCCAAGACCATACACATTTTTGTTGTATCACTCCATTTATTATAGAGCATTGTTTAATAATCTCTATTAAATTACCAGATCCAATTTGGAGAACAAATCCTCTAGGGTCTTCAACACAGAAGACAGATCTGCCAGAAGAAGTCCAAGCAGATGATCTATGTTCTTGACCAACAAGTTTAAATCCTGCTATTAGATTATTATCAAAAGTTAAAACAGGATTTTCTTTATGTTTCCAATTATTCCAAATTGTCTCTTGCCTTATCTGTCCTTTTGCATCTTTATATGTAGCAAATCCAAGTATATATTCATTGTCTCTATCAGTATCTAAAGCATGCCCATAATTATTGACTCTTCTTTGAAAACCTACCAAGAATTTTTCTGGAGTGTATATCATTCTTTATCCCACCTTGATTTGTGTACTTCAATTCCGTTTTCTTTTTCCATTTGATAAGCAAAAGCCTCTGCGAAATAAGCATCAATAGTTGTTTGAAAAACTTCAAAGGTTTGAGGATCTACTTTTTGTTTAATTCTTTCTAAGATAGGGTCTGATTCTGGTTTGGAGATAAATTCTTCTTTACTTACAAGTTTCTTGTTTACAAAATCATAATTATAAATCATTCTCAACCTCACCTCTAAAAATCAATCTCAATCCTAAATAAATAATAAAGAATCCGCTTACATCTATAAGTATGCCGTTTAATCCAAATAATTGGCAAACTATTGATCCAGCCCAACATAAAAAAGCATAACCCCATAGACAAACATTGTCAATCTTCGATCTCATTTACATTTTTTACCTTTACATTGTGTATATTGAGATTTCTAACTGCTTGGACATTTTTAGAATCATCATCAACAAATGTTATTTTATCATAATTAGCCGAAAGAGATTTTATGACATTTGCCTTTCTCTCAAATGATGTTGCTCCTCTATATTTTTTTATATCATCACCAACAGCAAACACCTCTTTTAGTTTTGATCCTATGCTCTTTAACTCACCTCTTTTTTTATACATAAGCCAACTAGCAATGGTAGATTTTATCACATCTTCCATACCTCTTGCTGTTAATATGCCTACTTTATACCCCTTAGAAATCATATTATCCATATATTTTAAAACTTTAATTATAGGTTCTCCTGTAGAAATAGAAGAGGCAATTTTTTCAGCGTTTCTAAAATCTCTAAAATCATACATTCTCTCTGTCTCAGGTGATACTTTCTCATGAGAGAATTGTTCAGGAGTAAGTTTTATTTCTTGACCATTTATGTTCTTGTAGATATAAATGTTTTTTGCTTTTACAATAGTGTCATCAATGTCTAATAATAATAATTTATTTTTCTTTCCTTCAGTTAATAACTCTTGAAAATTCATAAATCCTCCTATTGGTATAGGATTACTTGATTTTTGCCATTGTCTTTTGCTCTATACATTGCATCATCGCTTTTTTGATACAATATATGATGATCGTCTAAATCTTCTAACATTGCTACGCCAATGGATAAAGTTATGGCAATTTTCCTATTCAATCTTGATTCTTGTATTTTTTCTCTTATCCTCTCACATAGATCTATTGCTTCTTGTTCTTGTATCTCTGGTAAGATGATTGCAAACTCTTCACCACCTAATCTTCCAAAAGAGTCATAGGGGCGAATCATTCTAGAAATAATTTGGGTTAATGCAATCAAAGTTTGATCACCCGCATAATGCCCATAATTATCATTTATCAACTTAAAATCATCTATATCAAATAAAACCATAGCCAGTTTAGATGAATTTCTCCTGGCTCTGGATATTTCTTTCTCTAACAAAATCATAAAATGTTGACGATTAAAAATTCTAGTTAGTGGATCTTTGGATACTTCAATTTTTAAATTATCATATTTATGAACTAGCAAAATCATTGATCCAATGGCAAAACATTCTGTTGTTATTGCTATTATTAAAGCAATAGGGCAAAAGATCTCTATACTATATAATGACCATAGTATTATTTGAGATAAAATTACTATTATCACTCCAGCAAGAAATCCCTTTCTTGCTATTGATCTTGGCATTTTTTTCTCCTTCTACACCTCCCCTCCCATACATCATATATTAGCCTGGGTGGGATTCGAACCCACACTGTACGCATTTTGAGTGCGTCGCCTCCTGCCGTTGGGCTACCAGGCCATAAATTGGGCCTTGAAGGCCCAACTATATTTAACTTTCAAACATTTCTTCTAATTCATCAATATCAAACTGTTTATTTACACAGTTAATATGGTTGTTTTTTGCTCCTCCATCTTTGATAAACTTTTTAGATCGGAACTTGTTCTGCTTATTTTTTGCCTTATTCTCTAGTCGTGCCCGATCTTCCCAAGTGCGCTTCATACTTTCTCCTTATGCAAAAATATCTAATTTAGTTCCACAATATACTGGGATAATACCCCTAACATATTCTGTTGTTTCAATTACTATGCCATGATCAGTTTCTTTTATCTGTTTAACTTCAATAAATTCTGTTGCCCTGATCTCTTTAATATATGCTCTATATCTCCTTTCCTCTTTTAATTCCTTGATGGCCATTTATCACCACCTGGTAATTGTGCCAGATATTCATAATGTCTTTCAATCTCTTTTTGTGCAATTTCTATCCTATCCTCAAACACCTCCTGATACTCTGGTGAAAGCATTTCAACAAACATATTCATTACTAAATTAATAGTAATATCACATTCATCATCAGTCATATCAGAGTTATAGATAGCATGTAGAAAAGAATGGATAACCACATCCATAGCATCTATTTGAGCATTATCCATTTAACAACCTCTTGGCTAAAAATCGATTTAATTTATCTTTCATATAATGATCTGTATATGGGCGAGAATTTAAAATATATGCTAAATCAATGTTTAAAAGGAATACTTGTTTCTCTTTGTAATAAATAGGATTGATATCATCATATGTTATTGATTTCTTGGCATTATTGATAAAAAAACCATCAGCAAACACACGATTATCAGTGAATATATTGCTAGTGTGCATTATTTCAAGATTAAAAACAATATAAATAACATCACCATCTTTTGAAGAGTGGACTAGCCATTTGTTGAGGATTTGATTTTCTAGACGTTGGTAAAAAGTTCTGGCCATATTACACCGTATACTCAGAAATTCCAGACTCAGTGGTATAAACTACCTTCTTGACACCAGCCTCACGCAGAGCAATCTGACAAATCGGGCAAGGCTTAGCCAAACCCATCTGACCATCATGCAAGAAGCGAAAAACATACAAGGTGTGAGGCATCTTGCGACACTTTACCAAAGCAGCAATCTCAGCATGAAGATAGATGCGATCAGGCCTTTCCGTCTTGCTGGCATATTCAGCCTGAAGAGGATGAGTCTTATCATAGGAATTAACCGCCTTGGAGACTATCTTACCAGCCGAGTCGGTAATAATAGCCGAAATGCGGTGCTTGTTGTGTCCAGGATCACCAGCCGAAAGCATATAGTTCTTGGCAATCCGCGTCATCATATCAATCTTAGCCATGATTAGTTATTATATATAGTTTTATTCTGCTCTAAAATCTTTTTTTACCCAAATCATTGAGTAATTTTTTAGCCATTAAACCTGGATTCTCATCTAATAATTTAACTATTTTCAATCCATCAGTCGTAAAGGTATGAAAAACCCAACCGCCTGATCTCCAGTATTTAATTGCTGGCTTTAAAAGTTCTGCTTCTGGGCGATTTATCCATTTTATGATTTTTCTACCATGAAGATATGATAACATTGTAGGTTTAATTGCATCATAAGCCTCACTTGAGCAGAAGGCACTAGGATATTTTTGATATAATTGCCAGGCAGCAATGTGATATTTATATATTATCATATTAGTAATAATAATTTAGCCATTAGACTTGGATCGGTTATCTTTTCTAACAATTCAGAATTTAATGAGTAGGTTATGCTTTTAGAATCAATAATAGTTTTTTCAAGAAATTTAAAATTGGTATCGAATAAAACATATTTCGGGTAATGAAGTTCTGGGTTCAAAACTACCATGTATAAATTTTTTTGATAGTATTGTGAGTGAGATCCTAACTTATCACCATTTACTTTATAAACATTCATTTTTAGGAACTAACACTCCCTGGGAAATGAATAGATCAAACTGCTTTTTACTACATTCTGACTGTACAAGAGTTGTAAGGTTAGATCTAGCAATCGCATATTTTACTTTCTCTTCAGAGGAGTCTAAAACTTTTAATAAGCAATCTCCCCAAAGTTGTTTATTCGCAAGTTCATATATTGAATTATATCCCATTCATAGCCTCTTTAATTTTTTCATAATAAGAAAACATTTTATCACATTCTTCTTGGTTCAAATATCGAAAAGAGAAAAACATTGGGTATCCATTCATAGACATAGGTCCTGCTCGATCAAGATATTCATAAATCAAAGCAGGTTTAGAATCAAAAAAATCTTTGCCTGCTTTTGTTTCTGATTTGATGAACATAAGAGCCATAAAGATACTTTGTAAATTTGTATGTTCATCAAGATGTCTATCAGTAAAAATCTTGCCTGAATAAAGATCTTTAGCCAATTCTTTCAACTCTTCATCTTTCATATATCACCTCGATTTACAAGTGCAAGGATCATGCCCACATGCTGGACACAACCCCAAAGATAACCTCTTTCTGATCTTTTTATCTGCTCTAGATCCACCATTTGCTGGATCACATCCTCTATAATAACACCCTTTACATAAATCCCAAGATTTTTGCCCAGATTTTTTTATTCCTCTAGGCTTGCGTTTCCTCATTCAAATTCCTTGGCATTTACAATATAAGAAAAATTTGCTTCTGAGTCTGATAAATAGGCAAGCATAGCAGAAAGAGAGGCAAAGTCTCTTTCATATTGTTTATCCCCATAATTAATATCTACAGTATATCTATCATTAAATGTTTTATTTAACTTGATAATTATATAAAGAGATGTATCTTTTTCTAGTTTATCCAAATTTGATACAAGTTTTGATAGGGCTTGTACCTCATCATATTTGACTTCTGTTTTAATTTGTGCTTTTACAGCTTGATTCCTTTTCCAAGAATCAATAGAGGCAAAAGTTGCTAATAAAAGAATAATAAACATAAATGCTATAATGACAATTGTTGACTTGGTCATTTTTTACTCCTTAGATATATTTTAGGTCTAAACCTAATTTCCTAATATGGTTATCTTCTTTTACTCTTTTTTCTACATGTTTTACTTGCTCTATTCTCTCTCTCATCCTCTGTTGTTTAATTTCTTTATTCACCCTTTTAATTAAAATTGACAAAGAAATTAAGACAAAGATAGATAAAAGAACAAAGACAACAGATACAATAAACATCATTATAATAAGATCATTAGAGCAAGCAAGTGTAAGTGTGCTTAGGCTTTCCATATTAATAAAAATAAAATTTATTTAATTTACGAATATTTAATCTAGATTGGGCTAGATTAATAGCAATTTTTTGTTCCATTACCAACTTGTTGAATTCCTTGATTTGTTCTGTTATGCCTTTACCCACAGCATCAATCTGTTGGCTGAAATATTGAAGTTGGATAGCAGTTGCTGTACGAGCCATGGCAGATTGGGCTGCTTGATATTCCTCAATTTGTTTTTGAGCAGCCGCTTGATAATCTTGGATATATGTTTGATAGAGGACAATATTCTTGTTATAAGAATCAATCAGATAAAGATCTTTTTGTTCTTGGATATATGGAGAGAGACTGAAGACACTATATATCACAATAGCAATTACAAAAGAGAGGATGGAGAGCTTGTTGAATAGAGAGTTGACAACTAGATCAAAAACATCCTGTTTAACTTTAATCTTGAGGATAAAGTTTATTAGAAAGGATAAAAATCCAATGGATAAAAATATATAAAATAATGTTTGCATAATAACCTCCAGAGTTATATATGCTTTTTTATAAAAAAAAGAAGGTTTTACTTCTTTTTAAGATACATAAAATTTTATATTAGGGTCTATTGTAAGAACAAAAGATTTATGTTTTTGATACTCTTGTTTTTTATCTATATCTATATACGAGACGCTTCCTTGACCTATAACTGTTTCCCAAACATAGTGTTGATTTTTGTATTCAAAAAATATTTTATAATTAGGAAATGTTTTTGTACAATCAATTAAATAACTAGTATGTTTTTTCATTGTATATTCATGAATATAAGTGTGAACTGATCTAAATTCTTTTGATGAGATAGGGAGAGTAGAATTTAGATCATCAGGGAAGTCCCAAGAATCTGTTCCATCTTGGACAGATCCTTGGTTGACTTGATCTATTACTTTATCAAACAACTCTTGAGTCATATTAGATTGTATTCCAGCAAGTTGTTCATATTCTTGTGGGGTGAGATTTTTAAAATATTCTAGTGTGTCTTTTAGAGCTTGTTCTTGATTCATATTATCTCCTTCTTGTATATTATATATGCTTAATTTTACTCATCTAATCCTACATAATCTAAATTTGTGTTGCCCAACTCTATTTGTCTTTCAAGGCCTTCAAATATGAAATGGATTAGTGCTTTTTTCATATCTTCATCAATTTCAGTTTCTTGTGTTAAAAAATGGTCAGAGACTAGAGTGCTACAATGTATAGAATATTTTCCTATTCTATAAGAAAATTTATCATTAAAAGTTGTTTTATTTATTTGTATTACAGCAGACTCATCATCTCGTGTTTCTATGGGAATAAATATTGTATTACTATAAATATAAAATTTATACATTAGTGTTATCTTATAATTTTATGCTATAAAAATAGTCATTTGTATTTTTTCGAATAAGATCACATATAATTGTTAAATTACTACCCAATTTTTTGTCAAACAGTTCGATTAATTTTTTATTTGGTAAAGCCAATTTCTTTATTTCATAAAATATTTGAAGTGATTTTTCTTCTGACTTGGTTATCATATAGAGGAGTGCTATACCCACAGCAGCAGATCTAGAAACGCCTGCATGACAGTGAATAACATATCCAGTAGCAACATCCTTTGTTTCATTAAAATAGTTTATTATTTTTTCTACGTCTGATAATGATGGTAGAATATCATTTAAATATTTCTTTTCATCGATATCATGAAACTCAAGCCTTAGATAAGAGACAAAATTATCTTTTATTGAATTCAACATTTTTTCGCCAGGAGATCCAATGGAGATACAATGATCAAAGTATTCTTCTTGATTTGCTAGAAGTTCATCTAATTGAGTTTCTCCGAAAATTTGAATATAAGGATATATCAATTTAATTCCTTTCTAGGATATTATACTATATAAATATATGCTCTAAATGATTTAGAGAAGATAAAGATAAGTTATAATTATTAAACTACTATGAAATATCCTATGACAATAAAAAAATTACTAGATATTCAGGACAATATATATAAACTCAAATATGAAAAATTAATTACACAGTATCTAAATACACTTGAAGTAGTTTGGTGTGAAGGATCTGTAGATTTAGATAACATGGGTTCTGAATATCCCTATGTCTTCTTATCTTTTAATAAAGATAGAGAAATTGAAGATGTAAAGATTTACAAATAGTTATTATATTACTTAAATTATAATGTATTATAATAATCAAATATCATTTTGATTTTTTCTTCATTATCTGCAAAAATAAAATTAAGAAAATCAAATTTATAGTCAGTTTTTATTTCACCAATATCATTTATATTTAAACAATAATTCATTAATTCTTCAAAAGAAATATTTGTTTTATCACAAAGCAAAGAACCAATTTCTTTAGGTATATAATTTAATGAATTTATAGGATTATGACTGATATCTAAACAACGCAGTCTGTTTATTTCCTCTATTCCTTCTAGGGAATTAATCTTATTATATGAACAAGAAAGTGTCCCATTCATGTCTTTTGGTAAACCTTTTAGCGAAAAAATGTTGTTTAAATCACAATATATAACTACCATTTCTTCTGGACATCCTTCTAAAGAAGATAATTTGTTTCTTGAACAATCAAGAGTATGAACTTTTTTAGGTCCATATTTTAGTGTTGATAAATTACAATTATAACATTTAAAATATCCTGCAATTTCTGGTGAGCCTTTTAAGGATTTAATATTACATTTTTCCAATATAATATCATTTTTAAATTCATTGGGGAGGTCAAATTCTTCTAGTGATTCAATGTCTTGTTCAAAAAGAACAAAATCCCCTTTTTTATTTAAATATTTTTCATATGATTTCATATTCTTTAACCATCTTTGATATCAATAATCTTAATTTATCTTCACTACAAACAAACAAAGGTTCACAGGTAAAATTACTTGCTACATATTTTATATAATCATAAACCAGATATTGATCTTGTTTAATTGTAAACATTATAATTAGTTTATTAGAAATATAAATTTCTACTCTATCATTTAGAACTCTATATTGATATTTATTTAACACCTTATCTTGAGCAAATTCTTTTAATATATTATATATCTTAGGATGGGTTATTTCTTGAGCATCTTTAAACAAGAAAAATCTATCTAGATAATCTCCATTTAACATAGATATTCCTTGATTTGATCATATGTTAATAAATAATTTTTATCAATAAGTATATTAGGGTTTGATTTATAAGCATTTAATAATTTATCATAATCTTTGTCGTCTTGTATATATACTATTTCTAAAAATGTAGCAATATATCTAGATACATCTTTCCATTTTTTTAATACTTCTGGAGAGATATGACGTTTCTTTACATCAACTTTGAAGATTATTTTATTAGATTCTAAATAACTTGTTATATATCTAATCATTTTAAACACCATGATAAATTAATACTTAAATTATTCATTATCTTTATCAGATTCTTCAGAATTAAAATATCCATCCAAAGCATGATGAACAGGAAACATAATATTTTGACTTGAGATTTGTTTATATCTAGCTTTATATATTAACTTATCAAGCCATAATTCAATATATAGATATTCATCTTTTTTATACAATCGATATATATAAGTTTCTGCATAATTCCATTCATCTAGTGTACACATCTTTTGAATAGGAAAAATTCTTAGATCTTCTCCCTCTACATATAGTTCTTGTGTAACATATACAATGTTTTGCTCAATAACAAAATATTCAATAGGATCATCTTTTATATTATAAAAATAATATTCAGTCTCATCATATTGAAAAAGTTGATGTTGAGCAAATAAAGAGAAAGAGAGGATTAAGAATAATACAAAAAGAAATTGCTTCATGAGAGTATTATTTTGTACCCAAAATTATTCTAAGTTGATTATTTTGAATAAGTTGAATATCAGTTTTTATAGATATATCTAAATATTCATAATATTCATGTTTTGGCATAAGTCGTTTTAAAAACAACTCATATACTACGATTTCTTTGAGATTTTCGAAATCATCATTCATAAAATATTTACAAGATAAATCTATTGTATCAATGATTTCTTTTTTAAGAGTTTTTTCAATATTTAAATTATTAATAAGCGACTGTTGTAACTTATAAAAATACTTATTAGAAATTTCTAAATTGGATAGCTTTGTATTAAATTCTTCTTTATCTAATGTCATATTTAGGCCTGCAATAATTATTTCTTCTAATTGCAGTGATAAATCATCGCTAATTAATATAGGCAGAATAACTATAAATGGATCGTGTGGTTCAAATTGCTTTAATTGTTCAGATCTTGGATCTAATGAATTTGATGGCCAATTTGGTGGGAAAGAACCTCTAGCTACATCATACTGATCTTGGGCTGAAATATTGATTGTGAAAAAGAATAAAATATAAAACAATATGTGTTTCATTTGTTGAATCCCCTTGTTAATTATATATTGCTTTGTTATTATTCTAAAATATTATTTCAAAATTTTGTTCAAAAGAGTGTATGAATATTGGTTTATCAAAAATGAAAAATCAAGGTTGTGAAAAAATTTGTACTATTTGTGGTCAATCTTATCATATTAAACCGTCAAAAAAAGATGAATCAAAATATTGTTCAAGAGAGTGTCGGCATATTGGTTTATCCGGCAAGGGTGAATATAAACTCGATTTGGATATGGAAGAAATACGACGCTTATATGTAGATGAGTTGTGGTCTGCACAAATGATTGCAGATAAAATGGGTACAATTAAAAAGAATATACTTTTCCGTCTTAAAGATATGAACTTAACTCGTAGTAAAGGTGAAGCCAAATCTAATTTTTTTATTAATAATCCTGATAAAAATCCGAATAATCTACCTGGTGTTAAAGAAAAGCAAATTGAAGTTCAGAAAGAAATGAATAAAGATCCTATATATAGAGCTGAACGAATAAACAAAAGATATTTGGGAATAAAAAGTATGTCTCCTGAGGCAAAAGAAAGTTGGAAATTATCAAAAAAGCAACAAATGATTAATCGTTCTCCAGAAGAAGTATGTTCCGCTATGCGCAAGCAATACGCCACCAAGAGAAAGAATGGAACGTTTAAATGTAATGGCTTAGAGAAGAAGTATGAAGCTATTTTAATTCGAGATGATGTAACATATTTACCACAATATTGTATACCCGATGGTGATATGCTCTATCGTTACGATTTCTACCTTCCCGATAGCAATACACTTATTGAAGTAAATGGTACAGGAACACATGCTGATCCGAGGAAATATAAAGCCGAGGATTTAATTAAACTTGGTATTCCTGGTTGGAAAGTGAGAACAGCGGGTGAGATTTGGGAAGAGGATAGAGTAAAGAGAGAATATGCAGAAGAGAGAGGATATACGGTAATAACAGTGTGGCAGGAGGAATTATGATTAATGATATTATTTGGTGGCAAGTTAGTCTATATGAATTAATAAATATTTGGATTCCTGGATTTATTTTTGTTTTTCTTGCATATCGTGTTGGTAGAGGAAAAATAAAATCTGGTGGTGGAACTGTTTCAATAAAAATAAGACCTGATTTTGAAGAAAACATTGTTTGTAAAATTGATGATATTCCTAGTTTATATATTAAAGAATTAGAAGAAAATGATAATTGTTTTGAAAAAATGAATAATATTTGGAATAATGTTTCGAATACTCTTCTTAGCGTGATACCAGGACGGCCTAAGCCGGCCACCAAATTAAAAATATATGATAAAAAACTACAATGTGATGAAATATTTGCTATTTTAATTAAAAATAATTATGAAATTACATCATGTATTCAGACAGACCCAACAAACAAATTTTTAATAATAAAAAAGAAATATTAACAAACATTTTTATAAGATAATACTATGAATAATTTTATAAAAGTGTTGGCAGAAGAAGTTTTAAAAGAAGATTTTGATATAAAAACTTTGGCTTTAAAATTTTTTAATAAACATCCTACTTTATTAAAACAAATACAAAAATTGGCTTGTAAACAAAGTATACCTCAAATTAAATTATCAAATTATGACCATTCTATTATAAAAGAAATTTATATTAATAAGAATACAGAAAAGGCTAAACAACTTATTAATTCAAGATATAAACCTGGCGATAAAAAGTTTGGTGAATTGATGGATTTAATAAATGTAAATGAAGCTAAAAATAATGCCCTTTTGGCTATAGGATTTGCTTTAGCATTGGGTGCTGGATTACTTTCTGGATGTGCAAATCCTCTTGCTGGTGGTGAAGAGATATACAACCATGTTACAAATACAATTGAAGATGAATATATTGAAGAATTTCAAAATAATTTTGGAAAAGTTTATAAAGAAGAAAATAAAGTATTTTTCTATAATTCGTCTAAAAGTTGGGAAATAATAGGCATTAAAGGTATTTATGTTAAAACAATTGTTAGAAATCCAAATTATGCTTTACAACCAGGTGAATCAAAATACTGGAGAAAAGCTATGTTTTACGCTCAATATTTAAACTTTTATGATTATAAAGCGGAAAAAGATTTGTTTTCAATAGAACCAGGTGAAGAAAAAAATATTTTATTAAATAAAAACGAAAACATGGTAGGAGTAATATTTAATTTTCTAAACCCAAAATCTGGTGAAAAAAAACAAGTTATAGTTTATAATAACGGTATAAGATGGCCTTGGGGATCTAGTATAATACAAAATATTGAAAATGAATATGATAAATTTATAAAATTACAAGAAACGGTTTATTGTGGTGAAAAATATAACAATTATCAAATAGATAATCTTAACGAATTAAAATTGAATAAATTTATTTCAATAAATGATATCATATCAAAGTCTTATACATCATCTAATTATATAGATATACCTTGGGATGGATTAGAAATTAAACTCGATTTATAAAGCATAATTTATTAAACGGAGGTAAAATGCAATTTTTTAAAACTATTGATGGTATGAAATCATCAAATATTAAATATAGAAAAATGATAGGTGGAGATTTTCGTATAGAAGAAAATGGTTTGATTACTGGAAAAATATTAAACACTAAAGATCTTGTTTTATTTCAAGGCTTTACAACAGATGAATTAGAAAAAGATTTTCATGAAACAGTTGATTTCTATTTGTCATGAAATTTTTTAATAATGTTTTTAAAAAACCGACAAGAGCTGATATAAGATGGAGTGAATTTGTAAAAGCTCTTAAAGAAGTTGGCTATTTTTTGGATAAAAAGAAGGGAGTTCAGTGTTCATTTAAACATGATACTATAAAAGAAAAATTATTTATACATGAACCTCATGGTTCAAATAATATACCTAAAAGCGATATTGATAGAATTAGAGATAAATTAAAAGAAGTGGGTATTATTTAAACCTAGCTGAAAGGCTGGGTTTTTAACAACAGATCAAATGATTTTACGTGATAGAATTGTATTTCAATTTGCTAAAGATAATAATATTCCACTTGTGTGGAATCTTGCTGGTGGATATCAAGAACCTATAGAAAAAGTTCTTGATTTACATGAAAATACACTTCAAGAATGTTTAAAGGTTATGTATGGTAATGGATTGTTGTTAAAAGCATCTAAATATCTTTAAAGGATATCTATGAATTATATTATTCCACAGATCAAGCACAAATCCAAGCTCCTCCTCCGCAAGGTCCTACGTCTAGTCAAATTCTCACCTTCTTTTGTTGCCTATAAAGATGAGGATAGTTGGTTTGTTCAGGATCTAAATGGTTTCTCTAAACAGGATAATGAACTTGTCCTAGGTGTACCAGAGTTCCTAGAGAGATTTCTACCTGAATCAAAAAAGATAAAAATTTATTATTATACTACTCCACAAACAGGCTCTATTGAACTGACTATGATTAGTACTTCCTTTTTTGGAACTACTTATAGTTATACTTATAAAGGGAGCAAATATTCTCTATGGCTTTGCCCGGTTTTATTCTGGTACTTTCCAGAGGCACCAAAGAGGCTATTTGTCAAGATGAGGAGGATTGCATGAAAGAGTTGTATGATCTCAAAACTCGTACCAAGATTGAATCCTATCTTAATGATAAGGATATTCCTTATACCATCATCGAAGGGTCAGACATGTTTGATAATATGCGTCATCGCATGTACTCAGGCATAGTCCTAATCTTTGATGATGAAAACAACATCCAACACGTTTATAACAAATGATACTTGATTTTTATCTTAATTCTACTCCTCATCCAAGCACTCATCAAACTCTAAAGGAAATGCAATCCTGGAACGATAATAAACTAAATGGTGTACATAATTATATCACTTGGTTTTTTCCTACAAGAAGACACTCTTGTTCAGTCGATAGTATAGCAATAACTGATGAAGAGATACAAGAATTTAAAACTAATCCTATCTTGAGAAAACAAATTCTACGTAATTATTATCGCATGCTTAAATTCTATGGATTTGTTTTTACTGGTGATAAAGTAATAAAATCAAACAATTATGAGGATAATAAACATTATTGGCTATGCGAGCAAACACCTAACTTTGGTAGAATAGCTCGGATGCTGCAATCATTAATGCTTTTAGGTTTTAGTCAGGCTGCTATGCTCTTTTATGATGCATTAATGCAAGCCTACTCAAAAGAGGAGCAAATCATCCCGGTGAAGGTATTAGATTATTGGCATTCTTCTGTTTATGACAAGAGTAATTGGGATTCTAATATATTTTGGTGGCAATTACAAACAGGTGGAAATGTAAAATAAAAAACCAGGCTCCGAGCCTGGTTTTAAAAAAATATTTCTATAGGTTTAGAAAAAATACTATTAAATATGATTGAATAATAATTATGATATTGTTCTTTAGTTATTATAGTACATGCTCCGGCAAAAAAAGATTCTGTCCATAAATCAAATTTTTTAATCTTGGTATTTTTAGTAGAGTATGTTATTGTTAAAACCGAGCAATGTGGTTTCCATTCTATTTCGAATATTTTACTAATCGGTATAACAAGAGTAAGAACAGGATTTTTAGTACTAAAACCCTGATGTAATAATATGTTGCCTTTTTTAAATTTCATTTTACCTTTATCAACACAGACAATGCCCCACCTAATATGTCGGCAAAACATTTTAATAATTTTTGACCTGCTTGCCTTGCAGATAAATTCATTCTCAATAATTCAGCCTCAAGAGCTGTGTTTAAATCCTTAATCAATGATTCAAACTCTTCAGGGCTTATCTCTTCTTCTTTTCTCATTTTCATGTATTTAGATGTCAACTTACTCTGCTCAACTAAAAACTTAGAACCACTTTTAGCGGCATCTCCTAATACATCACCTAATGTCTTTAGAGCAGCTTGTCCTGCTTTATCTGTTATATATTTTGAAAAATCATCAAAGTTAAATTCTATTTCCATACTACCTCCGCGCTTTCTGATACTCTGTCGCTATTATTACATCTAATATCCTTGTCAAGGTCTCTTTCTTTAAATCTTTATATGTCTGACTTAATTCTTTTATCTTAGCCTCTTGATAAAATGCTTGCATCCTCTCAGTAAATAATTCAATCTGTTTAATTGTCTCAATATTCTCATCTCCTTTACCTACTTCATACTCATAAACTAGGTCTAGAGCAAGAAAATAATTATCTATTTTTTCTTGCTCTATAGCAGGAGAACATTCATCAACAAATGTTTTGGTTATTACCTTGAGAGTAATAAAATTTTCATATGACTTCTGGTCATAAGACGAAATCGGGCTGACCCACCCTTTAAGAGTAGAACAGCCCGATAATAAAAGTAAAATTAGTAATGGAGCAATCTTTTTCATATAAATATCTTGCTAACTACTCATAATATTTCATCCAATCTGTAGAATATTTTGTTTTTAGCTTTTCAAGATAAGAATTTGTTTTAATCTTACACATCCATACCTTGCCTCTAAAAGCACCACTCTTTTCTCTTCCTTTGCAAATTACTCCTTCATTTACACTAAACTCATTCTCTCTTACCCTGTTGATAAAATCATCAGTTAAATTGCCTTCATAAATCACTCTTGGTGTAGGTACTATGCCTAATAATTTATTAGCTACTTTGACAAACTCTTGAGGCATTAAAAATTCTGTCCATTGGCTTTTAATTAAGAGGATATCAAACATGACAAATCGCATCTTATCAATTGGGTCGCTATGAAAACCAGCAAATGAATTTGGGCCTACATACTCACCAAAAACAACTATTTCTTTATCTTTAGGATAAAATTTGCGGAAATACTCTTCTAGTGGTTCTTTGCAAGTTGAATTAAAGACATTGACTACTCCACCTAAAATTGGATGAGAAGAGTCAATAAGTTGTGTTCTACTTCCAAATAAGTCAAATCCTCTTTTAGAAGTATATTTGACTCTTATATTACTCCCATCAAGCTTTTCAAAAGCTATCATTTGTTTTCTGGGGGCTCTGGAAGAATTAATAATGGAAGGATACTCTATCATATAATCTCCTTTATCGGCCTAAGATAGCGAAGATTATATTTTTGAACTGCACTGGATTCGAACCAGTGACCCACGCCTTAACTTACTACTTTCAGTTTCCTGAACCATCTTTCAATGTTGTAGTCTGGACTTTATCTTCATCGTTTTCAAGAGGTACGATGTCTTGCGTAAAGTCTCTGAGGAACCTATCAATACCATATTCTTCAATAAAATTTATTCCAGTTTTTTGATTATTCTTTGGTTGATTCATTCTTATACTAAAGCCACTTTCTTTTTTACAAGCTTCATTAGAAGAAATCCATACAATTTTTTCATTAAATGGATTATAAATTGCAAACCAATCAACATCTTTTTCTGAATAAGTATATCTATATCCATTTGGACCAGATTTTTGAAGACGAAGTAGAACTTTTTCTTCATTACTTCCAGAATATTTTATTTGAATTTTTTTAAAATCCCCGATTTTTCTGCAATTAAATCAATCTTAGAATAATCACCAATTTCTGCAAAAACATTAAATTCATGTTTTTGTAATTCTAATACAACTGAAGAATATGCTATATTTCCTTTATGTTTTGTATGCATATAATAATATATGCTTAGGAAATCTAGTTTCCTGCGGATTGCCCAATCTTTTTGATTTTTACTAGTTGCATAGTACAAAAAGCTCTAAGGGGTTTCCCGCATATAGCAAGATCCAGTATTTAGATTAAACCTCCTTTTTCTAAATACGCTCTTAATTTAAAGGGCGTTGCTCTACCATCTGAGCTAGCAGTCCAATAATACTTAGTCTATAATTTCCTTGGAACGAACACCATAATCATGACCAATGTAATCAACTTTATATTGCTTGCCATTTTCATTGGTGATAATGATTGTAAAGTTCCCAGTAGTAGAATCATCGCTAATATAGGCTTTAGCCTTAATTGTTTCGATTACCTGACCAGTGCGGGTATTCTCAATGACAATTTCACGATACAACCCACCACCAAAGTCAGATTTAACATTCTTGATGGTTTGTTGAAAAGACATCCCACAAGAAGTTAACATTGCTACTAGAACTAGAACAACCATTTTCTTCATTTTATTCTCCTTTTGTTTTTAAAATATTTCCATATATTTGGCATTATTTTAAATATAATACCTCCTATTTTATAGGATATTATATTATTCCAAGACCCAACTTTACACATATGACAATCTGCATCAAATTCATGATGTATTGAACAAATTGAGAACCATTCTTTTTTCCAAAATAATTTACCTTTTGTCATATTGAAGAAAGAAGGACTTGAACCTTCAACCGGATTACTTCATCTTTCTTAATAATATATTGATTGATTTCATGGTACCATCCACCAATCTCAAAAAAGATAGATTTTTCATCTGCCGCATTTCCAAATGCCGTCTTTGCCATTTGACCATTTCTTCATTTTATAGCCGGAGAGGGACTTGAACCCTCACGCCTTTGCAGGCAGGAGATTTTCTTACCACTATAGTTTTCACTACCATCTTTCAATGTTTGTGGTCTGGACTATATCTTCACCATATCATTTCTGATTTAGGTGGTTGGCTCATAGTCTCTACACACGCCCAGAAGATTTCTCTTCTTGCTTGGCTCGGGGTTGGGTCGCATTTGCAGGCCATTCTCCGAATTCGCCAACATTCACTTAGAAGTTTCCAATCTAAGTGCTCAAATAGTTAAAGTCTCCGGTGTCTACCATTCCACCATCCGGCCATATATACTGTTTGATTGTTTAGCTCAAACAGTAAAGCATTCTATTTGATTAAGGTTCAAATAGCAAAACCTTTGAACCAGGCGGGACTCGAACCCACATAGACCTTACGGTCACAGATTAACTTACTACTTTCAGTTTCCTGAACCATCTTTCAATGTTGTAGTCTGGACTTTATCTTCATCGTTTTCAAGAGGTACAATGTCTTGCGTAAAGTCTCTGAGGAACCTATCAATACCATAATCATCAATTGATCTTACATTCTTTTTCTGTTTGTTTTTAACAGGATTTATACGTATATTAATCCCAGTATTATATTTACAAACTTCTTTTGCTTTTACCCAAGCTATTTTTTTTGAATATAGATGATACACGGCAAACCAATCTACATCTTTTGATTTGTATGTATATCTATATCCATTAGGTCCAGATTTTTTTATGTTTATAAAAACATAATCTTTAACGTATCCAACATATTTAATTTGAATTTTTCTTAATTCACCGCCCTTTTCTGCTATCAAATCAATTTTGGATACATCACCTAATTCTGAAAAAACATTAAAACCATTTTCTTGTAAAATCAAGACAACTGATGATTGTGCTATATTTCCTTTATGTTTTGTATGCATATAATAATATATGCTTAGGAAATCTAGTTTCCTGCGGATTGCCCAATCTTTTTGATTTTTACTAGTTGCATAGTACAAAAAGCTCTAAGGGGTTTCCCGCATATAGCAAGATCCAGTATTTAGATTAAACCTCCTTTTTCTAAATACGCTCTTAATTAAAGTCTGTTGCACAGCCTTTGTGCCACTGGTCCTAGTTAAGAATCTTGTTTAATAACTCCTGGGAATAAATAGTTGCTAGATAAGTATAATTCTTGTCATAGAGCCGAAAGACATCCCATTGCTTTGTTCCTTGAGCAGTACATACTTCAATAATATATCCATTAATATGCTTTACTTCTCTTACTTGACTCATTTATTACCTCGCATCTTTATATATGCTTATTAATAAGATTATTTTTAATAATCTCTTGATTAAACCAATGAACATTGGTTTGAATATGGTTTGGTCTAACCCATTTTACTACACTCTTTCCCCAATCAATAAGATCAATCTCATCAGCTAAACGCATTACAAAACCTTCTTGATTATTACGTAATGTATTTGGCAAAGCTTTAATCAATAATTCATCAAAAATACCATCATAAAGAACAGGCACTGTAGAAATATCTAATTGTCTTGCAATTTCTATAGTTTCATCCCAATTAAAACACAGTTGTTTTTCCCATACATTGAACAATAAAAAATAAGATTCAAGATCTTGATAATGGATTGAATGTTTAGCATATAAATTTTCTCCACAAAGTCTAAATCCAATATGTTTCAAATCATCTGGCATTTTATCAGCTGTTTTTATAGAAAATGCAGTTACCCAATGTCTTGAAGGATGATTACAGGAATCAATAGATCTTGCGTGACATATTCCACTTGGATAAATGGTTGTATTTTCGCCATCCATTTTTTCTGTAATAACAACTCTTTTCCCTATAAATGCAGAAAGATCATGTTGCACCTTATCATCATTACTTTTCCCTGGAGACCATGGAAGATGAAAGGTTTTTGGATATTTAGTATACAAGGTTCTTGGATATTCTTCATGCATAGTATTAAAAAACGATGAGGTTGCTTTTATAATTGTTGCCACCTCCCAAATCAATCAATATCTGTTATATAAAAACTAGGGTTGCTTTTATAATTGTTGCTACCCTAAATCAACCAATGTCCGCCGACTTTCTTGCAAGTGTTGAAAGTCTAACAATCACCCGGATTTAAGGCAGTCAGGATTTGAACCTGAAAGGGTTATACTTACTTATCACCAGACTATTCACACCCTTCTATCTTGGAAAATCTAAGGCCCTAAGATAGAGTGGATATCAAGCACTGCTTGACTCCCCCGTCTGGTCTGCCTACCCCCTCTTGACGCTTTGGGTTCTCTTTCGCAAGATAGTCTTCAACGAAGCTGCTATCTCGTCCAGATACTGCGGTGGATAGAACGACTAATAATTTTTTACTTATTCTTCTTGACCTCCACTAGTCTTTCAGAATAAGGCAGCAAAGTTAAATTAATTTAAGTCCATCAACTTAATGTAAGCTGTTGCTGCACCAACAACTGGACTTTAGGAGCACAGGGATTTGAACCCTGACTTTCAACTTTATAAGAGTTGTGTGCTGACCGTTACACTATGCTCCATCGCTTGATTTATTATACTCTCAAATCCCCTTCTCTAAACTATTTAAAAACTTTTCAAATTCATTTTTTACAAAATCAGAATTAAATTTACCTAAATCCTTAATTATATATGCTTTATATCCACATTTTTTTATTTCTTTTAATTTTATTTTATCTCTTGTTTGAATTTGTAATAAGCTTTGTTGTCTTTTAATTTTTTTATAATGCCAAATTCCATTCCATAAAATAGCTATATTTAAATCTTCTATAATTATATCAGCATCCCAACCGTTGAAACAAGGTATATTATTTTTTACACTAACAAAATGTGATTGACACATTTCATAAAATAAAATTTCATTTAATGACCTTCTTTTTTGACTAGAAGCTGATTTTTTGCCTCCATTTCTAGCATTTTTTAAAAAATCACTTCTATTGTTTTGTATGTAATTTATAAAAGCACTTTTACCATATTCTCCATTTTTATATCTAATAGAATATGTTTTAGCTTGTTTTTGAAGTCTTTCATCAGTTAATTTATTTAAATTTTTATTCCAAGCTATTCTTCCTTTTTGTCCTAAACCTGTTTTTTCACCATGATTTATACCATTTCCATGACTTCTCCAAATATGAGAACAGATTCCATTTTTAGAATAAAGTTTATCACAAATAGGACATTTATATTTTAACGTTTTTTCATCTAACCAATTTTTATCTAAAACAATTTTAATTTCTTTATTCATTTATTTTAAATATGCCTAATTAATCCTCTTTTTTCTTTTTAAACTCAGCAATCATTTTCTTGTTCTTTTTGTTCAACCTATCAAGAACTTCTTTTCCTTCCATCCAAATGTCTTTGTTGTCTAGAATTTGCTGTATTTCTACTTCAGTTAGAAAATCTTTATAAATAGTTTTCATCAAATTATCACTCCATTTTTTAGCATGGGTGATGTTATCATACATTTCTCCACCTTTTCCAGCAGTTATACTACTATAGTTGTGGAACATGAAATCGCTGAACTCACTTATTTCTATTTGCTGAGCACTCATAATTATGAAGGTAGCGGCTGACATACAATCACCTTCAACTGATGCTATAACAGTTGCGTTAGTCTCTTTTAAGACACGCATCAATTGAATGGCCGTAGAGGCATCTCCTCCACGAGAGTTGATATGGATAATTATAGTATCATTCTCTGTGGCGTTACGCATGAGATGAAACCACTCTGCATACTTTTCTGGTTGTTCAATTGCACCAGAAAGATAAAATTCATGTTTAAATCCTAAAGGGACACTGTAATAAGTTGTTTTTTGAGCCACTGGAAGACCTAGTTCATCGCTGGTATCAAATTGTTTATCCAAATTTTGCTCCTTTTAACAGCACATATCGGGAATCGAACCCGAATCCGAACCTTGGCAAGGTCCTATAATAACCTTTATACTATATGTGCATTTTTGTAAAATAACATTTGGCACAAAGAGCTGTATATGCTTGTTGTCCTCCTACAACTACTTTTTCAGTTTTATTTCCTTCTTTAAAATAAGTATAATTACCAAGTTCATTACCACACTCAGTACATATGGCATTTAATTTAATTATGCTATCGCAATATGGAATTGTCTGCACTATCTCATCAAACATTTCGCTTTCACTAGTTGCATGCAGAGCAGATATATATATGTCTTTATTGTTATAGTTTGCTTTGATTATAAAATTTTTTAATGATTTATGAAATTGTCCTTCATCAATTCCAATTACGTCATAATTAGATAAATCAAAATTTGATAAGTCAGAAATAAAAGCAGTTTTTAACCATTTAATCTCTTTTTGACTATGGCTCAAGAATCCACGATTATCAATTTCTGGTCTTAATAGAATTACTCTTTTTTTAGCTATATAAGCTCTTTCTAATTTTGTTAGTAATTCACTTGTTTTGCCTGAAAACATTGGTCCTAGTAATAATGTTATCATTCAATTTCTTCTTTCCATCTTTTATGAAATGATTCTTCACCATCATCACCACTTAAAAGCCAATCAATTCTACCAACCATAAGAGATGCTTTTTTTAATATATCAATTGTTTCTCTAAATTTAGCCAATGTTTCTGATGAGAAATTTTGACTAAATCCAAATTCATCTACTTTATTATTTTTCTCTATTGCTCTTTCTATTTCGTCTGCTATATCTGTTAATCTATATTGATTGTAATCAAAGTAACCACCGCTCATATTATTCTCCTTTAGAAGAAATATGCTTTTCGTTATACTCCTTTACTTGATCAATCAAATAATCCATAAAATGAAATCCATGTAATTTTTGGAGTTTTATCAACTCCTCTTCAATATGTTTGAGCATGTCTTTGTCCATCACACCTCCTTTTTTTTAATAATATATCTTGCAAAAAAGAAGAGAGAAAATTAGCCCTCTTGGGATTTGAACCCAAATTTATACGGTCTAAACGTATTGACTCTGCCAAATTGGTCTAGAGGGCCAAAAGATTTAAATTAATTATTTGTTTTTTTTTTTTTTTGGATTCTTCCTTTTTTCCATCCAAAAGGTATTTGTTCTTCTTTATTAATTTTTTTATTAATTATATCATTTGTAATCCACATAGTATTATATTGGCTATTTTTAGAACCTTGTTGATGTTTAATTTTAGCAAAAGTTTCTTTCTTTCTATTTATTGTGTCTAAACTATTAGCTTTTTTACTCATCTTTATAAGACGATTCAAATTTTCCTTAGAAACAAGATATCTATTTCTTTTTTCAACACTATATTCAGAAAACATCCCCATACTATTTTCATATAAATATTTTCCACAAATTTTACCACCAATTTTTCCTGCTTTGGATAAAATATTAAAATCTGCTCCTCTACCACCAGTAGATATATTATATGTATCTTCTCTTAAGATAAAACCTGTATTAACTATTTCGATTTCTTTTTGAAACATATCATTTTCATTGTCAAAAAATTCTAATATTTCTTTTTTAAAGTTTTTTAATCCATATTTATCTTGTGCGTGTTTTAATATAATTCCAGAGCCCATATAATTGTCATCTAAATTATTAGTACGATGAACACCAATGTAAATTCTACCATTTAATAAATTAGTAATTTTATATAAATAATAATATGTATACATATTATTATCTTATAAGGAACTATTAATTAAATTAAGTTCGATTTAATAATTATGGGTCCCAACGGGAATCGAACCCGTATTTAGAGATTGAAAATCTCTCGAACTGACCGTTGTTCGATGGGACCAGGTTTTATAACTTTTTTTCTTTCTGCATTCTCTTTGTAATTTCTCGTGCTTCAATTTCCCAAGGAGAGGAATAATAATCTAAATCTTCAAATTCACCTAGTCTTTTTTTCTTCCAAAAAACAAACACATTATTACTTCTTAATTGATAACAGACCCAAGACATTTTACCACTTGTATATTGTTTTACATGGACAAGTTCATGCATTAGTGTTCTTAATAAATGATACCTTTTAGTAATCAAATCCTTTCTTATATAAATAAGATGTTTATTTGGTGGTTTTTTATTTGGTCTTGTAATGGGTGCAAGACAATAAACCCCCATAACTTTTTTTGATTGATTAGGTATTTTTTTTACAAATCTAATAATAATGTTTTCTGTATTTTTTATACCAAGAAGTTTAATATATTTTTCTACTTTATTCTTAATATAAAGAGTTTTTCTTTTTTCAAGATTTAATATATTAACATTCATAAAAGCGCTATAAGGGATTCGAACCCTTACCTTCAGAGTGGAAGTCTGGAGTGCTAGCCATTAAACACCAATAGCGCATGATGCTCCTACCTGGGTTTGAGCCAGGAATCGCGACTTTATAAGAATCGATGGGAGACCCTCCCTCCTAGGAGCAAGTATACCCTCAGTGAGATTCGAACTCACACTGTATAGGTTCTTAGCCTATTGCCATCTACCAGTTGGGCTATGAGGGCATGTCTTCAAGCATTAATCTATATTGAATATGATGACCAAAAGAATCTTCGGTTATCCATTCTTTTTTATCTATTTTTAATTTATCAGCAAAAAAATCTGTTAAAAAAACAAAAGCCTCTTTTGTATTTGTTATTTTTATTGATTCTGTTTTTTCTTCTGTTGAGGAATAAAACAGATGATAAGTCTTTTTTTCCTTTTTAATAATCAAACCATTTTCAGCTTCATAAATCTCCATTAACTTACGCATTTTTTACCTCTTTTTCATTATCATATATTGCAAAAAACTTGTTTCCATCTGTATGTGTATCCACAAAAATCATAGTATATTTTTCACCTCTATAAATCCATTTACTATAAAATCTTTGAGTGTAGATTTCATGTTCATAACTATTTCCGTCTCTATCTTCTACAAACTCTTTTGTTTCATGAAATGTAACTCCTTGAGACTCAGAGGGTTCTAATTTCTCACCGGTCTGTTTTTCATGCATTTCTCTCATCCAAGATGCATATTCAGGTGTAATTTTCCAGTACATTTCTGTATAATCTTCTATAGGATAAATAACATAATCTTCAACAAATCCAACATGGTCATAAATTGCTTGTTTAGCCTTATTAAAATCATCAATCAAACTCATTTTTATCTCCTATCAAGTAAAATAATATGGAGGAGGCTTGATTTCTTTTTCATTATCATATATCGCCAAGAATTTACCTTCACCCATATTAAGTTGAATAACCATCAAAGTATATTTCCCTTGACGATAAATATGCTCATCACAGATTGTATCAATATGATAATCCCAATCTGACATAAATCCTTCTAATGTCGTAGAGTATCTAACACCTAAGCCAATCATAAATTTGTCATTCACTTGCCAAAACATCTCGGTTCTATCCTCTATAGGATAGTCTACATCCTGATTAAACACTCTAAATTCCTTATGCTCCTAGATGGATTCGAACCCTCATCTTATAGATTCTTAGCCTATTGCTATCCATCAGTTGGGTTATGATGGCATATAGCAAGTTTCCCTGCGTTAAGAACTATGCTAAAATCTTGTCAATACAAGATTTAGCAATTTTCATATCCATTCCAGGAATTGACTTTAGAACTGGCATAATGTTTTTTACCACTTTTTCTTCATCAGGTAAAGAATTGATTACTTCTTTAACCTTTGCAAGAATTTGTTCTTCTGTCAACCCTTGTGGAATGAACTCTTCAAGGATAGTGATCTCACGCTCAAGGTGTGAATAATCACCATTTCCTTTTTTATATTCTTCGATTGCCTTCAAAGCTTCATTCTTCATTTTTTTAGCAGCTGAACCAATGTCATCGTCCATTACTTCACGAAGTTGGGTTTTAGCTGTTTTCTTGGCATTATCAACAAGCATACCAAGAACTGAAGACCTTTCAGGATTTGTCAATCTTATGACAATCTTTTCTTTGAGCAATTCTTGAATTTTATTCATTTTTTCCCCTATAGATTAATTTTTCTAATTTTAGCTTTTCCACAAATTTTACAACGTGAAATTTGTTTTAAATATCTTCCTGTGGGAAAATTTGTACTATTTCCAAAACCATCACCATATAACGCGGTAATTCCTACGTCTTGCCATTCTCCGTATTTATGGAAATGAAGCTTCATTTTTAAACCTCCAAATGTTTTTTTTATGCTCCTAGAGGGATTCGAACCCTCACTTGATAGTTTTTGAAACTATTGCCATCTGCCAGTTGGGCTATAGGAGCAAATATGCGGCCGGAGAGACTTGAACTCTCAATCCTTTCGGCACTAGCACCTCAAGCTAGCGTGTATTCCGTTCCACCACGACCGCGTTAAACCTCATTTTTATAACTCTCTTGTAATTTATCCCAATAACCATCTTCATTCTGATAGCGGATGACTGCCTGCACCTCTTCTGGGAAAGAGAGTCTCATCCTCTCTAAATTACCCCTATCTGCTTTGAAAATAGCTTGAAATAGGTTGTTAAAAAATGAACCAGACATATCATTCATAAATTCAAATAGATGGCGCTCTCCCTCTGTCATTTTTTCTCTCCTTAAATAGTTCTTTGTAATAATCAATAATCTTGGAAGTTATATCTGTATGAAAATGCAAGAAATAACGAACAAATTCATCTTGCTTTCTTCCTCTAGTCAGCTGCTCCATATATGCTATGAACTCACTGAAAACAGGGTTTTTTGACTTTTCTACTAGTTCTTGTTCAAACTTTTTATACTTTCTCTTATGTTTATTAACGTATTCCTCTACTTCAATATCCATCTTTTTCTCCTTAGGAAATTGTTTCTAAGATAGTAATAGAATTTATAGAGTAGTAGACTGCATATTCTTGTGTCATATCATTAAAATATGCTTCAACTTTCTGATAGGCTTGTTTTTCATCATCAGCCTCGACAAGTCTAAATTCAGCCTTCTCTTCACCATGGTCGTGCATATAATACGTTTTAGTATAAGAAACTTGTGCTAAAAATAACATACTTCCTCCTAACATCCTCTACCAGAGCCACAGCATCCACCACCTCGAATGGAAGTAGATTTTTTCTTTCTTGACTCTTCGCCAAGATGAATTAGTCCTTCTTTTGCCATTTTAACAATCTGATTAGGTGTATATAATTCATCTTCTAGAGTTATAATTTCCTCCTTTCCTTCCCAATCCATTGTCAATTTACCATTTTGCTGATAAATAAGTTCATATACACTATCAGTAATTGTCTCTTTTGGTTCTGCCATTGAACTCTTCCACTGAACTTTCATACCCAAGATAAGCTGTTCTTTAGTGTAGCATACAGGACATTTGCCAACATAAAGTGGTTTATAATCATTAAAGAATAATTCCTGATTTGAAGGTTCAAGATTACCATGTTGTTTACGAAAAGCAATGGAAGAAAAATTACTCTGTTTAGCAAATTGAATAAATTCTTCAATGCTCTCTCTAGAATCATATTCCTCTGTCAAAACACAATTAGCATTTACATCAATTCCAATCTTGTTCAGTTTATTGATAAGCTGAACAAGGCTATCATTTGATGGGATGGTATCTGTTCCAAACATTTCCATATTTTTATCATTATCATGATGATGGCGACTTATATTCACATGAAATTTTGTTTTGGTTTTTTTAAGTAGTTTTTCAATTTCTGGAATATATGTTTCTAGATTACAACCATTAGTTGTCAACACTACTTTAGAAAATTTAGCAAAAGCAATTTTCAGAACATCAATAAAATGAACTGAAAGTGTAGGTTCTCCACCGGTAAGTGAACACTGTTTAAAATGTGATGGAATAGAAAGTAAAGTAGATTTAAGCTTTTCTAGATAATCTTCACTTGCCTTTTCTTCTTTCCAGAAACAGAAAGAGCAGTGAGCATTGCATCCACCAGGGAGAACAATAGAAAAATTAGGTTCTGTGTTAAAGGTTTTCATTGTATCCTCTTATGTTTATTTGTTTATTATACAATGTTTTTCCTTTGTCTAAACTATAGTCCCTACGAGAATCGAACTCGTATCTAGACCTTGAGAGGGTCTCGGCCTAACCATTAGCCGAAGGGACCAAGTTGTTGATTTTCTCCACTAGGGAGAGGCTCTCATTTCGTTCATATAAGCTCGTAGACCTGAGAATTTTCAAGCATTTTTGCTTTACTTTCCAGGGCGAGGTGAACTAAAATCATCAACGTCCTATTAGTCCTGACGAGATTCGAACTCGTTCCTTCACCTTGAAAGGGTGACCACCTAACCAATTAGTAAGACAGGACCATGTAATTACGGCTCTACATTAAGACCAGCAATAACTCCTTCGATAAATTCTTCCTTATAAACTATACGGGTAGAGGTTTTCTCTATCCCTTCACGAATTACACTACCAACAAGTGTACCCATATCAAAATCATTATGAATGCCAAATTTCTTGTAAGCAGATTTAATTATAATCGAAATCATTTCTTCAGCTTTCATCTTATAATCTCCTTGCATAAGATTATACACTATAATATATGCTTTCTAAAAATTTTTTGCAAAGTAACTGTCTTCTTCTTCAAAAAGATGTTTTATGGTATTTCTTTTTAAGTTCTCCGCTTCAACTTCTTGAATTTCTTGACCATAATAGAAATGTTTATCATATAGATAGAACTTATCACCGGCAATATCATAAAACCAGACATGTATGCTTTCTGGTACAGTATCAGGTTTTCCTACTAGAAATGTTTTCATAGAAGAGGATGAAGATATTCTATAAAAATGTCCAGGTTTTGCATCTTGTGTTTTCATATAGTTATCTTGTTTAAATTATGCAAAATAATGAACCCAGCAGGGGTCGAACCTGCGACGAATAGATTAAGAGTCTATCACTCTACCAACTGAGTTATGGGTCCAAAGATAAAGATCTACTAAATCTTTATCAAGGAGTTTTTACCTCACCAAATAAGATTTCAAAATAAAAGCTTTTAGTAGTCTTTTATTTTTCTATGCAAATTTAGCTTCTGGGTATCCCTCAAACCATATTGCAGCGACAGGAGTCGAACCTGCTATCTTCACCTTATGAGAGTGATATGAATTCCGTTTCACCCCGCTACAATTGAACCTAGTAGGATTTGAACCTACAACCTTCGGGTTAAAAGCCCGTCGATCTACCAGATTGATCTATAGGTCCATAAAACTGAGGTTTATTAAATCACTCCACTTTATAGACGTCATCATTTGTGGTGATATTTAATTCCTCAGGGGAAGTGCGACTTCCCAGAATGAGCGGTAGAGGAGTCGAACCTCTCTTGACTGGATTAAGAGGCCAGCACATCACCGATCTGTCAACCGCCCAAATAAGAAACCCTTCTCTATATTATCAAGGAACAATGGTGAGAGAGGGGCTTGAACCCTCGATGGGCACCATTTATTATATAGTGACGAGTGGACTCGAACCACTGCATAACTGGTTTATGGGACCAGGGCATTACCTTCTTTGCTACGTCACCAAATAATCTAAGATAGACTTTCCATTTTTTATTGCATTAATTTCTTTTCTTTTTAAAACAATCAATTTTTCATTAAACTGGCTCCATTTTGCTTTATCTTTTTCAGTTTCATATCCTTTAACTTCTATATAAATATTTAAATTTTCTATATAAAAATCAGGATAATAAATCTTATTTTTATTATGAAATAAATAAGTAAATCCCGTTGGTTTTTTAGGAATAATATTATTTTTTCTTAATTCATAATAGACTAATTCCTCCCATGATCCCAATAATCCAAATCCATCAATTTCTTTATATTTTACATATCCTCTGTTATATCTACCAGAATATTGTTCAGCTTTTTCTATAGCAACTTTTTTCATTGATTTAGAGATTTTTTCTTTTGTTTCATCAGATAAACTTTTACCTTTTAATTGATGAATAATTTCTCCACTTTTGTATTTTTCTTTTAATGTATCAGAACATTTCTTATGCCAATTAGGATGTTCATTTTGCCAATCCTTAGAAAAACAACCTTTCACTTTTGAATAAGATTCTGGGTGTTCTTTATGTGCTTTTTTTCCTCCTTCTGAATTTTTCTTTTTAGCTTCATCTGTTTTTGGATAGCATGAGTTACAATAGCCAGTAATAGAAGAATCAGAAATTTCTTTATAACAATTTTTACAAAATTTCATATATTTATCTGTCTCCCAATTATTAAAAAATTAAAAGTGCTGCCTTACCAACTTGGCTATCTCACCATAAAAAGAGGGTGTTCTACCGATTAAACTACCGCCCCTTTTTAGGGGCAGATGGGGCTCGAACCCATATCTCCCTGGTTGTCCTGATCCTGGGATTCGAACCCAGACATGACCTGATCTTCAGTCAGGTGCGCTACCAATTGCGCTAAATCAGGATAAAATCAATCTCATTCGTCCCTTTTCAGACCATAACCTTTGCTTAGGTTTCACAAGGTAGGAACTATTTGCCTCCTTAAGCATGGAATTCCTTTTCGATAGCTACTATATGGTATTTCAACCACCACTCTTATTTAATCGTCCATAGATTAAATAAGTTTTTGCTACCGGAGATTGATATTGCCCAGTGTGGGAGTCGAACCCACTGAACCTTAGGTGACGATTTTACAGACCGCTCCGCTTCCGATTACGGGATACCTGGGCAAAAACTTGGGCCGGGTAGGACTCGAACCTACGGTATGGGGAGTGAAGGAATCGAACCTCTTCGCCGCCACCTACCTTTTATATGACAAGTGATTTACAGTCACCCGGCAGGAACACTCCCCGTAATAATTTTGCCATTTTTTACATAATAAAATTTTTTCCAAGAATCTCCTATATAATCTTGCATATTTACTAGCTTATCAAATTTAAGAACCCCTGAATGAACTAGTCTATGACAATTTGGGCAAAGATATGTTAAATTACTCATCTCATCAGTTCCGCCCTTTTTCTTTTCAACAATATGATGTACATCACAAGATACATTAACAACATACCATCCACAAAAAAAACATGGCAATTCCATTCTTCTTAAAATTTTCATAACAGTTCTTTTGCTTAAATCCATAATTGAAGTTACTTCTGTTTCTCTTACATAAGAAGCATGTTTTTCTTTATTCTTTTTTTGCCTCTTTTGTTCTAATGTTAAGCCATCTTTTCTTAACTTTTTAGAAACTTTTTTATTTATTTCTTTTCTTTTTTCTTTTGTACTAAACCCCCTAGCACATGTAGAAGAACAAAATCTTCTTGACCCATAAGAACCATCATGCTCTTGTCCACAATTTTCACATTTCATATTCGAACCCCCTAAGATATATTTATCTTTACAGTTAGTTCGAATACAGTTAATTTTATTATAAAATTTACAGTCTCTTGCCTTCGCCGCTAGACTACCGACCCATAATATGCCAGAGGTCAGAATTGAACTGACGACAAACAGATTTTCAGTCTGCTGCTCTACCAACTGAGCTACTCCGGCATTTCTCCTTCTCTAAATTGTCAATAAAAAAGCTCCCATTTTCATGGGAGCTTGTAATCACTTCTTTATATGACTACTACTCCCTGAACATGTCTCCTTCAAGTTCCATGCCTTTGAGTATAAAATAATACTTTTTAAAAGTAATAGTCATTTGCTTTTCCTTTCTCCTATATATATGCATTTATCTTACACAATTTTATCAAAAAGTACAATTTTTCTAAAAATTTTTCCAAGCATTAGTCATAATCTGGACGTCTTCTTCATCTATCTCAAGAGCATCCAGGGCAGCAGCAACTCGACGCTTGGAATCAAAGAAAGTTCTATTTCTCTCACACCAAGGACATCCACCATGAGGGCGACAAGTCTTATCATACTTACCAGCTCCATAATAAGGCTTGCGATGTTCCTTGCCATGACGAATAGCTTTGTCCAGCATGTTGCCTCCTAAAAAGATTATATAGCAAAAAAAACCTCTCTAAACAGAGAGGTTTGCTTTTTATTAATAATCTTGCAATTCTTTTTCAAGCTTGACGATTACACTTTGTATAATGTCAGCTTTCTTTTCCTTTTGTGGGAAAAACACTGTATTCAAGTCCTTGGCAACCTGTAAAAGGGTTACGATTTTGGTAGTCTTCTCTTCAAGTGTTTTTGCTTCCATACAACTAGCACCTCCGATTTAAAATTTTTAGATTGTTATACAATCATATATAAATATGCTTAGATTTGTCTCCAACTCTTGGTATTCATTATTTTCTTCTTTTTCTTGGTTGTTGATTCTGTAATTTGTTCAATTGGTGTTTTGAATAAAATTGGTGGGATAAGAGTAAAGAGAGTGAGCAATGCTCCTGCCATCCAAGATTCATACCATGGAAAATAGATAAATGGGCCTCCTAGAGCAAAAAGCCAAACAATAAAAGCTAAAGTTGAAATAACAATTTGTTTTATATTTTTTACATCTAGAGTAAATCTAAGATAAAGTGGAACTAGTATAGCAAGTGGAATTGCTACAAATAATGCTCCAGTTAAAGTAGCAGGAACAAATGTCATAGCAATAGTATAAATTGCTAATATCTCAGCAGGAATCAATTTTACTAAATTTACAAGATATTCTTGAATTTGCATTTTTACGTATTCTGTGTTTATATCACTCATCTTCACTCCTTAATTAATTACTATGATTTGTTTTTTATCTCTTGGTGTATTTTTAAATTGTATCTTGGCTTTTTGATATACTTTTCTAAATTGAAAATAGACCTCTCGTTCTTTTGCTTCAGAAGAAGATTTAAATTTGCTATAATTTTTAAAATGTGGAAATTTTTCTACAATTGCTTTTCTCAATTCTTTACACTGTTTTTCATTCATATAAACTCCTTGGATATATATTCTTTTAATTCCTCTTTTGGAATTATATAACAATCATCATACAACAACATTTCTTTAGCAATAGAATCTTGAGTCATTTTATCTCTTCTTTTATTGTCTTGTTGTTGAATAAATCTTTCTATTTTAAATGCTATTTGTTTTGCAAATAAATCTGCACTGAGTTTTATTTCATTATAAGCTTTTAATGCTTCTAGAAAATTTTTAATTTTATTAAACATATATATAATTATGCTTTTTTCTTTTCAATTAAAATTTTAAACATATCATAAAAATATTTATTTAATTCGCCCTTTTTTACCATTTTGTCCATAATATCAAAAGCTTTTTCATCACTATTCTCTATACGATATGCACGCTTACTTGTAAGAGCATCATAAATATCTGCAATAGTTGTCATTTGAACAATTAACGGAATGTCATCGCCTTTTAATTTATCAGGGTATCCAGACCCATCTAATTTTTCATGATGTGAACGAATAATGGGAATTGCATTTTGTAAATTTTTTAAATCTTTACATATTTCATAACCTATTTCTGGATGTTTTTCTACTTCTTGTCTTTCTTTTGGAGTTAGTGGTTTGCTGCTTTTTAAAATTGAATCAGGTGTTCCTAATTTTCCGATATCATGTAATAAACACCCAACTTCTAAACTATTTCTTTCATCAAAATTATCAAATCCTACTTCGTCATATAACATTAAAGAATAATCAGCAACTCTTCTAGAATGACCTTCGGTATAAGAATCTCTTGTTTCAACAGCTTTTGTTAAAGCCATGATAATTGTTTGAGCTTGTTCTAATGACTCATAAGCATCTAACAAATTAAGAAGATTATTGGCTATTGCTAAAAGCTCTTGCCCATTGAATGGTTTGCTCAAGAACATATTAGCACCTTTTTTTAAGGCAGGTATTTTTATTTCGCTACCTTCACCAGACAACATAATAACTGGTAAATTCTTCATCATACTTTTTTCATTTCTTAACTCAGAAATAAACGATATACCATCACCATCAGGAAGGTTGTAATCAATGATTAAAAGATGAATATCAATATTCTCAAGTATTTGTTTGGCTTTAGCTAAATTATCACAATGGAGAACATCAATATTTTCAGAGGAGTTTAATATTCTAAGTAATATATCGACGATTTGTTTATCATCATCTACTATTAATACAGTATAGTTCCTTTCCATGATAATTTAAAATCAGATGATTTTTCCTCTTCAATCCATTTTTTATTTTTTAAATAATATTGTTTGTCTTCTAGTAATATGATAAAATCCATATCATACTGGTCCAAATAATGCTCATCAACCATTTTTTCAAACTTGTCTTTAGACATCTCAATCATTAATATTCCAGAAACATCATATTTATTTTTTTCTAAAATGGAACCAGTTAAATAAAAATTTTCAGCATCATATTTATCAAACACCTCTTGTTTTATCTTTCCAAAAATATTATGATATGATAAAATTATATCTTTTCTTTTAGAATCTTTTTCCATTTCTTCTATTGAAGAATAATATTGTTTTTTATCTTTGGCATTATTAAATTGCATTTTGTCTCCTTATAGGAATAGATAATGAAAAAAAGAAAATATTAATACACAAAGAATATAATAATGCAATCAAAAAATATTTACCAAAGAATAATAAAACCATTGATGTTATCAATTTTTTTGTAATTACAATAAAAAGTGATATACTAAGCCACCAATTAATAAATACAACAAATATACATATATATATTAATATTCTTAAAGTATTAATTATTTTTTTGTGATAAACAGAAAGAAAATACAATTGAGATATATGAATTTGCACAAGAATTAAAAATAAACTAAATAAAGCGCCTGCAATAGCAATAGGTAAATATCCATAAGTCATATCATAATTAAATTGTTTACCGAAATCATAAAGCATGTGTAATCCAAAAGAAACAAAAGCAAGTAATAAAACAAGATATGCTATTATTTTAGCTGCTATGTTGATTGAATTCATATAATGTCATCTCCAAATAATTCTTTAGCAAAAACATAAACAGGAGATTTAATTTTTACAAGAACTTGAATATGAACAAACTCTTGTCCGTCTAATATCTCATCTTGTATATCTTTATCTAATTGGTGATAAGCTTTAATAAAACTTTTAGAAATTGTGAAATAAAATGGACTTATCATTTCTTGAATTGCACATAGCACACCATCAGAAATATATTGACCATTTTTAACATCATGAAACCATGACCAAATAGTTGAATATTCACAATCTCCAATTCTATTTCTCATAAATTTAAATGTATTGGCTATATCTTGCATCATCTTTTTTTCTGTAGATATTGTCTTGGTCATTTTTAATTTCATTCTATAATCATGATATTGTTCATATACTTTTTTTGTTTTTAATTGAGCTGGAAAGATTTTTTCACTTTTATTTAAATTTCTAAAAACAGAATCAATAAAATTGTTTATATCAAAATTCTCATCTTCTTTATATTTATCCCAACATTCAACAAAATATGACCAGTTTTTAGATTGACGAATTATATCGCCAGGCCTCAAATCATCTCTATCTGGGTCTGGATTAAACTTGGAATATATTGATGGAAGCCAAACATTTTTATCACCACGCTTATTTGTTTGTTTTTGAAAAGCTTCATATATATGATATGCTTGTTTTTCATCATATGATAAATCGCCCCAAATATAAGTATTTAGGTTTTTATTTTTTTCAGGAGCATCTTTTCTATGATTAATTTTATTTTCTAATTTATCAAATAGTGTCATTCTTCACTCTCCAATATTTTATCTATACGCTGAATATCATCTAATGTTAATGTTAGAGTTGCATTTGCATAAACCATTAAATTTTTTCTTAAACTCAAGTTATTTGTTTTCCAATTTCTACATGTTTTTTCTTCTATCCACATATTTTCATTCACTATTTTATTATTAGAAAAAACATCTAAATTTCTTAAACAATAAATGTTAGGTGGTTTTAAAGAAGTTTGAAAATAAAAACAAGTATCACATGTTTGATTTAATAAAACATGTTTTGCTTTTTCATGTTCTTGGAGTTTTATATTTTTCAAGAATTGCATATAATCCTCTTCTGTATTCTACCAAAATAGAATCAAAATACGATGTTGCTGTAATAAAATTTACATCACCATAAGTATTATCTAATTGGTCTATTTTATCCAAAATAAGATGTTCAAATAAGGTTTCATATTTATAGAAAAACCAATCTTTGTCCCATTTTAATGTGTTAATGTTGAAACGTTCTATTCTATCTTCTTGCATCATATATCTGTCAAAAGATAATCCTAATGTTGAAGATACTCCAATAGGAATTGGACCTGAAAAAACACCAGAATATGCCGAGTCTTTAGGGTCAAAATCTATTTGACAATCATAACACCAAAGATGGTTGTCCCACTCTGACCATGTTAAATTTCTTCCATTGCATTTTTCACATTTACATTCAAATGCTTTAGGAGGGTAGAGATAATGCCACTTCCTTTTTTCCATTCAATAATTCCTCATATATCTTTTTTAAAATAGGATATTCGTAAGGATAATATTTACCTTTAGATAAACCATCAAGGTATAAAACCAATTTGGCATATAATTGAAAATCTATTTCTTGCCAAGTTTTTATTGATTCGATATCTTTTGTTCTTGCGGTCAAACGTCTTACAAAAACACCTTGTGCAAAATATTCATTAAAATGAATACCAACTGTTAACACTTTTTCTTCATCAATAGATGAAACATAAATGAGGCTTGCTTTTTTACCATTAATATGTTTGAAACATTTATCCATAGTGAGATATATGCCTAAAAAAGCCACTCTTTCGAGTGGCTTTTATTAGTTAGTCATCTGACCCTAAATCTTTTAAAAGCTGTTGCTTAAAATCTGAAATATCATCTTCGTCTACTTCATCTTCTTCTTCATCTTCTGGTTCTGGTTTAGACTTTTGTGTCTTTGCTTTTGGAGTATCATCAGATGGTGAATCAAGATTAAATCCCTTTTCTCCACCAAGATATGATTGAAGAGCTTTTTCCAACTCTTCTTCTGGTTTGTAATCAATTTGTTTTGTCAAATCTTTTACATTTCCTAGAATCTCTTCAATAATTTCTTCATCTTCATGAAGTGGTGATGGTTTATTTCTAGGCCTAGAATTATCATAATTTGGGAAACCTTGAGCACCTTGTTCTTTGTTAATAACAAAATCAAAACCCTCTTCTACATCAGTCAAATCTCCATAATCAGAATCAAAGAAATAATCCATGAGTTTGTCATATAACTTTTTACCTGACATATAAACTTGAACTTTTGTTGGGTCTTCAGCAGGAACACCAGCTTCATCTTTTACAATAATATTGTAGAGATATTGTTTGCGTGGTTTAATTTCTCTTGCTAATTCTTTGGAAGCATCCGTATTAATGTCCCAAAGCTTTTTATATGCTTTACAAATTGGACAATTATCACCTTCTACTTTTGGACAAAAGAAATAATTTTCTCCAATTTTATGTTGAGCAGCTTCTTTATAGAAGAAGCCATCTGAACTTTGTTGTGGAAGGAAACGAACTACATATTTCCCATACTTTTGAGGTTTCCAAAATCTAAAACCACCTCCACCAGATTTTTGATTGTCAAGTGCTTGTTTTAAAGCTTCAAGATTTGTTTTTCTTACGTACTTTTTAACTGCCATAATGTTCTCCATTTCTTAATGTTTTTTTATAAATACAACGTATTTATTATAAATATGCTTAGTTTTTAATTATTTTCCTCCTGGGCCGTGCCATTCACCACTTTCTACTAAATAGCCCATAAGAGCATAAACAGCAGCATCTTTCCATGCCTTCTCTACTTCTTCTGAAGAATATTTTTCTTGAACAACTGGGTGATAATTATTTCTAAGTTTATTTCTCTTTTTATCAAATTCAATCATAATTCCAACTGGTCCATATTCTGTATATGGTTCGAGGCCTTTTTCTGTATGATTTTCATCAAATGTTTTAATTGCTTCGCAAGCAACTTTAATAAACTTTTTTGACATTTCTTCTTTTAATCCAAGTTGTTGAAAAATAACTTCAGCTAATTGGCTTAATTTCTTTTCGTCCATTGTATATTTTCTCCTTTTTTTAATAAGATAATAATATATATATGCTTTTTATGTAGAGGTAATTATGAAAATAAAACAATTTAATCAAGAATTAGATGAAAGCTTTACAAGTTTATGGAAAGGTGCAAGAGATGCTCTTAAGGTTAGAAAGCTTGGAAAAGAAGCAAAAAAAGAAGGTGAAAAAGAGGTTTATGATACTTATAATATAAGTGAAATAAATAAGTTATTAGCTAAACTTAAAAACATAGCTTATGGTTTTTATATTGCCATTACACAACCTGGTGCAAATCAAAATAAAATACATATAGCAATAGGTAAATATGAACAATTTCTAAATCAGGTAGAATTTTTATATAAAAAAATTATACCTTCTGAATCATATAAATCTAGAGAATTTACAGGTGATGATGAAGCACATGGTTCTGAATATCGGGCAACAACAGAATCATTAATTAGAGAAGGCGCTGGTTTAGATTATTCTTTAAATAATATAAAAAATTCATTACTTAGATATAAAAACCTGTTAAACATAATGAAACAAGTTGATGTAGAAGAAAAAACTACAGTTAAAAAATTTATTAATGCATATAACAATTTAGGAAAAATACCAGAAAAACCAGTTGCTGAACCTAAACCAGTTGAACCATCTGTTGAAGATTTTGAATCAAGTAAAACTGAAGAGCCAGAAATTAAAAATACTACAAAACAAATAAAAATAAAAGATGATTTTTTAAATGATGAAGAAATATTGGATTTATATAATTTCTTTAAATCTTCCATAACTGAGGGTATAGAAGAAGTACCAAGTGCATTTATTGAATGGCTCTCTCAATCTGCATCTACTATGAGTGAATTTGTTAAAGATAAAAATCATTTTATTGAATTAGTTAAAAAAGGAAAATTCTTAGAAGACATGAAAAATAATTTTCCTAATTTATATTCTAAATTACAATCAGATACAGCTAAACCAGAAAATAGTTTAGACACACAAATTATAAAATTAAGAAATATTGCTAAAGAAAACCCTGAAAAAGCCAAAAATATTTTGGACATCTTAAATAGAGAATTAAGCTAAACATCTACAATTACATTAGTTGTTTTGTGTCCTACTAGATTAACAAAGTTGCCATCATTCTCTATTCGAGCAAATATGATTTGACCTTTCTTTAAAGAGAATACATCTCCATTTTTCCAAGTCCATGCATAAATAAATGGCTTGGATTTTGTTTCATCTCTAAGTGTCAATAATACATAATCTTTGCCGGTTTTAGTTTTTTTGACAATAGCAGATTCAATCTTACCAATTACAAAATAATTACCAGGGTCATCTACTTCATAAATATAATTTATTGGTTTACCAGTTGCATCTGATAATGATTTTCTCATATCTACATAAGATGATAACTCAGTTAATGATAATTGACAATATTCCTCTTCTTTCTCAACAAGTAATTTATATGATGATATTTCTGGTTTATATTTTCTGTCTTTTCTAAGATTAGTAAAAATATAAGAATGTAGAGCAAAACGATCTTCAAATCTTTCATCAATAAATTCATCTAATGCACCAGACCAAACAAGAGCATCTACAGCACTCTTGTTTAAATTAGAATTTGTTTTACTATTTTCTGTTATACGATCATAAAAATCTTCTATACTATTAAACTTGCCTTTCTTTCTTTCAGATAATATCTTAGAAATAGTGTTATCAGGCAATGATCTAATAAAAGACAATCCCCAAGAAATTGTTTCATCATCAATCAAATCAAAATCATAATTTGATGAATTTACATTTGGCTGCGTAATAGTCATGCCTCTACCCATTATTTCTGTAGCATAAATAGAAATTAATGATTCTCCTTTTTTCTTACTTCCTTTACTTGTGTTATTTAATAGAGCAACATTAAATTCAGGACGATAATATGCTTTAAGCCAATATTCTCTAAATGAAGTATAAGTATAAGCAACAGAATGCGAAAGGTTAAAAGCATAACCCGAAAAGTTTGCCATTAAATCCCACATGTCTTGGGCTTCCATTTTGCCGCCAAGCCCGCCTTCATTTAATGGACGAGATGCATTTTGTATAAATTTATCATATAATGGTTTTAATGATTTAATATAGTTAGGATCATCAGATGCAGATTTACCTAATTTAGTAATAAGTCGACGAAGATTGTTAGTTTCTCCTTTACTAAAATTAGCAGCAAATTCTGCAATACGCATCATCTGCTCTTGATAAACCATTAATCCGAATGTTGGTTTTAAAATATGTTTAATAGAAGGAGGTATATCATTCTCAGACCAAACTTTTCCATTTTCATCAGCTCTACCAAATTTTCTGTCTGCATATATTTCTGGAATTCCCATTGACAATGTTCCAGGGCGAATAAGAGCGGATATGTCTGATAACTCTGAGAATTTGTCTGGTTTAATTAAATTAAGAACTTTAATTGCGGTGTTGCTTTCAAACTGAAAGATGCCATAATGATCACCAGCTTGCACAATGTTTTTGTAGACAAATGGATCATCTAAATTCTGATCAATGTCCTCTGTTTTTATTGTCTTCCCTCTTCGTCGTTTTATTAACTTAATTGTATCATTAACTACTTGAAGGTTGTTCAAGCCAAGAATATCAAATTTAGCATAACCAAGATCTGACAATTCATGACCAGATGCTCCTTCGAGCCAACCAGTCACGATATTTTTTTTAGACTGAATAAGAGCAACTGATTTGGTTAAGTCTTCAGAAGAAACAAGAACACCAGCAGCATGTGATCCTGCTTGACGATGAGCACCTCTCACTCCGTTAATAAACCAACGTATGGGCATTTTTTCACTATCATATTTATTTAAAAAAGAACGTAAAGATGGGATTTCACTCTCTAATTCATTTAAAGGAGCAACATCATTAACATCTTGTGGGATCTTTTTAGTAATAGGAAAAACATCAGCAGGCGGGACACCACAAACACGAGCAACATCTTGAATCGCTGACTTTATTTTGAGCATTCCAAATGTTCCAATATTGGCGACATGTTCTCTACCAAATCTTTTGATCATATAATTAATAACACTATCACGAATACGAGGTTCGAAATCGCTATCAATATCTGGTAAATCTTTTCTTTGTAAATCAAGAAAACGTTCGAATAGAAGATCATGTTTGAGTGGATCTACGTTAGTAATTCCTAATAAATAATTGACAAGAGAACCAGCTGCACTTCCACGACCAGCCCCCACAGAATCTGATCCAAATTTATTTTTTGTCCACCCAATGATATCTTCCATGATAAGAAAATAATCAGTATAACCTTTTTCAGCAATTACTTTTAATTCAAATCTTACTCTTTCTAAATATTCAGGCTTGTTCTCAAGACCTTTATTTTTTAATCCTTGTAATACTTTTTCAACCAAAACTTTTTTACCATTATCATATAGCTTTGGTAGTTTTTCTTTTTTATCCAAATCATATGTTTCTATTTTATCTACAAGCGAAATAACATTATTAATACCTTGCCAAAATATTTGCTCTGTAAAAATATCAGATTTATGCCACTTCTCCCAAGCTTCATGTAATTCTTCAACATTCTTGTAATAAAATTCTCTACCTTTAATGGTCCAAATCTTACCTTCTGTATCCTCTTCTAATTCTTTAAATGTTTTATCTTGATCTGAAAGCATTTGCAGTTCTTGAATTCGTGATTCAGATTTTGATAGATAATGGGCATCATTGGTAATAACAACAGGGACATTTAATTCTTGGGCTATTTTAATTAATTCCTCATTTAATATTTTTTGTGGTTCCCAATCAATCGGCATTAATTCAATATAATAATCTGAGATTGTTTCTTTCCACCATTTAACAATTTCTTTAGCTCGAGTTAAAGCATTTTTTATTAATTCTTGATCATTTTGATCCAAGAAATCATTAGCGAATTTAATATAATCTTTTTCATCGAATTTGTCTTGTTGATGAGAATAAAAATATTCATAATCTTGTTGATCTAAATATTCATTTTCAGCGAACTTATCTTCATCTTTTGTTTTAAAGAAAGATTTCATTGCTTTGACTTTGTTTTCTACAAGAACTTTTTTATCATATGCACGCTTATCACTCTCGAGATAAACTTTCTCTAATAAAATACGATTTTGTTCAGCAGTTGCACATCCAGATAAAGCAATTATTCCTTGAGCATTTTGTTTAATAAATTCAGGATCACACACCGGGTTGCGATAAAATCCATTTACCCATCCATCATTATGGATCTTTACTAGATTTTTGAATCCATCTAAATTTTTAGCAAATAAAGTAATGTGTCGAGTTAATTTAGTTAATAATTTTCTATTTGCTTTATTAGTAGGAGAATCATCTTGTAGTGATTTGCGTAAAGCTGCTGATTCACGATTTATATAAGCTTCCATACCAAGAATTGGCTTCATGCCATGTTCTTTAGCTCCATTGTAAATAGTAATCCAATCACATATATTTCCATGATTTGATGTTGCTATTGCTGGTTTTCTTTTATTAGCATGCCATTGAATTCTTGTTTCTGGTGTTCCAATTCCATCTTTAAAAGAGAGAGTGTTATGAACATGGAGGTGAACAAATTTCCAGTCAATTTTTAATTTCTCAACTTCATCTTTTACAGATTGTAATTCTTTAACAGTATTAAAACTAAATATTTTTGTTATATAAGAAAGTTGTTTTCCATCTATTCTCATCAACAACTCATAAGAGTTTAATCCTTTAGAGATATCAATACGAAATGTTTTTTCAAATAATGATTTTGAATATTCGCCAGTTAAGAAAATAATTTCAGGTTGTACAATTAATATTTCTTTATATAAAAATCTTTTTATGTGTTGTTTGCCGTCTTTAAAAAGTGGATTGTCTGATTCTGGATCTTTTGGATATTTAATTCCATATGTAAGATATAAATCTTCTTTACTTAATCCTAAAACACTACAAATATCATCAACATATTTAGATTGTGTTGGGTCTGTATAAAATTGATCAATGTCAAATGGAGAAGGGTATGGTCCTACTACCATAAAAGGTGATGGTTTACCTACTGGTAATGATCTTGTTCCTGGTTTGAGAGCAAATTCAGATAATTCAATGTCTGTAGCGTTTTGTATATCATTAAAAATTTTATCTAATGAAATATCGTTTTTTAATGAATTTGCAAGAATTTGACTTTCTTCTGTAAATGGCATTATTATTCCTCTTGATGATAAGTATGCATTTTAGAATGCTAAATAGATTTTTTTAATATTGTTATCTGTTCTTATTTCTAAATTGCCTATTTTAGAATTGGATAATTGTTCAGCAATTTTTCTAGCAACAGATTCGCAAAACATTGTAAAATGCCCAGATAGAATTGTGCCGTTTATATAAAAATCATCGACTAAAAATTCTGCCATTTCTTGAAGTTGTTTTCTACTATTGGAAAGTTGTATATCATCTACTTTTTTGAATGTACGATAAGCTATAGATAAGAGCATAGAAAGATCTTCTTTGCGATTGTATCGTACTATTTTTTCATATATACGAGCGAACTTACGTCTTTTAATTTTAGATTGTGGGAGATCTTGCATTAAAAAATCCCACTTAGAAATAATATTATTTTCTTTTTCTGTCATGTATTAAATCTCTCGTTATCTCCAATGCTGCTTCAAATGGATATTTACATTGCCAATCTAGGAGTTTTGTTTTTTCTCTTTCAATATAAATAGGTTGATCATTGATTTCTTGAATATCATAATGTAAATCAATTTCCATTTTATCCAGCATATAATCAATAATCTCTTCTAAAGATTTTTCTTGCTGATCCATGATTTCTATTGACTTATACATATATAGGTCAATATTGTTTAAAACCATATCCAGACCATCAAGAAAGTCATCAATAAAAGTATATCTTTTAGAAGATTCTAAGTTAGTAAAAATTTTAGCAGTATCAATTCTTCCTACACTAGACATTAACAATTGACTTACACTCCCGTGAAAATCTTCTGGTCCAAATAATTCATCAGTGATAATATCAATATATTTAACACCAATTGTATCAAACATAGATAAAATTGAATCTTGTGTCCAATTAAAAATAGCATTATTATGTTTGTTATATCTAATAAATATAACAGGGATATTTAATTCATATGCTATTTTAGCTATGTAATAACTACCTTCTAAATTATTTCGTATCATCCAATGAGATTTTTCTTTATCATGAGTAATCATAGTCGCAGTATGAAGAATGCAATCTATTTCAGATCTTTCCATAATAGTTTTCAATGTTGGATCAAAAATATCAATCTCAGGATAATGTTCTGGAGAGAATTTTTTCTGTCTCCAGTAATTATACACATCATTTAAATGAGAATTTTCAATCGTGTGTTTATGTGAAAGATGTCTAACAAATGCTCTTGCCACAAAACCACTTTCGCCGGTAATCCAAACATTCATAACTGTTTCTCCTTCTTACTCCACCATGGAGATTTTATTATTTTATAATATTCCATTGTCCCATTTAAATAACCTAAAATTTGTATTTTAGTAAGAAAAGATAAAAAGTTTTGTAAAGTTATGAATGTATGAATTGTATTATATCTATATCCTTCTTTTAAACCAATCATTTCAAATGGTCTACCATTTGCTACGCATGTATGATAAAATGTTTCCATTGTTTTTCTCATTATAATTCGTGCCTGAGATGGATCAGAAATATCTCCATCTGGAAATAAACAGTAATAACCACCACGATAAGAAAGTAATGCTTTTTGAGACACCCAAGTCCCTCTTACAACATTTATTCTTATAGGATCTACTGTTGCAATATTTTCTGTATCTTCTGGATAAAGAAAAATATCTCCACCTTTTAATCTAGCTAATCTAGAACAATGAATAATATTTCCATCTATTCTAGAACTAAAAGTTGGATTATTTGGTAATAGTGGATCAAATTCTGTTCTTAATGCTTTAAAACCAGAATTTTCTAGTATATAGTTTAAGACGGCCTTCTCTGCCTCTTTACCATAAGAATCATAATTTTCCAATATTACACCTCTTATTATATATGCTTATTTAGCTGATCCATATAACCATCTAAAAATAAAATAATCCGATCCAAACCCTTCATTTGGATTTTCTATTTCTTTAATTATTTCATTTATTTCATGGTTTGGTTCACCTTTTTCGTTTATTAAGTCTATATCCAAAGGTGGTGTTTGATATTCTTTAAAATCATAATTTAACATATTTTGAATTTGTTCAAAATTTCTTTCATAAACATGTAAAGAGTGTGCAATATGAGTATAAGTTCCAAGTTCTAATTCTGGATATACTTTTTTTAAATGTCTTAACATTTGTTGTTGAAGCATTGTAAAAAATGGATAATCAAATGTTAGTCCAAAAAATATATCATTACTTCTCATATCTACTGTAAAATTTAATTTATTATTACGAATTTGAAAATTGCCAATTAGTGTACAAACAAAATCTTTTACACCATAATATTGATGAGCAGGTCTATTAAAATGCATAATAGCCTGTCTTGAATCTTTGTCTGCAACTAAGCAATTATAAGCCCATTGAAATTGGTTTATCTTTTGTGCATTATCTTTTTGAATAAACAATAAATTGCCATAAGCAGAATTACATGTTCCATCTTCATTAGCAATTCCATTCCAAAAAGATGAAAATCTGGATATAAAATCTAAATCATTTCTACCAGAAAAGTACCACAATAATTCTCCAGCAAGATATTTTAATGGAACATCTCTTGCTTGATTTAGAAATAGATTAGATGCTGGGTTTTTATTAATTAAAATAGCATCACTTATTTCTTTTATTTTTTGTCCTCTTGGAGCAGTTTCATATTCTGGTTTATACATTAATTCAAGACATATATTTTTATATAACTCAGCAAAATTATTTCCCCGTATGACTCTCATTTTAACCCCTGAAGTTTAGCTATTAATATATCAAAATAATCTACTCTTTGTGCAGTTGATCCAAATATCTCTATATCAATTGGTTTATTTCCATAAACTGGAAGAATAAAAAATTCATAAATAGTAATTATATCATTAAATAATTCATACTCTATGTCAGATGAACGAAATGTTAATGTTATACTCCTCTCTTTATAATGAATAAGTGATAGACATGAGACATCAAAAGCTGAATCTTCGGCTTTTTTATAATCAACAAAAGAATTTGCCACTCTAACTAATGCTCTCCTTGTTTTAGGATTTTTATCTAACATTTTTTTCACATTGTTGATTATTTCTTGATATGATAGTCCATTTCTTTCCTGTACAGAATAAGTATATATGCTTCCATATAACTTGTCAATCGAATTGAAAAACCTTAAAGAACCTCTTTGTTCAAGAAATGGTTCAAATCCATTTTTTGTAATATCTAAATCTGCAAACTTTTTTCTTTTAAGATCTAAATATGGATTTTCAACTTTGGTTGATAAAGAAAAAGATTTCAAATTAATTAAATATGAATCATCTTCATTAAATGGTTTTTTTATTATATCAATTTGCATTATTTCAATCCTAATGTAAATTCATAGATTCTTTGTTCCATTTTTGATTGATCTTTTATAACATCATACTCAATAAATTTTTCTTTATTATTAATAACTCCTTTAGATAATATTTGCATTAATTTATATTCGTTTTCTTGTGTAAGAGAAAGGTTTTTTTGAGTATATTCATCTTGTCTGGTTAATGTTGAAATTGGATTTAGAAAATAAATATAGTTATATAAATAATTACAATTTTCTATCATTGTATTATATAAGAATGATAGAAAAGCATGATATTTTTTTAAATCATCACAATCTAATGTACTTTTATCTACATAAAATGTATAATAAAAATAACTATCAATTAATGATCTATCGCATAAAACAATTTTATTATTATGTTTTGAATTTATTAAATTCTCTGCTTCTATCTTAGCAGAAATGATTTTTATTTCAAGATCTAAATAAGCTTTTGGACTTTGACGAATAGTATCAATATCTCCTATGTCAAGATTACGAATCTCTTCATTTAATAAAATAACATTATCTGGATACTTTTTTTTTATGGTCTCCATAAATGTTGTTTTACCAGAATGAGAAGCCCCAGATAATGCTATTATTAAATTATTCATTTTTTATTCCATATCATCATCATAGTCATCGTAATCGTTTTCTCCATCTTCATCATCATATTGATAATCATCGTCATCGTCATTATAATTTTCATCATTATAATCTTCATCGTCATAATCTCCATCTTCATCTTCTAAATCATCATCTTCATCATCATAATCTTCATCTTCTAAATCATCATCCTCATAATCATCACTTTCTTCAAGATTGTATTCTGGATCATCATAACAGTCTTCGTAATTCATATTCATCTCCTTTTAATCAAAATATGCCAGGTTTATTAGACCTGGCACTAATTTATTCTTGATATGTTCCAATGATTAAATATGGTTTTTTAAGACCAAGCTCCTGAGCTCTTCCAAGCTGGTATTTAAAATCATCAATTGCATGTTCAACAGATAAGACAATTGGTTTACCATGAACATTATATGATGTATTAATAAGAGCTTTTGCTGTACCTTGAATTTTTTCAAGTATAAGAGATACGGTTGATCCATCAAGATCAACTACTTGTGGACGCCCTGAATAAAGTTCCTCATCTGGATATTTATGCATTATACCTGAATAAAGATCGCAATGATTAATTGTATAATCATATGTAAGAATCATAAATCCATCAGATCCAATTGTTTTGTTAAATTGTTTTTCATCAAAGAAATAACTCAAATTATGTCTAAGCATAATAGGAGCCATAGGCATAACCGTATTTCTCTTATTGTAAGTATTAATCAATTCAACGTTTTCTTTATAGGGGATAGAATAAGTTGTTGTATGGCACAAAGCTCTTGGACCAAACTCCATGCTTCCAAGAACAACTTGAGGAATCTTGTTATTCTTTAATAGATCAACAATTCTATTTACAAGAGATTCTTTATTGTGATAAATTTCTACATTCTCTGGAAGAGAATTTACATCAAGCTTCTCTACTTCGCCTTTAATATCCCTGTGTCCCCAGAAAAGATTAGAAAAATCAAATGGGCCAATGTTTTTAATATACATTCCAATTGCAGCACCTTGATCACCAGCAAGAGGAATAACACTAAACTTTTCACTCAATCTCTCAAGTTTATTATTTAACTTCACGTTGTAGAAAATTCCACCATTGACAAGCAATGTCCCTGGAGAATGTTTCTTTACAAAATGGCTTGCAACTTGTTCAAGAACAGTTTGAATAAAATTACCGATAATAACACGTTTATTAAAATTTTCTGGATCATCAACAAATTTGATCTTGGATAAAAGAGAATCAAACTTCTTTTGATATTTTTCTTTGACTGAATTTAACAGCACTACATTAACATATTTTGAGTCAATTGATTTTGGTATTTTAGTTGAATGTTCAAGTCCTTCAATCATTTCTTGAGAGAATTTATCCGCCTCCATATGAAGAAGAGCATAACTCTCATCATCAATAACTTCATGGATGTGTGATTCATATCCAAGGAATTTGTACTCATCTTGATTTTCAGTCATACCTGTATAAGATGTAGCATATTGATAGAAAAGACCAAGAGAATTTTCATAACCATATGCTCTATGGAAGAGATCAACATGTCTCATTCCCAATTCATCATAAGTAAGCCCATAAAGAGACATTACTTCTTGTTGATTTCCAAAACCATCAGCTACTAAAATAAGAGCATCTTGATTTCCACCCTTATGGAACTCATAAAATCCAGACACTGCATAGGCGTGAGCATCATGGTGTGTAAAATCTTTGGATAGAGAAATTACTTTAAAATTGTAATCTCTTTTCAATGATTCAATATAATCATTATTCCAATATTTTTCATGAATTTTTTGATGATTATTGGTTTGGAAATCATAATCATCAAACCAGTGAGATACAAAAACAACATTGTCTTCGTCTTTTGTTGGCTTGGCAGCTTCAATGCATTTAATAGCACTGATAAGCGGGAAGATAGAACAACTCTTGAGTCGTTCATGTCTTTCTTCTTCATAACCAGCAATAACTTTACCATCACGAACAGCAACAGCTGATGAATTATGTCCAAGTGTCAATAGTAATTCCATTATTTACTCCTTTATTAAATCTTTGTAATATTTAATTCCATTATCAATATCATGTCTATATATCCAATAAGATGGATGAAGAACTTTTTTACATTCTATGTTTTTGTTTTTTAAGAAATCATATACGTTTGCTCCTAATGCCAATATTTTGTTCGGTTGTAATAAATCAATTTCATTTTTTAGAATTGGCCAATATTTTTCATAATTTTCTTCATATGATTCATTCATCTTTTGTTTTTCTACGGCCATTTTACTTGCATTGGTAAAATATATGCTTTTTAACTCTTTAAAAAAACCTTTTCTTAATATTTCTGAAGTATTTTGAAAAAAGAATGATGGTTTAAATGGTTGTGAAATTAAGTCATCTGCATCTCCTGTATAAAAACCTGCTGCCATGCCTATTACAAATATGCCACCTTTACCTATATAACCACTGCCTATTGATATTAATTCATTATCATTTGGCGTAAGAATTGTTTGAACATCATCATATAACTTATGGCGATTATAAATATCATCAGAATTAAAAGAAAATTGAAATGGGCAGTATTTTAAGAAAACATTAATAATTTCTGAAATAGAAATATCTTGCAAATTAACAAAAAAATCTCTATCACGAAATTGTTTTTGATATTTATCCAATATCATATTGACCAATTTTTTATATGATAGAGTTTTGTTTTCGTGAGTAAGCATAACAATATCATATATCAATTGTTTTTCATTCATGCACAACCTTCTGCAAAATCTATTGCCATTTGCTTTGCGTCTTCTATAGTTTTAGCGGTCCACTCACCATGACCCCATTTTTTTGGATATGGTGCGAAGTGATTAAATTTTAATTTTTTTCTATCATCTCTTACATAAACTTCATATTCTATGTAAATACCTAATTCATTATTCTCTTTATGATTAACATCTAATTGTATTAATTTTTGATCAATTACATTATCATCATCAGTAAATTTTCTTATGCAATTACCATCTCTATCAAAATCCCAAAATCTTAATATATCTTCAATAAAATTTTCTTTATTATCTGGATTATAAGCAATATCACCTTTTTTTACTTGACTTCCTATTGTAAATCTATAAAATGCTCTTGCCCACCCATACCATATCTGATCTTGTTTATTGAATCCAATTAAACAACATGGTGATCTTTTTAAATCTAATTTTGGTTTGCCTAACAATAAATTCTTGGCTTTTTCATCCATAGAGAGGGTCTTTACAGCGGAATAATCATGTGTTGGATAAAATTCTGTAATGCCAAATTTTTTATTTAACCGATATGCTTGTTCGCTATTCCCTATATAATATAGATCTGGCCATGAATAGGAGCTGTGCATTACAATGTGAGGACTTGGCATATCATGCCATATTTCATTCACAAGAACATATCCTCTATTTTTAAACACTCGTGTTGATAAAATTTCAGTATCCACTATGACTCCCAATATTCACAAATATTTTCTTCTGATAATGGTAGACCTTTTAATTTAAATTGATAAAATTCTTCAGAACTTGGAGATATTTTATATATTCTTTTTGCTCTTAAGAAGGAATGACAAGATGGCCTTGCATTGCCACCTTGATATTCACTTATAAAACTATTATGATAATAATAACAATTAGTACAATTATTATTTAATAATAGATTTTTTGCTTTTACTTTATCACTTTCCAGTTGATCCAAAGCCGCCTTCTCCTCTATGAGAATCTTGCTTCATCCAATCATATAAACTATCTTCTTCACATTCTGTGAGATCACAGGATAAAATTGGCACCAAAGTCATTTGAGTTAATTTCATATTTGGTGTAATAATAAAATCACTCTCACCAACATTATGGAGGTCAATATGTACTTCGCCAGAATAAAAAACATCTATAACCTGAGCACCAATAAGAACATCTTTTTTAGAGGCGACACCACTTTTATTAAGAAAGAGCCCCATATACCCAAATGGTATTTCTACTTTTATGCCTGATGGGATGCAAGCATTTTGCCCTGGTTTAATAATAATTTTATTATCTGCTACTACGATACCATCATTTGCTTCTTGTTTTTCAAAGTCAACAATAAAAGCATCGTCAAATTCTGGACAACAAAAATCTATGCCAGCATCAGTAGCATGTCCTCTGGCCGGTGTTTTTACATTTCTTGTTTTTGCGAATTTTAATAACATTTTTTACTCCTATTTTTCATTTTCTATAATAAGAAATAATAATTCACTATCTTCTATAGGTGTTATACATATACCAATAAAATCATCAGATTGATAATCAATATCATAATACTTTATCAATTTATTTTCTTCATATTGATGTAATATATTATGGGCTAAAGCAATTTTTTCATCTGTTTGATTGTCAAATTCAAAATTTTCAAAAATAGAATCTAATTTTTCTTGTATCTCTTGTTTTATATCCATTATTCTTCATTTACCTGTATACAGGGCACCCCATTCTCTTCAAGGAATTTTATACCTCTTGTATCCCTTTCATATAATTTATTATAATATACGTTTTTTATTCCTGCTTGTAATAGTGCTTTAGCACAATCAATACATGGAGACCAAACAACATATACATCTGATCTATTTGTAGATATACCATTTTTGGCAGCAAAGATTAAAGAATTCATTTCACTATGAACTTCGTTCTCTATAGCAAATTGATGATGTTCCTCTTTTATATCTGTGGAATTCATCCATTTATCAAATTCTTGATCATAATCACCAGGCTCTATTCCAGATTTTACTATGTCAAATTTTTCTTGAAAATGATCAATGCAATGTTTTTGGCCATGAGGAACACCATTCCACCCCATTGAGATTATTCTTTGATCTTTTACAATTACTGCACCCACTTGAATACGGGCACAAGTAGAACGCCGTGCTACTTCTTTGGCTATTCGAATAAAAAGTTGATGTGTTCCTATTCTTTTCATTTTTCACCATCCTATAAATTTTTCTTGAAATGATTTTTCTTTTGCAAATTTAACAAAATCTTCACTTTTACACATTTTATTATGAATGATATTATCCTCTATATAATAATACATCATCATTGGAACACTAATTTGAGGAAATTCTTTTCTTGCAAGATCTGAATCTAATTCTATTAGTGCAAATAAATAATCTTTGTCGTTTTTATATGTATCTAAATATTTTTTCATTCCTATTTTAATTCTCTCCACTCAAATCCCTCAAGATAATCTTGGCATATGTTATCAATACAAATTAATTCGCTGTGATGTTTTTTGCAATAATGTACAGCATATTTTTTTACTTTATTGTCTATTAATTTCAATTCTAATAGATGGTATAAACAATTTGAGCATGCATAACCTAATAATAATTTTTTTGCTTGTTCACTTACTTCCATAAATATGCCTATCATGTTTTATAGTGTCTAACATTTCTATATAAATCATAATAATCTTGACATATGTTGTTGGTATTATTTATATAATTATTTGTTATTCTACAATGATAATTGAAATATTCTGTTTTTTCATTATTACGTATTATTTTAATTTTTGGAAAACGATGTAAACAACTCATACAATTATGACCTAATAATAATAATTTTGCTTGTTCATTTACTTCCATAAAATATGTTCACTGTGTTCTGTTGTGTCCTCTTCCCAACAATCGCATATATTATCTAATGTCTTTAAGATCATATCATTTTTCTTACATTTCCAACAAGAATCATTAATAGGATAAAATAATGCTCTAAAATAAATGCAATTCCCACAATTATTTCCTAATAATAAATGTTTAGCAGCATGATCAACATCCACTTATATTATCCTTGTTATGATGAGCAAACCAACATTGTTCTCTTAATGGGCATAATTTTGCTTTTTGTATATTTTCTTTATTCTCCTCAAGAATTTGTGATAATGATTTTTCTTTTAATGAGCCTAATGATTCAACTATACGATGAGATTGACATAGACGAACCGTAGCATCTGGCATAATAGTAATTTCATTTTCAACTGCCGTGCATTGATAATCTTCTTTTGTTATCCATTTTAGTAAATAATCCAAGTTTTTTTGAGTTAATATACCATGCTTATTTAATAAAGAAATATGATCACGACTTAATGGTGGCCATGTAAATTGCTCATTATTATAATAATAACCTTTTTGATATATATTAAAGTAGGGTTGTTTCATTTTTGGATAGAGAGATAAAAACCTTTGCATCGTTAGAGCATCTATATCTAAAAATGAAATATTATATTGGCTAATTGTATATGATAGACGTTGAATAGTGTTTTTTGATTTAAAGGTATTTAATAAATAAATTAAGTTAGTAGTATAAGGTTTTCTGCCTCTTATAGTATCATTTAAAAATCCATCCCAATGAATAGATAGATATGGGATTGTTCTATCATAAGATAGTAATTTATCTACATCTTCAAGATATGTTGTAAGAATATAATTTTTATTTTTAAATATATCTAATATTTGTTTGAAATCAGGTCGTAATGTTGGTTCTCCTCGAAGGATAAAAAGATCTTGTTCATTATATAATGATTGTATAATTCCTCTATCTAATTGTTGTTGAGAGATAAGAGATGGTTTATTATAAGATACGAAATAATCATTCAAGAACAAGGATATTTTCATTAAAACTCCGCTACCCAAGTCATATTATTATGTTGCAGATAATATTCTATCCAAGATTGTTTTTCTTGTTCATCTATTGCAAGATTATTTGGTAATATAAAATAACTTTTATATGCCTTAGGATCATATTCTTTTTCAGTTGTCATTTTAAATTTATTTAAAATAGAATATTTTGAATTAAACATCTTTTCAACAAATTTTTCATTTGTTGTTTTATCAGGTCCAATTATTTGTATATATATCATTATTTTCTCCTGGCAATAGTTTCAACATTTCTAACTTTTTGTTCTAATGCTCTTTTTATTTTTAACATTTCAGTTGACATCATAGTATATTTAACTAATAAATCATTATATTTTTTAGTAAG